CGAACCCGTGGAAGACTTTGCCGAAATCCAGCAAATCAAGGAATACTACACCAGGCAGTTCGGGGAACTATTTGCCAATCCCCCGTGGCGATGTGTCAATGGCGACGTGGTAAAGCCCATACCCGAAATTCTTACCTAGATAACCTGTTATATCCAACCAAAGGACTGCACATATATGAAGAAACCGCTCGTAGCAATCCGTGATGGGCGTATCTGCACCGACAGCCCCATCATCTACTATTCACTCGTCATCCTGTCCTCCCTAGCCCTCGGCTTCTTTGTCGCCTATGTGTGGATTCCCCTAGTCCAATGGCTACACGCATACCTGTAACGGGCGGGAACACAGGAACATTGGATATTGTGTTATATTCTGCCCGACACCCGTGCGGTTTGCGGAACTTGTCGCTTGGAAAACTAGGTATCTTGTTAGATGATATTCTGCTGAACCTGCACATCCCCATACTTATATAGGAGGTATAAACCGTGCACGAACACGTATTTATCGTTCTTGTAAACAAAAAAGATGAAAAAACCTTCGTCTTTTCCGTCCTGTTTGAACAGGACACCACCACAGCCTACGCCTTGGATAAATTTATCACCGAATACCGCAACCAACCTACATACTCCCCAGGAGATTCCATCATTGCCTATACGTGGGCACCCCCACCAATTATCACTTCTAGCGAGGAAAACTCTATGACTATTTCGGGTGGGGGACATAGCCCCCTCTATAGGGGCTTTGATACACAAGACTTACTTAAATCCCCGATACCGCTATAACAGCATACCCCCACACACTATACGGAATAGGTATCTTGTTAGATGATATTTTGTTATATTCGTATAGGGAAACCCAACCCCCCGCCCCGCCCCTGCGACACCCCTGCCGAAAACTCTACCTACCGATTTTGACACTTTTTGACACCCCCTTTACATACAACTTAAATATAACACTTTACCTGTAATTTTACACATAAAATATAAGGAAATACCTACTATGGATAATGAGAATACTGCCGATACCGCAGAACTGCCTTGGTATGAAACGTGCGACCTGTATGATTTCGTGGGTTCGTGCGAGGCTACGATGACCGAAGCCGAGAAACAGGAATACCGCAACTACTTGCGTGACTTGGATGCGGGGGCTTGATATGGCGAAAAAGCGTATATGCAAAAAGGATAAAAAGCCCGCACCTGTTTCGGATGCGGATTTGGAAATAATGCTACATTGGCTCGTAGCGATACACAAGTGGGGTAAATCAGTATGACGATAGTATTTGGAATCGTATGTGTAGGGGTAGCGATGTTCTTTCTCGGACTCCTGTTCGGGAGTATGCTCCGTGACGGGGAACTGCGGGAACTAGAAAAGCAGTTAGCCGAGCGTGTGGGCGAGAACAGGCGACTGCGGGAACACTGCGAGCAGTTGCAGGCACGTATGACGGAAAGCCCCGTAACCCCCACGGGTAGCCGAATGCCTCCCATCTTCTAGGACCGTGTATGCGTAGGGGCGAGTTGGATTTCCTGCTAGGGCTGTTCGTGGGGCTGATGTTCGGCTTGCTGTTCGGTGCTAGGTGGATAATGGGCGTGTTGGGTCTGTGGGAGTGATTGACAGGGAACAGATAATTTGTTATAATATGGGGCTAGATGTCCTGGACGCAGGAATCGTAAACCAAGCAGGCAGAACCTACGTGACGGAGTGTATCACACACGCAGGGTGCCCAAATCGCTTGTCGGACCGTAAGCCGAGGCACGGGGAAGTTCCCCGTGAGCAAGGAAAGCCACCACAGGGGAATTGGGGCAATGCTTCTCCTGTCGGTGGCTTTCTTATTTGCAGGGCGTGTTTGGCACGGCTCTCGTGGAGAAATAGAATACTCCAAAACCCACACACCGAACGGGAGTCGTGCCTTTTCTCTTGACAGGGAACGGGGGCTAGATTATATTTAAGGACAGCACGAGAGTGCTAGACGCATACTCCTTATGTGTTGAAGGTTAAGTTGGGACAGCCCCTGCGGATTTCCGTGGGGGCTGTCTTTTATGTTAATGAAAATTAACATAAAAGACCCCTTGCCAAGAGCGGGAGAAATACTTATCTTTTACATAGTAAAAGATAAGTATTTCTCCCCTGCCTCGGACAGCCTCCCGCTGCCCGTTTTCTTTTGCCCTGGCTACGGGGGCGACACAGCCACCCGTTCCCGTGCAGACGTAAGTAAAAAGTAACGAGCGACACCCTTGACAGGGAGGGGAGAAATAGTTATCTTTTACTTCGTAAAAGATAACTATTTCTCCCTGTGAGTGGAAAGGACAGCCGATAGGCTGTCCTTTCCACTTCCCCCATACTATCTCCCACACGCAAAGAAGGACACCCGTGCGGATGTCCTTCAGCCTTGCCGTAGCAAGGCGGTCCACGCAGGAAAGCGTGGCGGGATTAACTGCGGTCTAGCATAGCCTGGAACTCCCTGTCGCTCACGACATCGTGGCGGGCGTGGAAATCCTTGTAGGCTTGCATATTCACTTTGCCGATGGGTCTATTACGCAGATAGACAGGGGGCAGATATTTCCCGTGAACTATCCCGCTATACGGCTTTACGGGTTTCCCCCAATCGTTCGTGTCAAACAGCAACCCGCCCACTAGCAACATCAGCACCACAAAGGCAAGCGTGACTAATCCACCAATCATAAACGGTCCTCCATTATCTTTTGCATTTTCTCGGTTCTCAAATCCTGCGGGAGCAGTTTCAGCATACGGGCGACAGGAACAAAAATCCTACGCCTGCTCCCGTCAGCCATCAGCACGGTCCTATACCTGTTCGCTCTCATTCCGTCCACTCCACTTGCTCGGCACTTTCTAGCACATCGTTAGGCAGGGAGTCCAACACCCTTCCGAACCCTTCCGTGTCCGTGGTCAGCATCGCACAATCCTCGTCTATCTCCACGAAACTCGCCCGCACTTCTTCAAGGTATCTGCTACTCCACTGCAACACCCACCCGCAACCTGTTCGCCTTTCCAACACGGGGAGCAGTCGCATCCCGTATAGGCGTATGGACTCCAAGGTCAGCGTGTGCAATCCGCTCCGCACGAATGCGAGTGCCATCAGTATTTCAGCACTCAAAAAGCGTGTCATCATTTGTCAGTTCCTTTTGTATGCGTTAAGAGTAAACGAGTCTTATGCCACACATTAACTTGTATGGACTCACCCGAACAGGGGTGCGATTCGTGTGCCGTGCCGTCCGCAGGGAGCGGGGGCGGGGGGATTTTCGTTCTATATAACACATTACCTTGTCACCTTTAATATAACAAATAAACCTCGCCTGCGTTATACTAATTGATAGAATTGACATAGCGACTATATGAATTGATAGAATTGGCACACCCGTTCCTGGGCAGACCCCGCCACGTGGTCGGGCGTGTATGCCTGCACACTTGGACACTAGGATAGTAGGGACGCTCGGACAGCCCGTGCGTGGGCGTATAGTGTGATAGAGCGTGTCCCGCCCGTGCGTAAGGGTAGGATATGGGGAAAGCACCCGTGTATGTGTGGGTGCTAGTGTAGGGTATATGTGCGTATGGGTGTGCGTAGTTGTGATACCGATAGTGGTGTGTGGTGTGGGAGATAGTATGGGGGAAATAGTTGGGGATTGGGGGTTGATGGGTTTTGTTTTGGGCGGTCGGATTGTTCTCAAAAATTGTCTGCGGATTTGGGATTATTGCCTGTCCAAGTTTCGTAAGGTTCGGGGTTCTGCTCGTGCCTGTCCTTGCAAAAGTCGTGGTATTCGGCAAGCAGGGCGTTGTATGCGTTGGGGGCGTGTGTAGTGAGCCAGAACAGGAAATGGTCTTGCGGGTTGGATTTGCGGGCGATGTAGTTGGTGGGGTGTGCGTGGGTCAGCAGGGAGATTAGACGTTTGCGACGGGAGCGGTTGGAGTGGGAGACCTGTTTGAAGTTATTAACTAGGTCAAGAAAGTCCTTCGTGGGAACGGCTATGGCTACGGGGAGTCGGGGGCAGTTGTTTCGGACTTTGTATCGCTTGATGTATTCAAGCCAATCGTGTGCGGTTTTTAGGACCGTGTTGTGTTCGGGGTAGAGTAGTTCGGTAAGTTTGCTAGGCATAGGGGTGTGTTTCCTTTTGGTTTACTAGGGTTCGCCTAGAAAGGCGTATGCGGTAATCTTCCAGGGCGGGATAGGGCTGTCGGGGTCTTTGAGCAGACGGAAGGCTGTCTCGGAGTGGTCGTATCGGGCTTCGTGTATAGAGCCGTTGAGCAGGACGAGGTATCGCCCGCTACAACGGACGCTGAAATAGTCTATGGGTATAAGGGTAATGACCTGGGTTCGGAAAGTAGCAGGGAGCGGGGATTGTATCATTTTGTTTACTTGGTAGGTGTGTGGTGGTTGCCTGCGATGGATTTCAGTGCTAGTTCGTGGAACTCAACTTCCGTGATGTAGGAGCATTTCCACCCCCTAGACGCTTTCAAGTTTCGGACGAGTTCGCAGGCGGTCGGCAGGGTAAAGATGCAGGGTTTGTGTCCGTGTGCGATTTCGGACAGACCCCCGTCCGTGGGTTGGACGAAAGTGGCGGGGCGTGGGGAGTCGCCCGCTAGGGGGACTACGACATACTTGAGGGCACTGGCGGTTTTGAGTGCCTGTTCGTGCAGGGTGTAGGGGTCTTGGGTCATAGGGTATATCCTCGGTTGATGGGGGTGGTTAAGGACAATCCTTTACGAGTCGGACAGGCAGATAAAGTGTCTTTGGAAGCCACATATCGTGGACCGTGCATACGTCGGCAGGCTTTCCGAATCCCCGACAGTAGGCATTGGGCGATGGAATATCCCCATTGTAGGGCTGACTATCCGTAGCAGACCAATAGGCTGTATTCCATCCGACCTCGCTCAACTTTTTGTCTTCGTCATAAAGACCAATCGGATAGATTCCGAGAACCTTTTGGAGGTCGCACCCCGAATACAGCCGTAGCCCAGGGTCATTAAAATCCTGTGGCTGTCCTAGAAAGCGATTATGATACATACTCTTGAACCCTACGGCTTCGCAAGCATCGTTCCATTCTTGAACAGATGGTAAATGCCATCCGTCCATCTTGGACACTACCCGCTGAACCGCATCCCAAGTATAATAGGTTGTCCCGTTATTTAGAATGCCATCGCCACAGTCATCAAAGTCAAAGTCGTGCGAGAGCCAAAGGCTATCACCGATTTTTATTGTGGGCAGGCAACGTCCGAAAGTTTTAATTGTATCTTCGCTAACTGACTGCATTTGTAAATTACCTCGGTTTAAGTTCGTGGTTGTCCTTGCTGTAAATATAACAGAATATCAAGTAATTGTCAATAGGTGTTTTTAAGATTTCTTGGGGCAGGGTGCGTGGTGGCTTGCCCTAGTCCTGGAATGTGTGTCCGCACTTGGGGCAAGTGTGTGTCGTGTGCGGGCTGTCGGGTTCGCCACCGCCTTTAAGGAATTTCCGCATATCCTTGAAGTCATCGGGAGTGAGTTCGTAGAACAACTGTCTGCGGGCATAGGCGGTTTCCTGTTATGGAGGTGTGCTACTCTATCTGTTGGATGGAGAATTGCGGGGGTCTTATGGAGTTTCCGAAGTGGGTGCGAGTGGGTGCGTTTGCGGTAAGGTAGGCGACAATTTCATCCGCACGGGCTTTCGTGTAGGTTTCTGCACAGGAAGGGCTAGTTTTCCAAATGGTGATGCCGTTATAGAAGTCGTGCAGGTATTCGTGACCGTCTCGGCAGATTATGTATTTTTCGGGCATAGGTAATTTGTTTCCTTTGGGGAGGGGGTGTTTACTTTCGTTTGGTCGGGTAGGTCTTCCAATACTTTCTCTTGAAATCTTCGGGGAGTAGCCACGCAGCGTTCGTGATTAGCGGGGGCTGTTTCGGTATAAGGTCTTCAAAGTCCAACTTCCTGTGGTGCGGGAGCAGGATGGCTGTTCGGATTTCTCGGACAGGACGGAACAGGGCAAGGAAGCGTTCGCACCAATCTATGAGGGGGCGGTCGTTCTTGAACTGTGCCAGGTCCATCGTGCGACGGAGCGTGTAGTAGTCCCGCTCGGCTTGCTTTGATATGAACAGGGGCATAGGTTTATTCCTCGGACATATAGGCGATTAAGATGTCCGAAATGGTGGCAGGGGCTAGGGAGGCTTTGCCATCCATTGCAATTTCAACGATATGGAAATCATACAGGTCATCGGAGAACTTGGCGGGAGTCCCGCTCAATTCGCTAAATATCTCCAACCCCTCAATGGGGTGGCTGTGGACGGCTGCGACGTTGGCGAGGTTGATAACTCCGATGTCGGTATGGTCGGATTTTTTAGTGATTTTGATTTTCATAGGTGTGTGTGTGTTTCCTTCTGCTAGGGTGCAGTTATATGTTCTTTTATGTTTTCGGGTAGAAAGTCGTTATAGAAATGTCGGACTTTGTATTCCCACAAGCGGGCGGTTTCCTTGGCACGTTCCAAGTCATATTTCATTCTGCGGATGACTTCGTTCTGTTCGTGGATGGTTTTGTCCTTACTTGCGATAAATCCGTTGGCTTCACGGGCAAGGATAAACGCTCCGAGGAACATACCCGCCAGGAAACAGAATGCGACATCGGCTGAAATGACCCCAAGGACTGCAAGGATGGCGATGGGGAGCATATAGAGGATAAGTTTACTCGTCATAGGGGTGGTTTCCTTTTGGTTATTATTAACCATTTACAAGGTCTATGAGTTTCTTCCCGATGTCAGCCTGTGTAGGCTTGACAGGGACGAACCCTTTTCCGTTATAGACCGAATAAGTAGGTCCGAGCATACTACGGGTAATTTTCGTGTATCTGTTCCAATCGGTATTTTTGTCTTTCATAAGGGTGTATTTCCTTTATTGTTAGGGTTGCAGGAAATTGAGCGGGGTCGCTTCGGCTAATCGCAGGCAGTCGGTCACATAGTAGAAGACATCCTTGGCTTGCTTGGTTTCGGTCAAGTGGGCAGGGTCAGTGCCAATGCGGACGATGTGCTTGGCGTTGATGTCTAGGCTGCCAAGAATGTCGGAACGGAGGGAGAGAGTGCAGACCTGGAATCGGGAGTCTTCGGGGACGGTTATCTTTATGTGGACATAAGAGCCAACGACGGTTGAGCCATCGGCTAGGTCGGCAATAAATCGGAGATTGTTAAGCATAGGGGTGTGTTCCTTTTACTGACGGGTAATCTTGTATTCGGGGTGGACAAAGCCATCTGCGTCCACGTGGTAGAGCGTTAGGGTCTGTCCATCTTCTAGGGTCTTCATCGCCTCGTAGAGTTTAGCCATAGCCCGTTCACGGGAGTCTGCGAGTTCCCTGCTCTTGAAATAGGGCGGGGTGTCGGTAGTGATTTGCCAATAGGGTTCTGCCATAGGTTGTTTCCTTTTGATTATTCAATTTCCCTGTTTTCGGTTTTAATGTAATCCTTGATTTTCTTATCCAGGACAATACGCCTATTCCCCTTTACATTTCTTTGCCTGTCGTGTTTGGGGTTGCATTTTCCGTGATTGGAATATCCTCGGTATCTGCGATACTTTTGGAACTCCACATAATCCGTTGGATAGGCAATGCCCTCTATCTCCATAATGGCGGTCTGTTTAGCCGAAGTGTTTTCAGTATGTAGAACTTTTCGGATAAGGCGACGTGCCCTGCCGTATGCGTGTTCCCTGCGGTCTTTGCGAGTATTCTTCATAGTAGTCAGCCCCTTTGGTTCTCTATACTAAATCCCTTTGGTTCAAACTTATACCCGAAAGCCTTGCCATCGTTAGGACATCCGCATTCACCCCCCATATAGGCAAGGCGTTCCTTTATCGTAGAAGGAAGGTCTTTCGCTACGAGGTCCGTAAGTTCTTTTTCGGAAAGACCGAAACTGCTGTATGCACGGATGTCCAAGGTGATGACCAACTTTTTCTTAAAGTCAATTTCATTTTTCATTTTAACTCCTTGGTTATTATTAACCATTGTGGTGGGGGGTTAAAGAACCTCGCCTGGGATGTCATCATACAGGTGTTCCCGCTTTCGCATCGCCCACCAATCCGAAATCTTGCGTTTGTCTGCAAGGGTCTTGTGGACTGCGTGGATAACAGCCTTTGCACATCGGGGGCAAAGGTCTTGGGTGTTTACCCCGCCTGTGGGGGATTCCATCGTATAGACGTAGGTGGTTTCTTCGTCAATTTCTTTCTTGCAGTTTTCGCAAATGGGCATAGGGTGTGTCCTTTATGGTTATTATGAACCATCAGTGGTGGGTTTAACGGGTTCGGGTAATGCAGTGCAATTTCTTATCCCTTCCGATAAAGTAGGCGTGGTTATTACGCCAAATAAGCGAAGATGCTTTCTGCGTTATGATTTTGGATATGCCAAGCAGTTCCCCATTTTCCTTGCAGAACTCATACACAAAACGCATACGACCCTTCTTGTCGGGAGTGTCGTCCAAGTATATCCGCTGAATCACACAGCCTTGGGCTTTTGCTTCTTTGAGCGTGGAGATTTTTTGAAATCTGCGTATCATCGGAGTTCTCCTAGTAGAAAGTAAGAATGTTCCCATAGACAGGAACGGGGTGTTCGGGGCCATTACATCTGCGGATGACACCCCTGTATTTTTCCTTATGGGCAGGGTTGTCCTTGTTCGGCATAATGTCAATGATATATCGGTTGCCGTTGTAGAACAGCGTGTGCGGGTGGCAGATGGTCTTGATGTCCGTGAAGACAGGAACATCAAACGGAATCTTGGTGCCATTCTTCAGCACCACTTCGGCAGTGACTTTCTCGTAGCGTTCTTCGTAGTCAAACAGGTAGCAGGACACAGAAATTATCGCAAAGGAGGCGACCTTATCCCTAGTGAGAATGTCGGCTTCGGGCAGGATTCTGCCATCGGACCGCACAGACTTGATTTCATCGGCATACGCCCATTCGTCATATTTATTGCACTTCATAAGTGCCTGTGGAACGTCCTCTGCGTGAATAATGTCCTTGGGTGCAAAGAAAGTATTAGCCCCGTAAAGTTTGACCACAATATCCTTGTTGGGGCAGGGCTTTTCGTCCGCAAAGATATGCCACGGAATAGAAAGGGTTTCGGTGTATCGCATAAGAGGATTTCCCTAATCAGTTAAGTATCATCTGCGTTATCCATAAAGACCTGTAATAATTAGCCCAAAAATCGGGGCTGTCTTTTGGAGAGTCCGACACGGGCTGTTCCACTGCGGGAGCATCCGTAGAAATGCCGTCTTTTCGGCATTCATCGGATTTGATTATGACCATCGTAAGCAAGATTCCAAGTCCAAATGCAAACACTAGCACGATAACGAGTGCGAGCGTCCGTATCTGTGAATGGTCATCAAGCCCGTAGCGTTTCAGTGTGTTGTCACTTTCTTGGGCTAGAATAATTCCATAGTTCATAATAACCTCTGCCGTTAATGGTTAAAAGTTGCGGAAATACAGATAGAACTTTTCGTCCTTGCCGTCAAAGGTCAAGACGAACTCCTTGTCTTCGTCCCGCAGGAGCATAAGACGGATGGAGTAGAACAGGTCTGCCACCTTTTCCCAAGTGTCGCAGACAAGGATTTCGTGGGGGTTGGCGTAGTAGCCGTCAATGCAGACCTTGGTCGGTTCAAGGCTACGGATGGCGGCACGGAGTTCCGAAAGCACGATGTCCTTCCAGGATTTCGTGGGGTCGGCTACGAACTGAAATTGGAGCGGGCTACGGGTGTCGGTGTTTGCCCAAACGCCTGTAATCATCTTGACTTGAACGTGCATAGTATTATCCTCGGTTAAGGGTTGTGGTTGTCTTTACCCTAAATATAATAAAATATCAAGTATCTGTCAATAGGAATTTTTAACAATTTCTATCCAGGTATAGCCAATTCATCGTAGAGGTCTGCGGGAGATACACGGAATATCCAACGGCACGATGCCAACATCCACGAACGCTGACAATCGTTCGTGCAGGCTTCATAGGCTGCTACCGCTCTATCCAATGCCTGTTCTTCAAACGGATAGTCCCGCACGGCATCCAAATACACTAATAGTGCCTGCCTTTCGTCCTCGTTTGTAAAAATGGTAGAAAGGTCATTTTTCGGAGTAGACGTAGGCTGCGGTTTGTCTTTGTGATAGTGGAACACCAATCCCGATGTCCACACGGAAAGGGTATGGGTATTAACCCACTTGATAATAAAGTCGCTCCATTTGGAATTTCTGCGAGAGTCCTCGGAGTAGTAAACCCTGTATGCGTGGACATACTTGAAATAGTTTAGGTAAGAGTCCCGTCGGAGTTCGTCCGCACGGAAGAAACCCTTGACTGACTGCTTGAATGCGTCCTTGTAAAGCATCCAAAAGAAGCGTTCGTAAGTCTTTACATCGTAAGTTAGCATAGTCGCTCTCCCGTTTGATTTATTCCGTGATTGTAATACGCTGTATCGTTTCGTAGCCTTCAATGACACAGGTTTCAAACTTGACCACGAACCCGATGCTATTCAGCAGTGCAACACGATTATCCATCAGTTTACGGATTTCACCACGACGATGGTTGTGCAGTTCCACTTCTGCCTGCGAGTGGGCATTCTTGCAGAACTGCTCACACGCCAATTCGCTCATATAGTCGTGACGGAATTTTTCAAGTTCATTCACGACATTAAGAATTTCAAGGACGTTCTTGCGGGTAAATGTGCGTTCCATAACGGTGCCCCCGGTTAAGGATTGTGGTTGTCTTTACCCTAAATATAACAAAATACCTTGCAGTTGTCAATAGGTATTTTTAATTTTCTACGGGAAAATAAAAAGCCCCTGCCGTGTGTTAAGCGACAGGGGCGAGGTGACATAGGTAATGGGTCATACGGAATGCTCTACCAGGACTAGGACACACAGGCTAGGGCGGGTAAAACATAACCGCAGAACCAAATCTATGACTAAATATAACAAAAATTGTTGGGAAGCGGTATATAACCAGTGAAAAAGTTTATCGGGTATAACAAAAGCCCCGACGGTGCGGGGGCTTATGATACAGGGTTTATAAACTAACTACAATCCCAAGTCTGCCTTGGCGGTATTTTGTTTAATACATATCGTTTTCGGAGAACTCGTTTACATCGGCTTCCATAGTATTGTAATTTACATCTATGTCCACCCAACTGCGGTCGCAATACTCACGGAATTTCTCGTAGGACACTTCCCTACGAGTAGCACCCTTATATGCGAAACCATAACGATAATAGTATTTCATACCTGTGCCCTCAGTGCCTTCTACCACTTTGAGCATATCTTCTTTGTCCTTGACATTCTTGTTGTTCTTGGAACTATAGAACGAATAGGAATATATCTTGGACTCAAAGTCTTTAATTTTTGCATAAGCCTTTGTAATGTCGGCAATATGCTCGTCCACATACGAGTAGTAAGACTTGTCAGCGGGCCAATCCCATCTTATGTGACCATTTTCACTTTGGGTATTCGGAGCATCGGGATTATTTAACGTGACAAATGCAAAGTCACCATCTTTAGATATAGCCAACAGATAATACTTTCGCTTTAACGGCTTAACGTATGCCCATTGCCAATCGCTTCCAGATTCCCAAGAAACATTACCAAGGTCAGTTTTATCTACTGCGGAATACAGATAGTTCAAGGCATCTACACAGACTTCGTAATTTTTCTTGGAAGATGATATAATGTCCTTTATAATTTTAGGAACACGGGAATCAAGTTCCGGGGGTGGCGGTAGCAGTTTCTCGCCATCGGGGGTCAATGTAAACACATTAGACCTTCCCTGTTTCTCTACGAGCATATAGCCATTTGCTACAAGTTCTTTCAATATCTTTCCCGTAATTTTAATAGGTGTCCCGATACTATCACTGATTTCTCTTGTATCGGGCTTGCTCCAACTTTTGCCTATACTCAACTTATGACAGGCGGTTATAGCATCCATATACTTTTTATCGGAAACATTTAATTTCGGTTCATCTTTAAGCAACTCGTCAGCCTTGTCTGCCTGTTTCTGTGGAGAACCCGCAGCAACAATTTCATCCAATTCTGCGTCAAGTGCGTCCATATAAGCGTCAGCCTCGTCCAAACGAGATTCGTGAACTTTGATTTTGAGATTGTTAGACATAGTTTAATCGTTCCTTTGGTTTAGGTGTAAGCCGTAATAACATCTTCGCCTTCCGCAGATTTCACACGTTCAACGGAACGAGTAGAACGGAGAGCGTCCAAGCACATCAGCAAAAAATCTTCACGAGAGCCTATCATCGTTTCAGCGTCTTCGGCAGTCAAGGGAATTTCATCGGGAGTAGCCCTGTATGTCGGGTTCTTGGGAAAGAATGTGTCCTTGAACTTTAACTTGGGAAACTCACGTGCAAAGGCATTAAGTTGGGCGTTATTGATGGTGTGACCCTGCAAGAACTTGCGGTCATCCGCATCTAGGAGGTAGGACTTTTCGTTCTTCTTGGAGCGAGATTCCTGCTTGTCGGATGCAGCAGGCGTGAGATTAAGCGTCTTCATAATCTTGGAGGCAATCACTTTAGGATTCCATCCCTTTGACCGCAGGCTATATACGTTGTCCAAGCCGAACTCTAGCATCCGCTGGAAACATTCTTCCACGTCATCGGAAAGATTGCAGTCATATGAAAGAGCGAACAGCATTTCACGTATTACGCCATTAGCGATAGCGGGTATAGTCTTCCCTGCAAACACGGGGTTGGTCCGTTCTAGTTTCTGCAAAGCCTGTTTGCCTACGGATGTGACCCCGATGAACGCCCTACCGCTCTCGGCATCTTCGTGGAGTTTGATTTTGAGATTGTTAGACATAGGTCGGTTGTTCTTTTGGTTCAAGTTTTACATCGGGAACGGAGTGCTTGCCAAGTCAATATAGAACTCGTAATTTCTGTATCGCATATCTTTGGCTCGTTGCAGACCTAGTTCCAATGCTTCGGGATAAGTCAAGTTAATCGGGCGGGAATACTTGTCATCCAGGACATTATAGTAGCGGAACGATACACGTTCATCTTTCCTATCCCCGAACGAAAGGTCATATTCCGATGCAGGGAAAATGTCCTTGGACACGTAAATGGGCAGCGTTGCATTATAAATATCAACGTAGCCCTTCGGAGCAGGACGGGTTTTATGATTAAGCGGGTCTTCGGATGGATGTGGTGTTCGTCTTTCGTGAACACGTATTTTGAGATTGTTCGCCATAGCCTTACCTGTTATTAAAGAGTCGGGTTGTTGAGTATTCTACGGGTGGCATAATAGAGCGACTTACCTACATCAGCGGTATCATCAAATATATCCGTTTGGAAGAAATGGTTGATGTCGCCATACATAAAGTCCTGGTCGGGAGCATAACGGATGTCATAGCAACCTTCAATATCCCCATCGTAAACAACGACAACCAAGATTGTGTCCTCGTTCTCGTCACAGACATAGAACCCATACACTTGCTTGCCACCCATAAACTTGCTGAAATCTTCAAGACTGAAACCACGCTTGGTAGCGATAGGTTCAAATTCTTTCATCAGTCTATCACGGAACTCCCGCTTGTTGCGGTTCATTTCAATCCGTCTATCTTCGGCAACCTTGGCAAGACTTTCCTTTTTCTTCTGCATAGAGCAAACGAAACTCATAATTAAAATTCCTTGGATTATTCTATTGGAAATATAAATAATTTTAGACGGCTACGTTGAGTTCTTCATCGGTCATCTTGACCCATTCCTTGTAAGGTCCAAGGATAGAACACTTCTGCACGGACTTTTCCACCTTGACGAGCGAACTACCAAGGCTCTTGATGGTCTTGAACAGATGTTCCTTGTCGGAGGCATAGCGGTAGCCCTTGCCCATAACGTAGTCGGTATCGGTGGTAGTGATACGGAAATTTCTTGTTGCCATAGCGGTAATCCTCGGTTTGTGGTTATCTATAACCATAATATAGTAAAATGCTACCCGCCTGTCAATAGGTATTCTTAATAAAAATCACTTTTTCTGCTTGATGGACAGATTGTTGGCGGGTATGTCCAAAATCCCGTATTGAAGATACACACGGATGAACCTTGCCCCCGTATAGTCGGTCTTCCACTCCCACGATTTAGCATCGGGCGTAGTTATTAGGAAACAGGACTCGTTGGCGTTGCAGGCTTCAAAGACGAACGGCTTGGCTAGGGCTATGACAGGGAGCAACAGGACAAACAGAAATTTCATAAGCAATCCCCCTTGGGTTGTTTACTGACAATATAGGAAAAGCACCCGTGGCATTCGGGTGCTTGGAGATAAGGACTACTTGGACTTTCCTTTCTTGGTGGGCTTTACCGTCGTTTCAGTAATCGTTTGAAGCCGTGCGGGGGAAGGCGGGCGGGCGATAGCCCTGCGGGTCATCTTGACGTTTTCCTGCGGGGTCTTCTTCACATCGGCTTCCCACTGCTCTGCCGTGGCTCTCGGCAAAATGATGGCTTCCTGTCCACCAGGACAGATGATTACAAGACGGCTATCGGTGCTGTCATCCATAAGGTGTGCTCGGTAGCCACAGCCCATCCACATAGTCGTGGGGGTAATAGTTTCTTTCTTCTTTGCCATAAGGTTATCCTCTCTGTTTATGGTTTAATTTAGAAAAGCGTAGCGGATATGTCGGGCGGTTCATACTCTACCGGTCCTTCCTTACGTTGTATTTCCACGCAGTCGGCACACAGGTGCAAGTAGTCGGTGTATTGGAGTTTATCCCCGAACGTGCATTTATAGAACAGGCAGGGCTTGTTCTCCCCGCAGATGTCGCAGGAAAAGTCCATAGGTCATTTCCCCACGGAGTCGGTGCGGATAAACCGCTGTTGTGAATACTCAAACCACTGCTTCCCGTCATACATAAAGCACCCTTTGAAAAGCCCGTAGTCGCACTCGTAGCCAAGTTGTTTAGCCTTTTGGCTACACGAATACAAACTTGAATAGTAATAAGGCACTAGGGCTACGGAAACAGGTCCCAAGACAGCCAAAGCCATTAGGCTGATAAAAAACAGGTTTTCAATCGTATGGATGTAGGCGATTATCGTAAGAACTGCAGCCAAGATTGTCAAGACGATTAGTATTACCATTAGTCCTCCAAGTTGCTGTTGTAATGTGTAACATCGTGATACACGGGCTTGTTGCCCTTGTTGCCCCGAACAAGGTATTTCTCGTGGTCGTAGGTAAACTGCTTTGCGTCATCTATACGGCAGAACGCCACCTCGTTATATTTCCCGACCAAATCGTAGTTGTTGAAATCACGAGCCGTAGAAGTTGCCTGTTGGAACAAGGTAAGGTTCACCGATTTCCAAAACAGGAATCGCCTGTATTGAACGATGTAGCGGGTTTCTCCAAGTTCCTTATCAAAGTATTCCTTAATTCTCCATTGCATTTTTGGTTTCTCCGTAGATTTTATAGATACGTTTAGAGGGCTTTCATCACAGGTAGATGACTTTCTACAATCCTGCTCAAACATTTCAAACGTCGGGATTTTCCAATTACAGAAGCCATCTGTGAACTTGCTAACCACAAGTTCGTGTTCACTATAGGGGATTTGGTCATCGGATTTACCAGGATAACTTCTATCGTTAATCCGAACAGGCACTAAAGAGAACATCGGAGCAGACGTATATCCGATAGCCTGCTGACAAATAAACCCGTGCCCCTTGGCGAGCCATTCAAGCAGTTGCATATAGGTCATACGCTTCGGGTGGCACTTCCAACAGAAGTCCTTACCGCCTGCACTATCCGCGGGATTAAATTCGTCCGTGGTCTTATACGCTTTCCCACAGCCATCGCATATATAGGTCATAGACCCATCTGTAAGTTTCATTCTCATACTTTCTCCTTTGTCTTACGGACACGTCGTTCCAGGAAAGTAAACGATGCCATCCACCCCTTGTGGTTAGCCATATAGTATGCGGACGGACAGCCATCCTTAAAGTCGCCCTTGGTCTTGTATTTAAGGGCTTCTGCCCTGCAAGTTTCTTCTGTCCAAAAGTGCTTTTCGCCCATACCCCTTATAAGCCCGAAACTCTTGAGCCATCCCTTTTGATTGGCTATCACGTATGCGGACGGGGATTGTGTCCTAAACTCTGGGAGAGTGCGATACTTGGACGCTTCGGCTAGACAGGCTTCGTATGTCCAAAAGTTGCGTGGCACTCGTTCACGGACGAGCCACGTGTAATCGTCATACCACCCCATCTTCGCAGCCTTCATCGCCACGGAGCGGTGTTTGTTCCAAAAGTCCTTGGTGGTCTTGCAGGACATCGCCACGGATTTGCAATAGTCTTCGGTCAGTTTAGCCATAAGAAATTCTCCCTGTTAGATACTGCAAATCGCATAAATAAAGAACAACGCCCAAAAGAGAGCAAGGTAGGGGCAGATGATGGTGGTCAGCATCATAAAGCACATAAACAGCCAAAAGGCAACCGTATCTCCGTGGGGAATGTAGATACTACTCAAAATAGCGATAACACCCAGGACAGCCATTGCCACAGGATGCGGGAACACTCCCCACACAATCCGTCCCACGAGCCTACGGACACCACTGCTCTTGCTGACGATGGCACTCCCGATATATTTATGAATAGTCCGCTTGAACCTACGGGAGTCCTTCTCGGATGACAGGTCGCTAAATTCTTCAATGTCCTGGTGTCTAGTATTGGTATAGAACCGCATACCATCTTCGGAAATAATCCCGAAGACATAATCCCCGAACGCTACACTAAATTCGGGAACGTCCTGTATGCCCGTAGATACTATGAGGCATCCGTAGGATTCCAAATAATCACAGGCTTCCTTATACGTCATACACAAGCCTCCTGTCCTTTAGCGATACTTGCAATAAAGGATTCCACGATAGTTTTGAACTTGCAGTCATCCAAGAGTGTGGGGCTAAACTTAAAGAACTCCATCGTGGGCGTAGGTTTCAGCAGATACAGGTAAACACCTTCCATAGACATACGCCCGAACCTAGTCCCCTTGTAATACACACTGATGTATGTTCCATTCACCCCTGCGTGTTTATCCATAGCGACGGTGCAACCAAGGCTGTCAAGATACTCACACACCTTTGTAGCGGGTTCTTCACGATGGCTGTAAAGGAACATATCGTTGGCAAGCCGTTCCAGGTTGGCACAGGTCAGCGGAGTATAAGTCATATCCTTGGTGGCTTCGTGAAGAAGAATCCCTGCGGATTCCCTTTCAAGTTGCCCGAAATCACGGCAGGCGTGTCCTTCGCAATCTTCAAGGATTTCCTGCAAGGTCAATCTGCCAAACGCTTGGTAGTCCTTGTAGGTTTGGATATTCAAGTGCCCGATGTTGTGGAAATTTCCCTGCACGAACTTGTCCAAGATAGCCTCTTGGTTCTCTGTCATAAAATCCATTTCTTCCTGCGTTTCACAAACGAAACTGAAATGGCAGCCATCACGGGCAATATCTTTCGGTTCAACTTTAATCATCGCTATCTATTCTCCAAAAATGCGGTTTTCCCATTCTTCCTTGGTTTCGCCTTCCCGCTGTTCCAATTCGCTCGGATAAGATGTGTCGGGAGTTACCAATCGTCTATTGTTCTGCTCGCACCATTCCCTGTTGGTTACATCTAGCAGGGTCACTTGGATGTCAAGGGCATCGGGGTCATCGGCACAGAAATAGATAGTGCCACTACGGTCCTTGATGTAGATGACATCTTCAAGAGTAAAGATGGTGCTTTTGAACAGGCGAGTTTTCCAAGCATCGTCAAGCAAAAGGGTCTTGTCGGTTTCCTGGACTACCTTATGAAATCCGTGCCACTCGCCTTTCCATTTCGCTCCACGGGTCGCCACCTGTTTCCAACCCAAGGTCGGATAGTCCGTGCGGGGCTTGAACACAGGTTTCTTCTTCTCATAGTAATCGTGTAGGTTGCCCTTTTCGTTCAATCTACGGACACAGGAATGGTGGCAATCCCACCGATTCCTGTAAGTGTGAACACAGCCCATAGCCTTGCACTCGTCAAAGGTGTGCTTTGGCACGAGTTCATAGGCTTCGTCTTCAAGTTCCCTAATCTGGCATTTGAGTTCCGTAATACGGGAACTGATAGCCCGCAACTTGGCATAGGTTTCTTCGGAGATAATCTCCATCGTCATCGGCTTGGGTTTATCCATCGGACTATCCCCTACTTACACAGCCTTGTCATAGGCTTCACGCTTCTTGTCATAGATACGATTGGACAGGTCAAGAACCTTGTCGCACCACACAGCCTGCGGGTCGTAGCGGTTGCCGTTCTTGTCGGTCGCCAACGGTCCGTTGAGCGGACAGGTGCAAACCTTGTTGTAATCCCCGTGTCCATAAATCGGGGAACAGAAATACAGATGGGTATGCCCAAAGTGGGCAATCTTGGTGTAGGCGGTCAGCGGTTCGGTGTAGAGCCTGCGGAGCATTTTGAGAGCCTGTTCACGATAGTAGTGAATGTCATACTGACGATAAGCACCACGATTGTTCCAAGCAATAGCCATTTTGGTCCTAATGCTGTCCTTACGCAGCGATTCGTATGCCATTCTTTGACCCTTGGCACGGTCTCGTTGGCAATCTGCCATTCTGTAAATCAAGTCCTGGACTTCTTCACGGACGGGCTGTCTGCGGTAATAGAGCGTAGCCAAATACCAAACCTGGGTTTGGTCGTTGTGTTTAAGAGCGGAGCGGAAAGCGGTCTTTGTGAATTTCATCGGATTTGTCCTCGGCTGTGATGGTTGTCTAGGATAAATATAACTAATTACCTAGCCGTTGTCAATAGGTTTTTGTAAAATAAGTCAATTTTTTTTTGAATAATAAAAACCCCGACTTGCGGTCGGGGTTTACAACAGGAGTTATGATTCAAGTTCGGGCTAGTAAAGCACGTCAATAGTCTTGTTGATGACATCACGAGCAATATAGGCATTTGCCGTTCCACCAACGGGAACAGATGCCACAACATTCCCCTTGTAAACTATATCTACAATTTCTCCCGATGGAGATTCACGTAGAACATAGTTGATATTACTGCCCCCACGGAAACATTGGGCAAGTTCACGCAGTTTCAAAATAGTTTCTTCTGCGTTATCATCCAAGGACTCGGAGCGGTGTTCCATTACTTTGATTTTCAACTTGGACATACAGATTACCCTTTTTTGCGTTCGGCAGGCTTGTCGTTCGGTTCGCTAGTCACATACATCTTCTTGAACACGTAGTCAAGATACCAGGAAGACCAGCAATTCTCGCAGAAATACTCCACGTAGATATGTTCGCCATCCCAATTTTCTTCGGGTTCGGGTGCTTTCGCTCCGCAGTGCGGGCAGAACTCATAACGAGCCATAGACATCCTTGCGTCTTCTTTCACTTTGATTTTAAGTTTGTTTGCCATAGTAATGGTCCTCACGGATTAGAAATTGTTGCGGGAAACGCCACCGAACATATTGACCATAGTATCGCACATACGGTCGTAGATGACATCTTTCAAGTCTTCCTTGGTCTTTTCAGTATCTTCCAAGCCCTGTTCGGAAATAATATCTTCAGCCATACTCTCGGCAAGACGCATCATATCGTCCACGATTTCACAGAAGATACCCGATTCGTCAGCGTATTCTTCATCAACCTTTTCATCTGCCCACGTGTAATAATCATCGGGGTAGTCATCCTTTTCGTTCTTCTTACGCAGGCTTTCCTTTTTCTTCTGCATAGAAGATTTCTTCATCTTGCTCTCTCCCGTTTTGGACTCGCCCTTGTAGTCCGACAGATATGAAATAAAGTTGTAGAAATCATCAGCCGTATGCTTATCGGACGTGAACTCTTTGTGCGTGGAAGAATGGGGGCGTTCGGGATTGAACCCATACAGGTCAAGCGTAGCGGTATGACTATGCGGGTTAAGCCAAACATCAACTGCCCTTTCACCATCAACTTCTTCATAGCACAGGTGCAGGCAGTCGCCTATCATATCCACGTTGTTTGCCTTGGTCAGTTTGAAACCCTGCTGTGTCAAACCATTCCCAGGAGTGCCGTTGGCGATATGGGCACAATCCAACATAAAGTTTATCGCCTTTTCGGAATAATTAGGCTTTTGACCCGTATAACAACGCTTGACGAAATCACGATATGCCTCGCCAAAATTAGCGTAGTCCTGTGCTTCCGTAACAGAACGGCTCTTGATTGTAAGTTTAGACATCTAGCAACTCCAAGGCTTACAGGTTATTCTTCGTCTTCATCGGATTCAACATCGTTTTCGGACACGTTGCCTTCACGAATGCACCACTCCACGAAATCGTCCTTGCTACTAATTGCAGATTTAAGATATTCGTCCACATCGCCTTCATCCACGGAAACCATATTGGCATAGCCGTTAAGGAAGAAATAATCCCTGTTCGGGTTAAAGGCTTCCTTATTGTCGGAGTTATACGGGTTGTAATCATACCCAAAGAAAGCACGTTGAAGAATGTTGATAGCATCATCGCCACAAGCCATTTTGACGTTTTCTTCGTCAAGTTCCATCAAGGCATCATCGGGCTGTTCTTCATACAGGTATTCCCTGCCGTATTCGCTGACGAGCGATTCATACACGTCATCGTCATCCAAGACCTTGGCTTTGAGTTCTTCATCGGTCATAATCTTACTCCTGTCCACTATGGATGGTTAAAATTGTTTTCAACCTAAATATACATTATTTCTACGAAAGTATATTGACAAACCACAAATTTACCCATAAACCCTGCCACCCTAGCGTATAACAAAACCCCCGTCCTAGTCGGCAGGGGGCATTTAGTTTAGTCCTTTACACCCAAAATTTGCTTGATTTCCTGTTCGGGGACATCTTCAATGTTCTGCACCCGAACCTCAATGGAGTAATATCCGTGGTATAGTTGAGCCTTGCCTTTCTTCCACGCCTTCAAGCGGTCGGGCGACGGTTCACGCTTGTTGTAGTCCACAAGGACATCGGTAGTCATCAAGAACCGCCCATCTTCAATGTTGGACACAGCCCAGTGGTCTATGGACAGATACTTGTCGTTCGGGGATATGAACGCAAGCAGGCGGTCAAGCGAATCATACTTGCCAGGATATACCATTTCTTGACCCCCACGACATTCCCGTTTCGGCATCCACCCATCTTTCGGGTCATCGGGATATGCTTCAAACAGGGTCAGCGTAGCCGTGCGGACATAGAACAATCTTTTCATACAGATACTTTCTCCTAATCTTCATCTTCAAGATACATACAATTTGCCCAACTATCTATAAAAGATTCCTTGCAAGTAATGATAGGAGCAAAGCCCCCACCAAATTCCTCACGGATAGGATGACCCGACCGCAGGGAATCCCAATCACATTCTTCTTGGGCAGGACACACCGAGCAGGGGTCTTTCGCCATCAAGAGTTCATACAACTTTTCGGGCGTAAGTTCCTGTTTGAACTTTTCAAAGTTCGTCATTCCTTCAACTCCCGATTGAGAAACCAAGCGTGGATGTGAGCCTGGATAGGTGCGTCAATCTTGCCCCCGTGTCGCTCGCCCTTTTCGTCAAAGGTATAGAGTTCGGCAATATCATCGCAGGACACTTCCACGAACGGAAACACGATGTATTGAACCCGCTCGGAAATATGCCTAGCGGAAAAGGCAGGGTCTTTCTCAACTTCGTTTTGAGCCGACACAGACAGAACCAACTTGGAACGGAAACCGATAGGAACACCACATTCCTCCGTTCCGTCCTTACGGACAATACAGACCATCGGCATATCCAAGCCTATTCGTTTCTCTTTCATTTTGCCTTCTCCTGTTTGAATGTAGCGGTCACATCGCCCACCTTGAAATAGACCGAAGCGTTTGCAATCTTCTCCATAAACTCGTTGAACGGACACGATAACTCAACCGTCGTATTTTTCCAACAAGCGGAAGTCTTGGAGAGATAGTTGATGAATTTTTCAAACGGGATAGTCTTCTGCTTTCGGGCTTCGTATTCTGCGTCCAGAAACTGCTTGACATTAGCGATAGCCTTACGAACCTTGGATTCGGTAATCCCACGGGGGCTATCCGTCTCTAGCACGTAAAAGTCAAAGTCCGACAAAGCCAAATTGAGTTTGTTTCTCGGAGCAGTGATGCGGACATACGTGCTATCGTCATCGGTAAAGTCTTCGTAGGCTGCAACCTCAATCGGCTTATCCGAAAGCGGGTGCGTGATTGTGAAATAACTACCCTCGTCAAGATATTCCTTATTCTTTTCCACATCGGGAGTCAGCCCGCAGTCAAGGCAAATGCGGTTGAAATCTTCCATAGAGAGCCGATAGGGTTCATTCGTGGGAACATCATCCGACCAAGCAGACGAACCTTTAATACACATATAAGTTTTTCCTTATTGATGATAGGATAATTCGGAAATAGATTTGATAGATGCTTTCTCGGCATCGGTCAGTGGACCGTGTGTAGCGGTAAACTTGCGGAGCATACCCGAAAGTTCCGTCTTCATCTGCTTAATGCTAGTTTCACGTTCGTTCGGGATTTCAATTTCCTGCCAATACAGCATATCTTTCACGACAAAGTTGCACCCACACGCCACGTCGGGAAATTCCAATTTATTATCGGGGTGGACAATAACCACTAGGGTAATTCTGCGATTATCCCCCGCATCAAAAACCGCAAGCAACTTGCGATTAGTCGGACACTGCTTTCTTTGGTCATTCCAAGAATCTTTTGTAATCATCGGATAGTTCCTTACTTGTAAAAGAGTTCTTCAATTTCGTCATACACTTCCTGCTTGGAATGCTCGGCAATCCAATTAGGGGTGTTGTCTATCAAATCACGAACCAAGCAAGACCGCTCGTAAACGTGGTCATCTATTTCAAGAGTGCCATCTTTGCAATTAAGCGTCATCGTAATTTCCTCCAAAGTAATCGGCAAGTTCCTGCCATCGGGCAAGCCACTTGTTCCACAAGTCCATCTTATCGGCAATCATCTTATCGGCTTCTTCTACACGCCTAACAAGAGCCTTACTAGACTGCTCCCAATATGCCAACTTCTTCTTGCAATACTTCACCAAAGAAAGGCAACGCCTGTAATTGCTGTGGAGCAGGCGGTTTTCGTAAGCCATAGATTTCTTCAAGAAATAATCATACCGCTCCATATAATACTTGCGGTCGGTGTCAAAGCACAGGCGATGGGCATCCAACTCGCAGATGGCTTCATCCACTTTCTGTCGGGGATAGTATTCATCGTTAGGGTCTAATCCCCCAACGATATTGGAAGCAAACACGGGCTTCAAGTCTTCAAACTTGTAGTGCCATTCCTCATTGACAGCGGGAGCCTTGTCGTTATACTTGTCCATAAGCCCGTGGATGACATCGGACATCTTGCCCCAGGTGGTATAGTCATCGTTAGGAATGACTACCCAATAATCTCCGCACTCCCGCACATCGCTGTCGCCTTCAGCCATAATAGCCTCTGCGATTTCACAGCGTTGGTCGTGGCTGTGATGGGTGACTTTGAGCAGGAACGAGTAGTTCTCTCGGTCTTCTTTGATAATGCTAATCATCGGGATTACTCGGTTTTCGTAGTTTAGTCAATTTGCAGATTTACTTGAAGGTATGCCACCTTATAGTCATCCACATACACCTTATGATTTCTATTAGGACCCTTCGGGGACTCCTGCACATACAACCCCGTAATAGGGACTACTTCCGTAGTATGGTCATATTGAGAAAATGCCCCGTCTGTTCTGCTAGTCGTATAATTGACCTGGCACTGAATAATGTCAGTATCGGACAAGGGTTCAAGCACTTTAAGCAAGTCTGCTTTAGTCATAATGGGTTTCATTCAATTATCCTCGGTTTTAAGTGGTTCTGCATTAAATATAACAAAATACCTAGCCGTTGTCAATAGGTATTTTAATTTTAACCTTCTCCCGATGCTCCCGATAGACACGGGCTGCGTAGCCCGCACGGAAACCAAGAGCGAAAAACAGGCAAAACATAATACACCAGGCGAAATTAGGGAGTTCCATCTATATCCGTAAAAATGGGGGGTTTAAGTGGCAAATATGCAGTTTTTCTGCATATCTTGGGGTTATTTTGGCAAAAATCGGGTGTTTAGCACAAAAATAGGTGGCTTTTAACCCGCATTGTCAAACAGCGACAGAAAGTCAATGACCACACGCTGTTCGGCTGTTTCTTTAAGAAAGACAGTTTCAAGTTCAAACTCGTGGTAATCCCTTGCAAGGTATTTCGTAAACACAAAGCCGTTCTCCAAGAGATACACAGCGTCTTCCTTGCTATACCAATGGAGCAAGTCATCTACCTTGGAGCAGGACGAAAACCAATTCTTGCCGTCAATGTGATAGCGGGAGTCATATCCCATCGGCAAGTTCTTCGCCTCACCCTTGCACCCGCTACACCCCCAAACATATTCGTTCTTGGTGTTATACCACAAGCCGTTATTCTCGTCCACGGCTTCAAGACGATATAGCCATTTCGGTTCCATAAGGTATTCTCCTATTTGTTATTTCCAAAAAGAACTCGGTATAAATGTTTCTCGGTTTCCGTAAAGGGTCTGCCATACTTTGACGGGAACGGGTCGCCCCCATCCACGGGAACAGGTTTTCCCGTAGCCTGCATAGCAAAGACCCTCTTTTCCATTTCGCTGAAACTCACGACAGGGACTCCTGGAACTTGCGGATGTCTTCAATCGGTTGCGTGGAGTATTCGGCAAGCACCTTGGCGAACCACTCCGTCTTGCGACCTGTGCCATTAGACAGGTAGTCATTCAGCAGGGCAGTGACCTGTTCCCCACGAATATCCCACAGGGCTTCGGGGGCAGTGAAACTAGCGTCCACCATAACCTTGTTCAACGATTCCTTCAAGTCCTTGTCTTCGGCAAGGTCAATAAGGTTTTTCAGCACCGTCGGAAATGCTCTCATTTTTAATTCTCCTTTTCAAAAGATAACGGGGTTTTATTCATAGCCTTACACCATACGTTCGCACGGGCGTAATCATCAATAGCCTGCTTCTTAAAATTCGCAGTGATTAAATCCACAAGGTCATCCGATGGCTTGCAGAACTCCAAGATGTCCATAAACTTGAAGATGTTATACTTGACATTGAAACGGACACGGGTGTTCACAACCTCTGCCTTGGTCGCCTTTTCGGGAGTGAACTCGGTCACTTCAATCACAACATCGCTAGTAGCGTCCACGAAATCCCAATCTTCATAGCCATTGGAGTGAACACCCTTTTCCACGGAAAGCACCCGCAGATAGACGGAACGGACATACTTACCTTCCACGATGTTCCCGTCTGTTTCTTGATACCGAACGAATTTCTTTCCATCGTTCAAGGCATCTTTAAGCATTTCAAATTTCATAGGTCAATGCTCCATTAAAACTTGTTAAGCATTTCAATTTCTTTCAAGGATTCATCATCATACCCAAAGATTTCGGGATTGTGGGCATCCTTGTAAAACTGCTCCCACACCTTACGGGTCACATCAAGAACACCATCGTCAAGCATAGTGCCGAACCCAAACCACTCCCAATACTTTGTGCGGGCATAATAGAGCGGTTCTTCGTTAGGAACTAACTCATTGGTTTCTTCGTCAAAGAGTTCGCAGCAGGCGACATAATCCGTTTCGGGATTGAACACCCAATCTATCTCTTTCACTGCCTCCTGCCAACTATCAAAGATTTCCTTGTAGTTCGGGTCAGTAGAGAGTTTCTTGAACGGGATTACTTCCTTGCACTTGACCAAGAAGTGACGCATAAGCGTAATCTTGCCATCGTCAAACACGTGGTAGATTGTTCCCACCACAGGGATATTCTTGGCTTCCATACCTTCGGTTTCTTTTTCAATATCAGTCATAAAGTCCTCTACTTTGTTCTGTCATAAATAAAATAAGCAATCACGATACACACAACAAGACGCATCGTCCACACTATGCCACGTAAAAGCAAATCCCCCAATGTATAGTTTTCCTTATCGGTTCTTACAATATAACGAGGATTTCGGGACTTACTTAATTTATCGGAACTAGCCGTCTTAAAAATCTTGCAGTTCCTACCCTGCTCACAATCTTTCTGGCGAGGGCAAATCCTACAAGAACCATAGAATCCATATCCATTAGGGAATGCCATAATCTATTTCCTTTTAATCGTCACAGCGAACTTGTAAAGCGGTTCATCAATCGGGGCAATTTCAACCTTTGCCCAAGAATAGGCTTCCAATGCGGACTTGGCATACGCCATCGCAAAGTCAAGCGAAGCCATCTTCTTGGTAATCGGGCGGGTAGCCTTTTCGCCATCCACCTTAATCGTGGTGTTCTCTTTAACCCGAAACCATAACGGTCCAACCTTATCCAACGGCACATCCTTGAACTTATGAAATCCTGCGGAACTCATACGGCACTCTCCTTAATGGGCATACCCAAGTTCAAGGGTCGTATCTTCCACGACCTCGTATTCAGCGACTTCTGCCTGTTCAAGTTTTTCCTTGGCAGTCTTCGGTTCTTCTTCCTGCGGTTCGTCATCGTCAAAGATAGACCACCAATTTCTAAAAGACGGGGGGTCTTCCTTGAAGTATTCAAAGTGCATATCATCGCCCCAACGGGATTTCCAATCGTATGTTCTTTCGGTTTCTTCCATAATCTTAATCTCCAAACACTTCGCCCCACTCGGCTTTTTCCATTTTAGCCTGGACAGACTTGCCGAGAGCCTTATCTTCTACATAGTTAATATGCTTGCACTTGGAATAAAACTCCAACTTTTCCATAACTCGGTTCTTGAGCCAACGGAACTCGTCAAGGTTCAATTCAAGAGTAATAATCCTATCAGCCATTAGACACCCTCTTACCTTCCATTAAAGGGACAATAATCTTGTTAAGGACATCCATATTGTTCTGGAAAGACTGCATCTGTAAATCCTGCACCTTGGCAATAAACTTATCCCACAGGGCATCCATATCCGATTCGTGGGCTGCTTTTAATTTCGCAAGGAACTTACGAACATCGGATGCCATAAACCAACAATCTTCTTCAAGGGAGTATTCATCGGGAAGTTCTTTCAGTGCCTGTTCAAAGTTGCTATCCTTTTGATATTTCTTCATCGTAGGACTCTCTGTAAATATCAAATCATTTCCATCCATATAAAAGCCCGTAATTTCACGGAGCGTAGTCTTTCCGTGTTTGTTGTAGGTCATAATCATTACGGAATACGAGCCACACTGCGGGTCATCCCATTCGTCAAGTTCCAACATAGAACACAAGTGATGTCGGAGCATTGGGGTTTCATCTTCACGATTTTCGTCAAAACGAAATATGCCATCCCTGCTACAAGCACTACCAAAATTATGGAACTTGCCATTAGCATCAAGGAACTTGACGTTCCCAGGAATATAGCCCGTCCACGCTACATTACACATTGTTTTTCGGTTCATATCTGTCCTCGGTTAAATGGTTGTCCACTAAAATATAACTAAATACCAAGTCAGTGTCAATAGGTAAAATGAAAATAATTGAACTTTTTTTCGTTATACAAAAAGTCCTGTGGCTTGCACCACAGGACTACTCTTGAGGTATCAAATGAAAATCCTAGCCAAGCGACTTTTCCAAGTCGGCAAGCACCTTCGCAGCCTTGCCCATATCTATGTAGTCATCGCCAACAACAGCCGAACGTTTCTGCACAAGTTTATTAACGATGTTTGAAATAGAAGCGGATGTCTTGCTCGTAGAGTCGTGGTCAATCATAACGCTAAATGCGTCACCATTATACATACGAGGACGGAACTCCACCTTTGCAGACATCTTCACGGCATTACGGATGACATCTTCAAGTTCATCTATAAATACTCCAAGGTCATCGTCAAACTTATGCTGTTTCGGAGAAACCGACCTTTCCCTATCTACGGACTTCTTCAAATTATCCACAGGCTCACGGATGTCATCGCTAATGTAATCGTTAAAGTCCTTCTGCCATTCGGGACACTTCTCAAATGCCTGTTTAATAAGATACAGAACTCGTCCGCAGAACGGCTCAACCTCACCAACCGAACGACCCAACTTTACCTGGTCGGGGTTAATATCGGCATACTTACAAAGAACATCTACGAACTCCTGTGCCTTCTTCTTATCCTTGAACCAAAACTTGTATTGTTCCTTTCCTGTGCCATCGGACCATTCCACACCATACTTACCAACAATATAAGGCACGATAAATTTCTTGAACTTCCAAGAGTGGTCGTTATTCTTGTTGTAGTTCAAGATGTCCTGTGCCTTGCCATAACGACCTCTATTGTCATTATACGGGTCACGGGCTGCGACAGCATTGTAGTTCACAACATCGTCAATACCTTCGGCACGGCTACCACGCCTGCAAAGACTTTCAATCTTCTTCTGCATTGAACAACGAAACTTGGTCATAACGATTTCCTTTCTAAAAAGTTTGGAACAGGATTTGAACTAAATATACTAAAATGTCGGAACTACCAACCTTTCGCCTTCTCGGTAATAGTCGCATAATCCCACTTACGCCACCAAGACGGCTCTCCGCACTTACAAATGGGCTTACCATCACACCACCCATAGACATCAATAGTCACCATAAAGGCTCGGTAGGTAGCCTTTGCCCGTTCGTTCGGGGTCATCTGCGACATAACGTCCTTGCAGGCTCTCATAGGTGTGCCATCCCTAAAAGGATTGACAGCCGTGTATTTCTTCGTAAAGAACAGGAACTTACGCACCGTCGCCTGTATGCCGTAAAAGCGGTTCGTTCCCGATTCAAGTTCCATTTCGTCTGTGATAATCTTCGGATTCATAATATCTCCTTTCGGTTTAGTGGTTGAAAATCTTTTCCAATTCGTCACGGGTCACACGGATATAGCGTTCCGTGCGGGAATCCCTGTGCGGATAGTAGCCGACCGACAGGGTGTTCCGGGTCGGGTCGTAGTCGTTCACTTCGGGGATAATCTGCGAGATAACAGGGCAATCCACGGACATAGAGTCGTGGTCGTAGATGACCTTCTGCAACATCATACAGACTTGATTGTAGCGTTCCACGACAGCGATAGCGTCATCAGCGGGTGTATTCTTTGCCATCGGCTTCCCCCTGCTTTCTCAAATTTTCAAGCATACTGCGAACATCGTCTTCCTTGAACATAAAGCCAAGAGAGCCGTCAATCAGTTCGTGCATAAAGTTCAATCGGTTTTCTTCGCTTACCTTATTCAAGTAGCGTTGGACATCCCCACGGGGGTCAGCCATCACGATTAAACGGTCCAACATCGCACGGGCGTTTTCCGCAACTTGCAGAAACGCACCGCTCCGCTTGATACGTTCGTGAATTTCTCGGTCAGCCTGCATAGCAAGGGCTGTCTTCATTTTCTCAACTACGTGTGCATTGGCTTTACGCAGTTCCGCAATTTCCTGTTCGTGGGCTTCTTTCAGCGATGCCACGAGAGCGTCCACGTCCGATACCTTGTTCCATTTCTCACGGGAGAAATTGTAGGCAGTCGGGCGATTGTTCAATGCCTGTTCAAAAGTCATATCAGTTCCTCGGTTCGGGATGTTCAACAAGTTTAAGGTATTCAGCAATCTTGGCTTCGTCCACGGGGTCAAGGCTAAACCCTTCCACAAAGCATCCCCCGCAGTTGATGTAAAAGGACCGGCACATAGAGTAGCGGGCGTTCTCCACCACGGGTGTCTTGTCAGCGGACACATACAGGGTCTGCGAAGACAACGCCACCACGCTATCCCCGCTACCCTTCTCAAACGAGATAACGAAATGGTAAATTTCCTTACTGCTGTAAGGGGCAATCTCCCGCATCCACTTGCGGGTAAAATTCGCAGACAGGTATTCCAAAAGGTTGTCCTTGAAAGTATCAAGGATAGCGACCTTTTCGTTGGTCGCATCCTCAATCTGTTTCTCGGATTCCTTGATGATAAGGGTCTGCTTGTCGTAGCACTCTTTAAGGTGCGTCAAGGTTTCGTTAATCATATTGTTTCTCCATTAGTGGTTAGCCCACTTGTCAAGGAAAGCGTCAATGTCATCTTCGGTTTCAATCTTATCGGCAATCACACGCCAAATGCACACGCCATCCCACCCGTTCTGCACTCCATATTCCAGGGTGCGGATATGGGCGAGTCCTTCTGCGGAATAAATGTCGGGAGCAACTACCACGTCAATGTGGTCTTCTTCCACCCTTTTCCAATCGGGGGTAGAGATTTCCTTCTGCAACTGCGGGTCCCAATAGGAATTACCCCTAGAAAGAATGATAGCGGTCTTGAATACATAGGTGTTCCAATTCATTTGACTATCCCCCGATTAGGCTTCCTTAATGACTTCAGCGATGGTGTCGGGAACAGCATTCCACTTGTCAGCGTGGGCTTGTGCCTTACGCATAGACGGGAATGTTCTAGGAATGGTGGTGCTTTTGTTCGTGCTTTTGCAACGAATCTTGACGAAGTATTTTGTAGCCATTGTCATATCCTCGGTTATGGTGGTTGGTTGTCTATACCACAAATATAACAAAATACCAACCTGTTGTCAATAGGTGTTGTTAAAATTTTTAACTTTTTTTTGAAGCACCTAGACGATGTAATCCACGGGGGTTGTTCCGTTCACTGCACCCTTACGCCTGTAAGCATAGTGAGCCTTGACTAGAACCGCCTTGCCGTGCATACGAGCATAATGGGCACGGACGAACCAACTAGCCACGTTAAAGTTCTTCTGCTCACGGACGCACTGCGAGGCACTCTCGTATTTCTTCCAATTCTCGTCAGTGATGTGGATATAGCGGTAGGCTACCGAATGCTTTAAGGGTTTCTTTCCCGCCAGGATTACGGGCTTGTCGGATGCGTGGCGGGCGTAGTCGGGTTCGGAACAAATCTCGCAAGTGTGGAGCGTTTCAGCAATCCACAAGTTCGCCAACAAAGCCTCCACATCAAATAGGTTTCCAGTTTCCCAATTATCGTAATTCTCGTCATACTCCACAGTAGCCCCTTTCAGTTCCCTATCACGCAGATTGGGATGGATAGGGATATTAAAGTATTCGTTCTCCCCAATCTTGGGCTTACGCCTGTGCAGGATAAGGCACATTTCCGTGGACGCAATCAAGTAGATATATTCCGTATGTCCGTTGATGGGGAGTTCAAGCAGTTCTTCATAAAAGTTCCCCGCTATGTCATCCAGGATTATTTCTTCGGGGCTATTCAATGCGGACTGATACAGATGTTCCCTGTAATCCATACGGATGTCCTTGGTCGGCTGTCCAAGCGAAAGCAGGAAACGGGTCGCCCGTTCGGACAACTTGCGGATTTTACAGGTCGGGCTAGGATAGATGTAGGAATTACACAGATGTTCGTTGATATTCGTTCCGTAAGGACCGTATAGCGAAACAGGAGGATGACCCAACTTTTCGTGGGCTGCGATAGTCAAGGGCAGGACTTTAAGCCTACGCTTGCGATTAAGGTCAGCCTTGTCCATACACTGCTCACGCAGGGCGTTCGTCACGCTCTCGGTGCAACACAGGTCAAGCAGTTCCTTTGCCATTTCGTTGCACCCGAAGATGATGGGGTTCACGGCATCTTCAACTTTCTTCGGCTTGTTCTTCTTGGACATACGACCCTCGGCTAGAAATACAGACGAACAGAACAAGAGGTCTTGGTGGTTTTCAGTTCCGTCCGAACATTACCCACGGATTCGGCAAAAGCCTTGAAAGCATTACTGCCAACAATCTGCTTATACTTGCAGTCGGCTTCGTTATGCTTGTCGCCATAAGTTCCCTTACGGGCGATAAGGACATTTACTGCGTGTTCAAGTTTCTTGTATTTCCGTTCAGCAATATCCCTGCGGACAAATTCCTTGTCCCTAGCAACGATAAGACCCGTCATAACTTGGTCAAGGTTCTTAATCTCACAATCGTAGGGATAATCGGGCAGGCTCACAAGTTTAATCGTGATGGCTCTCTTGGAGAGTTGGCGAGTAGCAATCGGGAAATTCCTTGTAGATACAAGCCCTTTCTTCACGATGGCTTTCTTGAATTGGACGAGCAGGGGTTTGATTTCGGTCAGTTCTACCATTGGGTTATCCTCGGTTGAAAGTGGTTATCCTTAACCCAAATATAACAAAATACCGAACACCTGTCAATACATATTTTTAATTTTTTTTTGAAAAAGTTTTAGACCCCGCAAATATGTTGCAAGGTAGTCAGCACCGATGACACCCGTTTAGGGTCATCCCGCCTATACAGCACCCCGTCATCGGGGAGCAGGGAAGGGCTAAATATCGCCTCTATATCCGCTACGTCCACCTTGGTAGTGCCGACAATCAAGGTATGCTTGAACGGGCTACCTGGGGGGTTCATACCATACTTGTTAGAGTGGTATTCGCTTTTCAGTTCCACGAACTCGCCCGTAACATCCACGTTATAGCCGTCATCGCTCACAAAGGTAATCACACGCAGTATCATTCCAATATCCCCTGTTTCGTATCTCGCAGATAGTTGGACGCAGCCTGCACAAGTTCGCAGATTTGCAGATAGCACCAATCCACCGCCTTGCAATCCGTGACCGTCAGCCACAGGTCTTCGTGTTCAATCCCCCACCCCTTTTCGTCATTCATATCTATAACGGCATCACCCCAAGACTCAATCGTATCTCGGTCGGAACACAGGTTCTCCAAATCTTCTGCGGTCACTCCGTAATCAGCATAATCTTCAAGCAGGGTCTTTTTCAGCAAGTCTTCGTCCACGCTCCTATCCCAATAGTGGCGAGGAGCGGACTCCAACTTTTCTGCCCAATATCCTGGATTGGTATGGTTGCCACAGAAAAAGCGGTAGGGGTTCACGATGTTCCCCTTGAACACCCAACAGCCGTAATCCCCGATAACGGACACGTCCTTGTCGGTAAAACGGATATGGATAGGATAGCCCCCTCGGTTAGAGAAATTAACTTCTATATACTGCTTGCTAGGGTTGCACTCCATCGTAGATTTGATGTCAAAGTCGCTCATTGTAATTTCCTCGCTCTATCGGGTGGAAGCATAAAGGGTTCGCCTGGAACTGACACAAACTCGTTCAAGGCTCTGTCGCCCCGAATATCCCGCAGATTTTGATAGGCTAGTTCCGAACGCAGAAAGTTCGCCACAGCCCCCAACTTTGCCCCGTGTTCAAAGTGCTTATAGATTCCCGCATACTTGTAGAGTTCCATCAGCGGTTCAATGTCCGTTTGGAATATAATCGTGTCCTTGCCTTTGCAGGGATTAAGGTTGTAGTAAGGGTCGGTATTGATAAACAGGAAGCCGTGGTCGCCCGAAAACTGCCAACCATCTTCACTGCTGTAATCCTTACACCCATAAGGAGCATACGCAATAAGATGCTCGTCGTGGTTGAACCATCTTGAATAAGGCACGGCAAGAATAAACAGGTGGTCTTTGTTCTTCAAGCCAAAGTTCGGGATATACGGTCCAAACTCCCTCGCAAACCCACTGCACCATCCCAGGATTTCCCCAAGAATTACGGGTTGCAAGGCATAAAACCCTAGATACTTCAAGGCAGCGTCCAACCTAATCGGGAAATCCCCCCGTTCCATAGAAGTAATGTAGCCCGCCTTCTTCGGCTCGGCATAGGCACTAGGGTCTAAATTACCCGCAATCCTAATAAGACAGGCTGCGGTCTGTTCGGACATCCCCAAACCTTTAAGGATTTCAAAGTCGTGTTTCTGTTGCTTGTTCATCATCACTCCACAATTTCACATTCAACGGGTTCGGCTTTCGCAAGTTTATCCTTGCGGTCAAGACACCCGTGGTCATCGGATTTCCAAAAGTTATACATCGGGCAGTCCTTAACCAAATCCCCGATAATGCGTATAGTTGTAACACCGCTAGGGGGCTGATACCATTTTGTCGGTTCGTCTTTTGTCATAGTTCAATATCTCCTATACGATTTCAGCCATATTCCAATTTAGTCGGGAGTTCCTACGGATAAGGGCATACTGCTTCTTGCCAACCAGGGCAAGCAGTGATTCGGCAGAATGAACAGGCTGTGTCCATATCCCCTTTTTCTTGGAACAGAACACCAACAAGGGGTAAACAGGTATATTACCGAAATCCCTATGGTCATCGTAGAACATAAGGGCGAACAGCAGATTGTTTATGCCCAAGCCACCCACGGCAATCACGCTCATACTCTTGGCTCTCATATTAGTTATCGGGCGACCGAAAGCATAGGGCATTCCCTTGATAAACGGAATCCACTGATGGTATGCCCCTTCGTCATCCCAATAGGCAAGCGTGTCGCCAATGACCTTGACATCCTTACGCCAATAGGTCTTACAGGTCGCCAAGTTCTCCCTGTGTTCAATCTTGTCGGCAAGCCACTTACGGATTTTTCTTAACATCTTTCTTCTCCATCAACGGTCCTAACGAGTCTATCATAAAGACCGAAGCCATAGCGTCATCGCAGTCCTTGGAAGGTTCGTGAACCAAATCCCCCAAGGCTTTGTTATATTCTTCCAATGTCTTTACATCACAAGTCCGTATATCCATATTTAGAAACAGCCTGCGGATTTCTTCAAGTTCTTCGGGTGTCGGTCCAATCTTGGCATAGAAAGCCAAGTTGGTCTTATGGCGAAGGTCAAGAACATCCGCAAGGGGTAATCCTACAACATCTTCATCAGCCATACTACACCCTCTGCTTTCTAGGAAGTTTCAGCAGTTCCACCGCTTCATCGTTAGGCAACCATCTGCGAGAGCCGTCAGCCATACGCACGAGTTTGTTGGCATTGTTCTGCTTGATGTGCCACTGATAGGTCTTGATGACTGCATCATACATCGCAATAAGTTTGCTAGAATCACGGGTCTTTGCCGAGTAGGGGTTCTCGGCATCTTCACGCAGGACACGTTCCTTTTCAGCCTGCAAGAGTTCCAGGATTTCCTTGCGAGAGATACCGACCCGCTTGGCTCGTTTCCTTACAGGTTTCTCCACGGGAGTTTCCGCAGGAGTTTCTTCGTGAGCCTGTGGTTTCTTCGGAAAGCACTCGGACATAGAGAACTGCTCAATCCGCTTCATAATGAGATTTTCGGACATATACTTGTCAAAGACAATCTGCACACCCGCAAATTTCATCAAGGATTCCAACATACGGGTCGTATCTTCTTTCAAATACATCGCCTCAAAGATTTGGCGACCCCGATTAGTCTTGCCCGTATATGCACCATCGCCATAGATGGCAATAAATGACATCGGCATAATGGAGTCATACGGAAAACTAATTTCGTAATTGTCAATCGGTTGGAGTTTATCCTTGAGCGTTTCATTGGTCTCATATTTCTTGAACACCCTATTCGCAGCGAAACCGACAATATACAGGGGAGCGTCATCATCGGGAGCAATCCCTTTGAAGAACTTGCAATCCTTGATAACCTGGTTGTCTATCAGCACCTTGGGGCTGACGGGCTTGAACACGTAGCCCCCGAACTTATGGAGCGAAATAATCAAATGGTCGGGAATCATAATATCCTCGGTTTGGTTGTCCTGCCCTAGAATATAACAAAATACCTAGTCGGTGTCAATACTTAATGCAAATTATCCCAAAAATTATCTGCGGTTTCCCTGTCCTGTTTACGCTTTCGCCAAAACTTTCCGTAGAGCCATTCATTAGGCATTACCACAAAGATGACGATAGCCGTGATAATAATGATGGCGAAGATGACCCAAAAGATTGGAACGCCCCACTTGTGAACCAATTTATCCACGGCAGTGTCCAAACCTACGCCATCAAGGAACTTGGCATCGTTGAACTGATGGTTGTCAATGTTCGCATACACGGTGCCCGTGTAGGACAGGCTACGCCCGTAATAGACATACCTCTGCTTGTTAGAAAAGAAACTACTAGAACGCACGGGAACTGTTCCGACATAGTTTTCCCACGGCAGTTCGGGGAACGCAGAATAGTAAAAGTTCCTACCCAGGAAATTGACTTGACTTACGGAGAACACATCCCTGTCAATCGCATCCCACGTCCAATACGTTTCCGTATGGCAGTGGCGGTTCTTACCCTCACCCGTGCAAACGGTCCTATGGTGCTTTCGGTATTCTTCAAGAACACGGGTAAGCGTCATATAGTTCCCAATACCTTCATCGGTCACGAAACCGATAGCACTCACAGTTCCGTAAGCAAGCGTGTGTCCTGCGTTCGTCTTGAACGCATAGTTGAATTGGGTGCTGTCCGCAATCTTGACCGCCTGGTAATACTTTACATTAGCGTCATCTTCGCAACTGCGGATAGAGCCTGCAATACACAAACCCCCGACAAAGGCAAGCAGGAAGAACAAAACGGAAACGAACATTTCACGCTTGGTCACTTCCACTTCGGGTTCGTTGTTATAAGAGTAAGGGTAAGACATAGATTAGTCCTTCAACAAGCCCGTAGGAGCGTCCACGGGAGCATTTTCAAATTTCAAGTAGCCATAGTCCTTTTCTTCATAACCGAGCCACGACAGGAAGATACGGGTCGGGAAACTCTTGACATATCGCTTGTAATCCTTAACCGTCGCATTGTAGTAAGTGCGGTGGCTATCAATGCGATTCTCGGTCATCGCAAGTTCGCTCATATATCTGTCATAGTTTTCAATGCTACGCAACTGCGGGTATCTCTCCACGACACCCTTCAAGTAAAGGGAAGCATTTACGTTGCCATCGCCTTCCTTTGGGGTTCGGGCTGCGGACAACTGCACAAGCACCTCGGCTTCGTGCTTGTCATAGGACTTTACCGCTTCGGCAAGGTTCACGAGAAGACCCGCCCTGCGGTTGTATTCGGAGTTAAGGTCGCTCTCGGCACTCTCCACAAGTTGTTCCTTTGCGATAGCGGAGTTCTGCGAACTCTGCACACCGAACACACAGGCGAGAGCCATCACGCCACAGGCGATAAGAATGGCGACTACGATAAACAGTGCTTTTTTCATTGTTTGTTTTCCTTTTGGTTAGTGGTTATTTGATTTTTTGTTTAGGTTCTTTGCAGGGAATCGGGCAATACAGGCATCCCTTATTCTTGCGGTAAAAACAACACAAGGTCGGGAACATCACGGACGGAGGGGCACCCTTAAAGCAAGTATGGAATAGGTCAATGTGTTCATCAAGCGTGAGCCTAATCTTGTCATTGAGCATATCCCGAACAGCCACATCCAAGTTATCCACCGAACCCTCGTTAGTAATGATGATGTCCTTGTCAGTAATCGGGCTGTCATATTGCAGGGCATCCCTTTCCTTGATTTGTTCTTCGGTCAGCCCGCTACGCTTCTTGACACGGGCGATACGCACATCTTCATCGCACTGCACGACAATCTTTCCCACGTAGTCATCCAACTGCGAGAACGCCTTGACACAGAACGGAGTTTCGGCAGCCTCCACGAATACAGGACCGACCATCGGACACACATAGTCAAACAGGTAGTTATGGAATTTTCGCCACACGAACACCTCAAAGTCCTGTCGCTTCAAATTATTCTGTGGTTTGAAAAAGTTATTCCGCAAGTATTCCAAGTTCACGGACAGGTCATCGTTCAAGGCATCCTTACCGAACAACTTGAGATACATCACCTTTGCCTCATCCGTGGTCATCAGCCCCTTGGCGAACTCGTCCAAGCGGATTACAAAGAACCCACGCTGTTGCAAGAGAACTGACAGGGTGGACTTGCCACTACCGATACGCCCCGTAATAAGATAAATCCTAGCCATATCACTTGTCCTTATACTTATTGTAAAATTCTCTCAAATCAATCGTCCCGCCCAACCGCTTGAACAGGCTGTCCATCCTAGCAAACGCTTCGTCATCGTAGGAGAACTTACGCCCCTCACGTTGTTCCAAGCGTAGCAGTTTATCATCAATGAACTTTTTGCAGGAATACAGGTCAAAGCAGTGGGCAAAGGCACACATACCATCTTCGTCAATGGCTTCCCACACCACGCAATGTTCGCCTTGAAAATACCCGCAACACTCAATGAATACGCCACGATACAGGTAGCGAATGCCGACCTCGGAACGTCCCCTTTTGTTATGGGGTAATCTATGTGCCCGATACGTCATACGCTACCCGTCAATCTTCTTGTCAAGGAAATTGGCAAGGTCTTTGAGTTTATCGGTTTCCCCGTTGATGGCACAGGTGCGAATCTGCATAGAGAGCCGACGCATAAACGGAGTGTATTTCGGGGACGGGAAATTCAACTGCTCCAAGGGAATCCTGGAAAGTTCCGCTTCCTTCTTCAAGCGGATTTCTTCTGCCTTTGCGTTGGCAAGCATCTGCTTGAGTTGTTCTGCGTGTTTATGTGCGTCTTCGGCACTGCTGTATTGGGGAACATCGGCACAACCCGTAGAGCAATTTCCACAGGTCTTCGGGAAACCCCTGTTCTTATGGCTGTAATGCAGTTCCTTGCCACAAGAACAGCGAACGGGATAAGACAGCCCGAACAGGGTGGCGTAGGCTTCATCATAGCGTCTGCCGTGTTCCTGTTGCACGTGAGCATCAAACTCCCGCTTGCTATAAGGAACTTTGCAAAGCGGGCAAGTGTAATCCGTGCGGGTGTATTTCATCGCACCCGTCTTGGTGCGGGTCACGTATTGTTCACGGGGTTCGGTAATATATTGAATTTTCATCGGGGCTATCCTCGGTTAAAAGGTGTGGTTGTCATTGTATAACCCAAATATAACAAAATACCTAGTCAGCGTCAATAGGTAATCGCAAAAATTTTCAAATTTTTTTAGACCGCCTTTTTAATACCCTTAAAAGACTTATGGACATCGGGCAGTTTCTTTTCAACTAGCCCAAGCAGTTGCTCGTGAAGCCGTGCAATCTCCCGCAGGGAGTCATACTCCCATCTAGGGATAGTAATGGTTTCGGGATGATGGTGCGAGTCTAGCGGGTATTTCTTATGCCTGTTCACTCGCCCCTCCATTGTCTGCGGGGAATCCTGCGAATTTCCAGGTATTAGCGTTCTGCAACGAGAACACAAGGTTCTTTTCATCAGTCGGCACGAACACACCGCAGTCAATGAGCAAGACCATCAAGGCAAGCAGTTGGTCGGGATGTGCCGACAGGGGGCTGTGCAGACAGAAATAATCAGCGGTCACGTTCCCGTTCAAGGCTTCATAGGACGTAGCAAGAAAACGGGTAGAGTTATCCACGGCAATCAGCAGGGCGGTTTCGGTCGGGAAAGCGTCCTTGAACATCGGGGCATACTGCTTCGCCTTGCGGGTAATCTCGGCTTCATATTTCATATCCGCAGACGCAGGGGTGACTTTCGGGGTAGAGTTTCTTGACATAAGGGTTTCCTCGGTTAAGTTAAAAAGGGGCGGTTCTCGGCATAGGACAGTTGTTATGAACCCAAGGGTTCCGCAAAAAGAGTGAGAACCGCCCCAAGTAAATATAGCATATCTACATTGTGGATAAGTTGTGCAGATTGTGGATTACCACTCCACAAGGACACGAATTTCATTATTCCTAGCGTCAAAGTCTTCCTTTGACGGCTTCCACCCCAAATCCACAAGGATGGGGTGGACAATGCTGACACAATCAGCAGGCGTGATGTCCACCAACAGCGGGATAGTGACCTCACCCGAACGCAAGCCCCGCCAACAATACTGCGGAATGCACTTGTCCAAGCGTTCCTGGACGTATTCTTTCCACTTGAAATACTTTTTCGTCAGTTCGGACGCAGTGAACGGGGAGATATTCTTGACCTGTTCCATAGCCTAGTCCTCTTCGGATTCGGCAGCGTCATACGCTTCCTGTGTGCTAGGCAACGGACGTTCCCTAAATTCCTTACGAGAAAGGGAAACATACTGACCCCCATCGGGCAGGCTGTCATCCCAAACCCCCACATACACGCTGTATCGCACACCCTTGCCCGTAGGGAACACCTTGGGGACAAGTTCCGTGATACGCTTGTAGGCTTCCTCGTAAGAAGTGCCGTTAGAGTGAATTTCCGTATTGTGCCACAATCCCCCGTCCTTGTCATCAAAGAGATTGTCTGCGTGAATGCCATAGATGGTTGTTTTTGCCATAGTTGTATTCCTCGGTTAAAGGTCAGTGTAGTCAAACATCTTGTTCCAACGGGGAGTCGGTTCAAATACAGCGTCGTGCTGTTTCTTCGTAAGATTGTCTATCCTGCTCCAATAGACAATCGGGCAATAAGGCATCCTGCCCCATTTACCTTTCAAGTCAATGTCGTTTTTGAGCCATTCAATCTTATCGTGCGTAGGGGCTTTAACATCAAGGTATCTGCCGTTCTTGCGATTACGCCAAGCGATAAGAACTTCACCCAAGTCGGTAAGGACTAGGATTTCAGTTTTCGGGGGGATTTCATTTACGTTCCTGTTCCATTTCATAGCAGACATCCTAGTTTCCCTTGAGAATGCGGGTCACGCCTTCCTTTGCCCTGTAAAGGCGACAATACGAATCAAGACGCTTGCTCCTGTAAGAGCCATCGGGTTTCTTGAAGGCATAGGGTTCCAGGATTTCCCATTCATCTAGTGCGTAGTTGTGATGAATCCACAACGTCCTGTCCTTGTAGGTGGCGATGTAGAGACCCGTCTTGTTTTCACGCTTGATTTGAACTTCGTCTGCCATTACTGCATCCTCGGTTAAAGTGGTTGTCTGCACAGAATATAACAAAATACCTATATCTCGTCAATAGGTATTGTAAAAATAATATGTTATATTTTTCTTACACGCAGTAATAGACTGCGTGGAGGTTGCTATTCTTGTCGTAGTGCATTTCCGCAGCGACCACCACCTTCTTGTCATAGGAAAGTTGGCTCATTACAGTAGAACCGAGTTCCAATTCCTGCGTGTAGGTGAACACCTGTATATCGGTAAGCAATCTGGAAATCTCGTTGCAGTTGTTTACCACGTTCTCCATCGTAGATTGGTCTATGTTCGTAAACTGACCGAACGGCAGAATAACCTGTGCGTCATCGGGATAAGAACCCGTCACAAGGTTTTCCCAACCGATATACCCCGCAATCGGAGAGCGACCATATATCCTACGGAACGGAACATTTATGACAGTCGGCTTCTGCTTATAGAGTTCGGAAAAGTAGAGAACCTTATTATTTTCAAAATCTATAAAGGCGGTCTTGGGCGACATATTGGAAAGCAAGATAGCCAACTGCCCGTTATTCAAAAACAGGTTCAAGAGAGTAATCGGAATTTTCGGACCGTTATCCAATCCTAGACCTTTTAGGATTTCTGCGACCTCTGCGGACTCTACCGATGACGGCTGTGAGTTAAGCCACTTGACCTGGGAATCAAGCATAGCGGAAATCTTCACTTGGGTCTTCTCGCCCACGTTCATATAGACTTCGCTACCGACCATCTTGTATTCTTTCTTTACATTGTCAATGGTTATATTGAACTTCGGAGCATCCGAATAGGATGCCATAGGAACAAGCATTTCTACGAAAGTATAAGCCGAGAGAGCCTTGCGGACGATAACCTCGTCAATGTTTCCAAGAGAGCATTCAAGCATTAGATTTTGAAATCCTTTACTTCATTAAGTTCCGTAGCAATCCAAGTCCTATCCACCACTGCAACGGCAGCACGATTAGCCAACCGATGTGGGGTATCTACTCCGTTATAAATCATATCCCACTTCATAAAAGAATCACGGGGAAACACCTTGTCGGGGCGATTCTTGGATTTGAGTGTGATGACATTCACAGAACCCATCACCGAGCGGGGGTTCACACTGCTATTATTGTTAAGGAACCGTTCAATACTTTTCAGTTCAATCATTCCCAACCACTCCTTACGGAACTTGCCGTAAACAAAGAACCATACATATTGGATATAGTCATCGCCACTTTCATCTGCGTAGGATAAACTACCCCGCCCGATGTATCATCAACGGCATACCCCGTTTCCGTAAACTTTGCACTTGTCATAACACCCGTGATACTTTGTGCGACCTTCTGCCCGTCTATAAGTAGTTCTATCGGATGTCCCGCACAAGCCCACTTACCGACAATACCCGAATTAAAGTTCGCACCCATAGCATCAACACCCGCAGCGACGTTCGCTCCGATACCCGTCAAGGTCCCGACCACGGGAATGCCTGCTGACTGCCCCGCCATAGAAGATTCCGAACGAGCCTTGCCTTCAGCATACATTTGAGCATCCCCGTTAATGTAGCCCGCAAGCATTTTCGCCTGGTCTGTATTATGTTGCATAGCCGAAGCCATCATAGCCATACCCGCAGCGTCCACGGGGTCATCGTTATACAAAGCGTCATCCCCGTGTCTAGTCGGGCGATAGGAAGATATACTCATACCAAGAGTTTCATTCTTGGAAACAACCTGTTCCCATCCCTGGGCTACAATTTCCGAGCGGAGTTGTTTCTTGCAAGTGATATAATCACGATAGTCCGTAAAATACATCACCCCATCAAGGGACACATCTAGGTTCAAGCGACTATCGCTCCATTGAACACCCGGCATAGGTTTAGACAACTTATCCGAGGGGTCATTACCTGTTCCCAATGCACTCAAACCTTGCACTAGGGTAAGGAACTTTTCTACCGAACCCGTCCCTTCTCTAACACTATAAGACGGAAAGCCGTGGTCATCCAAAGAGATATAATCCTTGGAATAAACATACAAGCACCCATACCGATAGCAATTAAGCCTAGCAAGCCTACGAAAATCTCTGCACTCTATATCTTCCATACACCTTCTCCTACACTGCCCAAGGTGACACGTAAGGACTGATACCCATAATCGGAGTAGTTCCAGGATTCTTGGAAGCAGCCAAGACTGCGTCACGCATCGCCTCGGTTTGTTCCTTTTGTGCTTGCCAATCTTCCAACCTATACACGGGTGCTTCACCCGCAACAGACGCACGGGCTTGAGCCAAGGTAGCCTCGGCATCCGCAGGGGATGTTAGAGCAGTTTCTTTACGAGATACAACCACTCCCCCTTGTGCCGAAGTAGTGTCTATGGCGACACCGCCCTGCGTTCTTTGCCGTTTAGATTCAGCCTTTTTAGCCAAGCGTTCGGCTTCCGTAGCCCTAGTCTGCTCAAGAGCGGATGTGACAGGTTTCTTCTCCGTCCAATGCGGACCGATAAGCGGAGCGTGGTCAAACAGGTTTATCAACCCGTTAAAGCCCGCCATCGCCTGTGCGGACAGTTCCATAATAGATGACACGATAAACGGCATTATCAACTTGGTCATATCCATTATGGCTCCCGCCAAACTACTGAATATCGGCACAAGTCTATCAAAGGACATAATGGCACTTGCGACCATACCCCAAGGTCCAAGGAATTTCAATGCCGAGCCTGCAAGAGAACCCAACTTACCAACAATTCCACCAAGAGCCTTGGTGATACCGCCCATATTGACAGCACCCGCCTTACTACCAAATTTTCCCACAGATGCAACAGGTTTATTGACAGTAGCCTGTGGACTTGTCCTCTGCCTAGTAGGACCGTTAGGACGAGTAGTTTGCGTATTCGCCTTTTCAAACTTCGCATTCTTCGGAGCGGGTCTTGCTTCCACGGGCTGTGGAGTAGCCTGCGGAGCAGTCGGCTCGGCTTTGGGCGTAATAGGTTCGGCAGACTTTGAAACCTCGGCAACGGCATTCGTGGCTTCGTTTACAGCAGTTTCAACATCTGCCTTTGTAATAGTGGGAGTTTCTGCGGGGGTCTTGGAAACTTCGGCTTCCTGTTTCTTTTCAATATCCGCAGAACTCTCAACACCTTCCCGTGTAAGAACAGGGGTTTCATTAGACTTATTGGAACGTATTGCATTAGCGACATCCTTAATAGCCTGTTCCATCTTCGGAACACTGAATTTAGCCCTGCCCGAAAGCAACTGCTTTTCAAAAGTTTCGCCTTCGCCTGCCAAAGCCTTAACTTGCTGTGCCCTATCCGAATACAACTTGGCTGCGGAGCCTGGGTCGGAGATATTTTCCCGTGCCGCTACGGTAGCAGACGCTTCTTTCATCCACCACGCTTCATCGTCATATTTTTCCTTAACCGCTTCGGCAGCAGGGGTTTCCTTCTTCTCCTTAACGAAGCGACTCAATCCGTTCACAAGGAACTTTCCGAGAGAGTCACCCCCAGAATTAGCGATACCCCCAAGAGCAGACTCTATCGTTCCGTATTTATCTTGAATGGCAAAGTTGGCTTCGGCACGTTTCTGTTCTATTTCTTTTAGGTTAGCATTCAAAGCCTTATTAAAAGTCCTAAAAGTCTGCTGTTGTTCACGAATAGCCTTTATCTGTTCTTCCGTGACTTGGGGCACAAGCCTTTCAGCCATATCCATCATACGCAGATGGCGTTCACGCTCAATCTTATCTTCGGCAACTTTTGTTTGAAGCAGATTACGGATAGTCTGTTGGACATCCTCGGCTTCACCTGTCTTTCTCGCAACAAGGTTGGCAGCAGTTTGGTCACGAACCGCCTGCTGTAATTTATCTACGGCAGTCGCTACTACGTCCATACCCGCAGTAGCACCTTTCAAGACATCAGCAATAGGGGATTTTTCCGAAGCCCGCTCACGCTGTTGCTTCAAGCCATCCATAAGTTCTTGAAAAGTTGCCATAGTTAATTTACCTCGTCATAGTTCGTCTAGCCTGTGACTGTGCCTGCTTTCGTTCCTTTTCAAGCATTTCTTCACGGGCACGTAAATAATCTTCAACCTCTGCCACCGATTTGGTCATATCCAAATCAAAGCCTAAAATTAGTCTTATATCTGCTAGTCGCTTCCTTGTCAAGAAAGGGTGTATATTGAGTGACCTCCACGGCACTCAAAGCCACGCTGTATTTCTTCTTGCACTTGGGGCATTCAAACTCTGCCTGCGTGTCATCCAGGAAATACCGCTTGATTGCTTCAAGCATAAGGTTCAACAAGCAGAAATCATCAATAGCCAAAATCTTTTCACGAACCCCCTCGGAACTGCCGTCCACACGGAGAACATACGGAGCAATAATATCCACGAACTTGGCAGGGTCAAAATCATCAAGGGTTGTATTCTGCGTAAGGTTCAACTTGCTAACCATATCGTCCCAGGCTTCCAAGGTCGGATAGCCCAATTCCCACTTACCATTGTCAATAGTAAGCGGATAGGGGTCTTCATCAGTAAGACTAGGCACAGGGGGAAAATCCTTCATCGTGATAGTCCGCTTATGCTTGTCATCACAATACGGACAAGTCAAGTCCAATGTCCAAGACTGCTTGGGGTATGCGTGGAATGCGAGCATCGCAAGCAAGTATTTCACGTCCACGGGAACGAGTTTGCTTGCGTCAATTTGGTCATCCACAAGCACTTGGATAAGTTTTGCGACCTCCACCAAGGGCGGGTTCTTTCCAAGGTCAATAGCCTGTTGCAAGTTCATAGCCTTCATCTTGAACGACTTGAACTGATACGGCTTGAAATTGGACGGAAGGGAGTTTACAGGTATAATCATCGGTTTACCTCGGTTGTTTTAGATGGCTCTCAAAGTGAGTTTCACATTGAGAATTTCTGCGTCCTTGTAGTTCACAGAATCGGGTGGTTCGTAATCGGCAAGATAGCATTTAACCTGTGTAGGATTATCTGCGTGACCCCACATAAGGGTAATCGGCAACCGCTCGTCAATGTAGCCAGGATGAACAGTAGCCGTATAAAGGTCACGCAACAGCATTTCCTGTCGGTTTGTCACGTAGGCTTCAACAGTAAATTCGGGGGTTTTCAACTCCCCGTCCGATAGAATGAACGGGCGTAGTCCTCCAACGTCGGAAATAGCCAACTTGTTCAACTCGTCAAAGCCACGGGGGAACTTGCACTCCGCATCAAAATGAGCAGTGTCAAGAAACGTAGTGTCAATCGCCTGTTGAACAGAAAGTCCATTTTCTCTTGTAAAAGCCATACTCTAAATATACATTATTTGGATTGTTTGCGGAAATACTTATACACTAAAAACCCGCCCATACGGATATGAGCGGGTTAGTTCTACTAGCACTTGGGAGTTAGGTATTACCGTCGCCCGTAGTCCATCCGTGGCAACGAATATCAAGTTGGACAGAACCGATTTCGGCACTATCGGACTGATAGTTCGGAGACTGCACCTTATTGAACTGCACACCCTTGAGATAATAGGTAATAGCAACGCCAGGGTCGCCATCCTTGTTGGAATTACCAAGAGAGGTCAAGGTAATGCCGTCAAAGGTGTATTCCTTTTTCTCGTTGATGTTGCGGTGTTCAAAGTAGCCCGCAGTGTTATTGGCTACGTTCACGAGAGCCTTGAAAATACGATGGTCCATATTTTCATAAATGTCAATCGGGAGAGAGTCAATAAAGCGGTCTTGCCACGCAGCCTGCGAAATATGGATGCCCTTGATTTCCGCTTCGGCATACGTGATTTCAGTTTCAAACTGAAAATCCGAATGACAAGCGAACGACATCTGCAAGCGGGGGTCGTTGTCCACATCGCCCATAAGTTCTTTCAACTTATTACACTTGCTAAAGTCAATTCGCCAGTTAGACGTGACCGCATAGTTGTATTCGTTGAAGTTGCTACCAAGCAATTCACCAATTTTAATGTTCTGCGGCATAAGTTAAGCCTCCTGTGCAAGCGACACAGCCAAAGTCTGCGTCTGGCTGTATGCAGTGATATAGACATCCACGAACCTTGCAACACCCTTGAAACGGATAGCGTAGTCAAAGCGGAGAACTTCGTCACCGATTACGTTCTTGTCCGCATTGACAATACCCTCTTCAATGTAGTTCTTGTCAATAAAGTTCTGGTTCAACTGATTAAGCACGGCAAGACCACGATTCACAGTGGATTGGTCGTTGTATTCAGCCACAAACGCCTTCATAGCGTCATAGATGGCGAACTTCATCCAAAGGAACGAAATAATGCAGTGAATATCGGAAAGCGATGTGTCCGTAAGTTGGCTCGTGCGTTCTTCCCAAAGATAGTAGCCACCATCTTCAATGACGGGGTTAATCTTCAACTGACGAGCAAGCATATTACGTTCGGGACCGCTAAACTGCTGCGAGAGTTCCAAACAGGAAATCTGTCCGTAGGTGTAGCCAAACGGAGGACGTGCTTCAATGCCATCGTTGTAATGGCTGTTGAGCAAGTCTGCAACCAAGCAAGCCATCGTGACCGCAGTTCTCTTACCCGCAAGGGTGCGGTAAGCATACTGACAATAGTCAGCGATAAAGCGGTTGCCGTGGCGACCCGTAAGGTTAGCGAACACATCAAACGCAGCGGAACGACCGATGTTAGACAAACCAAGGGTTGCTTCGTTGGAAGACGTAATAGCCGAAATGTAATCGGCAGGGTTCATCACGTCGCCAAGGTTCGGAGTAGCAAGACAACGCCAACGGGTAAGGTTGTCGCCAAGCAAGACTTGGAGAGCCTGCGAGTAGGCGTAGGACTTGTTCTGCCCAAGGATTTGGTTCGGGGTAATCATACCCTCAAAGTATTTCAGTTCGTTGGTCAGCGAATCGTTGTCGTAGTCAATGGTATAGTCGCCAAAGGTTTCGCTAGACTTCGGAACGAGATACTTGGAACTACCCATCACGGCATCAGCCTGCATAGAGATATAGTTAGCGTCAAAGTCATCGTAGGACATAGACACCACATAATCGTTCTTGCAGTAAGTTCCGTAGTAGGAAGCCCAAAATTCGTTCTGCTCACCCATAAACATATAGGCGTTGCGGTTCTTGAGATAGAGTTGAGTGCTGATGTTGAACTTTGCAACATAGTTGCCGTCAGCCCCCTTGGAAACAGTCACGTTGCCACACGGGAACGCATAGAAACCAGGGGAAACCTTGCGACCAACTTCGGGGTCTTCGGCAATCGGCAAAGTCACCTGTGCAGACAGGGAAACAGACAGACCAAAGCAGTTGAGTTCCTGCCTACCGCCATCCTTGCCCGAATACAACAGATACACGCCATACTTGTCATCTTCGCCCGAATCCGAACCTTCAACACCCTCACCAGGCGTGTATTGGAGCGGAATATCCCAAGACGGGTCAATCACAGGGGTCTTGCCATCGGCATACTTGGCACCCTTGATAGCGTCTGCGAACTTGTCAAACATACCCCAATCGCTACCATTGAACAGGTCGGAGTAGTCAAATTCAGCCATACGGCTCACACGACCATTCACGAACGCAGTAATCTTGACAGGGTGTTCGCCTTCAGCACCACCGTCGCTACCCGCAGCCGAACCGACAAGGAAGCCGTCCAACTTGAAATCGCCCGTGGCGGTAATCAAACTAGACACATCGGGGTTAAATGCGAGTTCTGCGGTCACGTCTTCGTCAATGTGGTTAGCACCATCAAAGTCAAACAACTGCACACGGACGGAACGACCTTCCTTGGCATAGGCAGACTGCGTGATGGGTTCGCTGAAACGAACAACCACGTTCTTGTTATCCTTGGCACAATAGTCGCCTTCGCCCTTAAAGTAGAGCAGAACTTCATCGCTCTCAACAGGGGAAGCAATAGCAGACGCAGGCATCTGCGTATTGGCAACCAACTTACCATCTTCAATAGACAACTTAATCAAACCGAACGGCTTATCAGCGGGGAGCAGTTCGGGGTCTTTTGCACGGCAAAGGACCTGCGGAACTTTACGTTGTGCGAGAAGATAGGCTTCCATCGCAGCAAGTCCGTGGCGTTCCATATTCGGAGTGCCGAACGTCTTAACGTAATCGTCTTCGCTAGAAATCAAGATGGGTGTATTACAAAGTCCCCTGTCCGCTTCAATAGCACCCGCAGAACGGAAGCCGATAGCAACAGCAGAACGCTGCGACTTGTCAATCAAGTAAACGCCAACACCGGCAGAGTCGTTAATAGGCATTTTTACTTCTCCTTGTTATACATATTTTTGGCAACGATGGAATCCATTTCCACCGTCTTTTCGGGTGCTCGGCTCATAGCGGACTCGTGCATTCTGTCAAGCAAAGCCATTTCGTCAGTGATGACTGCCTGGTGCTTTTCAGCCACTTTTTCGGGAGCATACTTGCGGGTAAAACCTTCTGCCATTTCAGCACCCATATACTTGGTTGCAACTTTCCTGGCTTCGTTCACATCTTCCTGCAAGAGCGACTTTACAAGGGTGGCGACTTTCTTCTTATCATTACCAACAAAGGATTCTCCCTTGAAACGATACTGCGAGGCGACACTTTCGCACGGCTCGGCTTCTTCCATCGCAGCACACCATTCGTCATCTTCGCAAGTATCTGCCTTTTGGCAAAGGGCATTGTCAATAATGCAGTTCACGGCAGACACAAGGAAAGAACGGAGTTCTTCAAGTTCGTAATCGGTCGGGTATTCGGGGATATTAAGGGCAAGGTCGCCCGTTTCGTCATTATAACCACCATCAATGGTGTCCGCTCCGTAATACGGGGCAGGCACAAATTCCTGGGTAGGCTTGACGAGTTCTGCCGAACCACGGACGAGCAACTGACCGCCTTCATTGGCGATAGTCACGCCTGTGCCTTCCAAAGCGTCATTAGCAAGAGCGATGACGGCATCAAGTTCAATCGGGAAACCATCGGTGTCCACAGCGTTTTCAAGTTCTTCTTTCTTCTTGAAACTAGAACCCGTGGTCTTGTTTAGGGCATCCATAAACTTGTCGGGGTCATCAACCTCAATAGCAGAACCGTCGCCATCTACGACATATTTCTTGCCGTCCTTTTCAAAGGACTTCACGGAGTTCTTGCCATCGCTGTAAACGGATTCAGCCTTAACAGGGTCAAACTCTACGGACACGTTATAAGTAGCGTTGTAGCCGTTGGAAATCGGTGTCATACGAACGGACTCAATGACAGGCGAGGATGCCTTAATCTTGTCCATAAGTTGCGTGACGGCACCTGCACCGCCCGTTACGGATTCGGTAAACGAGAAGCGACCACTCTTGTATTGGTCAATGTGGAACGCTTCACCGATGCCGTGACCAAAAGTAGCCTTAATCCCGTTAGACAGGTCAGCCCAAAATTTAGTCTTTGCGTTTTCAGTGAAATTCATTGTTAGGAACTCCTAGTTTAGTATATACTTCCCAAAATATAAATAAAAAATCCCGTTGGAAAACCAACGGAATAATGTTTATTTGAAAATGTTGAACCGATTTTATTTTATACAAAATAAATATAACAAATTACCTAGTAATATAACAAGATACCTAATAAATATAACAAAATACCTACAAAGTATCTGTCAAATTATTTCAGCACTGCACGGCTTCACGACCCCATTGTTCGTCAAGGTCGGGGTGTTCTTTGCGGAACTTTACCAAAGCCTTATGGATTTCCCAATCTATGTTCAATCCTTCCTTTTCGCACTTGGGCTTTAATTCGTTATAGAGTTCCTTTACCTTTTCTTCCATTGTCATTGTATAACCTCATTTGAGTATTAAATGTGGTTGTCCATATACTATATAGCAACATACTATCAAAAACGAAAAGTTGCCGATTTCTCGGCAACCATTCGCAACCAATCCCCTAGCACGAACATTAGAGTTCGGGTTCGGGCATACCCGCAGGGTTCGGGGCTTCACCAGGCTCGCCATCGGATGTCAGTTCTTCACCACCACCCTCTTCACCACCTTCGGGAGAGTATTCCTGTTCCACTTGGTCAATCACGGAGTCTTCGTCTTCTTCGGAGTCGGCTTCACCACCGTCGGCAGAACCGCCTTCGTCATCAGCGACAATCTGCGTGATAGCGTCAGCCAAGATACCGATGACGTTCATATTGTCTTCGTTCTTGTGGTAAGACAAAGCGTTCTTCAAGGTCACGCAGGCTTCGCCAAGTTGCTTGAACGATTCCACTGCGTTCTTCACTGCGTCTTCGGCATAGATAACCTCGTCATCAAACTCGCCTGCAAGGGCAGCGTCCTTGACGAGATTATCACAGCAAGTCAGCACGGACTTGGTAAGAACCTCAAATTTCTTGCCAAGGGAAACACGCTTTCTTGCGGTGTAGGATTCCACCACGATACCGACAACAGCAAAGGTTTCTTCCACATCCCCGAAAGTATCGGAAGCGTCAAGGGCTTCGTCTTCCAAGCCAAAGAACAAGGACGTGAACGAATCCCAAAGAGAAGAAATCTTGTCTTTGAGCGTGGACACCAATTCTTTGAGTTTGTCAAGCAGACCCTCGGACACAAGCGATTCGCCCGCTTTCGGGAGTGAAGCGATGTCGCTCTTGGAAAGCGTAGAAAGGTTGGTCTTGATAATCTGTGTCGGAGTGGACGCTTCTTTCACAATCTGTTCAATAAGGTCACGGAGTTCCTTGAACTGCTTGGGGTCTATGATGGCTTCTTCAAGTTTCGGAGCAGTTTCCAACATAGCGTTCATACGTTCAAGGACAGGGGTAAGGCTGTTCTTTGCGAACTTGTCCTTAACACCATAGGTAGCCCTAGTCACGGTCACAAGTTGAACCACATCGTCAGCGTCCATAAGACCATCAGCGATACTATCCTTGATAGTCTGTGCGTCCACTTCAATGGCTCGTTTGGCATTGTCCATCCAAGCGGTAACAACCTTGTCGCCACGGGTAGCATAACGGCTGTCAAGAACTGTCAGCAACTGCATAACATCGGGGATGTTAGCATAGTCGGCATACACGACTTTAAGGGCTTCTTTGAGAGCGTCTTCAATGTCGGCTGCCGCCTTGACTTCGGGCGACTTGTTGAACGAGATAGCGTCCTTGATACCCTTGACAGACTGCTGTTTGAGCAAGTCCACTTTCTCGGAGAACTCGTTGAGTTTCTTGATGGACGCTTCCAAATCTTCCTTGGACTGCTTGAGGTCTTCGGACTTGGCTTTCAAGTGCTTGCGATGTTCTTCAAGCACGTCCAGGATTTCGCCAAAGTTGCGGAGTTTGGACTTGTCCTTGATAGTGACCATACCCGCACCGAACTTGGACGCTTCGGACTTCTTGGATTCGTTATACATCTGCGAAAGTTTCTTTGCAAAGGCTTTCGGACTACCCGAACGAGCGTCCAAACCCACAATTCCGTGGTCGTTAGCATACATACCGATAATGCTTTGGGGATTACACCCTAATTTCCGCAATTCAGCATTAAGTTTATCCATCCAAATTTCGTCTTCACGATTTTCGGACTGCTTCCCGAACTTACGGGTCGGCTGCACCGATTCAGTAGTATGGTTCTTAATTGTCATCTTGGACATAACCCTGCTCCTTACTTAATTTTCAAATTCTTGTTCGGACGAACACCAAGGTTCTCGGCATACACATAATACGGCTGCGAAGCACCTTCCATAGTTGCGTCCACATAAACATAGGTTTCTTCAAAGACGGCATCGCCCTCGTTCGTTTCCAAATCGTAGTGTCCGTCATCTGCCATAGCCTGTTCGGTCTCCGAAACGTCTAACAAGATGTTCGTCCACCCACGTTTATCGGCAATAGCCACGGCTTCTTCCAAAGCACCTTCGGCATTATCGTCATCCACGTCCACGTAGATGCCCGTGGTCGTATAACCACTACCCGACCAAATACTAACCTCGGTAGGCAGGAACATTTCTTCGGACGGATAATATGACACAACGCCATAGGACTGCCCATCTGCGATGTTCACAGAATAGGGATAATCTTCATCGGGCATATATCCGTTCTCGCCCTCAATCTCACGGGTCGTGAACAATTCATTGTCCACGAACAACTGCATAAGTTGGCGGGCTTTATCTACAATCTCGGACGATGCTTCGGAGTCTTCAATAATGATGACATCCTTTTCAGCGTCATAACCCAAAGGCAGTTCCTTGCCGTCCACCACAATAAAGGACTGCTCCCCTTCAAGCACATCAAGGGCAGCGTCCTGCGGGTCTTCGGCTTCGGGGTATAGTTCCGACAAGTCTTCGGACGTAAAGTAAAACTTTTGGTTATCGGGTTCAAGCATAAATTACTTACCTGTAAATAACTATTCGTTAGAAATATAACTAAAAATCAGTATAAGCGAAAAGCCTTGCATACGGAAAAGCACCCCATTTCTAGGGTGCTTTCGCATTTCACAGGCAATTAAAAGATTACGAGATAGTTCCCCTTTTCGTGCTTGTAGGCTTGTAGGTCGCCATCGTCAATAGCAGCCTCAATACATTCTTCCTTGCTCTTGGACTCGTCCTTGAACTTATCGTCAAGGTATTCGTCATACACCTCGTCAGCATCGCACCAAGCGGTGTATTGGAACAGGTTGTCAAAGAACCCGCAAGCGTCTTCAATTTCGCCCATTTCGGAGTAGTATTCCCACAGGGCATCCCAATAATCTTCGTTGTCATCAAGGTAGGCTGCGGACGCACACAGACGCATAAACATATTATAGTCTATGCCCATCATAATCTTGCCACCGACACCCTCGGATTTCTTACGGGATTCGTTCTGTCCGTGTTCTTCACGCCAATCATCCACAAGCGTAAAGCCCAAACGCAAAAGTTCATCATCTTCGGAAAGCGTATCACGAATATCCGTGCCATACACCCCCATAAGATAATCTATCAAATCACCGCAATCTTCATCAGCAACGCACCTGTCCATCAGTTCTGCGAACTTGGGTTTCTTCCAATGGTTCTTATGAACATCTGCGTAAATCTTTTTTGCTTCGGGCAAAGTAAGATTATTGATAACTTCCTCGGATTTCTTATTTTCAGCAGTGTTTTTCATAGCACCTTTCTCCCTACAATACTTGCAAAGACCACCATAGCGGTCATAATCATACTCGGTCATAACCGCACCACAAGAGTCGCAGCGTTCCATACTCTCTTTCTTGCCGTCCTTGCAGGATTCGGGTTTCTTGGATTCGCTCAACTCGCCACCCAAGACCTTTGCCAATTCTTCGGCGGCTTCCTTGTTAGGCAGATGAACGTAGAATATGTTTTCGTAATAGTAGTCGGCTCGTTCGTCACCGCCTTCTATCTTGATAGTAAATTCGGGGTCATCCTTTGCCTGGTCTTCATCAAAGACAATATCATCGCCCTCACCCTCATAGGTATAATACTTGGAGAGAACATCCACCACATCTTCAAGCACATACTCGGCATCGGCATACCCTATAAGTTCTTCAAAACCATCATAGGTTTCAATTTGAGTAGAACCCCTTTCGTTCTTCTTGGATTCGGACTTACCCGCCTGTTTCAAGCACTTGTCAATAAGCGGGAAGGGGTCAAAGTCACCAACGTGTCCGTCAGCCTCCCCTAGAACATCGCAATCAGCCGTGTCATATTGACACGTAAGCCAAGAGTGTCCGTTTTCCAAATCAGTGACAAGAGTCAGCATAAATTCAGTGTCGGGGGCCATTCCCTCGACATTCTTAATGCTGCAATGCCACTCGGCATATCCCTCGGAACCACCATCATTCCAAGCGTCAATCACATCGCCCTTGTCGCCAATCACAGACTGCACACAAGAACGAAATTCGGATTCAAGGTTCTGCCCATAGGCATTTCCGTATTCTTCCTGCCCATAGTCTCGTGCAAAATTTTTAATAGCGTTCATCGTTATCTCTCCTTATGCGATATTGCCATCTTCAGTGAACTCGTATTCACGCCATTCAATTTCGTCCTTGATGTCATCATCGGACACTTCGTAGAACCAATCATAGCCGTCATCTCCAAACTGACTATCTATGTGACCCATAACATCACGAGCATAGGTTTCAAGTTCGTTCAACAAACCTATTTCGTCATCAGTCAGTTCCACGTCATAGTCGGGAACGACCTCAAGGCGGTCAGCCAACGAGTAGCCGTAACGATTGTTATACGCAAGGTCAATATCATAAATATCTGCCTTGTCGCACACAGCCTTGATAGCGTCCTTGTCCGAAAGGGGCTTGATGTTAGAACCCGTAAGCGGGTATTTAGACACGTCCGCATTCAGCAAATCATCTACACGCAATTTGCCGTAAGTATTAAACCCATCGCCCTGGGAATAGGACAGGGAATACTGCACTTTCAAATCGGAGTTCGGGAACAATTCATCAAGACACGTTACACACGAATCCGAGAACGTGGAGTAATCATCGCTACGAATACGCAGGATTTCTTCTTTCACTGCGTCCTTTGCCGTTTTCTTGGCTTCATCGGAAAGTTCATCGTAGGAATAAACGTCATAACTAGGCGGTTGAATCGTCCGCTTTTCGGAACGCTTATTCTTGGCGAGGCTTTCAATCTTCTTGTTCATAGAACACTTAAACTTTTTCATAGTTCCGTCCTTTTATTAAAGTTTAGACGCTGCCAAAGATACAGCCCCCGCAAGAGAAACCATATCTTCCTTTCGTTCGTCCATAGCCTTCAGCAACTGACGGAGCGATGGAACACCCGCCAAACCGCTGTTACGATACATTTCCGCTTCGTCTTCGGGGTCAAAACCATCGGCATATTCTACAAGTTCGTCTGCCATCGCAGAAATGGTTTCAGCAAAATCTTCCCCTGCGTTCCACACCACAGAAAACGTAGCGTCACCACCTGTAGAATAATCATAACCCGAAATCTCGGCACAGATTTCACCAGGACGATTTTCGGAAACATAAGCGGATTCAAACATCGTCCCCGCCTTTCCCATCACACCTTCAAGCCAATCTCGGATAGCGTCATAATCGCTATAGGCTTCGTTCTTCTTGGATTCACGAACCTTAATCTTCATCTTGGACATAATATATTCTCCTTACACAAAGTAGAACAGGTTGGAACTACGGGCAGTAATCACATACTTTTTGCCCTCGTTATCACGGAGCAGGGCACCGTTCATTCCGTAAGTTCCACGGCTCACACCGATGGTTTCAATGCCCTTCTTGCGGAGTGCCTTGGCTTCTTCATCGGAAATGGTCGTGATGTCTTCGGCTTGACCAAAACGAGCCATATCTTTCAGTTCCTTCTGCTTCAAGGTAAGGCTCTCGGACTTCTTGGATTCATTTCTAGGGTCATACAAAATACTTGCACGATTAAGACTAGAAATAGGCAAACTAAATTCCTTACCTGTATCTACGGACTGACCCACAAATGTGCGAGGTTTTAGTTCACGAATATACTGCTTTACCCCATCAAGACTAATCATCATACCTACAACGAATTTAGTCTTGCCGTGCTTAAAATAGTCACCATCGCTATAACAATCCTTACAGAAAGCCCGATTACCCTCTCCCCAAATAGGGTCATCTGTGGGATTGCCACAGATAGAACAGATTACAGTTGCTTTCTCGGACTTCTTGGCTTCTTCCTTGCATTCGGGCAGATAGTCGCCTTGGAAAGTCTTGGTAGTAGCATAATACCACTTGCCGTCCTTATCGCCAAAGTAAGTCTGTCCAACAAGATTGCCGTTAATATCCATAGCATAGCCCGCAGTGTGGAGCCACTGCTTATTACGAATATCGTTGAATTGTGCAGGCGTAGTAATCTCAACTGCGTCCAACGTCTTCATCTTGTTAATAAGGTCGGCACGGCTACGATACATACGATTACCCAACTTCTTCGGGGGCAAACCTTCGGTCTGCTTGCTTTCGTCATTAGCCTTGATGTCCTTGATTACAGACGGTCCATACTTTTGCAAGTAGGCGTGATAATCGTCCATCGTCACGATTTCTTCGTAGGCACGACTATCCTTGTCAATAACATTAGTCACGGCTGTAGAAGCCCAACGCTTTAACTTTTCGGGCAGTCTGTCTTCAAACCAATCGTAGGCGACTTGCCACATAAAGTCAGTGTCTTCCTTGTCAATAGCGTCATCCTTGCCGTAGCCATAATACTTTTTCTTGGCTTCGGTCTGCTTGCTTTCGTTAGCAGGGTGTTCCGCAATCAACTTTTTAAGGTCGGCAGTAAGGTCATCCCACAGGTCTGTCAGTTTGTCTGCGGTGTAAGCCTTATCCCACTCACGGATAACGCCAGGACCGATACCATCTTCATCAAAATCAAGAATATACGAAGCATTATCCGTAGTGCCATCATCGCAAATACCAAGAGCCACAAGGACACCTGTGCCATCGGGCAACCACGTATAACATTCAACGTAATCGCTACTACCATTATCGCTATCCAAAGCCTCCGTATCATCAAGACCCAAATCAGCAAGAGTATTGCACAGGTCGCTGTATGCTTCGGAACCTTCTATTTCGGGGTCGCAATAGAAATAGTTTTTAAGTGTGTCGTGTCCGTATTGGTTCTTGGCTTCGGACGGCTTACCATCTGCGAAAACCTTGCGGTCAAGATAGAAACCCGCATCGCTAGGGTCATCTGCAAAAGAAGCGGAGTCGTTAGCCATTATCCAATCGTTCAAAAGCCCCGCAGCCTTACTCACGCTACGTTCTTCATCGTAGTAAGTCGCCAACATATTGACGAAATGATTACCTTCTTTATCAGTAACAACCTTGCCACGCTTGGCAAGCCACTTGCTAAAATTCTTGATGTAGCGTTTACGCAATAACGCCATCACGTCCTTTTCAAACTTATCCGCTTCGGGGTCGGCATCGTAGTTCACGAAATCGCCAACCTTGAACGTAGCGTCCGCTTCGTTCTTCTTGGTCTTATCGTCCTTACAATCCTTGCCCTTACAGCCCTTGTCATCGTCATTACCCTCGGACTTACCGCCTTCGGAGTAAATGTCAAAATGCGGACTGCCGTTCACGCCATCCATAATAGCAACGTAGTCACCATCATCACTAGAACCTGTCAGTTCGCCATTGGCGAGTTTCTTGACAAGTTTTACGGCTTTATCGCCACCCTTATGGTCAGTAGTCAGCACTATAAGCATTTTAGGTTCACGACAAAGACCAAGCGGGATTTCTTCGCCATCAATAGACACATAGTCCTGGTCAAAGCAAGAGTCTACAAAGTCATTCAGCCTTTGCAAGTATTCGTCCATAGCATCGGGGTCTTCATCCCAATTCTCGCCATACTCGTCAATAATATCCTGCAACCTGTCTGCGGGGAGGTCAAGTTGCTCACAGGCTTCATCGTGGGTCATAACCTCGGCACCACGCCAAATATCTTCGTAGGCTTCGGACTTATCGCCCTTGGCGTAGTAGTCCATCTTGTTATCAAAGGCTGCGTATCGTGCTTTCTTGCGATAGTCGGCAGTTGTCTGCTTGTCGCTAGACGAAGCCCAATAGATGTCAAACGAGTCGCCCACAATGTCGCCATTCGGCTTTTCCTGTTCGCCTGCCATAACAATCACTTGCACAACGCCATCATCATCCTTGTAGGAATCAGCAAGTTCTTTCGCAGCATTGATAGCGTCATCTTCGTCATAGAAAGTTTTAGCCGCCTGCATATCGTCCAAGCCTTCCTCATCGCCATCGGCATCAATGCGAGTAAGGTCCAGGGTGAAGATGTCCTTGTTGCCCTCGGCTTCGGACTTCTTGCTTTCATCCTTTGCGTTAAGACCAAATGTTGAAGATATGCCCAAATCGTCATCAACGCAAAGGTCAAACCACTTCTTGCCAAAGGCTTTAAGGGCATCACGGTCATTGCCGTAAACATATACGGCTTTACCACCTGGAGGCAGTCGGGGGTCTTCACCCAAGTTGCGGGCGTATTCTGCACCCTTCGCAGCGTCTTCGTTAGACGTGAACACGATGACGAAGTAATCGGAGCCTTCGGCTTTATTAGACTCGGATTTACCACCAAGGACAGCATAAATCTTACTAACAAGTTCATCATCAAAATCAGCCCAATTAGTGCTTTCTCCCGTTTCGTCTTGAAACTCCACGGTGCCATCGCCCCAAACATTGACTTGTCCATAAGTGTGTCCGTCGTATTCAATCGGGTCAATCATAACTGCATCGGACGAGTCCCATTCAACTTCAATGCCGTCCTTATCACGATAGCAAGAGTTTTCGTCATCCCAAGTCCAACCCGCAGCCTTGGCAGCGTAGTGGTCCATATTATACTTGGCATAATCGTCAATAGACAGACCCTCGGACTTTTTGGATTCGTTAATAATAATACCCATAGCCTTAATATCGGGGTCATTCGCCATTTCTCTATGCAAATCAAACAAAGGCTTATACTTGTCTAACAGTTCTTTAGTAAACACGGAACCCATCGTAGAATACCCTGTATCGCCAAGCATAATCTCACCAAACTTGCCAAGAGAGTTTGAGCGTATTCGCAACTTACCACCAAGTTCTTTTGCTCTCTTACGATAAGCGTCCAACGTGGCTTCGGACTTTTTGGATTCGTTAGACATAGACCAGAACCCGAAGTCCGCTCCATCGCCTTCGCTTGCACCAAAGTAGCAACCGTCGGGAGCGATTTCATTGAGCAAGTCAGTGAGTTCATCCACGACCCATCCCATAGTTTCATCGTCAAGGTTCTTCCAATCTTCAACTTCGGGATTTTCCTTGATATATTTGTCATACTTATCCTTGCCGTAGGTCTTCAAGACACCAAGGAATTTCGGGATAAGGTCATCGGATTTGAGAGTTCCACTAGACACGGAACGGTCACGCAAGTCTTCAATGTTTGCCATAATGCTAACCTGTCGTTAAAAATTGGGAATAAAGTCGGGGAGAACATCGCCCTTGAAGTTCCCCTCCCACAATGCGTCATCACGCTCGTCTTTCGGTGCATACATCGCAAGGACGTATGACAAGTAGTTATACGAAGACGGCTTTTCAGTTTCTTCTGCCATAGGACATTACTCCATTTCCGAAGTGTCCACATTGAACACAATCTTGCCGTGGCAATCGGGAGTGTCCCAGATGTTGTCAATGGACATAATTTCAAGTTCTTGGTATTCATACGACATATCGTCATATTCGCCATCAAAGATTTCTTCAGCGTTGCCGTCCTTCAAGTCCACCAACACTACTCGTTGCATCCCTGCGTCTGCAAACAAATCCATAACGTCACTGACTGTCATAGGAAAACTCCCTTGTTAAAGATATTTGTCAATAAAAATAATAAAATTTTTTGCCTTGCGAACAAATACATAATAAAAAAGCACCCCCGCCATAAGGCAGGGGCACTTTTCAAAGGTTCACACCTTTTACGGATTAGCCGTTGCTTCCGCTACCGCTACCACCATTCGGGGTGGAGGTAAGGAACACATTGACATCCGCAGCGGGGTCGGCATCCTTGGTGATGACGATACGCTGAACGAACTCGGCAACCACAGGTTCAATCGCCTTCCAAGAAGCGATAGCACGCTGCTGTTGGAACGGGTTTTCGGCAACCTGCATAGTGTCGGTGAGGAACACCGGCATATAGGTAGCACAGACCACAGGTGCTTCAAACGGAGAGTTATCACTGCTGTAAGCACAGATAACTTCGTTCGGAGCAACGATGGCGTTGGAACGGATAACCGTGATGCCTTCGTTTTCAAGAGTGCCATACACGTGCGGGCCAACGAGGTTGGTCTGCGGTGCAAGACGGAAACCAGGCAGAGAAGCGATATACTGACAAGCGACATAGCCCGCCACAATCTTGTTGGCGTGACCCTTACCCGCACGGCTACCGATGGCGGCAGATGCAGCCTGGATAGTGTAAAGGAAGGACTGACGATGTTCAAATTCGCTGATACCAGGAGTCTTGTTGAGATTCCAAGTAATCGGCTTCCACTTGTTAGCACACTTGACGTATGCGGCAAGAATCTTCTCGCTTTCAGCCATCGCCATATGACCCGTAAGGTCAGCGAGAACTTCATCACTTGCAGCCTTGCCGAAACGCTTGTTGAACTGGAAGGACTTGAACGTGCCCATCATTTCCTTAAGACCGATGATTTCAGCAGAAACCACCTTGGAGTCAAGGGAGTATTCAATAGCAGGAACGTCCGGTGCCTTTTCAAAGTCCACATCATAAGTCACGCCACCCTGGTAGCCACTCGGAATAGTGAGAACGAGGTCACCACCATCCTGTGCAGCAGTCACAGCAACCTTGCCGTAGAAAGTCGGCAACTGACCAGGACCGCCACAGACACCAACGATGTCTTCAACCTTGCCATCCTTGTCCACAAGACGCACGTTAATCGGCATATTCCAACGGAGATTGCCGACACCATACTTGATGGTAGCCTTGCCGTCTGCAGCGATGACAAACTGACGTTCGGACATATAGCCCGTCGGAGAAGCCTGCCAACCCTTGAGAGCGTTGAACGTGATAGCGTCAAAGTTCTTGGCTGCGAGAGTGGCAGCGTCCAAATCGCCTTCGCCACTATCAGCAGGGCGACCACGAGTGTCCAACCACTTCTTCCAAGCACCCGCAAAGGTCTTGTCGCCTTCAAACTTGCCGTCAGCGTCCATCCAGCGGTCTTCGGGGAGAGTCGGCAGACCATTCTGTGCGGTCAGCGGATAGCCGTGGGTAAAGGTCTTCTTAAAGTAAATCAGACCCTGGGATTCATCAAGCGTCTGCACACTAGCCAACTGCGGAGCGATGGAGAGTGCGTAAGTGGCACTGATAAGGTCAAGAGCCACACGGGGGAGAACGCCAAGGCTAGAAGCCGAGGAGTTTTCGTTCACGTAGGATTCGTAACGCTTATAGTTGTCCATCTGCTGACCCAAGTTGTAGCGGGCGGTAGCAGAAAGAGTGCCCTTAAAGGACGGGGATTTAGCAAGTGCTTCAAACTGCTTGCTATAACGAGCATCGTAGGATTCTACGAGGCGGTTGAATTTCTGGTTAGACATTTCTTCAACGGAAGTCTTCATAATGTCTTCTCCTTATGGTTAGGCTTTCTTGCCAATTTTGGAACGGAATTTCGCACGGGCTTCGTTGCAAGCCTTTTTACGGGCTTCGGCAGAACCCTGCTTGGATTCAGCCTTCTTCGCAGCACGGCGGGCTTCAAGACGCTTGCGGAACGCTTCTGCACGAGCCTCATTACGGGCGGGAGCAGTAGCCTTGTTAGCAGAACGTCTGGCTTCAAGACGCTTGCGGAATGCTTCGCGGCGGGCAGCCTTGCGGGATTCTTCTGCGTCCTTGGGTTCTTCGCTACCTTCAACAGACGCAGAACCGAGAACTTCCTCTTCTTCCACATCTTCCTTGGAGTTAGTGAGAACAGCGACAGTCACCGAGTTTTCGTTTTCCGGGTCGGGAGAAACGACAACCTGGATGTCCTTGTCTTCATCAGCGAAAACGACTTCCGTTTCAGCAGCGTCCAACTTAACGTCGCCAACTTCAACGATGTTGTCATCTTCACGGAGTTTCTTTTCGGCTCTACGGGCTTCAAGACGCTTGCGGAAAGCAAGAGTGCGAGCCTCGTTGCGAGCAGAGATAGAGCGTTTGTGAGTAACCATAATAATGGTCTCCTTGTTAGGGTTCTTGTTTTTTCTAGTGAAGCGGGAAACCCGCTCTCCTACAAGGGTTAATTTGTGCGTAATGCACGAATTGGCAGGGAAATTGCCTACCCTTTGACAACAGAATATAATAAAAAAATTATGCGATTTCGCAAAAATCGCAAAGAAAATGTCAAAAAATGTCAAATATAACAAGATACCTAATTCTACGTTGTAGGTAATTTGTTATATAAGGTAGATATAGTATTATATTTATTTTGTATGTAATCCTGTGTGCATACAAAAAGAGTTCCGATTGCTCGGAACTCTCTTGATGATTTTGTCGTAATTGGAATACGGGTTAATCCTCTTCGGACCAAATTTTACGAGCGTATTCAGTTGCTTCCGCAGAACCAAAAGGAGAGCCATCCAAAGGACTACCACTCAACACGCCATCCACCCATTCTGCAAATTCATCGGCAGTTCCAGAATAACCACCAAAGCCATCCAATTCTCGCATAATGGCATACTTACCAACGATTTCGGCGGCATCAGCATCGTTAATCACAAAGTCATCGTTAGTATGCGACAAGATTTCATCACATACTGTATCTAATGCGGTTTCTGCGTTAGATACAACAAAGTGCGAAAGGCTACTCTCGTTCTTCTTGGAAACACTCTCTTTCTTCTTCTGCATAGAACAGATGTTGGACTTGCTTTCAAAACTACCCCAACCCGTTGCAGGAGTCAGTCCACTAGGAACATCAAAGCCCTTTTCCTTAACAATCTTAATAAGTTCGGGCATATCTTGGGGGCATTCTGCCATCGCCAACCGCAGGGTATTATTAACCTGGGCTTGATTACGAGGATTCCAATTTTTGAACATCGGGTGCATTTCTTGTAGTTTGGCAAGGCTTTCCTTCTTCTTCTGCATAGAACAGGTGTGCTTCTTGGCTTCCTTCTTCTTGGATTCATCCACATAAACAGCATTATACGGACCCATTTCCTTACCCGTAGCACCACGATAAATCATAGACAAGTCATCACGGAAACCAAATCCAGGATGCTTAAAGCCACTACCGTCTTCAGCCGTTGCACGATGACGACCGTTCTTCCAAGAATAGTTCATAATGAACTTACCGTTAGAAGTCACATCCACGGAGTCATTATCCTTCATCGTAATCTTTATCCCCATTGTGGGATATGCCTTACTGTAATAGTCCTCGTAGTCCTTCCAAAACTGCGGATTACGCCAACAAGACATCTTACCAAAATCGGGATAGTTCTGGTGAATGTCATACAACATAAACATCTTTTCGTTTTTCTTGGCTTCCTTCTTCTTGGACTCCATCAAATCCAAAGCAGTAGTCCCTTCCTCGTTCGGCTCGCCATACTTCTTCCAAATGGCTTGGGCTTCATCGTTATACCACTTGACATCAAAATTGTCATCGGTATAAACAACCTTGCCAACCGCCATATCGGTGTCCCAAACTTCGCCCGACTTTTCATCATAGGGCATATAGAAGTCGGAGTAGTCCATCACCATCAGATTGCGATGCTTATAGCCAATCTTGGAACAAAGGGTGTAGCCGTCCTGCTGATACAGGTCTTCTTCTTCATCGTAGCCCTCGCCCCAACCCATAACGAAACACAACTCGGTCCCGTCATCAGTTGTTTCAAGAGTCTTCCACCACACCACCGAACCCGATGTAGTAAGGGTCTTGATAGCGGTGTTAAAGTCCTTTCCTGTAATCTTCTTCAGTGCCATAATACACCTTTCCTTTGCCTTATTCGGCTTCTACGTTAATTTCCTTATATCCGTCCTTGAACGAATAAGTTTCAAACTGCTTTTTGACTTCTGCCAAGAACTTATCCGCATTCGCCTGCGTCATCTGTTCTTCGGTCAATTTCATAACCACATCCAGGTCATCTTCGGGATGGCGACCATAGGTATAGTCAAAACTGCGACTAATACGCCCGTGAAGTGTATGTTCACGCCCAAAGTTGTAAAGCCAAATCTCGGCATAAGCGAAAATCTCGCAACCTTCGCTCCACCACTGATTTTCAAAGTCGTAGAAGTCATCGGAACGGAGGTCGCATTCCACGCCTTCCTTCTCGCATTGTTCCTTGTAGGCATCTTCGCACTGCTCCTGCAAGTAATCGTAGTCCTTGTCAATCTTGTCATCTGCGTAGCCTTGACCGACAATGTTGTAGGAAGTGGTCATCCAAGTCTTTTTAACACCGCCATCGTTGTGGGAGATATATCCGCTGTAATCATCACGCTCAATATCTTCCACACCATCACCTAGTTCATACCAGGCATCACACATACCGCCACAAGACTGATTCACGTCATAGTTTTCAAGGATTTCGGTAGCCCCGTCCTTGATAAAACTATCGTAGAACTTCGCCCCTGCGGAACCGCTAGACTCGTGAACTCGGATTTTCATTTTAGACATAGGACTACTCTCCTTAAATCTTTCTCAATGCTGAAATATACATTTTATTTTTCAGTGAACTTGGACAGGTCGGCAGAACAAATCTCGTAAGTGCCCAAGTTGTAGTGGACTTTATCGCCCGAAGGCTTGACAATGCCCAACTCGGCAAGTTTCTGCAACAGCCTGCCGTCCATACTAGAACTTGCAAAAAATTCATTAGTGTCTAACGAATACCCAGGCAAGCACACAGAAACATCCGTATAAATCTCGCCATCGTCACACTCGGCAATCAAGGCAATACCATTCGTCATAGCGTATTGTTCCAAGCGGACCGTGAGATTATTTTCTTCCCCATAGGCTTTATACGTGAAATACTCCGTCCGCTTGCCGATAGGCAACTTACTCTTGCGAGCCTCGGCTACGCCTTCTTCAACCTTGTATTTGTTATACATTTCAATGGTCCACTGCTCGGCTTCTTCAACCGATGTGGTTTCCTTGATTTCACTACCATTAAAGTTTTCTGCAACATTGAACGTGAAAACACTTGCACTCAAACACACTTCCGCATCGGGAGAATACCAAGCGTCTACGACACCTGGAATGTCCGCAAGGTCGTTAATGTCGGACAACGAGCCAAACAATTCCCAATCCTTGCCGTTGCTATCCGCAGCAATCTGCTGCAAGGCATCACGGATAGATTCAACATCCACAAAAGCCACAAGTGCAGGAGCGGACGGCAAAACCGCCTTCTTGTATTCCTCCTGCATAACCTTTTCAACTTCTTCCCTGCTCGGACGGTCCTTAAAGGCAACCATAAGGTAATTATCCTTTACGGTAGCCCTATCCACGTCAAGGGATATGTTTTCAATATCCCAAGCCACATCGGGGTCAAAATCCTCGGTGCCCTTGAATACCGCAAGTGCGTGTGCGGTATAACAAGACGGCAAGAAATCCCCAATTTCGTTCTTCAAGGACTGGGGAAGAAACAGGCTTTCGGCTTCCTGTTTCTTGCTCTCGTGCAAACGGATAGACAATTTCTTGGACATTGTGATACACTCCAATTACTTATATTTTTCCAACTGCTGAAAGACATAACTAAACGCATCGTTAATGCGTTCCTGCTTTCGGGCGAGATTTTCCGCAATTTCAGTAGCAGTGCCATACGCAGAATCGGCAGCACCATCTTGAATGTCTATAATACTCCCCCAAAGGGATTCTATGGGAGAGCGACTACCGATGATAGCAGAAATGTCTTTAAGTTCATCCTGCAAATTTTCAAACTCGCCCTGCAAGGACTCGTTGCTTTCGTGCAAACGGATAGACAACTTTCTAGGCATACCTTAACCTCCAAGGATGTAAGAAATCAGGCTGCCATCATTGGCTTCGTCCTTCTTGATAGCCTTGGCTTCCAAGACCTTGAACGTCTGCGGTGCAGGCTGTTCACGCTCAATGCTTTCGTAAGTAGCACCCGCCTTGCGACGCTCCTTAACGTAATCTTCATTAAGCCCGTTCTTGTTGGCGAATTTCAACTCACGGATAGTTTCTTCGGACATCTTGATTTCTTCCTGCAAGTCTTCCACGAACTTGACGATAGACTGCTTGATGTCCTCGGTCACCTCGGTAAAGTCTTCAAACTTATACGTGTCGTTAGAGCCGTCATCGCAGTTGGACATTTCACAGCCGTTCTTGTCAAGGCTTTCAACGATGTAGGTGCTTCCGTCAAGTTCAACGGGTGCCCCAAGTTCGTTAGCCAAGGAAAGCAGGCTTTCAGCAACACGTTCGTTCACGGATTCTTCAAGGGCTTCCTTCTTCTTGGATTCCGAAATAACCTTGGGCTGTGCGTCAAGGAAACCAGGGTCTTGAACAAAGTCAAAGCGTTCAAGTTTGTAAGTCTTGGGGTCAAGAATGTCGTTGCCATCTTCGTCCTTGCCTTCGTAGTCGCCATCGGCACGGGAACTGACATACATCGTAGTTCCTGCACGGAGAATGGTGTAAAGGGTCTTACCCATATCCGTATTGTAGATGACCGATTCAGCAATGCCCGTCTTCCAATCAATGTTGCGGGTAATATGGGAGAACTTGCCCTCGGCAATATCTTCGTCAGTGATTTCGGCTTCGTGTCCGATACGACCGAACATCTGTCCGTTCTTGAGTTTGCGTTGCACATCTTCGTCTTGACCCGCAACTTCCCAAAGTTCTTCGGTGTAAAGACGATGATTACGGCTTACCTTGCCAGGGCAGAAATGCTGACCCTTGACAATGGCGAGAATAGTGCCGCCGCTCTTGGCAACCTCGGATTGAGCGGACTCGTCCACACGGGCAATATCGTCCACGAACTCGCACTTAAACGGGATATAATCTTCTGCAATTTTCTGCATAGTAAACTAACCTTCCTTATCTACAATAGGTGTAAATGCTACCACAAGTTTATTCCTTGTAATCCATAATCTGCCTAATAAGGGCATCTGCCCATTCATCCATCGGGATTTCATCAAAAGACGAACCCCATACATCGGAGTAGAACTCATTACTAGGTAAATCATTCATCACGTTGTTAATAAGTTTACCAAACGGACCGCTATTAAAAGAACCTAGACCTAGCATCAGTGTCCACCATCCCTCACGTATTTTTTCAACGGCACGGATAAGGTCTTCTTTAGATTTTGGTTTTTCAAAATCTTCGTTCTGCTTGGTTTCGTGAACCTTGATAGTCATTCTACCCATAAGGTTATTCTCCTAAAAATTCAATGAGATTTTCATACGGGGTTTCACCGAAATCTTCGTAGTTCAAGTAACTATCGTTAATATCATCCTTATCCCATACAGCACGGATATTGTCTAACAACTTGCGGAGCAGTTTCTTATCATATCCTGCAAGGAACGCATTATAGAAATCAATCGCTGTAGGAATAAAGTCGGGGTCGTGTTCAAGCAACAGGTTAAGTGCTTCTTCATTATTCGTTTCGCCCACGACTCGTTTCCAATCTTCCACAAAATTCAAATCCCGTTCACTATCCCAACTATAACGATAGGGATAACTACCATCCTTATCTGCGGGAGCATCTGTGTATTCGTCCCAACCCGCATAAAGCCACGGTTTGTCGGGTGTCGGAGCAGTTCCCGCAAAAAGTTCCTTCATAGTATCTACATCATTATTGAGAATAGCCCAACCCATAGGGTCGTGGTCATCCACGTAGAACCCATCAGCGGAACTTTCGTGTGTAACAATATCACCGCTACCATAGACAGAAGCAAGGTCAGCACCGTCGCCACGGGCTTCGGAGTGTTTAGCACGGGGCTTACGAGTAGCCCGCTTTACATTTCTTACAAAGTCATCCCACGAATCCCCTGGGTGCTTACGAACGCCTGCTGAAATACCTTTAAGAACAATATCCAAATCGTCCAAAGTATCACAAGTCATATGCTGATGACCATACATAATGAAAGACACTTCATAATGCGTTTGAATATCACTAGAACCACCAAGACCCGTGAAAGTTTCAGTGTAGATAATGACTTCGCCATAGGGAGAATTATAAACTATCTTCTGCTTTTTCGGGTCAATCTTGGCATCGGGGCTGTATTTCTGTGCGACTTTAAGAGCGTCCTGCAACGCCTTACGGTCCTTGGCATACATACTGCGATAAGGTGCTTGGTCGCCTGTGCGTTCAAGTTCATCGTCATCAAAGACGGATTCGGTAGGCTTTTCGTTCTTACGTCCGACCACGCCTGTCGGTGCGACCCCAAGCGATGATGCAGATGCACCATCTTCGTTCTTAAAACCCTTGGACTTCTTCCAAACCGCATATTCGGACGGGTCATCAATCTTTGCAATAACCCCGTGGAAACCATCAGTTACCATATTGAACCAATCCTTCACAATCAGTTCAATCGCATCGTAAGCCATATCAAACGGCTCGTCCTGCAAGCCTTGATTTACAACCGCCACAATGGGTTCTGCACCAACTACGTGAATATCAAGAAGATGGGAGTCCGTGCCCTTACTATAAACGGAGTGGCAAGCGTCTTCATCCTTACGATAATCCGACTTGACATAGAAATACTTACCGCTCGGATTGTCAAACCCACGGATAAACAATCCCTTAATCACAGCGTTCAAGTCATCCCATTGGTTAGACAAATCCACATCGTCCAAGACAGATTCCGAAATCTTCGTAGCAGAACGGATAGGAGCGGTCACACTTGCAAGGTCGCCAAAGTCGCCATAAGTGCGGGGGAGCAAGGATTCATAACGAGCCTGGGCTTCGTCCTTGTCCTTAAAGGCTTCAACTTTCTTCTTGCCGAAGAAATCCGTATAGGAAATAGTCCAATTAAGTCCTTTTGTCATACAAGCGACCCCTAGCGGTTATGAACCTTGATTTTAAGATGACTTTCAGTCTTGCCATTACCCAGGCTTTCAAGATACTCAATCATAGCATCGCAAAATTCTGCAATCCGCAGTTCATCATAGGAACGTGGAGCGAACGAATCGCCATACAACGCATCTATAGCAGGGACATCTTCGCAGGCTTGGTTGAACCAACCACCATACTCGTTCTCACGCCCAGGAATTACAACGGCATCGGAGTTTATAAGGGTTTCGTTGAACCCATCACGCATTTTCTTAAAGCCGTCTATAAGTTCTTGTTTCGTAATGTTAGACATCGGTTGTCTCCGTAAGTAATAAGTTCATCAGTAAAAATAATAACAAAACCAACCAAGCGGTATGCACCCTACATCAAAATAAGGCATATCCTACGTGATATAACAAGATACCTACGGCTTTTCCACCTCAACATAAGCGTCTGCGGGAACGATGACCCTTGTTCCATCGGTCGCCACGTGTTCTTTCCATTCGGGAGTGCCGTTGAAATCCATAGACGCAAGCGGAATCCCGTTAGGATTATACAAGTCCACGACAATGCTACGGAGCGGTGCCATCTTCCAATCTGCGAACTCGGACACAAACTGCAAGAACACCTTGACGTTCCAAGAGTAGGAAAACAGGTTGCCCTGTCGGAAAGACACGAGTTCTTCTGTTCCCAAGTCCTGTATGACAGTCAAGTTCAAGCCTGCCGTATTATACCCGCCCTCGGACGGGGTGCTTCGGTCATCGTAAGCAAATCGTAAATTTATCGGGACATTATGGATATTTTGATACTCGGCTGCGAACGCCTCGGCAAAATCTTCAATCAGTTCTGCCTTGTTAGACACCAAGACACAGCCCATACCGAAAGACGCAGAAACTGTCTTTTTGAACTTCAACTTGTCATCGGGGGTCTTTCCATCGGCTATACGGATAGAGCGTCTAACAAGATTCTCCAAAGAATCCCTAGTCCAAAACAGGTAGGAATACGGGTCTTCTCGGACCGTTTCCCTGTCCGTCTGCGACTTGCGTTCCATTTTCTTATTGGCTATGTCTTGGTCAAGCAGGCGTTGGGGACCCTCGGCATCCGCACCATAAGCGACTTTCATAGACTTATCAAAGCCCTGCCTAGTAAAGAAATTCCGCATTTGAGCGAAATAAGCCTTGACAGCAATAGACTGCATCATAAATCAAACACCCCACTAGAACAGGACTTTCTGCTGTGCCGGGGTGTGAAGACCCGTAAGCGGACAAGCCGTCATACAATTCAAGCCCATACTACTACCATCGCCAATCGTTATCATATCCGCTGCGATAGAGAGAATACCCTTGGTTTCCACATTAGTTCCCGCCAAGGAATGCTCCACACGGAAACCATCATCGCCACCCTGGAACTCAAACTGCGTTCCGTCCTTGCGACCCTTAAAGATATTCTTGCCCAATCGGATATAAAATTCATCTGTGGTGTTAGTCCCGTTCAATTCCTGGGCTAGACCCAAGACATAGGCTTCGCACAGGTTTCGGACTTCCACGATTACTTCGTCATCCACTTCGTAGGAATAAGAAAGGGGTAGCAGGGGTTTTGCCCAAAAGTCAAGGTGGACTTCTTCCTTGGCGTTCATCGTGCATTGGACTTTATAGAAATCCCCTATCTCCAATATCTTGCAACGGAGAGTATAAGTTCTAGGCGTGAGAGCCTTGCGGAGTGCAGCAGTGCCAAGGTCAAAATTCATACCCTAAATATAAGTAAATTTTGTTATATTAGTAAATACCCTATGAAAGCATATAACCACGAAAAAGCCATAATTTCCCTAACTACGTGGAAAGCCCGCATAAATACGGCAGGGCTAACCCTGTTTAGCCTAATCAAGAAATGTCCAGGTTTCCACATCGTCCTAGTCCTGTCCGAGGACGAGTTCCCCGAAAAGGAAAAAGAACTCCCCGACACCATTATGGCTTTCGTGAATCAAGACCTAGTTGAACTACTTTGGGTCAAACGGAACTACAAGGCTTTCAAAAAAGTAATCTTCACGATTGAGAAATATAAGGGAATACCTGTCATCAGTGCGGACGATGACTGCCTATACACGTGCAACTATGCCGAAAAACTCTACAAGCGGTGGTTGCAAACGAAGGCTGACGTGGTTAGATACACCCCAAGGACAAAACAGATTACCCAAGGTCCTTGCACCCTATATTGTCTATCGCCCACGCTAGTCCAAGAGTTCATCAACTCCCTTACCGATGAACAGATTAAGGCTTCACAAGACGATAACGTATTCTCGCAGTTCCTAACCAAGAACGGGATTAAAATTACCACGAACGTCAATAGCAAGTCCTTGCCGTTCGTATTCCACAACAGCAACAAACCCCTAACCAAAGGGCAACGGAACAAAGCCTGTTATGCCCAATGTTTTTGGTATTGACAATGAAACAATATAACGGAGAAAAGGCGATTATCAGCCTAACCACTTGGAAAGCCCGTATAAATACAGTAGGCTTGACACTATTCAGCCTTTATACGCAGTGTCCTAGTTTCCATATCGTGCTTGTTTTAAGCGAAGAGGAATTTCCTAAAAAGGAAGCCGAACTGCCCGACAGCGTTATGGCATTCGTAAACAAGAACATAGTTGAACTCTTATGGGTTTACAAGAACTATAAGTCGTTCAAGAAAGTCCTATTCACTATGGAAAAATATAAGGACGTTCCAATCATATCTGCCGATGATGATTGTATCTATGTCTGCAACTACGCTGAAAAACTATACGACTATTGGAGAACCACAGGAACACAAGTAATCAGTTATCGTATGTCCAAGAAAGACCCTATGTGTCCAATAGGATGTAGTGTGCTATACGCACCAACGACGTTTGATAAGTTTATCAAGGCGTTCAAGACCTACAAGATAATGAATATGCAGGATGACGGGTTCTACAAAAAAGTCTGTAAGGCACAGCACCTGTCATTCGCAGCACTCTATAAAAAATTCCCGTGTTATTTCCACGACCAAATAAAGCCCATAAACGGAGTATAAATGAACTTAATCGGCAATTCCTGTGTAAGTGCATTTATCAGCAAACTTTGCCTAAAAGAACCTTACGAAAATCCGTTCTGTTGGGCTAAACTAGACTTTGATAGTATCTACGCACTTATAACAAAATACGACAGCCTTGACTACAACAATGTAGAGTTTATCAAAACAGAAAACTACTACACGGCTGTAATAGACAACTGCGTAAAAGTCCAATATATCCATTACCTAGAAGACCCCAATACACCAGAACTTACCTTTGAAAGAGCGAACGTAAAGTGTAGGGATATTCTGCCTTATGTTAAAGAAAAGTATTTTGCCCGTGTCGCTAAAATGCAAGCCGACAAAAAAGAACCCATATTCATCCTTGCTGCGGGATATTGGCAAGAATACTATCTATCCGATGAACAGATACAAAAAATCATAGACGCAGACCCGAAATACAAAATAATCGTATGTATGCCTGTCAGTGAAAAGAACAGACTGACTAGCCAAGGAAACGTGCGAATACACAACCACACCTACAAGATGGGCGTGGACGGAGTTCACAAAAAGATAGCCATATACCTGGCAAGTTATTTCTTCGGAACTAAAGTTTCAGCAACTGACCAAATTTCAAATCTGTCGTAGGGTTCTTATATGTGATATTGCCCGATGCGGGTATGAACGTCAGTTCGGACAAATAAGTTTTTCCGTTAATGGAATAAAAATCCACACGGACACACTTGAAATCCACACACAACTTTTTAGCGAACGCCAACATTTCTTCGTAATTGCTAGGCTTTTCGTCTAACAAGTCATACCTAGCAGGGTGAGCATTCCAACTAACATCCAACATCGGCTTAAAATCCGTAGTATAATAGTTGAAATGCAAGCCCTGTGTAAACCTACCATTTATAACTTGCAAGTATTTAACATCCCCATTAAAGCACACGAACTTATAATCAGTCAAAGATGTCTTTCCAAGATTTTCTTCGTAGCGTTCTATAAAGACCTTACGAGGTATCACGCTATAAAACAACTCATAAGATAGCGACCCGTAATCAACACGAAGCCACTTATTAAGAGTTTCCACTATCTTACGCTTATCTACCGACTGCTTGTCTTTAACAATGATATTGTAGCCACTCCCGTGATTGCATTTTATTACAAACTGACGGGGCAACTTATCAAAGTCAATCTGTTCGGGTCTGTCATACACAGCCAAGATAGGCAGACACAAATCCCGACCAAGTTTAATCTTACAATACTCACGCAAAGTAATCTTATCAGCACAAAACGCTTTAAGGAACGTGGAGTCGTGTATCTTCAACCACTGCAACTTATCTGTGAGTGTTTTAGGGTTCTTCAAGTTTGCAGTAGGGAACATCTTTTTCAAAAGAGGCTCTTTGCTCAAACAAAATTCTTCCCAGGTCATACCATCTTTTGCCATACGAACTCCCGACACTTTTGATAGAGTTTGCCATTACTCATAGACACACGGCTTCTATGATTACATTTCCAAATCCATTCTTTTTTAGACTTGAATTGGTAATGTAATAACTTCAAGGCAGTATCTGTATCAGCCCCAAGATACCAATTACCTTTCAAACGTTCTCCATTACACATATAAGATAACTGATTACCCACAATAGGGTTATGCGTTTCTTTCGTAGGTAATGAATAGTTCACGAGACCCGTAGTCCTAACAAAAGTCTTAACAGGCTTGTTGCCCCCGTCAAATAAGTTAGCCCACTTGTCGTTAGACTCACTGCAATACTCCATAAGGGACATTGAACCCCTATCCGTATTGACATCTTTCGGGAACATATTTTTCCAACGAATAGACAACTTACACATATCACGCCACTTTGACTGATAGTGTAGAATCATATCGTTCACATCGGAAAAATCACGCATCCACAGGAACTCGTCATCATCAATAGGCAAAACCCACCACGCCTTGCTATCGTTATTGATATAACGATTATACAGGCTATACTGATTTGGGAAACCCTTGACTAATTCATAAGAAACGGCATCGCCATAACTATCGCAAACACCCTTGATATTCACAGGGCTTTCATTATCAAATATATGGCAATGCTCAAAACGACACGTAGTCAAATGCCATTCCAACCAATCCTTAAAATCATTCAAGTTGGTTGTCTTGGTCAATAAGACTACTTCAGTTAGATAAATCTTCGGTTGCATTTTCGTCCACAACAGGTTTAGTCGTTGAGCGTTTGTTCTTGATATAGTCCTGCACAAACGCTTCATATTTCAAAACAAATTGTGTATGTTCTGCGGGAGTATAATACGGAACGATACTAGCAGACGCAATAGCCCTGCGACGCCCCACAGTAGCCTTCAAATCCGCTACCTTATTAGTCTTGTTCGGAGTATTCTGCCCGCAGATAGCCTGCACAGCGGGTGCAGACATAGCCGCCTTCGGTCGGGGCATCTTCTTCAATTTCTTAATGGTGGCAAGCACGTTCCCACGGGTCAATTTATTCATAGTAAACTATCTCCAAAAGCCACGACCTGTATTAGTTGCCCCAAAAGTAGTTCCCGAAAAGAAATAGGGTTTCGGGATTCCCGTGTAGGCTTCATTACGCAAGTCGGTTATGTTTTCGGGGTCTTCATCCCTGTTAATCATTATAAATTCTTCCCACTCCTTACGTTCTTCTTCGCCCTTGGATTTCAAATACTCGGCATCCAAGTCAAACGGCTGTGTGGGATATTTAGCAAATGCCAAACGCTCACCTATCGCTTTCTTGCAATAGGCAACAAACAGACACTCCAATTCGTGTGGCAGACCCGCCAAGTATGCGTTGTTCGCAGTCAAGGCGATAGTCACAGTTATAGTTCCCGTTCCGTTAAATATCCTGGTCTTGGTATTCACGAACTCGGACAACTTGCCCGTCTTACCACCGATGGTAACCACCTGGTCTAAAAGAATATCGGGAACGTAATCGCCACTTTCAATAGAGTAGTTATACGTGTTCGTGCGGGGGAACAGGCGATACTTACGATACCAATGCACCGCTTTCTTATACATACGACGAAGGACTTTTTCCGAAATCAGTTCTTCGGTGTCAAGGTCCATTTCTTCGTCAAGAACTTCTCGCAAATCAACAGCCATTTAAGACCTCCCCGCCCGTTGAACAGCCACATCACGAATATGCTTCATAGATTGTGCAAAGTAAGCCAACAAGTCCATCTGCGTGGATGACATAAATTCGGGACCAAGCGTATCAAAAACAATGTAGTTCTTGACATAGCGTTCATCGTCCGCAGTGTTCGTCACGCCTTCCAAATACAGACGAACCTTGTAGTCTATTTCCATTTCGGGACCGACCTTAATCACACCCGATGTCTTGGAAATATACAACAAAACAGGCGTTTCCGTAGTAGTCATATAATGCAAGTTTTCATAAACCTGTGTATCAAGTTCGTCATACACATCCACGGATTCCCAATGCGTAGAATCGTTCGGGGGCAGAACCTCGGCATTATCCACATCTTCTATGCACCTGTAATACGTGTATTCGCCCAAGTTATCTACAACCCACACCGTCGCCCCGACCCTGTAAGGGTCATTGATAGCAAACGGGGCAAACATATCATACAGGTCGGCAAGGACAGCGATGACATTATACTCCACGTCCTCCGAAGGCATATAGGTAAACTCAATGTCCAAAGCAGTAACAGGCTTGCCCGTTTCTCCCCCGTCCTTTTCATACAGGCTCGGCAAAAAACTCGTGCAGGGCATTTCATCGCCCTTGGCTTCGGAAGGAATAGCATCCCAAGTAAGTGCTGCCACTTGCGATACATCTTCCATACCGCTCGTCACATTACAAAGGACAGCCCTCAAATTGGAAAGTTTAGCACCCGTAGCGACAGCCCTAGCCAACGCAAGGTTGCCTTCGTTTGTAAGCATATCATACTTGGTAGCCATAACTAAAATCCTTCTAATTCAGTGTCAATTTTCTTCTTCGCTTTCCCCTGCGACAGACCGCCAACAGGGATAGTCAAAACCACCACATCGCTGTCATACACATCCAGGGTCAAGCCCCTATCGTCAGCCGAAATCGCTGCGGAACACCCCGCAGGCAGAATGCGGTTGGCATACTGCTTTAATTCCTGCATATCCAATTCGGACGCTTCGGTTCTCTTAAACTTTGCCATATACCCTACCAATATACCTTTTTTAGTCTTCTTCTTCAAACGTAAATTTCAACAGGTAGTCCGAACTATCCCCATCTAACACCAACCTATCGGTAAACGGCACTACAATCATACCACGGATATATCCGATGGCATCCCAAAAATACAGGAAACGGGGAACACCCCCACCAATCTTGATGGTATCGCCATCCCACTCAAAGGTCAAGTTCTTCACTTCGGGAGAAGAAACACGGACAACCATATCCTTGAACGAAGCGACATCGCTGACCCAACAGCCCCACAACTTAACCCCATCAAGGGTTTCCCAATCCGCAAACGGGGTGGTTTCATCCATAACCCATTCCGACCCGTCATCAGTCAAGACATACTGCCACATAAGGGCTTCTGCCGACACTTTCAATGTGCTAGTAGCAAGACGGAGCGTAATGGCTGCCATACCCTTGCACAAGTAAACATCCGAACCATAGCGGTCGGGGTCGGTCGGGTTCATTTGGGTAGCGTCCATAAACCCATCAAATCCGTGGTCGCCCGCACGAGCCTTGTAATCATCCGTGCCAGGAGATTCGGGATTTCCTATACAACCTATCGTATAGCGGGATGTCCAACACCACTTGTATCGGAGTTCTTCGCTCTCATAGTCAATACCCGTAGCAACCTTGAACACAAACGAGGCTGTCCCCTGCTTGAATTTCAAGCGGAGATATACTGCGTGGTCAAACGAGAAATAGCGGTAGCCATCCCTTTGGTCGTATTCAACATATTCAGTCCACTCGTCATCCTGCGAATATCTATACAGAACAGACGGATAAACTTCGTTCACTACAAGATTGACGAAATCAAAATACTTTCCTGGGAACAACTTTAAGCCGACCGAACCGCCCCAAGCGTCCTGCAAAGCGACAGGCTTGGAAACACCTATCATACGAGCGTGTCCGACGGTGGCAAGACGAATCTTCAAACGGAAATAGATATAGATAGGAATTTCGTAAGAAAGCAGGCTACCCAAAGCGACAGCCAAACTTGCAAAGGAATCGTCATCTATCCACTGAACACCATCGCCCAAGTCAATGGTGCAGTCCGCAGCCAAGCGGTCTAACAAGTTCGCATCAGCACGATAATATCTGTTGTTCACAGACATATCATAGTCAGCAACATTCCTGTCCGAACCGATATGCGTAAACTTGTAGAACTGCTCCCACGTTTGCGTGTCCTTATTAAACCGCCACACAACATCGGGGTCTTCGCCCTCAACGGAATACCTAATCCAAGGCGGTCCAAATTCTTCATACGCTTCGTTAGGAACACCCCTAGACGGAATGGTATTACCTTCATACCAAATCCTGTCTGCCTTGACAGACTTTGCGATTTCCTTAACCTTGTCTATCTCGGTATAGATGTCCTTGATTTCAGTTTCAAGACCACCTTCAAACTGCGAATACACCACGGATGGATAAGCCCTACGCAAGTTTTTAAGGTCCATACCGATGGCGTTCATCGCAGCCTTAATGCCTGGGAATGTTTCCCTAGTCCTGTAAAGCAACGCCCACAGGATAACACTATACTTTGAACCAAGAGCGTCCACGAGCGGATATGGAATATCCACCAACTTTGCATACAGACGGAACGCTTCTTCTCGGACAGGACAGGTCTTACACACAACAGCGTTGGCTGCATTCGTATAAGGCTTGATAATCGGGTCGCTCAACAGCGTATCGTTGCTTTCGCTATACACTTCCGTCCAATGCGGATTCCTGTAATGTCCAGGTCTGTAAGTTTCTTCAAGACCCTTTTCTTCAATAGTCGTATCGTTTCGCTGATATATCGTAAGGACGTTATCCTTAATCACCGAAACCAAGTCGCCCGCAGCATAGTCATAAAAATACTTGCGGTCGTAATAGCCCCAATAATGATGGACAGGGAACGCACGGAGCAAGTCCATCTTGAACATATAGCCACCGACATCAAGCACAGCCCACAAGGATGTAAGGTCATACTCGCCATCGGGCAAACCCATAGGCTCAACGCTGTAATAAACACCCTGCAACCAATAAACGTGCTTTGACCCATCATCATCTTCACCAAAAGCCGTAGGTAGCACACTAGCAATAATAGTCTTGGTTTCATCATTAGGGTCGGGAATTTCCCTAGTCGGGATATTTTCAAGAGCGTAGTAATCCGAACCGCAGTAAGATACCAAACTGCCCGCTTCATAGGTGTCCTGCTTGGAGAACAGCGGACACAGGAGATTTACTCCAAGAGTTCTCGTCAATCCGTTCACGACAACTTCCGTTCCCGCAGGCAAACGAGGACCGGTTATGAACAGGCGATTATCCACCACGATAGCACGGGCATCCCTGTATTTCATAACGGCAAACTGACTTACCGCAGCCGAAAGGTTAGCCTGTTGGAAATTGTAGATAGGAACACCCGCTTCGTAAAGGGCTTCCAAGAACTGCGGTTCAATAACCTGTCGGTTCAAGTCTGCCACAGCCCTGTTTTCCCTATTCCACGGAGTAATGATATGTCGGAGAAGCGGGGGTTCTTCAATAGACACCCAAGACCGCCAAATCGGGGTCATCTTCTCGCCACTCACAGAAAGCGTAAAATCCAAAGAATAAAGACCAGGCGTTTCGGGGTTCGGATGGTTTACCGCCACCCTATCCGAAACGTCAATAACGTGGTCGCCATAATACACCTCAACACGGGGGTATTCAATAGTGTAATCCACGTATGCGTCCACTTTAAGAACTTCTGCGGGCAACTGCGTAAGGTGTATCGTAGGCTTAACATCCGTAGGAACAGGACCGTCAATGTAGCCACCCAAAAATTCCTGCCAATAAGTAGATAAGGCTTCGTCATCAACAGGACGAAGAATAACGCCTTCCGCAGAAGCCGACACAACAATGTAATACTGCTGATACGAAGTGTTAATAAAATCTGCCATTAGAACCACCCTATCCTTACTCGCATATTAGCACTTGTCATCGGGAGCATATAGGCTTCCCATCTATCCTTGCTTTTTAGACTCCACGTAAACAAAAAGTCAATAGCCGAATGTGGGGGAATCCTAATAAAATTCAAGGCTTCAACTTCACCATCATAGTTATTAGAACTGCTACTGCTTTCGCTACTATCGCCCTTAACCGAATTAGCAACAGCCATACCGATAGATGTGGCAGCACCCACCACTACACCCAAACCAAAGGACGTGCCTTTATTGCTAGACACAGACTTATCTTCTACCTTCGGAGAAAGCCTACCGAACGACCAAGCATTACAGGCTATCACAGCAGTGTCCGTTGGATTTTGAACCGTCAAAATCATATCCCTTTCCGAAACAGACGGGGGCAATATAGTAATCTTCACGTGTCCATTTCTATAACCACTCGTTTCCTTTAACGGGTAGAGCATAGTAATACTAGGCGGGGATGTCAAAGGTAGCGGAGCAGAACGGTCCTCCCCAAATTGGGTAAACTCCGTTCGGACATACTCGGAATTATACTTAATACCCCCAAAAGAAAGTCCAACCGACAATATAGGAATGGCTACGTTTATACCCGCCCCGTCCCGTTGCAATCTATACCAATCCTGGTCGGTCTGTGCATCACCAAATCTAAACTGACCCGTCACACGATACACAGGACGGATTACGTGGTTCATACCAATCTGCGTCCATTGGGATAAATCATAGCCCACACGATACTGCGAAATAACTTGCACAGGCATAGACACTCGCAGATTGGACAGGTTAAGCGTAGGATAAGCGGAGTCATCATTAAACCGCTTAATATAGCCATCATCACATTCATACCTGTCTATGGTTGCCGTGTCGCTTACATTACAATACGACGTGGTTAAATTACCCGAAACCTCTATCCTGGAAATTTCTGCGTCATACGGGAGCGATACATCGTTAGCGACCAACTCCTTAATAATACCGCCAACAATCTGCATATCCTCTTCTTCACTGCCGATTTCCCGCATAGGGGCTTTAAGCGGTGCAGACTGAATGAGCAGTTTCATCGTGTCCCGATAATACTTTCCGTTCTGCACAGAAACAGACGTAGGTTCGGGTATAAGTTCTGCAACCCCGCCAATAAGCAACTGCATATAGGTGGAATCACAAATACTCCGTATAAGTTCAAAAGTCGGAACGATGTCCACGGAACCATCAGCCCACTTAATCTCCACTATACCCTTATCTTCGTGACCATCTGCGGGCATTACGTCATACAAGGCTTGTAGAAAAGCCTTGACATCAAACTGCAATTCACGAAAAGTGCGGGTAGCGGTATGGGCGTTAAGCATTATGCCATCTCCAAAGCGTAGACAACTTCCCTAGCAGTAGAACCACTGCCAGGTTTGTTAAGGCAATTCACGATATAACGAACACAGGAATAAGGCGGGATAGTCACCATATCCCCAAACTCAACAGATAGCGGAACGTCCGAATTAACCATACACGTGACTTTCATAGTCCTATAAATCTTCCATTCCTTGTCAAGCGTTTGGTAATAGACTTCCTTGCCTATATCCGTTTGGGCAAAGTTGGTAAGATACCACATACCATTACCACTACCGCCATTACTATAAGCACCCGTAGGAAACGCCAACAACGCTGCGAACTGACATTCATCCCTATTGACAATGTTAGTAACGGGATAGAAAGCAGTAGAGTTCGGAAGGTTCACGAACACCGCCAAGTTAGCCGGTGCAGACATAGTAGAATAACGAATCCACGCAAACCGATACTTGAAATCGTCATACTCATTATTACCGCATAACTTAATCATATCGGGAACAGCCGTAGCATTCTGTATCGGAGCATCCGAAGAAAGCAACGGGAATCCTGCATCAGCAGGGGTCAAGGCGTTGCCACCCTCGTTTATCTTCCATTCCCAATAAGACGCACTGCCTTCCACACCAACAAGGTTCGCAGCATTGTTTATAGCAGAATTATTCCGATAGAATATATTACGGACATTCTTCGGACGGAACTGCCTAGCACCCAAGAGCGTCAAACCTTCGCAAGTCAAAGAACTATTCACGTTCAAATTCTCCACACGAAGGTTCTTTGATTTAAGGGATGTCGCTGTGAGCCTTTCAAAGTTCATAGACCCGAAACTGACATTACCGCCCGATACGGACACTTTACCCTTGATAGATTGAATATACGCACTATCCACGTTCACGTGCTTGGCGATACAATTCTCAATAATGGATGCGACAAGTTTGCTACAAGACACGGACGTAGCATACCCATTACCATCGGTCACGCACAGATAGCCGTTAGCGTCCACCGACAACTTTACCTGTTTACCGCCCGTGGTCTGCCCACCCAACAAAATCTCGTCAAACTTGCCATTCTTGTAGTTGCTGACAAGTTCAAGGATAGTATTCACAGTAATGGTGTATTTGCCCATAGTGAACGTGACAGGCTCTTTTCCACTGAACAAAGCCTTCAGTTTCAAAATGAGTTCAACAAAGTCATCATTAGCCGACTTCATCACTTCAAGGGCGGTAGAACTATCTGCAATACTAGACATCAGTAATGCTCCTTATGCGTGTTAATCGGTAATCTCTTGGTCAAGAACTCGTAAAATAGGAACGGAGTTTTGACCAGGTGCAGCCCATACCAAGAACGTAGCCATCTTGCCAAGTTCAATAGAAACCGTCGTCACCTGTTGGTCATCATCACTATGGTGGATATGCAACGTAACCGCCCCATAGGACACAGACCCATCATAACTTGTGTTCGCCCCAATAAACGTAACGAGTGTGCAATACTGCCTGTTAGACGCATACAGGGTTTCATTCACAGCGGGTGCTTTGATATACAGGTTGTATTCCGAAATATGTTCATCAGTAGCCGAAGCAGGGTAGCCCAACCAAATAAACCTTGCAAGTTCAAACAGGCTCACACGGATTTCGGGCTTTTGGGCTACACGGCAGGAATAATAAGTATTGTTCAAATTACGAACAATGCCCAAATTACTCTCATACTTTTCATAGGGGTCTGTAAAACTACCGCCATCGCCCGAAATCCACGTTTTAGCCGTCTGCTGTGTCGTAGAAATATGACCTGTTCCGGGGCCATATTTAGTCTTTAACTTTATTGAAAAAACTTCGGGGTAGTCCAACGACAACCCTTTAACAAGGTCTTCACGTATCTTCGCAAGGTTATCTACCTCGTGGACGTGATTAGACAACACTATCTTCACGGTCCGTGGAGTAGTCGTATCACAAATCAAATCCCATTTGGTAACGATTTCGGCAATATCGCTCTGTGCTTCCGCAAGCATTTTCAATGCGGAAGCGAAATCTACGAGTGCAGCAGGCATTTGTTCCATAGGTTATTTCCTCGCTCCAAGAATTTCAGTAAGGTCCACAGACAGCATACTAGGTGGAACATAAGTCGCAGACGGCAACGGCAACTCTACTTCCATCTTTGAGTTATCCACCGCCACCAACCGCAACATCACATACACGGAGGACAGGTTGAACTTTTCCGTCAGCAACGAGTTCAACGTATCGGCTCGCAACACCTTACCAACGTGATAGCAAATATAATCTTCAATCGTTGCACGAACTTGCTGTTGCATAGTATAGGGGGCGGTATATTTGATTTCAACCTCAACCCCGACTTGCCCAAGCGGTTCAACCACCACGGACGTGAACCCAAGTTTACCCGATATGTTGAAATACCCCTTAATCTCGGATTCAAAGATAGACTGCGTAAGTTGCTCGTAATCATCAAACCGATAACTGACGTTATAGGCTACACCCGTAGACTCGTCATCTTCAAGTTCAAGGGCTTCTTCACGGGTAACCCAAAAGCGGTCTTCGCTATACAACGAAATATCTTCTTCACTACCAGGTTCAACAGTCTGCCCACCATCACGCAAAGCAAGCCAAAGTTGCTTCGTCTTGGAATGATACACGACATCGCCTTGATAGTAAACCCCGTGTTCATCCCAATATCTGCGGTTCTTCAAGACAAGCCCCGACAGCACGATAGTCGCATTGTCATACACACAAGCAGACGGATAATAGCGATTGTAAATCTGCGACAGGGAGTTCCCGTTAGCCAAAGACATATAGAACACCCAACCTCGTTTGGACGAAGGCAAGCCCCTATGGTTCGGGTCGGAACAGATATACACGTTCCCCATATGGACAACCATTTCCCCAGGATTGTATCGCTTATACTGATTAAACTTGTAGCGTTCAAAGAAAATCTTGGCTTCGGTCTTTCGTCCGTTCTTGGCATCCACGTAGCCTTGGTTCAAAAGCGACATAGTTTTCCAAGTAGCCCAATTATACTCCCTACGAGCAAAACAGGACTTAACGAACGGAACTTTACTGACCTCGGTAACAAGGTCACGTTCGTCCGTAATCTTACTAGCAGCAAAAAATTCAGCAACCGCACGGGAACGCAACGTAGTAGCAGAATCCCCCGTATTCATCGGAGAAAGCATAGGGGTGCTTTCGCCATTCAAAACCACTTCCGTAATATCACGATTGAACTTGATAGACGAATGGTCCACGGGTGCAAGACTTTCGCACTTAACATAGGACACGATGACCCGCTTAATCGGGGCTTTACCCTTGCTGTTATAACCCTTACCGAAGATTTCGCCATCCCCAAGGGTCAAGGTCATACCACGAGGAGTATGCTGTAACAACGCCGCCTTGGAGTTATCGGGCATACCCAAAAGTTCATCAAGCGACCAAGCCAAGTCCAACCAAATGGGGGCTTCGTCATTGTCCATTTCCAACTTGATTTCAACGGATTCCGACCATATAGACTTATAAGTTTCCCCGATATAGACAGGGGCAAAAATACCTGGGGTATATCCGTCAAATCCCGAATCTATGGTCTGTTGGACATAATCGCCTGCACAAAACAAGGCTTCGTATTCCGTTCCCTTTTCGGAACCCTCAACGTGTCCTGTTTCGTTAATCTTGAATACAATAAGGTTAGTCTTCGTGCCATCTTTAAGAGCGATAGTTCCCAAAGAACTCCAACGAGTATAAGTCCGCTCCGACCAAAAACGGAACGGAGTAGCATAGTTAATCTTCGGGGGAGTAATAGACTCAATGCTGTTAAGCAAGACACCTTCCGCAAGTTTGAGCAGATATGCGTCATTACTATACAGGACATCCATATTCAACAAATGGGACGCAGCACGGGCGGTCACAGCGTCAAGCCCATAAACGAGCATTTGCAGGAAAGAGCGGGTCTGCTGTCCAAATACTGCGGAGTCCTTGTTGAGCGTGGCTGCGGAACGCCCCAACCTTTCCTGTATAGAAAGGTTAGCCAGGGCAAAATGGTCAAAGAACTGCTGTGCCATCGTTCATACCTCAAACTATCGCATTTACGTCAAATGTTTCAGTTCCAAAAGTCAGTTGCAAGTCCACTGTAAAATGGTCATCCCCTTGGGGAGAAATAACGTCTATCCCCAAGATTTCGTCCTCACGAACCACCTGTGAACGGATTAAAATTTCGTGGATTTTCCGCTTGACGGACGCAATACCTTGAAAATCCGTATAATCGCCAATAGCATCCCCAAGACTAGGAATCGGGGGGTCAGTATAGCCCAAATCCCCAAAAGCCAAGATAACGCACTTACAAGCCTGCAAGCGTTCTTTGCTACCGACTATTAAAAGTTCGTTTGTTCCGTCATAATCGTGGTTAAAATCCATACCTTAAATATATATATTTTAAGGCAGGATTAAACCTCAAAGGAACTCTTATTCGGGTATTTGCCTGCCAAATAGTCCTTTGTAAGCCTTACGTGCTTGCCATCTGTGTCATTAAAGCACACAACCTGGCGGGTATCGGCTTCTGCGAACATCTGCTTGGAGAACGTAGGCATTTCAAAATAACCCTTATGGGGGAACTTGTCGCTGTGGACAGACATCCCCGCCACATTTTGAGCCATCATCAACATCATATGGTTATAGTCGTGGTCTCTACGCCACTTGCCCAAACCCTTGGAAATTCTATCCCACTCGTCATTCAAGAACGCCTTACAGAACTCGGCATTGTAAACCTGGAACAAGTGATGCCAATGATAATAGGGCAATGGCTTGGCATAGTGGTCCATAACCAACTTATGCCCGTTCGTCAAGGTTTTACGGAACTGATTGAACACGCCATAAGCATCACGGCTCTCAAAGAAAGCCAAAGGTTTCCCGTCCTGCTCAAAGCAAGAATCATCCACAGGGGCATTGACATACATATCGTCATTTGACAAAATGAAATTGCCCTTCAAGTCCAATTCCTTAATGGCACAAAGTTCAATAGTGCTACTATTGAAACAGGGTCTATGCTTATCGGGAATAAACTCGTTATGGTAATGGGCTACAATGCGAGGGTCATCTTTACGCAAGAATGACGGGAACTGCGACGGTTGCATTAAGAGCAGATGAACCTTGGTCAAAGACTTGTAGTTCTGCTCCAACGCCCGCCACCAATACTTGAAAAGCCCGTGGCTAGAATACCTACGACGAAATGGCACGAAGAAAATCTGTCGTGCCTTTTCATTCTTGGGGTGTAAGTTCTTCGCTTTTAGAAAAACATCAAGCCAAGCATCGTCATCGGATTCCACAAAGGGAATGACTATATCCAAAAGGGTGTTGCTCCTTTAATCGCAAATCTTCTTACGGGTGTTTTTGTTAGACGCACTTTCAGCGGTCTGCTTGCCATCAAACTCAATCTTGACGGTCTTGACACCCTGCGGAATTTTGACGATTACTTCGTCCATCTTCTGTGCCATTAGAAATTCTCCTTGTTCCTACGACGACGCTTTCTCGGAGTTTCTTCGGTCGGAACTACGTCAGTCGGAGTTTCATCGCTCGGAACAGACGGCTGTTCAACAGAAGTTTCTACGGGTTCTTCAACCTTGGTTTCCACGACAGGTTCTACCACCTTGGGCTGTTCAACGGGAGTTTCCACAACCTTGGGAATTTCCACCTTGGGGGCTTCAACCTTGGGCTGTTCCACAGGCTTTGTAGCCTTGGGAGCGACAGGCTGTTCCTTCTTTACGGGCTTCGGCTGTGCAGGCTTCGTCTGCGTGGGCTTGGCACGACGCTTGTTAATGAGCGACTTGAGTTCGGACAGTTTCTTGTTCATCTTTCAGTTCCTTTTTGTTCTTGGGAGCAAGGCGAGCCTCAATCTCCCCCATTCGTGTTTCAAATAAATGTAAATAATTTCGGAGAACTGCGACACGGATTATGAGAAAAATATCAAGGATTACCGCTAGAATCAGCAGAATCGTGAGAATTAGTGTTGATGTTGCCATTTTCCACCTCGGTTTTATTAGGACGTAAGAGAATATCTACTTGTGCCTGCAAGTCATCCAAAAGTGTTTCTTGGAATGCCAACCTGTCTTTCACGCCCGTTATTCCAAAACGAACCTTGGTATTGGCTTCCCGCAAAGCACGAAACAACTTTTCAAACTTTTGGAACTGCTCCATAGCCTTGCGAACCTGTATCACAAGATACACACAGGAAATCAGCAAAGCCAATGGCAAAATGCAAGATACAATTTGACTTAACAATTCCATAGACATACTCATACAATAAATATAGCACCATACTTACTTTTTCAAGTAAACACAAGCAACTACATCCTTACGAATAGGGCGAATACGGATAAATCCCGTAGATGTCGCAGCCGTCTTACAAGACGAGCCACCGCCCCCCGCTTCAAGCATCAAACCATCCCCAAGGGCTACAGCAACGTGAGTAATCTTGGATGTAGATTTCCCAAAGAATAGAATATCCCCATCGTGGGCATTATCCACATTCCCTTCTTTCCAAGTAGCCGTCTTGGTAAGGTGGTCATACAATCCCTGTGCGGTCGTATCAGCACCTGTGTATAGACCAAAAGCCCAAAGACCTTCTAGGACAAGCCCACTGCAATCAAAGCCGTGGGCAGTCTTTCCTGTTCCATTCCCACCCCAAATATACGGGCGACCAATAAAGGTTTTCAAATACTCCGTAAGCGTCATACAACTACCCCGCTTCCTTTGCAGACCATCTAAACGTGAAAAGCGTCCTGTTCGTGTCCGTCAAGAAATCATCTTCTTCATAGGCAGACTTTCCAAATGCACGAACAGAATAATAAACCACGTTCCGCTTAATTTTACCCATACCCGCCCATTCAAGACCATCACGCAAGAACTCGTCCGAAAGTTCACGGGTAGCAGGGTGTTCCCCCTCGCAGGCATCACAGGGAGTGTAGAACGCATCGTGAATAAGATAAATCAGTGATTTCTTTTCATCGCCAACCTGGTCAATGAACCCGTCCACAAAGCGACCGCCACTGCGGAAATTCGTAACAAACCCTGCCTTAAAACCAAACTCAAAGCAACCAATATCCGTAATCACGGATATGTTCGTGTCCTGGGATAACTTGTAATAGCGATTTCCCGTGGGAGTAACCGCCAAGCAAGGTTTATCCATAACTATGGAATAGATATTCATTTAGAACCCCCCTGCTTATACCTTTCGGATAATGCACCTTTAATGAAAGCAACATCACCCGCCATTGTGTTTATACGCTCGTAGATAGCGTTAAGTTCACCCGACCGAGCCTTGTTTGCTTCCTCAAGGTCTTCTTCAAGTTTCTGTATTCGCTTGGCGTGGTCACGTATCACAAATGCAGCCCACGCTAAACATAAAGCAGCAGGCACACCTATAACACTAGATAAATTCGTAAGCACATCTAAAAGTTGTTCCATAAACTAACCCTCCATTGATTACGAATTTGCAGTAGCAATCGGAGTAAAACCTACGGCTGACCACCCGCCCCCAGATGTAATGGTAGCACCAATATACCCATACTGACCATCTGCCGTAATCGGAGTAGAAGCAAAGAAATATACAAGACCAGCGTGTGCCCTAACCGCACGATGCGACAGAAACAACTCGGCATCATCATTTTCACTTACAGAAACGTGCGAAATCAGCAAAGTCTTACCCGCTTCGTAAGCATTATGCAATTCTTGATAAGTTGTAGTTCCGTAAGTCACAAGGAATATAGGAGAACTACCACTAATAGATTTAGGAGTAGCCGTCCAATCGTAAGTGCTGGAATAAAAACTATTACTATACTCCATAAACGAACCATCGTCCTTCGGACTTTCCCTAAACAGGACAGAAGTTCCCCCACTAACTACCATAGCAGTTCCGCATACAGTTCCATCACGACTTGTGCGGATAAGCATTATCGGCATCTTACCTTCAGCCATAGCCGTAAGAATATCCGTAGCCTTCACCAAATGACCATCACTATCCCTACAGCGGTTCGTATCACTTTCATACTCATAAACCGCAACGGGAGGTATCTTATCCAATGTATAATTGAGAGCAATTACTAACCCATCAACCCCTGTAAAGTTTGCCTGTGTGGAAGTAGCACTATCACAGATAAACAGGGAGTCGCCAAATACATAATACCAACCCTTTGTATAACGCAAATCCGTTCCTGTAATCTCCAATTCTTCGCCCGCATTAGGGTCATACAGATTAGGGTCAATCAAATGGCGAACACCATACACTGCACCGCTAGTAATAGGGTCTTTACTATTTTCTACAGGTAGAGCATCGGGATGTTTCCATACAAGAAACGGGGGATTAGCATTAGTCTTGGCTACCAACACGTCCCCAGGGGCAAACTCACCATCTGCATCGGGCGGGGTAATCGGAATAATAGCACCCAAATCGTTGCCACTACCCATACGGATAACGACAAGTCCCGTGCCCATCTTCTTTTCAAGATTTACGGGAGCAAACACAGGCGGTTCAGCACGACCACTGCTAGTATATGCCTGGAACATAGAAGACTTGATGTCGTGTCCATCTGCGTCCTTATAAGCCATTTCCGCAGCAAATTTAACATCATCAAGACTAACCCACAATTCAGTGTTCTCATCATAGGGAGATTCAGCCTTGACCACCGATGTCCAATCGCTAGTCCCGTCTTCTTCTCCCATAAACAAACTCTTGCTAGTAGGAACAGGAATAGCCCCATCGCCTGCGGGGATAAGTTCATCGCCATACTTGACATACAGCAAACGGTCCGTAGTGCATAAGCCCAACTCACGCTCAATAAGTTTTTCTTGGAGAGTTGCCAAATCTCCCGCCCGAATCAACTGCTTGGATGCTATCTTTGCCATAAGACTAAATCCTCATATTCAACTTAAATATAATTAAAAAGCCCGATACAGGGTATCGGGGTTCTTCACATTTAGACCGCTACGGCTACATTATCCTGTCCGATTAACTGCTCTGCCCTTTTCCTAGCCCTCGCAGCCTTCTTCCACGCAGCCCTTTTAGCCTTAAATTCGGGGTCGTTCTTATGCTTCTCGTAATATCTCCGTTTCTTTTCTTTGACCTTTTCGGGATTGGCTTTCTCCCACTCCCGTTGCAATCGCAGACATTCTTCCCTATTAGCCCAATATCGTTTCTTACTCCGTGCCCTAGCCCCAACCTTTCTCTTTTCCTGGGATTCGGGAGAGCGATTAGGATGCTTTATGTGCTTGGGCTTCACCACGATAGGTGTTTCAAGTAGTCTAGCACGGAGTTTAGACCAATCTATTGTATCAGCCACAAATATCCTTTGTTTGAAAAAGGCGGTGCAGGGAACCGAGAACCCGCACCGCCCCGCCACACGCCAATGAGCCTGCTACAAAAGTAGCGACGTGTGACTGTTTCCACCCTTATGGAAGCAGACAGGACGGAATGGCTACAAACCGAACCTGTCCTTTCCAAATATACTCAATTACAGGCGAGTGCGTCTTATGTGTCTTGGCTTTCACGTGCCCATCGGGGGTATTTTAACCCGAACTACAAGTCCATTCTCGTCCTCCTTCCAATAGACATTAGCCCGCCTAAACGCCTTGCCCATTTGTGATACAAGCAATTCAGCCTGGGGTGAGGCTACCTTATGAAAATGGAGAGATATGGACGTATAGCCATCGTGTTCAAGAACATCCTTGCCTTCAAGCGACAAGCCCTGCCGTTGCCAAATACCCTCTGCTCTCACAAGCAACTTATGAGCGTATGCGTTCACTTCTGCTTGCCTTCGTCAGCCGTGGGCTTGGGGAACTTGTTATAGTTAATACAAGCCTTAACCCCGCCCATACGATTGGCACAATAAGTCTTGGAATTACACGTATTGCAAAGAGATTCTTTTGCCATCATTATTCCTTTGGTTCAACTACATCTGCGGTGTTAAGCAAGATGTGATACAACTGCTCCGACAGCCCAAAGCGGTCTTTGTTCACTTCAAGCGACTGCCGAATGTTGCCACCCTTGTTTCGCTTACAGGCTGCAAGCCAATCAAGCCACATTTCTACCAACTGCATAAGGTTCATCCCATCTATGCCGTTTTCAAAATGTTGCGGGTGGTGGTCATTGACCTCGTAGTGATGGTCAAGAGCAGGACCAAGATATTCAAGCGATTTCTTGTATTCGTCCGAACCATACTGATGCTTGGACAGATGTTGGTGTGTGCCAACATAATCAAAGCGTTCCTTTTCGGGGTCGTGCAGTTTAGATTCATCGTGTCTTTCCGCACGGTCCATAATGTCCGTGCAGAAATCCGTGGCAAAGTCCACGACCATTTGACGATGGGCAAGCGTATCTTGTGTAGAGTCAGCCATTAGACCTTACCCGCCTTCTTGCTGATTTCATTTTCAATCGCCTTGGCATTAGCACGACGGAGCAAGGACAGACGAACAGCAAGCGTATCACGATAGTCACGCATAAAGTTGAACTGCTCACAAAGCAGTCCATACTGTTCTTCGCCTACCTTTTTGATAAAGGTATCGCCCAAGTTCAACGCAGCATTCAAGCGTTCAACCCTGCCTGCAATTTCGTCAAATTCCACTTCAAGAGAAACGATGACTTCGGCAACGCTCTTTACAGGGGTCTTCTTGATATTCTTCTTTTTAGCCATTGTAGTAATCCTCCATTAAACCTTGGATGTTCCTTCCACGCCACGCTTTACACGGGCATTAGTTCTCTTACGAAGCCACATAAGGGCTTCTTCAATCTTCGTAATAGCACAAGCGTTTTCACGGCACTTGTATTCGGACTTTTGGAAACTTTCAAGACGGCACAAGACCATACCAAGCAAGTCTTCATTGGCAACGCCATTCACACCATTTTCCTTGATAGGACCTTCCTGGAAATTCACAACACCGACCACAAGGTTCTGCCCCTTGTGTTCACCTTCGGTATCGGGCTTGGCTGCGATAACCTTAAAGTGGTGCGGAGCATTGAACTTGTAATCCGCTTCGTGAATAATCATCGTGTAATTCTGCGTTAGCAAGTCGTGATTGAGAACCACATAACTAGGTGCATTATTCACATCGGATTTCTTGGCAGCACCTTTCTTCACTGCGGTCTTTGCACCCTTTTTCGGAGTAGCCTTGACCGCCTTCTTCGGAGCGGTTTTCTTTTCTGTCTTCGGAGCAACTTTTTTAGTAGCCATTGGTATCTTCCTTTTTTAGAGTTAAACACTATACATTCCGTAGATAACACCCAGGATAAACACAAAGATTACCCCGATGAAATACATTACGAACCTACTGATTTCCGTCTTCTCATTAAAGAGCAAAATGAACGGGTCAAAAATTTCCTTACGCATAGTAAGTTCGGGTCGCTTGAGTGCAGGCTTTTTCACGGGAACACCCGCCAACTCCACGAGAGCCGTATAAATATCCCTTTGGAAATCTTCCAAGTATTCCACAGGAACACGCTTGACACGTCCGTGCAAATTATCGCCACCGATTTCGCCATCTTGTAGGATTCTAGGTTCTTCGGTATCATCGCCAATAAAAACAGTAAAGGTATCGCCACAATAGATACCCTTGTGTGCAGATACCTCCCAAATAGTCGGTTCTACAACCAAGGTATGCGGGCGACACTTATAAGAATCCCAAGAGTCACCCAAGAAAGTAGAAAGCACACCACTAGCCGAAGATATTGTCCATATACGGCAAGGCACGATACCATCATTCCCCATAAATCGGGCGAACATACGACGGTGGCAGATGTCATAGCATTTCTTTACAGCGTGGTCGGCATCTACACAGGAACTATGCCATTCTTCAAACAAAGCACCTACAATCGCCCTGCCGATATAGAAATGATGGGTTGTAATCGGAATTATCCCAATGTTATTCGGGAACATATTTTCTTCAAGAACGATACCCTTGTTCGGAAGCAGAACCTCTCTAAAATACGGAGATACAGACAAGCCGTCAAGTATCATAGCCATATACGGACTATCATCATCCGTAATATAAAGAGCCATATCTATCGGAGTGCCTGGTATCAAAGTCCACTTGCTATGCGGGTCTTTAACCAATGTAAGAATATACAGGTCATACAAGAAGCCAACCACCGCAGCGGTAGTCCTGCCTGCACCCAAACAACCCGCCATAATCACGTCCGTATATTGAGAACGCAACGGGTCTGCATACACATCCTTGAGAACACCCAACCAATAAGGATAGATGTCTTTGAACACCTTACCCAAGTATTCGGGGTCTTTTATGAATGTTTCAATATCTACAGGAATAGCCTTCAAGTCCTGTGGTTCTAGGTTTATCATAACTGCTCTCTCCTTGCCCATTCTGCAATAAGGATAGCGTCAGCGTCCTTATGCTTGCGAATAACCTTTTCTTGGTCGGGGAACAAACGAAGCCCGATGTCCATAGACGCTTTCTTCAGTTCTGGGGCACCCTGCACACCTTTAGGCAACAAAGCCCCCTGCCACTGACGGGAGTCAGCATACAGATGGGGGATTCCCAAATCTTCAATGACACACAAGGTCGCTTCAAGCGAACGGGCTGCTGACACGGATGCCTGGAAACGCATAGGGTTAATCATAGGTCGCTCAATCACAGCAACAATTTCGCTAGAAGCAATACCACTACCCATAAGGTCAATGAGCCACTGCTTCAAAGCAAGATGGTCAATGCGAGAAATAATCTTCTTCGCCTTGGTATAACTCTGTTCCTTGATAATCGGAGTTTCAATGATTTGGGCAGGACAATCGCCTACACAGGCAATAGTTCCCGTAGTTCCGTTATCCACGCCAACATAGATTTTATGTGCCATATTAACCTAATGCCTCATCTATCTGCTTAAAAAGTTCTCGTTCTGCAACCACATCGCCTGCACAATACTGACCGATTTCGTCCGTCCTACCCTGTCGGAAAAGGGATGGAACTTCCGAACCGCAAACAGAACCCTTGGGGTCTTCAATGTTAAGGAGCAGGCAAGCGGAGCGTAGCGACATTGATGCACCGCCACCGAAACGCATAAGTTCCATCGTGTCAATATGCGGAATATCCCACGGCTTCTTTCCGCTGAAATTAAGAGATTTCGGCACATACCTACGCTGTGCCATAAAACGCTTTGCCAAGAAAGGAATGTCAAAACCCTTAATGTTATGACCAATCAGTATCACGTTTTCGCTGTCAAGGAACGATTCAAGAGTTTCAAGCATTTCTGCTTCTTCTTCTACACTCCCTGCCGTCAATACCTTTGGAGCGTCATCACCATAGGCATTGGCATAGGCAACTGCACAAACCATACCAAACTCTGCGTGGAGAGCAGCCATATCTTCCAATTCCTGCCCTTCCTTGCCAGGGTATTTTGTCGCAGCCCAAATCGGGTAGAACGTGTCCATAATCCCAGGACGGGGAGTAGTTTCTATGTCTATAACGAATTTTCTAGCCATCAGTAATACCTCTTAATTAAGATATAGCAACATACTCTCAATTTACAACAACGCCCTTCGGAATAAACACCCGAAGAACTCTCTCACCCTGTTCCTTTTCTTTCTCTATGGTCATCCCGTCCTGCGAAGCAATCGCCATTTCCTTACGTTCTTCGGAGAACATACGAATGTCCTTTTCAGCCTTGTCCAACAGGTCATTAAGTTGCTTAATCCGTTCCATAAGAATAGGAACTGACACGGAAGCGACACACGCCTCCGCAACAACGTGCATATCTACCTTACCATCTTGGAGTAATCCATACATACGACCTACGCTCACATCGTAGGTCTCGTTATCGTTAAGCAATCCCCGAATAATCTCAAACGGAGTCTTCTGCGGGTTCTGCGAGTTCTTGGACATTAGGCTTATTACGGGGGATTATGTTAATCTTGTTATTCTTACGCTTTTCGTTAAAAGCACGGAAATCGGAGAAACGGGGTTTGGCTTCACGGGGAATACCCAACTTTTCTTTGTGCTGTCGGATAGATTCCCAAGAGCGGTTCGGAACAATCTTGCCATCTAGCAAGAGAGCGTCTTCGGACTCCGTCCACCACCAATTACAGGTGTTCTTACGGAGTTCTTTCCAAGGAATGCCGTGCTTGTGAGCGTAGGATGCCGCCTGCAAGTAAGTGCGTCCTTCGGGAACTTTCCCACGCCTTACATCTGCGATTTCGGGTGCAAGCCATCTTTTCTTCGGCACATTTCTTGACATAGCCACCAATTCCTTTGTTCCCACCTTGTCTATGGGAAACAGTCTATCGTGGCTGTCTAACGGCTAATATAATAAAATATCACAGAAAAAGCAATAGATTATCTGTTATTTTTCATCTTTTTTAGGAACGAGATATTCCGCATCGGGGTTCGCCTGCCGAAAATCACGAAGCATATAGGTCATCGCTTCACTGCTGTCAGCGTCTTCGGGCTTGTGAACCTTACCGCAAACCACCCGCCCCTCCTTTGATACGGGGGGAACAAAGATTTCTTCATCCTTGAACATATCCAAAAGTTTGGTATGGTTTCGGATAGCCGACCGCAACTGCAAGGCAACCCAATGGAACGAATCGGCTATGTTCTCCCGCTCGGTAATCTTTTCGGCATTGGTTACAAATTCTTCCAACTTGGATATAAGAGCCGATGTATAAGCCCATATCGCCCGTTTCAAATCCTTGTCAAGCCCCTGTTTCTTACAGGCATACAAGAAAAGAGCGGACTGCACCCACTCCATTGAACACGGTCCATTCTTCTCCCGTATCTGTCTAGCCCGCTCACGGGCTTCCCTACGAGCCTTGATATACTGCGATGTTCCCTTATTAAACGATAAAGCCTCCGCAAACTTTTTGGAGTGCATTGGCTTTCCGTGAATATAGATGTAATCTTTTTTAGCCATCTACTAATCAGTCTGTTTCAGCGGGGCATCCCTACCGCTCATAGACTTGGCATCGGAGTTATTCACGTCCACGTTAATAATCTGCGAAGCACCCGCAAGCCCGTCAAGCAGGGATTCAATGTAAGCGACATACGCCTTGATGTTCACATACGGAGCAATCTTCTCGTTGTTCACAATGCCGTCTAACATATTGAATACGTTGCCAATCACAGTTGCCGAAGCGTCCGCATATTCCAGGCGGTCAAGTTCGGACGTGTTAATCGCACAATACTGATTGATAACGATATTGCCCGTAACATCGTGTCCATAGGACATCAGCAAATCCGTAATCATCTTTTCAAGGAACATCTGCAACGCAGCCTGTCCCGCCTTGACCTTTCGGGCATATCGGGCATAGCGTCTTAATGCACCGCCAACCTTGGTTTCATCACGACCTGTAAACACGAACTCGGCAGGAATAGACTTGATGTCAAGAATCAAGTTTCGCATATTGTTAATGCGGTCGGGCAGACCTTCCACACTAGCATTCTCGGTAGCACCCAAGGACGCAGCAATCGCACCCCTTTGGCTCTGTTGCGGGATTACACGGAGTTTCGTGGCTTCCGCAGCATACATACGGATAGTGTCAATGTTATAAGCCGTAACGGAGTCGCCACCCGTATTATTTATCGCTTTTTCATACCAGGCTGTAAACTCTTTCAACTGCTCCAAGTCAAGACCATCGGGAGCGGTCACGGACACAAGGGAATTTCGTTGGAGCGAAGCGTTTATAGAAGCCAAGTCCAACTGCTCAAGCATTTCAAGGGATGTCAGTTTGTCATAGATTTCAAAGCAGAACGGGCGACCAAGACTGCCATTCTGTGCGATGGTAGCATCCCTAGACTGCAAGGACACATTCATAGCCGACAGGGAATAGCGGTAGCGGTCGGACTGCATATCCAGGCACAGGATTTCCTTGTTATCCAAAAGGTCAATCTTGTTCACTTGGTCCACCGACAACTTGTAATACATCGGAGTAGCATTAAGACCTTCCAACGAAATCGTAAACACCGACCCCGGTTGGAACGTATCTTTCAAACCAACAATATGACCTTCCTTATCACGGATATATTCAACGAAATACTGACCATAGAAAATAGCGTCAAACAAAATCTTGGAGATATACTTGTCCAACTGCGTAGAGCGTCTAAAATTCCGAACAATCTTATTCGCAGCATTGGACTTGTTATACCGCTTGTCTATGGTAATGTCAAAAGTAAGGTTCGTGCGAGGGTCCACTGCTAGAATATCATAGGACAGCGTTTCAATCATCGCCATCACAAGATAGTTAGACTTCAACGGCTCATACTTATTCACGTCTTCACGATAGCGGGTAAACTGCTCGTAAAGTTGTGTAAGCAGGCTAATTTCGGTCGCCCCGTTAGCGGAGATTTGACGGATAACTTGGCGGTCGTGTTCGTTAGACGCAATCAGTTCTTCCACGGAGGTCATACGCCTTCCGATGTCTCGGAAAGTCGTATAGTCCGTAAAAGTGCTTAAAAACCGCTGTATAAATTGTCCATATATATTCATACCAAAGACCTGTTAAAGTATTACTAGAAGATGTAAGTATTACCCGAAGCGTCAGTTATCATACAGACCATAGAACCCGCAGATGCCACCATTTCATTAGTAGCAGCCTGCTGAGGATTATAGTAATCTCCAACCAACAAAACATCTTTATTCGGAGCGTCTGCGGGCGTAACGTATTCTACAATCGGGGTAGATGTGACGGGATTATCACAACACAACATCGCAGCCACCCAATATGTCTGACCCGCAACCATTTCCAAATCAGTATTCAAAGTATATTCGTGCAGATAATGGACACCATCAATGGTAGCCCCATCCTTATTTCCCCTAGTTATCGTAGCGTCTTGATTATTCTTACGCAGGGCAGCATAACTAAACCCGTCCATTATAAGCGGTGTAGGTGCATCTGCCCAATACTCATTAGGACCTGCATAGTTGTGTGTATCTATGTAGGTTATCTTATGAACAACGATATTCTTGGCGGGTGTGACTCGTTGCATTACGATAGCGTTTTGATAGTTAGACACAGTAGAACCACTACAAATATCTCCAAGAGTCTGTGCAGTTCCCAAAGCATAACTATCATAATTCGGGAATGGGTCTTCACTAGGCGGGGCTTCACCCACCAACCTATTACTTATCAGCATAAAAAATCTAGGAACATCCTTCAATTCCCTATGACCATTGAACCAAAAATTCCTTAAAACCGATACATCAGCAGTTTCCCAATCAACCCTAAAACTACTACCTGTTTCCGCAACATTATCTTCAAATTGAGTAATACCCGGAATAGTATTATTAAATGCCACATTACACGAAGGAGCAACGGCTAGGGTCAAGCCACTAGCACCCTGTCCTGGGGCATTATCACGTCTATATGCCAAAACAGCATAATAATAACGAGAACTCTCTAACCGAATAACAGGTCTATCCCCCGTAGGGGCTATCATATACTTCAACTGACAATGATTTACCCCACTATGCAGTTGAACTTTTCCCGTATCACCTAGCCAAGAAGTGCTACCGCCCCCATTAGTATCGGGAACGAACTCATAAATACCAAAACAGACATCCCCACTATAAACAGTATCACCCACATAAACAGACAAGAAAGTAGGGGCTTCTCCATCAACACGCAATTCTTGAGCAATCGGAACTAGAAAAAGTTGTCCTAAAACAACATTTGAAGAAGGTGTCCACCCCGAAATGGCTGACCTAAAATCAAACTGACCTGTTATTTGAGCAAACGGAAAAGTGCTAGTTATCTTTTGGTCCATATCATCAAGAAGAACCAACATTTCATCTGTCACATCTAGCACCTCCTCCTTGATAATAATTTGACCCCCTTCAATGTCAAGCCCCTCACCGACTTGCACATCCAAGGCATTAGTTTCGGGATTAACATAAAGACCATCACCAGGGATAACACTAATCACGTCATTTTCGTCAATATCTATGGCATCACCCGCAGTATAAGAGCCACCGCCACCACCATCACGACCATCATAAATCTCAAAAGACTGCGGTCCTTCTGCGGACGTAATAGTAATCTCATAACCACCAGGATTTCCACCACTCGGTTCTATTGGCTCAATAGAAATTTCGGGAGAGAACCCATCAGCACCCTGCGGGCCTTGTTCGCCCTGTGGACCTTGCGGACCGGTATCGCCCTGTGGACCTTGCGGACCGGTATCGCCCTTATCGCCTTTATCTCCCTTATCGCCCTTTTGACCCTTAATCTTGGAAAGGGGTAATTTTTTGAGTTTATGGCTAGGAACGCCATCGTCAATCACAACGTAGGATTTAGCATCATACGTTCCTTCGTCCAACATATAAATGCGTTTTACAACGATTTCCTTATCTTTAGCCATAATAAACCTCAGTCGTTTACTCGTCGTTCAACATAGGGTCGCATACATTATCGGTGTCAAGACCCGAATCCTCGGTAGTATCTAACAATACCGCAAAATTGCCATCTTCAAAACCGATGACAAACTCCACATCCATATCACGGGCTTCTTCCGATACATTATCGCCTATCACGACAGGCGGGGACATAGCGTCAAAAACGGCATCGCCTATGGCATCGCCATTAACAGGTTCTTCCATTTCCATCGGGTCACGGATTGCACAATCTATCGGTTCTTCCTTGACGTGCGTTACAAGGACCGTTTCACCCTTTGACACACGAGAACCATCTATCGGCAGATAGACTAAACCCTTAACCCTATTTACTCTGTCCCGCTTTAATGTCATACTGCCTTAAATATAAATAAATCCGACCGACAAGCAAACAGCGATTTACCCGAAAAGGGCTATTTTACTCCGCAAGCGACAAAAGCCTACCCACGTCCTTATCCGTATGCCCGTCAAAATGCTTTGCCCGTTCAAGTTCGGGGCATTTGAACATATCCCAATCCTTATCTTCATAGTGATAGGAATACGGACCATCGGGGGTATCTATGCAGACAACAAACCACCCGCCCCCGAAACAAAGTTCCCCATCTTCGTGCCTATGCGATTTCCAGGACAGGTCGGGAAACAGGTTCACGAGCGTAGCAAACAAGACGCACCGCTGTCTGTAAAGACTATTGAACGTATGAAACCCATCCGAAAGTTCCCCTACATCCGACACGCCCGCCATTTCAGCCGCGGTCTGCATAATCTCTTTCATCTGTTCATCACTTACTCTTGTCATACAATACCTAACTTTTGGTCAATGATTTTACGGGTAAGCCCCTCAAGGGTTTCCACTTTCCTGTTTCCCAAGTATGCCCCGATTTCAACGCTGAAATCTCGGCAGGGAATATACTCCCACCCATCACGCTTCAAATGGACTAGGGCTAACTCCCCGACCCGCAAATTGGTCATACGCTCTATAAGCAACTTATAAGTGCTTAATTGTGCAGAATAGTGGATGTAATTGCAATCGGGCAAACCTTCAAGCGGTCCGATACATTGTTGGAACGGGTTTTCCTTTTTGATTTCCTTGTTCGTCTTCCAATCCAGGATAGCAATACAATCTTCCCCCCTATCCCAACAAAGGTAGTCAATCGTTCCACACAAAGCCCATTCGGGCTTATAAACAATGAACTCATTACGAATAGGCACAAACCGTCGGCACAGACGATTGTAGGCTTCCAATCCGTTCTTCCTAACACGCTCGTAATCGCCAACAGGTTCTACGGGCTGATAGTGCTTACGTTTCCACAAGTTCTCCATATAACTATGGACTTGCGTTCCCATAGACGCAGCCTCGTTCTTGTTCTTATCCCACATAGCCTTGACATCGGCTACCGCCATATTGTGCTTGACGGCATACTTTTCGGCTATCTTATCCCAATCTTGTTCTTCACAGAACTCGTGGACGAACTTGGTGACGGACGTGTATTTTGTTCCAAGGGAATCCGTGTAAGTATGAGTTTCTTCTTCAAAGAAAATATCACGGAATTTCCACAATTCTATGTCCAAATCACAGACCATAAACAGATGCCTTTTCGCAGAACACGTTATGGTCCCAATACTGAATAGCGTTGGCAAACCATTCCACCTGTTCCATAGAAATAGGTGTAAAATTGTGATAGTCCGCAGCCAGGTCAAACCCGTTCTTCTTGGCGAACGCCCTGCCGTGGATATGACCATACAGCACAATGTTATCGGGGTATTCGGGGGTCATCGTTCCTTCATCGGGTTCGTGAACCACGTAGTAAGTCCGTCCGTTCTGCTTGAACTGCTCCGCAGACGAAAGCACAATATCCCTGCCCATATAGGAAAGTTCCTTTTCAACCTCGGACATAATCTCTCGGTCGTAGTTCCCAAGGACAAAATACAGGGTCTTGAAATTAAGGCAGGACACAATATCCCGCATAGTGGAAATATCCCCGAAATCCCCTGCGTGGTAAACATCATCGTTCATCGTGACGGACTTGTTCCAATTAGAAATCATCGTCAAGTCCATAAAGTTCGTGTCCACGAAAGGTCTGCGGGAAAGTTCAAGAGTTCTCTGCTGTGAGAAATGAGTATCGGAGATAAAGAACTTTGTGGTCGCCCTGTTCAACCTGGACACCACAGCAGTCAGCATTTCTTCCAAGTCAGTCCAATATGGGATTTTCTCCTGTTCAAGTCGGACTTTAAGGTAATCGTTCTTTTCTGCGTCATCGGGGAAACCGCAGAACACGCCAGGCTTGTTATACCAATCCCCGAACTCAATGTTTGTCGTGAAAGCGGGGAAACCCCTGTCTATGTGTCTATCCACCCAAAAGACGATGGCAGATGCCTTGTGCATAGCGATGGTTTCCCACTCGGTCTGCACCCGCAAGGATTCCTTGCCATACTTATCACGCAGTTCTTGAAACCTATCGTTTGTCGGGGTAATCACGTTCCCGTCAAAGCCAAGGCGTTCCAAGATGTCAAACGCCTCGTTTCGCCAATCGTTAGAGTAATCTTCACGGGGACACGGTCCTGCCAAGAAGATGGAATTATTCAACCCACAGGCTAGTTGTTCCTGCGGGGCAAGTTCGGGATTTACTTTAATTATCTTCATATCTATAATATAGCAAGATACCTACGATTTCTTCATTTTGAAGAAATTTTCCATAATGTATTCCTTGCGTTGGTTCATCGTCATAGATGTCGGCTTGGACTTTTGGAGTTCCAACAGCGAGGATGCACCAAGGGTCATAGACGCTCCGATGGCTTCATAGGAACTTGACGCAACGGAGTCGGCAATATCCTTACCGCCCTCCTGCTGTTTGCCATCCACGACAATCACGGCAGGGTGGTCAATCTTCTTCGGTAGGTTCTGCAAGTTAATCAGTTCGTTTCTCAAAATCTGCGACTTGGGCATTTTTATCAAGCCCAACAGGATATTACTACTCAATTTCAAATACGGGTCTTTGGTCTTATCCACGGACGCATACTTGACATTAAATCCCATCTTCGTGAGCAACTGCATCATATCTGCGGATTGGTAGCCATCGCACGTAATCTGTGCAATACTAATCCCGTTGCTACGCAGATAGTTAAGGAACACACGGACTTTCCAAAACGGGACCTCGCTCCCAGGTAGAGCCTTGATACCGAACACAAGCGGGGTTTCAATGGCGGGGCTAATCTTACTCACAGGGCTTCCGTCAATAGCCGACACGGAATTTACCCTAATGTTCTCCGTAACTCGGCTCATAGCAAAGCCAAATCGGTCGCTACGCAGACCGCCATCCAAGTGGACGTAGTATTGACCTTTCGGCAAGTTCCCCTTGTAAAAATCGCTGATTTGGTCGTTCTCGTTCAAGGTCAAATGCAACTCGTCCGTTGTCATACAATTTTCAAGGCACATTGACTTGTCAAGGGCTTCCACATTGTAAATCAAGTTCACGCCATTACGGGTAGCAACACCCGCCAAGTCCTGCAAAGCACCTGGAAGGTTCGTTTCAAATTCAGTCCTGTATTCAACAGGCACTTGTATCGTCCTGCCCGTGTAATCGTCCATTTCCTTTTCGGACGTGATGATTTTCGGCTGTTCAACATCCGAACCGATAAACACGGGGAAAGTCTTACCGCTATAAATCCCCTTGTAGGACTGCACATCCCAAATGGCAGGCTCAAAGATAATCACGTGCGGGTCGTTTCGCACTGCGTCAATGTGGCTTTCCAAGAATGACGAACTATCGTTTCTTGACGAGATAAGCCACCTACGGCACGGGAGCGTTCCACCCTTGAGCATAAAACGGGATTTCATTCTTCGGGTAATCGTATCGTAGTTCTTCACAGCCTGGTCTGCCACCTTGTCTTGGAAGTTGGCTTCGTCTATGATAGCCCCGATAACAGCCTTACCCAAGTTATGACCGCCACGAGAGCCGTAGCCGATACCTACGTGATGGGGAAACATATCTTCATCAAGCCGTTCGCCCTTTTTCGGGTTGAACTTGGAGCAGAAATAGGGGGATGCCCCCATAGCGTCTAGGAATTGGTTAGCCATAACCGCCGATGCCAGGTCCATCGTGGCGGTAACGAGCGAAAAAATGATGGACGTGGTAGAGAGCAGTTTATACTTGCGGTGGGGGTCTTTCAGCAGGGTCACGTGGTAAAGGTCATACATCGCACCCATCAAGGCAAAGGAGGTCTTTCCCGCACCGATACAGCCCGTAACACAGACCTCTTCGTAGGGCGAGTAGAGCGGGTTCGGGAATACCTTGTGCAAAGCGTCCATCCAATAGGGATAGACCTGTCCGTTTCCGTAAATCTGCCCAAGGTAGTAGGGGTCGTTCAAAAAGGTATCTATGTCCACGGGAACAGACTCGTAGCCCTCCGCCATCGCGGCAGCCTTATACAAGTCAGTTGTGCTTAATCCCGAAAGTCCGCTTTCAGCCATACGTCAGTCCTTGTCCCGTAATAGAACGGGCATTCTGCGTGGCTGTCTTGTAGAGAAATATAACAAATAATCAGTTAGATAGGGAGATACCCGAATTACTTATATCTTTTTGTTATACGAGTTCCTGTGCCTACAACACGAAATCCACCCCAAAAACCAACCCACCCCAACCCATCCTCATTCCGAAGCATTCGCAAGATTTGTTCGCTGACGCTCACAAACTTGTTCACGCTTCACGGACCTTGGACTGCGAACAACCCTATTAGCCATATCAACCCTTCTTGACAACCACGCCCGCTAGGGCGTGGTAGGCACACACGGGGGAGCGTAGCGACCCCTGTGTGCCCATAACTAGATTTCTTGGATTACGAGCGTTACCTTTTTCTTTTCGTATAGCAGGGGACATATATATACGGAAGGAAAAAGGTAACGTTTTTCAAGAATAAAAAACCACCGAATTTCGGTGGTCTTGGATTACAAAAATGCTTCCTTGTGCATACATTTGAACTTGCGTTCTGCGGGGGATAATGGTATCTTGTTTGCCTGTTTCCATAGGATTTCGGTAGCCCTGTCAGTTTTGCTCATATAACTAGATTTCAAGAGATTTCTAGTCCACAGCCATTTAAGAATGCTTGTTTTTGTTTCTTTTTTCAAGTGGGAGAACATTTCCAGGCTCAACACGGAGTCTATAAGTTTTTCCTGCTGTGTTCTTGTTTGAAGCCTGCCGATACCCCGCTTTATGAGCATTTGGCGTAAGTTTTCACGGGCAGTGTAGTCCGTAGCCCCTTTCCCCATTCTTTCTTTCTTGTTAATTGTTTTTAGTCCATCCAATGTGCTGTCGGAGAACATATCTATATAGACCTTGGACACAAACGATAATGTATCAGTCACACGATTTAACAGGTCTATGGGGCAATCCGTGAACTTTTGCAAGTAGTAGTGGATTGTATTGTTTACAGCACTTACGTGGACAGGGATTTTGCCTAATTTGCTACAAATAAGCGTGTTTCGGGTCATCGCCCATACAATGCGTCCTGCCAAGGAACTATAACACTTGATTAGGCTTTGGTGGACATACCCCTTTCTATCCTTGAAGATGTTTCCAGGTTTTAGCCATAATAGACCTGTATGTGGCGGGGTTTCTTTTCCCGTGAGTTGAATCCACTGCTTGTTCGTAAAGGGTATGGCGGTAATCCCTTCTTCGCTGTATTCAAAGCGTTTGTGTGGTTCAATGGCTTCTTCAAGGAATACATCTAGGGATTCTATAACGGAGAGCCATTCTTCTGCGGGGTTATAAACTTTTCTTAATGATACATTCGTGGTTGTTTGCTCGGTCATTGGGTCAGTCCTAAATTTCAAGGTGCGGGGGTCTGCCGACAGGCTCTAGGACTGATGATACAGCCGACAGACCCCCACGAAACTTATGCACTTATAATATAGCAACTGACTTCCGAAACGGCTCACTCCCCCGTTTCTTCGCACAGGTATTTGAGCATAAGTGTTCCCTTGTGGTTTCCAAGGAGCAGAACCCCGCTCTTGCCCGACCCAAGGTATTCGTGTTCCCCGACCAACCACAGGAGGTGGTCGCACCTAATTCCGAAGATTTCTTCATCGCCCAAGGTAACGCACCCGCAACAGCCGTTCGGGTGGAATCCCATATCTTCGGGGTCAATCCCGTCCTCACCACCATATATTGTGTGGACGCAGACCTGTTCAAGATTTTCGGGTTTCCAGGGGCAACCGCTGTATGCCAACTTCGTGATACATTCTTCAAGATTAGTCATATATTTATTCCTTACAATTATGCTGCGGACACCTTACAGCGGGTAAGTTCTGTGCGGAAACCTTCATCGCTCCAATCGTGGTATTCCTTGACAGTGGCGATGATGTTCACGCTCGTATCTACCGCAAGTTCAAGGTTCTTGGAGGTGTCCCACACCATCACGTTAAAATCCCTGTCAAGGAACTTGTAATAGTATTTCGGTCCGAAATGGGTGTTGTATTCATCTACCGATGCGATACGGGCTGTAATCGTAATGCGTTCGCCCACACTGCCAAGTTTCTTGCTTGCAGGGATTCTCGGATAGGTATAGTCGTATTTTGCGTGAAATGCAGTGCTGATTTCCCCATCGTCCTGCCAATCAAGTTCCATACGAACCCTGTCCACCTTGATTATTTCTTCCCAACCCATCGGAACGATTTGGAAAATCCCGCCCTTGTAGGCAAGGACATCGGCATTGTCCACCGCAGACAGGTAGTAGCCCCGTTTGGCAAGGCACTTGCTCTTGTTGCTGTCATAGAGCCAATCACTGCCCTCATCGTGGCGTTGGACGGGCTTACCGCTCTTGGCGTTTATTACGATACCGATGATTTCACCGAAATTGAAGAAACGCAACTTTTCCTTGATGATTTCAAGGGGTTTCCAGGCGTCACGGATAGCCTGTTCTTCCCTAGCCTTTGCGTCTGCCTTGGCTTGACGCTTGGCATTCAACTTGGCTGCATAGGCTTCCGTGTATTCCTTTACATCACGGAGTCGGAAACCCGACCCGTTGCAGTCAAAGCACACACCGCCTTCAATGTGAGTAAAGCAGGGGATTTTACCCTTGCCGTGGCACTTATTACACTCGTATTTCACTTCGTAATACTTTGTGCCGTTCCTGTCGGTCTTGATGTAGGTGCGGGAAAGTTCCATAGGTGGTTGCCTCTCGGTTTTGACACCTATAATATAACAAAATACCCAGCAGTTGTCAATAGTATTTCTTAAAATAATTTCTTACGAAATTCTTATTTTACGATTTCAGCGTCCTGCACATCAACAGGGTTTCCCGTGCTACGCTTGAAGATTTCGGACTTGATACGCTCGGCATCGTCCTCGGAAAACACCGTCGTGTCCACCTTTTCATCGGACTTGTCCACTTCCACATTGGACGTGTCGGTGGCGTAGCCGTTGATTGCCCGCAGGATGTCCAGGCGTAGTCTTACGGATTCGTTGGTCTGCCTAGACATATCCATCAGTTCACGCAGGGTCGCTTGGTCAAGGTTCGTGCTGTTGGCGATGGCGTTGTCAATAGCGTCCATTCGGTGCAGAAGGGCAGCCATACTCTCCATTGAGTTCTTGGAGATATTTACCCCTAGAAGGTTCATTTTAGCCTGTAATTCGGCTAGTTCCTTTTTCGGAACGGCTACCTGTGTATTTTCTTCGCTCATAGTTCCTAATCTAACAAATTATCGGGTGTGTGTCAATAGGAAAACACCCGCCCTTGCGGACGGGTGCTTACTATGCAATGGAAATCTGTTAGGACATCTTGTAGACATCTACTTCGTAGCACGGTCCACCATATTCGTCAAAGTCGTTCCTGCTACGGAAATCGGCTTCTTCACTGCGGTCATCCAAGTAATACTGCTTGCCGTATTCTTCTTCAAACTTGGCAAGGATTTCCTGTTCGTGTTCGTCAAGGTCTTCGCCATATTCATTTCCGAACGTGTGGGCTTCCCACAGCCATTTCGGAACGATAATGGTGTCAATGAGTTCAAGATGAACTTCGGACTGCTTGGATTCCGTTTTCTTGCGGGATTCGGTCAAGTTTTCCTGCCCTGCGATGAACTTGGCGGTTTCGGCTGCGGACAGGTCGCCATCGGTGTAGTTCTGCTGAATGACATCGGCATACTTGTCGGCAAGACGTTTGGCACCGTTCGTTCCACAAGCCCAAATGACATCAAGTTCGGAAATGATGTCGGACGTGTAGTTCTTCAAGTCGTGGGCTTCGGACTTTTTAGGGTCATCGCCAACTTTCTTCAAAGCGTCAAGAACTTCACCAACGGACTTAAATCTTACAGGGTGTTCGTCCTGGATGTCGCCTCTATACATACTCCCACCGAAAACTTCAATAGATTCAAGATATTCGCCTGTGCGGTCTTCATTAAGCGAAAAATAATACTTAATGCCATCTTTGGTAGCAGTGAAACGTGTCCGATACGGATAAATCATACCATTACGGACATTGGACGAAGGCTCAAACCCAAGGGCTTTAAGACCATCAATAAGAGTCCAATAGTTATCATAGGCGGTTTCATCGTCCTCGTTCGCTTCGGACTTCTTGGATTCCTTTGGCTTGTAGGGTCCGTCAACGTATTTGGTTCCAATGAAATCGTAGAAAAGTGCGTCCTGTATGGGCTGCTTAACGGTTTCTTCTCCGTAGTTCCAACCCAACAGGTCTATGATACCCTCGGTTACGTTGTAGCAGGCGTTCCACTGATAGGCTTCGTCCTCATCGTCATAGCAGTCGCCGTGTTCATTATCGGGGTCAACGATATGGACGGTAGTCACGAACTCGCCGTCGTCAAATTCAAACCACCCATTGAATAAATCCAAGAGGGCTTCCATATTTTCATTGACAAATTCTTCGCCAAAGTTTGACTTTTCATTTTCGGGCACGTGTTCTACGATACTCTTGAATGCTTTGCGGATAGCGTCTTCTTCGGTGGTTGCACTTTCGGATTTCTTGCTTTCGCTCTTGCTATACTGCTTCATTCTCTGCATTTGGTCCTCTGCTTGTTTCTTTGTCGGGAACGACGCAAGAACTCGGTTATCTTCGTGGCTACGGATTACCCACGGAGCGTCTTCGCCCTTGCTGTTCTTATGTCCTTTTTCATAACCTAACTTTTCGTCAGTGTCCTTGGACTCGTTTTCGTGTTCTGCCGTCCATCGGGCATCACAATCGCTACAAAAGCCCCCGTGTGCGTCAAGTTCATAACTAGGGGTGACTCGTCCACATCTGTGGCAATAGTAGTAATCTTCGGAGTCATCCCCATCCATATAGAACTCGGATTTCTTTTCAATACCAATATCCTTCAGCGGGATTTCAGTTTCGGTAGTGTCCTTGATTCCGTATAACGTGGCTGTGGTCGCTCCGTGTCGGAGAGCCATTTCCAATGTTCCACGGGCATCTACGATACCACTGGTATTCTTGAAATAGGGTTCACCATCAATGATGTAGTGAACCTTAAAGTAGTCATACTGCGAAGGGTCAAACCTACTTTCGTGAACTTTGATAGTAAAAGGCATATCCATTCTCCGTTGTTAAAATCCGCAATCGCCCAAGGCACAGCCTACATCGTCAAGCGACCCTGCGAGTATAATTTCATCTTCGGCATATTTGGGAACTTCCATATACACGTGCCATTTCTTTGCCCAGGGTTCAATGTCCGCAGGCTTGCAACGACTCCACTTGCTATTGATAGTAGCGTAGTGGAACGCAGTTATATCAAAGAAACTATCGGATAGTGTCTTGTCTTCGGAACTATCAAGGAAATCTACCAATTCATCTATCGTGTTCACGTAGATGTTCGTGTAGTCCTTGTCGGGGATAACGATGACATTTTCATTGTTCTTGGCTGCGTTTACCGCCCATTCAGTAGCGTCCGCAGGAACGTCAAAGGTGAAGCACAGGTTACGATGGATAGGCATTAAATCTTCGTTTCGCATAGTCTTTTTACCTTTTGCAACTTCTCTTGCGAGTTCCATAGATGAAGCGGACGGTCCTACGCCCATACCCCACCCATTGCAGTCCGACCACTTTTGCAGTTCGCTAACGTCATCGCAGTAAATGTCAAATTCATCGGACGGCTTGCGTTCGGGGCCATAGACAGGGTAATACCCGTGTATGACGCACTTGGCATTTCCCGCATCGGGGTAAAGGTCGGGGTCTGCTTCCCCGAAGCCCATCACACGGAAAGTAAACGCACCCCTGCGGAGGCAACGGATAGTCGCACGAACAGGAACGCACACTCCGTTCGGGAGTTCCAAGGTGCTACCATATCGCAGGCAGTCAAATTCCACGTCGGGGTGGACTACCTGTAAGGATTCATACCTACCCGCATTTACGGCATTGAACCTAGACAACTTGTGTATGTGGCGTTTGCCCGCAAAGGATTTAATCCACCCGTTGAGTTCCTTGGTTCTTTTCCTGCGGGTCAGCGGATTATTCCAGGTGTGCTTCGCACGAGCGGACTGAATGTAGCCCGTGTGCGAAGAATGGTCATCCTTGAACCTGTCAAGGAGCGACTTTTTATGCAGGAAATATCCGTTGTTAGGCATTGTGAACCTTTATGTTTTGTTGGACTTGATTTCCTCGTCCACGATAGAATCAACTATTCGTAGGATATGGGATTTCGCCTGTTCAAAGTTTTCAGTCTTTTCTATCTCGTCACGGATTTTATTACGCAACTTGATACGGGACGGACCACGGGTGTCGTTAAGATTATATTGCTTGGCGAGGCTCTTGGCTGCTATACCCATCTGTGTAATGTCATCGGCAAGAGCACGATAAGACACGTGTTCCTTAACGAAATCTTCAATGTCGTTATAGGAATTAAACGCTTCCTTTTTCTTGGATTCATCAGCGTCATCGTTTTCAATGGAAACAAGTTCGCCATCGTCATCCCACTCCAAGCCGTCTTCTTCAAGAGCGTCATCGGTCGGGATAAGTTCGTCCTGCTTCATCCACCCGTAGGCTTTTTCAACCATATCTTCGGACAAACCACGGGCGAGAAATTCACCGATGGTCGCCCAGTCAATGTAGCCCTGTTCAACAAGGCAATACAGGCGGTTCATATACGGACGAGCGGAGTCTTCGTTCTTCTTGAGAGATTCAATCTTCTTCTGCATAGAGCACTGATGTTTCATAGTGTGTCCTCCTTAATCTGCTTGGAGAGCATTGAAAGCGTTTTGTGCAAGGTCTATGGCTCGTTGAATTGCCTTCATACAACTATTCACATCCTTGGAGTAGGTGTGAGTAAGCGGGATGTAGTTCACAGGACGCTTGTAGTCGGCTGTTCTTGCGTCTACACTGATGGTCTGTGTTTTTTCGGCATATTCATTGAGTTCATAGTTTACAACGATACAACTACCGATTGCCAATTCAAATTTCTTAATGTAGATACGACGGTTCGGAGTGTCGTAGGTGTAAGGCATATTCAAGCGGACAAGGGCTTCAATGAAAACCTTGTCGCTCGGACCTAATGTCTTGAAATGCGTTTCAATTTCTTCAATGTGACTGCTCACTTTGAGATTCGCTGCATCCCTTTCAAGGTCATCGGCAGTGTAGAGGGCTTCGGACTTTTTCTTCTTAAGCGATTCAATCTTTTTCTGCATAGAGCATTTAGCCATAACAAGCCCTCCTTAAATGTCGGTCATACCCTTCTTGGCGATTTCAATGCCTGTCTTTCCCTGTTCGCCAGGAACTTCCGTCTGTGGCATCACATCACGGGTCGGGGCATTCTTGATAGGCTTGTTGGACTTGTTCATAAGACCCGAATTTGCAAGAATGGCATTCTTGATGTCGTTCTTGTCAATTTCGCTGTTGTAGTATTCACGGTAAGCATTCACCATACCTTCCTTGATATTCTCGTCAAGGTAGTCTTTGAGTTTCGGGGCACCGCTTTCAGCCATCCAATCAAAGATGTTGTAACCCGACTCAACTGTGCTGGAAGGCATTTCGCCATCGTTGGCAACGGCAATAGCACCTTGGAAATCTCGGAGCATATCTGCGGGGTCTTGGGCGGTGTTGCCTGCCGAGTTCTTGAACACAAGGCAAGAAATCTTGCAGTTCGGGTTGAGCAGGAAAATCTGCGACCATCTGTGATGCCCGTCTACAATGTAATATGTGCCGTTGTAGTCATATACGACCACGGGTGCCTTGATGGTGACAGGACCATTTTCAAGAATCTGCTTGATTTGGGTCGGGTTCTGTCCACTGCACTGATAACCCAAGGATTTCTTCACGTCAATTTCGTTCTGCGTGGGGTGCAGGTCCTTTGCAGAAATATCCATAACTTCGGTGTTCATCTTGGTAGCCTTTTCGCCATCACCGAAACCCATTTCAAGTAAGTCAAGTTGTTCATCGGTAAGTCCGTCAAGAGCATCTACAAGATTACCCATATCGGACTTGGACTTCAAGTCCTTAATTTCCTTGTCAAAATCGGCATCGTCATCTTCGTAGATACCTTCAAGGGCTTCGTTGTAGCCTTTCTTGTAGGTAAGGAACGCAGCACGGGACGAGAACGACTCTTGGGTCTTCATCGGGGCATACTTTCTGCCGTCCTTGTTCCCCATAGAGTAGTAGGATTCTTTCTTCTTGTTTTCTTTGATTTTGATTGTCAAACCCATAGTGGTAATCCTCACTGGTTAATAAACACTCGTAATGTTTTCAAGGGCGGTTTCAACATCGTTAGCCATCTTGACCGAAGCACCTTCGGGGAGAGATTGCATAACAAAGTCTTTCCAATCTTCTACGTTAGTGATACCCCTAAACTGACCTTCTTCAAGATAATCGCTAGTTTCCTGCATAGCGATAGACAATTCTTCCAAGTTAAGTCCAAGGTCGGAGGGAACTCCCAATCCTTTTTCCTTGCGGTATCTATAGTCGTTTAAGATATAGTTAAGGGTCTTGATGTTGGATTCCAACATAAATTTGGCTTCTTGAAAATCCATACTAATCGTTCCTTTACAAAGGTGGATTGGTTATACATATCCTAAAATAACAATTTGACCCTAGACGTGCAACACCAAGTCCAGGTAAATGAGCGATTCTTCGTTCTCTTTCTTGGCGTTCGGGTTTCTCAAAGTCCTAATGTTCTTCACGAAATAGGACAAATCTTCATCCCCGTAGTGGACGAGCAACTTGGAATGTAATACAATATCGCCTGGGCAGTAGTTCCTGTGTCCATTGGTATTCTTTAAGGTATAAGCCGTATTTTCTTCGTCAAGGAACATTTCTGTTCCACGGATTACGGGCTGTTCCTGCGGGTCAAGGAACGCTATGCGGGCGATAAAGTCGGGTTCTTCGTTATACCTGTATTCGTGGTCTTTGTCGTTGTAAACCGACCCTGTGCGGTCTTCTTCGTTGTAATCGCCCATAAAGGGCATACCGCTGTAAATGGATTGGTCGCCACGGTCCTCAATCGGGTAGTCGGGCGTTCCTTCGGAAGCCACAGGCAGATACACTTCGGCATTAAGTCCGATGATAGAAATAGCGTGTTTCAAGGCGACATACACGTGTAGGTCGGCTATGTTGGTAATCACGTTTTGGGCGTGTTTACCTTTCAAGTATTCCATATCATCTAAAGATTGGGGCATAATTCCTCTTTGCGGATAATCTTACCTTTCCAATTCGGTCCCATCTTGTGAGCCTGTTCGGTGTCCGAACAATAACTGCATACTGCTCGTCCACCGATGAACCTGTATGTCTTACGCTCGTGGCAAATGCAACAGGTTTCCTTTGTCCCCGCAGTATGTCTTTTGCGGTGGAGCGGGGGTAGTCCGTCAATCGTTATCGGCTTTGGGTATTCTTCGTATATCAAGAATTAGCCCTCGCAATACCGATTGAAGATTTCTTCTAACTTGTGGAACACGTCCAAATCGCAGTGCCAATCAAAGGTAGAGTCGGCATCCCACGTGCGAATTTTGAAACTGCCCCCGTTGTAAGCCAACTCATAGGAACACACAAATTCTCCGACACCCTTTACGTTGATGACAAGTTGTTGCACCCCATATTTGGTCGGTTCGCTGTATGCCTGCATCTTGAAATCACTGCCACCAAGAGCCTGCTTGAACTCGGACATCATAGCGTTCAAGTCCACATCGCCCTTCTTTTCGTGAACACGGATTTTCATATTAGTCATAGTAAATCTCCAAGTGGTGTCCTATCCGATTAGTAGGTAATGTGGATAAGGTTTTGGAGTTTCTTCAACAGGTAATCCCTGTATTCGGGAGTATGCCCCGTTTCTTCATTCAGCCAACCATCCTGCTTGGTCTTGAAGAAATAGGTGTCCCATTCATCCGTGCCTGCGTGGAAACTGATGGGCGTGACCTTGCTTTCTTCCAACTTGAAGTAATAGGTGCAGTCATCGCTTTTCCCATCTTCATCAAGCATATAGTATGCGAAAATTCCTGGATAGGCAGGGTTCATTTCAACGATACCATCCTTTCCGTAGAAAAGGGTGGTTTCGCTTACAGACTCGTGGAGTTTGATTTTCATTTTAGACATAGTGTTGCTCCTAGTAAATTTCAACTGTCATATCGTAGCGGTCAAACGGGGCTTCCTTTGTTCCCGCAGCGAAACACTTGATTCTGCCGAACAATTCATAGCCTTCGGGGGTGCTGGCTGAAAAGTCATAGGTCTTGGTATTTCCGTTATATCCCCCCGTGCGGTTGTCTGCCCACATTTCAAATTTGACTTTCGGGAAAGCGTCTTTGAGAGCATCACGGATTTTCCAAACAGCACTCCAATCGGTATCGTGGAAGAAACCCTTGGAAAGCGGATTCACAATACGTTGCATTTCTGTGCGATACTCGTTTCGGGTGTGCTTGTCCGCATCAGCATCCCACTTTTCGTGAACCTTGATTTTCAATTTACTTTCCATTTTCTTCTCTCCGATGGCATACAGGCTGTAAATCCTAGACCCTGCGGTGTAGAACTTTTTGCCCCATACACGAACACCCGAACCAACGTAGGTAGTGCTGTCATTCAAGACCACTACCCCCTGTCCTGTTTGGTCATCGGTGTCCAAAGCACGGATAGGCTTGTTGAACGTATATGCGTGTTGCCAAGCGGTCATAGGACCGAACGGCTTTTTAGACCACAGCAGTTCGCAGGGGTTCTTCGGGTTTACCCGATAGGTAATGCCGTATTTTGGAACGTATAGTGTCTGCATAACTAATGGGTGTCAATCCACTTGCGGATGTCATCAAAGGTTTCAAGCCCTACGTTTTGAGTGCCGATGGTCACGTCATAGTAGTTGGGGTCAAACAACTTTTCAGTAGTCGCCCATTCTTCCTGCGTAGGCATATCTACACCCGCAGTGTAATCCTGGGTGTCCTTTTGATACGGAATACCCAAGCAGATTTCAGTGAACATATTGTCCTTGCTAATCTTGCCATTTTTAATAGATGACCTAATGGCTTCTTGCCATTCGTCAATTTGGCTGTCCACCGAAACATTACTTTTCTTTCCACCGATTTCCATAAGATTGCCGTCTGCGTCATAGATTTCGGGGTAAGCCTTGCCACCGTCGTAGTAGCAGACGTAATCGGGGTTGCTATCCACGATACTTTCAACCTTGTATGCGAGTTCGGTCAAGAGGTCAAGGATTTCGTCATCGCTCGCAGATTCGGATTTCTTGCTTTCAAACTCGTAGTTGAACAACAGGTCTTCCACTTCTTTCGGGGCGACAATTTTTTCAATCTTGTTGTTCGGAAACCACTCACGGACAATCTTTTCAATCTTTTCGGGGGTCATCTTGTTAATTTCATCGCCCTCGCATTCCACGTAGATGGTGTCGCCAAGGACGGCTGTATTAACAAACGGTCCCCAACCATCACGGAGATAGTATTCTTCATCGGAAGCGGTGTCTGCGTCATCGCACTTGATAGCCCATACTTGCATAGAGCCGTGGGATTCGTGAACCTTGATTTTCATTTTGGACATAGTGTTATCCCCTGTAAAAATTAGTAGATGGCTGCAATCTTACCATCTTCAATGAGAATGCCGTGTTCATCGGAATCGGCTTGGTTAGCATCAGTATCGTTGTAATACACTTCAAGGTCTCCCGCACGGATTATTTCGGGGATGCTCTCAATTTCCTTGGTAATGGCTTCCAAAGAGAAGTCAATATCCCAATCGTTCCAATCACGGTCGCCACAATGATACCCATTGCGGATGTCATAACCGCCCGAAGGGGGGTTCTTGCTATCAAACGGGTCGTTCTTGATGTTGTTGTTGAGTTCATCCCAAGCGTTCTTGAGTTCCCCATAAGTGATTTTCTGCACACCGATAAAGTCGGTGTCAGTGTGGGATTCGTGCAGGGTAATCTTCATATTAGACATACAGGTATCTCCCATTAGCGGTAGTATGTAAGACTATCCACATTGTTTCTTACAGCAATATCTTCAGCCGTTCCCTTAAAGTAGTGGACGGCATCATACAGGTTCGTTTCTTGGTTGTCAAGTATCATACCATCCATATCAAAAAGGGTCGTTACAAACTCCCTACTACCATTTTCGGGGGATTGGATGATTACAACTATCCTGTCGTGTCCAAGAGCGTAGTCCAAGGAATGTTCCACAAGGGTTTCCAGGGAATCGGGGATTTTGTTGGATTCGTGAACCTTGATTTTCATATTGGACATAAAATGCCTCATTTGGTTATACATTTCCTAATATAACTAATTTGCCGACCTAGCGGGAAATCCAATCTTCAAATCTTGCGTCACTTTCATCTTCTAGTGATTGCAAGATTTCCAAGTCCATAACACGCAGTTCACCACAATGGGCTTCAACTGCCGTCCGTGCGACTGCATACAGGGTGTTGATGTAGAGTTTCTGCTTTTCTTCGGGGAGCATTGCAAGCATTCCCGAAATGTCGGTCAGTGGTGGTTGTCTATCGGTCATACGCTGAATATAATAAATTATCAACCCATTGTCAATACCAATTATTAAATTTTTATAAGTAAAACAAAGTTTACATACCTGTGATTGACATAGATTAGGTATTTTGTTATATTTCAAGCAGACCACTTTAACCGAGGAATAGATAAATGGAACACGTAGTCTGCCCGTTCGTGGGGTATTATCCCGATTTCAAGCACCCGTTCTCCGTTGCCAACTCGCATAACACTGCCCGTCAATACCTTATGGATGACCGCAGGGAGAAGAATATCATCGTCAAGGGGCTTCCCGAATGTTTCGGGTTCGTTATCAAGTCCGATGACGGCTCTATCCGATATGCCGACCGACAGGAAGCATTCGCTGTCGCCAAGGCTGCGGGGCAACTTAAAGAAGATTACACGACTACCACTTGCCTTGAATCCTATATGATTGGCAAGTATGATGGCAAGGAAATGTCCTCTCTTTGGCAGTTGGCTGAAAAGGTCAGCACTGCCTTTACAGGACATACGATAGACTCCGATATTGAAATTGGATAGTATGTTGCTATATAGGTAATGTGAAGGATGATTTTTTTAATCCAGGTGGTATTTAATGGTTAAGGCTAGACTTACCCGAAAGAAACCAAAGCAAGCCCCGTCCAAGACGGAGCAGAAGAAAGTATCTGCGGAGCAGTTGCTTTCCGATGAAGTGCCGAAAGTTCTCTCCCGCTACAAGGGCAATAAATACAATATCTCCAAGGCAAGCAAGTTGGTAAAGGACTTGCAGGCGGTTATCGTCCGTGCCTGTTGCATTGAACCGACTTGGCAGAAGCGGGTAGCGGAAATCCACTATCAACTTATGGGCAAGACCCTGCTCGTTCCGCTCCCGACGGTTGCCCGAAATGACGGGTTTATGTTCGTGTCTGCCGTAGGAATTTTGGATAATCAGCAACACGATACCTTGTGCATTGACGGAATTTTTGCTAAACTTGGCGAAGACGGCAGTATTTCGTATGTTCGCCCTGCCACTTGGTATTTCCCCTTACGGTCCACCTGTGTCCGTGACGAGAAAATGCGAGTGTTCCTTGCACGAGAACATCAGTATATCGCCTATCCGATTCTTACCGATGCTGAAAGCAAGGCGGCGAAAAGGTTGGCGAAGATGGTTCTTGTGAAGATTGACAAACGTTTGGACGAATTTTAATAATTTACCCCGCCCCCTAATTTTCTCCTACTATCCTCGGTCGTGGTTGTCTGTGAACGGTATGGAGTGGGGGCGGGGTTTCTTTTTATCAACCGAGAAACCTTATGCGATTATACCGAGTTTGTTTAACTGATATTGACTATGATACCTATGACGCAGCCATCATCGGTTGCGAGTCCAAGCAGAAATTGGAAGAACTGCTTGCAGATGGCGTATTTAACCGAGAAGACGCTAATGGGGTATATCGGGGCAACAGCCCCCGTGTGGAATATCAGTATAACTTTGAAATCGGTAGATGGCAAAAGGTGGACACCATTGAAGCCATCGGGTTCAACGATTACGAATCCGATAAGGAAGCCGTGGTGTTCCTTTCAAGTTTTAACGCAGGATAAATTATGAAAACCGAATATAAAGTATTTATCAATATGAACCCGACCGGTCCTTTCGGGGAGAAATCTTGGTATTTTACCGATGAAGACCTTGCCATCCGATTCCTTACCTTGAAGAAGAAGGAATTGGGTATCTCCGATAGCACCCCTGTTAGGCGGGGTTCTTGTGGTATCGTTTCCATTGAAGTGATGGAAGCCGAAAGTGACTTTTACAAAAAGGAGTTAAGATAATGCCGTTAGATATTACTATCCACACTCACGAAGACACCCCGCAGACTTATCGCAAGAAGCCTGTTGAAGTCCAGGCTATCAAGTGGACGGGCAAGAACTTTGATGCCGTCAAGGAATTTGCGGGCGATGACGTGGACTTGGATGGCGAGGAACTCGTCATCAAGACCCTTGAAGATGGTTCAAAGGGGCAGGCAAAGCACGTGGCGACCATTGGGGATTTTGTCATCCGTGGTGTCGCAGGCGAGTTCTATTTCTGCAAGCCGAAGATTTTTAAGGACACTTACGAACTTGTGGAGAACGCCTAATGCGTGTATTGCTCACAGCGGATTGGCACTTGCGTGGCGATGCTCCCGTATGTCGTGTGAACCCCGATGAATGGCTTGAAGACCAACGCAAATCGGTGGAACAACTCTACCCCATCGTGGAGCAGGAACACTGCGATGAGGTGTGGGTTCTTGGCGATATATTCCATCGCTCTCGCACGTCCACGGAAGCGACCAACCAGGCTCTTGCCTTGCTTGGCGGGTTCAGTCCTACGCCTGTGCGTGTTCTTGTAGGAAACCACGATGAACTGCACCACCAATATGAGAACCTGTCCAAGTCCACTATCGGGGCTATTTTCGCTTTGGCAAATGTGACCGAACTTCGTTCGGATTGGTGGTTTGACCACGTGGACCACGAAAATATCAAAACCGAACTCCAAGCCTATCCGTTCGGGGCTGTTCCCGAAAAGATACCCGACTGCGATATTTGGTGCGTCCACGAACTTGTATTTCCCGACCAGGAATCGTTCCCGTGCGACAAGCAAGGTCATCCCATTGCTAATATCGGGATTACCGCAGAAGACCTTGTGAAGCGGTCTAATGCCCAACTAATCCTTACGGGCGACTACCATCACGGGTATATCAAGAAATTCAAGGACACGACGGTTGTCACTTGCGGGTGCTTGAACATACAGGCATCCGATATGGACGATTACAAGCCCCGTTGCTATATCTTGGACACATCGGATTTCTCCATCAAGGAAATCCCGCTCAAGACTTTCGGCAAGGTTCATCCCGACCCGAAACGTGAATCCCGACAGGAAATTGAAACCTATATGGAAGGGTTGCAGGACTTTGAAGTTCCGCACCTTGATTTCATCGCCAATGTGCAGGCTGCGATGGCAAAGGAAAAGGATAAGGCTGTTCGTGAAGCGACACAGGAAGTCCTTGATTCCTATGTTCCTGGTGTAAAGGACGAGTAGCCTGCTATATATTTATTAGAAACCCAAACGAAAAGGAAAACCCCAAAATGGCAAATGTAGATATTGAAAATATCAAGACCCGCATTGATGACCTTAAACAGAAAAAGGCACAGGCAGAGGGTCAAAAGAAAGCGATTGAAGACTCTTGGGAACGTGATTATGGCGTTTCCACGCTTGAAGATGCCGAAGCCTTGAAAGACAAGATTGAAAAGGAATTGGAAGAAAGCCGTGTGGCACAGGAAGAATACCTTACCGCTGCCGACAAACTCCTTACCGAAGCGGGTGTGTAATGCTCGCACTTGAAGATTTACAGAAAAAGGTGCTGTCGGGTCGTGCCCACCTTGACCTTGCCGAGAAGAACCTTGCAGTAAAGCAGGGGGAACTTGACAAGTTGCAAAAGGACTGCGAAAGTCAAAAGAAGGCTCTCGCACTTTTGCAGGACGTGGCATCCAAGACCCAAGACCAACTGAAAGACGCTATCCAACAGACTGTGCAGGGCTGTGTGGACTTGCTGTTTCCAGGATATGAGTTCAAGGTTAATTTTGTTCCCAAGCGTGGCAAGGTGGACGCTGAATTTCGTATCTGTAAGGACAAGGCTGAATTAGACCCGTTTGATTCTTCGGGTGGCGGTCTAGTGGACTCCGTCAGTTTCGCCTTGCGTGTCGGCTGTATGCGTCTTGCAGGCAAGCGTCCGCTCCTGCTCCTTGACGAGCCGTTCGGACATCTGCGTGATGGCGAAGAAGACAAGCCCCGCAGGGAGTTGGGTCGTGTAGTCGCTACGCTCGTTGAAAAGTTGGGTGTTCAAGTGATTATGGTTGGCGACGTGGCGGGAACGGACATTGACGCTGACAAGGAATATAGTTTCTAGTGGAAGATGGGATTAAGACAACAAGGAATATCACGGATGAGGAATTTGAAGAACTCGTCCGCAGGGGTATGTATCTTTCGGAACGGAATGGTAAACCTTGCTATATAATTCCTGCTCGTGTAAAGTGGGAGGACTATTGCAGGATGGAGAAACTTGAAAACTATTTGAACACCCACTGCTTGTTGGAACTGCAAAAGAAACACCGCTGATTTTACTACCTTGCGTTTGAGCCGAATGGCTATGTGTCAAACGAACTTTATAAGGATTGTTGAGAAATGGAAAACATCGTCAATGAATACAATGTGACCTGGTATGATAGGGAAGCCCACGAAACTTTTACTGCCACTTTTGGGGATTTCAAGGGTGCGAAAGAACACGCAAACTTTATCAAGCAACAGGAATTGGGCGATAGTGTATTTATTACGGAAGTCAAGAAACATTTGCGGGTGATGTCCGAAGAGGAATGGGTAGATGGATAATGAAACCGAGATTGAATACATCACGACGGTGGAGTATGCCGTAAGGGTGTTCGCTAGTAGTCCTACCCTGTCCGAACAGGAACTGCGACAAATCGTCAAGAAATCCGTTGAAGAAGACCTTGCCCGTGATAGCACGTCCATTAACGGGCAGTGCGGTGGTAATGGTTATTCCTATCGCTATGAGGCTATTTCTCCCGTAAAGGACAAGTAGTATGATTAAGAACATCTTGCTTTATGGGTCGGCATTTATTCTTGGGGCAGTCGGTATGCTGTTCCTGTGTATCGCAAACAAAGGAGTCTAGATGAACTACCACGGAATGCCTGTTAAGGAATTTACGAGCAACTATCCTATGCAGTTTAAGGAACATACGGATATGCTCGTGTGGAACGATAACTCGTCCACGGAAATTCCCACTATCGTGTATGCCCACGAGGTAATCTATTACGACCCCCGTGTTCCCAAGAACAGGGTGCTTACCCTGTATGGGGAGCATTACGACCATTGTGCTGAAATCCCGAAAGAAACGGATAGTTCCCGCTATGCTACTTGCGGGGAATTGCAGGCGTGGCTGAATCTCCATCCCGAAACCTATGTCATCGGTAAGGCGTTCAAGGACGGGTTCAAGGAAACCCGTAGCACAAAAGCGACTGACTACCACCCGCATCCCGCGGCTGTAAATCGCCCCTGTAATGACAGTGGTATGTTCAATGTGTCGGGTATCTTGTTCCCTGCCAATTTGACAAAGCCGATGTTACCGACTACGAGCAACTTGATTTATGGCGTGGAAGACCTGTATGAACCGAGTGCCGAGCAGATACAGAAGAACGAAACTGCATTTACAAACAACTATTCCATTATCGTAGTTGAGCATAAGGCTGTTAAGGGTGTGAACCGCTATGCGTTCGGCAAGTTCCAGGAAAAGGAACAGGCTGTGTCCGTGGCGAACGGGATTATTGAATACTTGGGGGGCAACGCCTCCGAGGGTTCAAAGGACGTGTATGTAATCCCGACCGCAAGCGTCCTTGACATCCCCAAGTGCGACTGCGAAGATAATGTGAATGCCGAGTTAATCCCTGCTTATATTAAGTCTGCCTATTTCTGTTCTATGGACAGGATTATCCCGAAGAAATGCGACCCTATCACGGGTATCAGTATGACCGAGCGTGTCGCTATGGTGAACAAACTCCGTCAAGAGACGGAACGGGGCTTGATGCCGTGCAAGAGGGCACTTGATGAATGCGGGTGGGATTACGATAAAGCCTATGCTCTTGTAAAGGGTCTCCCGCCCGTCAAGGCTTCCCCGCTTGATACGGTCCGTGCTGAAATTGCCAAGCGTTGCGAGGACGATAATCCTTTTATGCCGAAGGTGTGGATGTGATGGACGGGGTTTGCAGTCGTTGTCATAGGAAACCCGCCCGATACCATAACACATTGGATATGGGCGGTAGTCTTACGTTCGTGGCTGATACCGATGGGAATAGTTGCCACGTGGAAGATTTGCATACCTACACGGAATGCAACCTGTGTGAAGATTGCCAACAGAAACTGCAAGAGTTTATGAACGGGGGTTTTCCGTGCTAGAAATGAAACCCCTGTTCAATCTGCCGAAACCCCGCAAGCATACCTCGCAGTGCCAAGGTAATGCCATACACGTTTTGGACCTTGACCAATACTACACCCCCGATGACGTAGCCGTGGAGTGCGTCAAGATAATCAAGGGGCTAGGTTTGCCCATAACTGAAATGTTTGAAGCGTCTGCGGGCGAGGGGGCGTTTATCCGAGCGTCCAAGGCTGTTATGCCCGACATCCCCATCAAGGCGGTGGACATTGAGCCGAAAGCCGATGGTATTACGCAGGCTGATTTCTTGAAGGTCTATATGCTCTACAAGCAGGGCAGAATGTTCCTTGGAAATCCCCCGTTCGGGTCAAGGCTTTCCTTGGCTGTCAAGTTCTTCAAGCGGTGCGTAGCCCTTGGGGATTATGTTGCTTGGATTTTGCCTATTTCGCAGTTCAACAGCAACAGCCTGTATGAGTTTGACCTTGTGCATAGCCAAGACATCGGGGAAATCGTGTTTTCGGGGCAAAAGCCGGTCCGTTGCTGTTTCAACGTGTATAGGCGACCCGCCAACGGGAACTTGAATCCGAACCCCGTTGAGGATTGTTCGGTCGTAAAGTTTATGCGTTCCGACAATCCGAACTATGCCACGTTCCAATACGATTTTCGGATTTGCACTTGGGGTGGTTCTACGGGCAAGGTTCTGGAAGATGGCGAACCCGACTACGCCTCCACCTATCGGGTAAAGGTCGCCCCCGAATATCTTGAACGGGTAAAGGAAATCCTGCGGAATGCCGATTGGAAAAAGGAAAGACCTAGCGTGTCCTGTAAGAAATTGAATAAGGCTACCATCGTGGCTGTCTTGAAGAAGAATGGCATTCCGTGATAGTTTCGTGCTATATATCTATTGAAGACCAAAGGAAAACCGATTGTGATTACCAAGATTAAACTCCATAATTTTCAGTGCCACCGAAATCTTGAACTAGACCTGGGGCGTTCTACTGTTTTGCAGGGTGGTTCTAACCACGGAAAGACTGCCGTTCTCCGTGCCTTCTATTGGGTCTTGTTTAACGAAGCACCCCACGACTTTGTGTCCTATTGGGTGCAGAAAAAACTGAAAAAAGGATTCGCTTTCAAGGATGACGCTTATACGTCTGTCGTGGTTGAAGTGGACGGACACGTTATTGAGCGTAAACGCTCCAATGACTTTAACGGCTACATCGTGGACGGCACGATATACGAAGCACTCCGAACCGACGTTCCCGAAGCGGTCACCAAGATTTTCAACCTTGCGGACGCTTCCGTTCAAAAGCAGTTTGACGTTCCGTTCCTGCTTGCGGAAACCCCTGGTGAAGCCTCCCGCTATTTGAACTCCCTTGCGGGTCTTGAATGCGTAGATGAAATCCTGTCCATCGCCAAGCGTAAAGTTGCCGAAACTACCGACCTTGTGAACGGGGCAACTGAATCCGTGGAATCTCTTGAAAAAGACGTAAAGTCCTACGGGTGGGTAAAGGACGCAGAAGACCTGTATGAGAAGGCTCGTGCCGAACAGCCCCGCATTGAACGGCTGACCCGTATGCGTGATAATCTTGCCCGCTCCATTGAAACCTACAAGGCGATTAAGGACTACCCCGAAATCCCCGATTGGCTCACTATGGGCGACAGGACGGACAAGATACACAGCCTGGAACAGAACCTTGTAGCCGTGAAGAACTACGTGGAAACCTGTAAGACGCTCGCCCGTATCTCCCCCGCCCTTGATGGCATTAACGCTCTCGTAGAACCGAAGAAACCCAAATACGATGAAGAAGACGTTGCCTCGCTTACCGATAGCATACGGTCCTATCGCTCGTCCGTTTCGGATTTCAAGAAATTGTCATCGGTGGTTTCTGCCCTGTCCAAGTTGAAAGAACCTAAACCGAGCAAGTGGGATGGTAAACTCCGTCCGCTTATTCAGTCTATTCGCAACTACGGGGAGTTCGTGGAAACTTTGGACGGAACGGAGGCTGTCCTTGCCGAGATTGCCAAGTTGAAAGAACCCAAGCCTTGCAAGTGGTCGGAGCGTGATTTGTCGGGTCTTATCCGCTCTCTCCGCAACTATCATTCGGCAGTGAATATGGTAGCGGATTGCACGGATTATTTAGACGATGCCTACGACTCCCTTGAAGGGGTAGCCTGCCCTGTCTGCGGTCGCCCGCTCTCCAAGGACACCTGTTTATTGTAAGCAAAATATAACATATTATATTCACAATGCCTATTGACGGAAAGTAGGTATTTTGTTATATTCTGTAAAAACAGACCACTTTAACCGAGGATAGCATAATGGTAACTGTCACCGAAACAAAGCAGAACTTTCAGTCTTTCGTAGAAATGCTCAACGCTTCTATGGGTTGGGATAACAAGGTCACTATCGTGGGCGATTTCGTCCGTGCCAACGGCAAGGAAGTCAATGTCTGTGGCTATAACTTTGCCTACAAAGTCAAATTGACGATGGACTTGTTGCAGGAAACGGGAGAATTTGAATAGTATGCAAGACCATCACGTAATTGCCATCTATTATCATAGCAAGGCATACAATGGCTCTAACGACATCCTGGTTCATTTTGAAGAAACCGAGTTGGACGCACATCAGTGGGTCTTTTCCCATTATTTCAAGGGAAGGATTGATGACATATCGGAGCAGATGGAGTTTATTGAACAGCACATCACGTTCGTTGAACGCAGTGTTTCCGAGTGTCTAAATATCCTGCTTGAATCCGAGTCCTTGAATATCCTGCTTAAAGAAACACGGAGGCAGAAATGACCCCTTACATCATCTTGACTATTGGCATCTGCATAATCGTGATGGGTGCTATCCTGTGGATTAAGGATAATACGTTGTGCTATTTGTTTGATGGTCAATATACTTGGGCGATATTCGGAGTGTTCGGATTGTCGCTCGTTGTTCACTCTCTAATCTACATCAACGCAGGATAAGGGGGTTGTTATGGCTATTTCCAAGGAATTGCAGGAAACGATTGACCGCACCTTTGAACTGTCTAGCACCTTGCTAGACCAGGCGTCCATCTTGAAGCAGAAAGTGGATTCCATTGAATACGATAAGGCGGTTGCCGAACTGAACAACAAGGTTATCCGCATCAAGGCTCGTGAGAATTGGGCTAATGCCGAAGTCCGCTACTACCGAGCCTTGAAGGGCGACCAATGGTGTGCTGCGTCATTCTATGATGTGAAGGGACAGGTTTTTGTGGAAAAGCCATTACCGCCTACTCTTTACAAGGGTGACTATAAGCCTAACATTCCTCCTAGTTGCCGACATCCCGAAGATTGGGTTCGTATTTGGAGCAGTGTGGCTGAAAAACTCCACAAGTATCGCAAGAACCTTGTTCTGCAGTATGTGTATGGACGCAATCCCGCCAACATCAGTGGCTCACCCACCATCATTGTAAACAAGGACTAGACCTATGTGGCACAAGTTTAAGGACGAGAAACCGACCCGTAAGAACCCTTGGGGTTTCCTGGTAGTTGTGGATGGTTGCACCGACCCTATAATGGGGCAGTTTGACGAAGAATCCAAGCGGTTCTATGTGTTCTGCCCGCCCATCGGGAAAGATATACAGGTCCCCGTCAAGTCGTGGTTTGAAATCCCTGCTCCCCCGCAGGACTAATGTATATTTGTAGTGCGTATGGATTTGAACCGAATTTACAACCAGGATTGCCTTGTCGGGATGAAAGACATCCCCGATGGTAGCATTGACGCTATCATCTGCGACTTGCCGTATGAGGTTTTGCATAAGGACAACCCTAATGCCCAATGGGATAGGATTATCCCGTTTGAGCCGTTGTGGGAGCAGTATGAGCGTGTAATCAAGGATAATGGGGCTATCCTGTTGTTCTGCCAAGGTATGTTTACTGCGAAACTTATGCTATCCAATGAGAAATTGTGGCGATACAATCTCATTTGGGATAAGTGCAGGGTCACGGGCTTTCTTAATGCCAATCGTATGCCTATGCGTTGCCACGAAGATATTGCCGTGTTTTACAAGTCCTTGCCGACTTACAATCCGCAGTATGAAGATGGGTTGCCGAACCACCCCCGTGGCAACGGTCCCCACAAGCACACAAACAACTGCTACGGGGTTCACAAGCAGTTGAGCGACCCGCCCAAGAAAGATTATGGGAATGACTATGTAGAACGAACCTACGACAGCGTTCCCCGTGTAGAACCGACAGTTCCCGAAGGCAAGAAATTGCCCCGTAGCATTATCACTATTCAAAGGGAACACGAAAGCACGGTCCTGCACCCGACCCAAAAGCCCGTGGAACTCTTGCGATATTTAATCCGCACCTACACCAATCAAGGGGAAACTATCCTAGATTCCTGTATGGGTAGTGGAACAACCGCTGTCGCTGCGGTTCTTGAAAAGCGAAAGTTCATCGGGTTTGAAACCGACAAGACCTATTTTGATAAGGCTAATGAACGATTAAGAAAACTAACAGGACCGTTCCATATTTTTGGGAACATCGGAGTATAACTATGATTATTACGAAAAAGCAGTCCAAGAACCTCCGCTATTTCGCCCGTGCGAACTACAAGTCCGAATGCAAGGGCGTGGAAACTGAAAACGGCAAGGTGAAGCACAGGGAGTTTCCGTGCTTTGAACTTGCCTACGATGAATCCAAGGCTACCGCAGGCAACGTGGAACTTACCAACGTGACTATCGGGGGTAAGCCCTTTGATGGCGATTATACCGCTCTTATGACCCGCTTGCGGGAACTGCTTGACAATCCCGATGACGTATGTGCCGAGGAACTTGAACAGGACAAGACCCTTACGGAACAGGCGATGGGTGCGGTCAAGGATAAGTCTGATGCTATCGTTATTGCCGAGAAACCTGGGGATATTATCAAGGAAACGCTTAAAGATTGTTTCCCCGAAGGTTCGGAAATCTCCGTGGATGTTAAACCCGAAGAAAACAAGATTGACGCTAATGTGTTTATCCCTAATTCCGTGGACCACATTGACGCAAAGATTGAAGTCAAACCCGTGGAAGAACCCGAACACTTGTTTGGACCGATGTCGCATCGTGGCGTGGTCGGGGATGCCTTAAAGTTCTTTAAGGATGTCAAGTGGGTGGATAAGAAACCACAGGTTGCCGACGTTTCCGCAGACCCCGAAAAGAAAACTATCGTGGTCACAGGTCCCGCCTGCCCCGAACGGCACGACAGTGGCAGGGATTATTCGGGGCTTTCCGAAGAAGCGATAGCCGAAGCATACAAGTCTGTAGTCGGTGAAAACATCGGCACTATGAAGCCGAGTAGTGAAGTCAAGCCCGTGGAAGAATCCTTGGAATATCTCGCCACGCACGAACCGCCCCCGCTTGAAGAACAGCCTGTCCAGGAACTCCCTGTCGTTGAAGATGTGGAAGAAGCCAAGAAGGTTGTAGAAGAAACGGGAACTCCCGTAATCACTGCGGAGCAGAAACCGAAGAAATCCCGTGCGGAACTCTATGGCTTGCAAATCAAGTGTGCCACTATGAAACTTGCAACATCCTATGGCGAACCGCCCGAAACGGACATTGGGTCGCTGATGAAGAAATATCCCGATGCCGTTGAAAAGTTGAACGCCCTGTATGCTGCTGACGGGATTAAGACATATACCATCACGGAGGACGCTATCAAGCAAGCCTATCCCGATGAATACGCTGCCCTGTGCTAGTAAAAAAAAATCTAAAAAATTACAAATACCTATTGACGAACGATAGGTATTTTGTTATATTTAGGGTATCAAGGACAACCACCCTTAACCGAGGATAGCATAATGACAACTGCCGAATATATCAAATGGTTTCGTGAAAACCTTGTTCGGGGTGAACAGAATCACGCACAGGGCATCTACAACTACACCATCGGTAGTTATTCGTTCACTACTAAACTCACGAAATCCGAACACCTGTCGCTTTATGATGTGACCGATGGCAGGGTCTGTATTGCTACTCGTATCTATAATGACTATGGGGCAATAGAAGATTCCATCTACGCCTACCTGTATAAGAAAATGGGTATCACTAGGGGCTAAAAACGCACAGGAATGTTTGAACATTAAACCGAGGAACAAATATGCACGATAATGACTACGAAAAAGACTATATGGGCGTGATTACCTGGGGTCGCTTGCAGTGCGGTGCCCCACAGCCTATGTTTGGTTCGGACATCAAGACGGACTCCCCCGTCTATATCCGAATCTGTAATGCCTACGTGTCCGATATGGGTGGCACTCCCACCGACCAACATATCCACGGAAAGCACCCCGCCATCATTGAGGTGGAAATGACCCCTATCCAATGGGCTGAATTTCTCACTGCGGGTCACGTGGACGATGGTGTTCCCTGCACCATTACCCGATTGAACGGCAAGGGTATGTCCCGTGTGGAAATGCGGAATGTCGCAGAAGAATACGGCAACCACATCAACGAGAAATTTGAAGATTTCCAAAAGGGCATTAAGCGTTTTGAAGACGAGATTGAACAGACCCTTGAATCGGGTAAGTCTATGGGCAAGACGCAGATGAAGGAACTGCTCCATTCTATGAAGTGTTTTCGTGAGAACGCTCCCGCAAATCTCAAATACGCCCACGACCGCTTCCGTGAAGATATGGCTAATATGGTGGTCAAGGCGAAAGCCGAGATTAACGCCTATGCCGAACTCCGTCTTGGAGATTACGGGGTTAAGTGCCTTATGAACGATAACTCCGCTGAAATCAAACCCACCATTGAGGAGGAATAGACCTATGGAAGAAATAAACTTTAAGGAAATGGGGCTTGACCGCTACGAAGTCCTGTGTGCATTGTATAACAAGTCCAAGCCCCTTGGTCTTGGAATGCTACATTTTATTCCAGGACCGCTTGCCCTTGAAGAAGCACACGAACTACTTGACTGCTCCGAATATGCAGATTACGTCAAGGGGCGTGTCATCAAGGTCAAGTTGCCCGAACACGCAGAATCCTTTAACCCCTATCTTTATGACAGGGATAACGGGGAGGGTGCTGCCCTTCGTGCCTTGCAGGAATACGTCAAGCAAAGGAGAGTGCATAATGGCATTTGATAAGAGAGATTGGAACGAATTTCGGGAAACGGGTCTGTTTCATTTCGTGAACTCGTTTCTGCACCTGTTCGGTTGGGCGATTGTCGTGGATGTGGAAGATGACGGCAGTGTGTCCGCTGTCTATCCTGCCCGAACGGATTTCCGTGGGTTCTCCGAAGAAAGCAACGACAAGGCATACGCCCGTGTGACCGCATTTATGCAAAAGGAATTTGGCATTCCTGCGGAATCCAAGACCGAGTCGCTATCCCCTAAATCCAAAAAGTTCAAGGGCAAAAAGTGAAACTCCATTTTAAGAAACACGATTGGGACAACTACTACCCTGTCCACTGCAAGCGATGTCTGTGGACGGGCAGTAGCCAATTTGTAGCGGGTGAGGGCGATGGACCGTTCTATTGCCCTTACTGCGGTATGCCCGACCCTACTGATAGCGAAATGGGTATGTTCTGCTTTCATTGGAGTTCCTATTTTGGCTATGGGTTCAAGCCCTTTGTTCGGGAGGTCTGCAATCTGCTACGCTATCTCTTGATGCGGGCTTTCTCCTTGGCTACCCAACCCGTGCGTTTTCTGTATGCCCGCTACATCTGGTTTAGTCAAGACCGCTATTGGACGAAACTCAATCGGGAAATGGAAAAGTATTGGACGGGGCTGTAAGATGGATAAATCCGAACACCTTACCATAGACGAGTTCAAGCAAGCCTTTGGCAGTTTCAAGCACAACGAACGGAGTTGTAAATTGAAGAAGACCTTTACCGAAGTGGAACTTTGCGACATATTGAAAAAGTCCAACCTGTTTCCAGGATTTACCCTGCACGAAGAGGTTGGGATTTCGGGTGTGTCCTGCGATATGGTCTATGAGAACGGCTCACAGGTCTTTACGATTGAAGCGAAGACCGAGTTGAACTACAAGGTGTTTGCACAGGCTTGCAGATGGCGAACCGTCGCCACAGCGTCCTATGTTGCCATTCCCGCCTATACGATGAAGGATTGGTATTATAATCCAAAGCGGGTAATCCTTGAAGAACTTGGATTGGGCTTGATTGTCGTGGACGAACACAGGGCTAGTTTCGGAAGGACTTACAATCCTTTTGGGCATAACGATGTCTGCTCTCCACCGAATGACGGGGTTTATCTGTTCCCTGCCGATATGGATTATTGGAAGACTTGCTTTGAGCGGATTGGAGAGAACCAAGCACCCGCAGGGAGCAAGTTGGGCAAGCGTTCTACTACGTTCTCCCGAACCATAGACGCTCTTAAACTTGAAGCAGAACAGCACCCCGATTACACGCTCCAACAACTTTTACTAGCCGTGCCGACCCATTATAGCAATATCACGTCTGCGGAGCAGGCTATCAAGCGGTATGCCAAGACGGGCATAATTGACAAATTTTGGCAGGACAAGCCCAAGGGGGCAATATGATTGACGAAGAACTGATGAAAGAGTGGGCAGAGAACTACGACAAACTCAAAGAAGAACTGCTTAATATCCATAAGCGGTTTGATATAACCGTCCCGCAAGTGATTGAAGCCGTGTCCAAGAAAACACATATGATGGCTGATGTGTTCAAGGAACTTGCCGTGTCCAAGCAGGCAGATGGCAACATCGTGCCTGTCATTATGGGCTATACGATGGCTGACACGCTTACGCACTTGGTTATGGCTGCGATGACCACGAGCATTCTTACCAATCAGCCCTCGTCCGTTATGGCACAGACCATATCCACCATACTTTACAACGAAGTAACCGCCCCGCTTGCTATGACGCAGTGGGAAAACGTCCAAAAAGACCTAATGGATGACTTTTTGGCAGAAGAATCCAAGTCCTAATCTTTTCGGAATAATGTATATTTAGGATATGAGCGTTTCCAAGCCGTCCATATCTAGTTCCCACAAGTTGTGGGCGAACATTACAAAGTGGGGTCGTAATGCCCCCGCTTATATTGTTATACATTTTACAGCGGGTTTTGGACAGAACAGCGACAATCCTGCGGGTATGCTGTCCACCTACAAGTCCTATGTGGAACGGGGTTCTAACGCTCACTATCTTGTCGGCAGAAATGCTATATGGGAAATGGTAAACCCCAAGACCTACTTCTGCACGTTTAGTTGTGGTTCTCGTGTCGGCAAGAAGAACGCCTGTGTCGTAGATGGGTGGGGACCGTCCGCTTACAAAGGTCCGCTCTCAATGAGTCACGCAGGGGTGGCAGGACACACCAATACCATCAACATTGAAATATGCTCCTGCAAGACGGGGCGTAGGCGTTGCGACCCGATGGATGACGGATGGTATTTCAACACGGAAACCTATATGAACGCAGTGAAATTGACTGCGTGGCTTTGCGATGAATTTGGTATCAAGGTAAGCAACATCATTATGCACAATCAAGTTACGGGCAAACTTTGCCCTGCGATGTGGTGCAACGCCCCTGGTGCGGAGGCGGGTTTTGAAACATTTAAGCAGAATGTTGCTATGCTCTTGAACGAGGTTGAAGAAGATACGCCTGTGCAGTCGCCCAATCCTATGCCCGAAGGCGGTATGGTTAATGTGGCTGCGGATTCCTATTTTTATAGCCGACCGAATACAGACGCTCCCATAGTTGGAACAGCACAATCTAATGAGTCGCTGTCTTACACTATGTCCAAGAACGGATTTTATTTCACAGACAATGGTTGGGTTCAAGCATAACGAGGTATTATAATGCTGACAATGAAAAGTTTGGCTGACAACTATTCCAAGGTGTTCAACCCCAAGGTCACACCGAAAGTTCGTCATAGTTCCGCAAAGCACAATGGACATTATGTCTTGCTGAAGGGAACGGCTACGGGTTCTAATGGCGAAATGTATCTTATGGAACTTGAACTCCAAAAGGACGAAGTGGGCAAGGTAAACTACAACAGCCCCGTGTCCTACATTACCTGTTCCTGCCCTGCTTTCCAATACTATGTGCAAGACCCGCTTGCGAAAGTTGGCTCTACCTATCCTGGAACGGGTCACGTGAACAAGAAGATTAACAATCCGAAACAGGTGGCTGCCCCGTGCAAGCACTTGCTCGCCTACATTAACTACTTGATGACAAAGGGTGTCTTGAACCGAGTGAATATGTCTGCACCCGCACTCCCCGAAGACAAAAAGTAATCGTCTATGGCAAACCTGTTTTCTAAAATTGCTTCGTTGCTCAATGAGAAGCCGTCCGACAGCATTATGGATGATAACGCTGCCATTTCCGCAGTGGACAACAATCCGTATATGTCACCTGTCGTATTGGGTGCCCGTAACGCCTATGACACGCTTCATACGCTTATGAACCCCTTGATTAAGGGAAAGAAATCCTCCTTAAAGCAGATTGACAAATGGCTTAAAGATTGGACGGAGCGGTTGCAGAAAATCGTGGAAATGTATGAAGAACTGCTCGCAAAGTTGAATGATATGGGAGCGGACTTTGGGGGTATGTTTGACATTGAGTTTGCCAAGGAAGCCTGGGAAATCGTGCAGGACACGCCCATTCTTCGTAGGTATATGGGTGAAGCGAACTATTGGATTCTCTACGATACCGTCGGTATCTTGGCTACCCAACCTGGACAGATAGCAGGGGATTTGGCTACGGGTGTCAAGGAAGCCGTTAGGCAGACCATCTTGGCTCTAATTTCTATGACTGATGGGTTGCTATGTCTTGAATCCTACTTGGGGATGATACAGCAATACTGGGGAGCGTTGTATCTTAAAATAACGCCTATCCCGCTTTTGGATAGTATTGTTCCGAACGTGACTACCGCTTATTGGTATAAGCCTGCTATTCCATCGCAGAGCCGTGGAGAACAGCATAGCATTACATTAAGGAACGCTCCCCCAGGTCAAGGGTTCACGCCCCTGCCGATGCCCATACCCGACCCGATTATGGTGACTAGGGACGCATTCTACCTTACAAGGTTTGACTACAAGAACCCCGACACGTGGTATCTTAATGGCACTCCGTATTATCTGCCGAACACAATGAACCTTCTTGAAAGGGCGTTGCAGTATTGGTCTAGTTCCTATACCAACGAGTTTATGCCTGCCTTAAACAATTTCTATCCGAGAAATGAATATGGCGAAGGTTCGGCACACCCGCTACGGGCGGGGCATACATTTGCTCAATTAGATACGGACAAGATGATGATTAACGGCACGAGCGTGATGGTTAGTCAAGAAGAATCGTCCGAAGATGACGAGAGTGCCGAGAATGCAGAGAGTAGCCCCGATATAAAGGAAATGCTTTCCGAGGTCTTTAACGAAAGTATCGTCCTGTATATGACGGCTGAAACTTGGACGGATGCGAGCGGGATAGAACATAACGGATGGCAGTATTCGTATGAGAAAGCCTACACGCTCCTGTTAAAGTTTATTCTTGACGGCTTTGAAGCATACGGAGAAGACCCGTCCACGCTTTCCAGGTTTAGGGATTTCCAAAACCAAGACCCCCAAGGCGAGATTTACCCGCAACTTTCAACGTGGATGGCGACAGACGCTGATTTTAGAAAAGCGTTAGACGATATGTATGTTGATTGGCAGAGTATGGTCGCTGCGTATTCTGCTAAATTAGGGTTGCCCTTGTCGGAAGCCTACAATGCTTTCTTTGACGCTGTTATGAAGGACTTTGTGGAAGCGGGTCATCAAATCAGTGGTGCTAGTGGCAGTTTGAGCGAAACGGAAACCTTTATGGTTAGCCCGTCCTTTACACCGATTAACGCCTTTAAGACAACGGACGAAAGCGTGTATGCGGGTATTCCGTTCATAGCATACAAGGTCAATTCAAAGAACAACCAAATCATCTACATATCTTCGGGTTCGGATGTTACTGCGGAAGGTGATTCCGTGAATGTGGCATATTCGGCAGGCGACCCCAATTTCATTATGTTCCCGTCCGATAACGCTACAAGCACGATGGTGCAGAACAGAAGCCTGTCGTTCAACTATGTGGCGAAATACCTGTTTACTGCGATGATAAATGTTTCCGAGGGACTGCATAAAGCGGAAACGGTCCAAACTACCGCAGACGTGGAAGGTTCTCCCACGCTCACGACAGGGTATGCTAACGGGGATAATATCAACGCAGACGCTGTTGTGATGGAACAGAGTTATTCGCAGGATGCGGGTGTCGCACAGCCTGGGATATTGGGCGAATTGCCCGATGCCTTGTATATGCACAAGTCTAGCATATTGGGTTTGCCTAAATGGGTAGATGAAAAGAAAGCCATCGTGAGTATCGGCAATATCTTTTTCCCCGATGGGAAAGTTCCGCTCAATGTTGCTAGTGCGTCTATACCCGAAACCTTTGTAATGCGTTATCAGTATTTCTCTCCCGAAACGACTGTGGCTCATTATGAAGACCCCGATGCAGAGCCGACGGTTAGTGCCGTTGAAGAACTTGCCGAAGTGGTGGGCTACTCCATCAACAAGGGCAGGGAAATAAAGTTCCCCTGTTTCGGTATCTATGGCGATTTGTTGTCTATGCAGTCGTGGCATTATACCGAAATGCCTTATGCTGAATTTGCTACGACCTACGCTCAAACTAAATCGGGTTCTAACCTGTATTACGAAAAGAGCAATCCTGGTCATATTCTCTACTATCACTCGTCTTATATGTCGCAGGCACGACAAATGCAGATGGCGGTCATCCACGAGTATCTTGAAAGCACAACCAAGTCCTACGGAGCGGGCGACACTTATACATTCTATGTGTTCCCGACCGAGAGCATATCTGTGTCTAAACTGACCGATAGTCCTAGCCTTGGTAAATTCCTGTCCACAGATGCTGAAAGTCCTAGTGGTGAAGCCTACCATTACATCACAATGCGTAATCCTATCCCGAAATGTGCCAAGTATGTAGACCCCGAAAAATGGTCTATTATGGACATTATCCACGAAATGTATCTCTTGGCTTCCAACCTTGCGGGTCTTTGCGGGGATAACGGGGAACGCTTGAAGCAGTTGCAGGATGACCTGTCCGAGTTCCACATATCTACTCCGCAGTTCGTGGGGCAGTTGCCCGAAAACAATGGTCAGTTCGTGCCGTTCCGCTTTGAGATTTTCAAGGAATACTCCGACAAGATTGAGGGGTTCGTCAATTCCATCTATGATTTCCGTGCCAAGATTATCGCTGCGACCGAGGCTTGGTAGGATTTTTAGTATTTTTAAGGAAAAGAGGTTTTAATATGATTAACAATCCCCCAAGGAATATCCATACCGATTACGTGGCTAGTGACGTATTTAAGCCGAAAGATGCTAATGCGTTGGCTGCATCCGTTCAGTATGATTTCGTAATTACCAAGGAGCGTGTGGACGAGTATAGGGAAAAGCACGAAAATACGCAAGAGGATTGGATGGATGTCGGGAGTCTGCTATGGGAAGATTACGAAACCACCCCCGACTATACCTGTGGTGGCAGAACGGCTATCCATATACTTATAAACTTTCATACGACCATAGAGGATAGGTTTAATTTTGGGGGTGGGCTGACATCGTTAGCAAGTAATATACAGGAAGTCCACATCCACTCGTTATCTTCCTACCGAGCGACGGGAACAAGTCTTAACATTTTCTACCATACGCACGGCACTGAAAACTATGTCTTGTTTGATGAAGCGGGTGGTTCATTGTTTAGGTCAAAGTCTCTACACGTGGGTAGTTTTATGCTGTGGGATAACGGGGAAGGCTATCCGCAGTGGCATAATAACGGGGGCTATCCGTTCATCTATGAAAACTGTATTGAAGGACCCGTGCCTACGGGGGCTAGTGGTGAACCCGATGTGATTGTGGAACAGAAGTATTGGATGACTAACGCTTCAGGTCGTCGCAGCGGTGGTGGCGGTGGCGTTGGTGGAACGTGCGTCATTACGGACTTTGACATCTTTGACGATGGTGTAGATACTGTTCATAGTAGTGTTTTTAGCGGACTCTATACGGTTATAAATGCGGGAAACACTCGTGTCTTGCATAATGGTGCTACCGAGTTTTCTACTATAGAGGATGACACAAAAGGACCTATTAGTGGAAATGGGTGGTCTTACGCTGATAGTGGTCATCGTTGGTATAATGAATATCCGTGGTTTCGGTTTAATCCCGATGAAAACGTATTGGACATCTATACGTGGTTTGCGTATAAAGGTGTAGAATATGATAGTGGAGTATATAAATCCAAGTGGTATGTCAATAATAGATGGACCATAGGCGGGGGCTTTGACTTTGGTATAATGGCTAACGAACTGCAAGAGGGAATCGTCTATGAAGTGCGAATCCATATCGTATCTTTACCACCGAGCGACCCACATACGTGGCACAATGCCGTAGAACCCCACGTTCCTTTTAATGAATGGGCTAGTCCTATATCCGAAAAGGTGACTCCTGGCGTAAAGGACAGCGAATCTCTAGGTCAAGATATAACATTGCAGATATTGTTTACAGGGGAGTTTAGCGGTCAATGTGCCCCGTGGGGGTCGCCTCCTGGGACATCTTCTAGTAATCCCTATATCAAGCCGAGTTTTAAGCAGCCCGCAGCCATTTCCGACAATAACGATTGTAGCACATATTCGGTTAGAACGTCGGGACGAATTTACGACATCATAGCCGAAGCGACAGTCCAATTTGTCCTGCTTGGGAATAGGGCATATATAATGTCCTACTAGCCTATGCTCTACCGAGTAGTCCTCTCACACAATCAAACCGAGAACATCCGCAAGTTTCCTGGCGGGTGTTCTACTGTATTCGTCTTTGACGCTCCGACCAAAGCAGATATAGACGAATGCACGGCACACGGATGTTCCTACGTTCTTATGCCCGTAGCGGGAAACCGAGGGGCTAACAGGAACGCAGGGCTACAAAAGGTGCTGACCACGTTTAAGCCTAACTACGATGATTACGTGGAGTTCCTTGATGGCGACCGCTATCCGATTACATACAATCCCGAAAAAGTCCTGCGGATTATGGAAGAACACGACATCCAATGTATGCTCTATTCCTGCGGACAGGATGCACGGCACGAAAAAATCTACGTTCCGTTGGAAGGGGCTACTATCGTGGACACAGGAACGCTGTGTAATCCGTTCTATTCCTGTGGGTTCGTTATGCGGGTGTCTGCTATTCTTGAAGTTATGGCGTTCAATAACGGATTTCTTTTTGAACCCCGCTTTACCAAGTGGGGTAGCGAAGACCAATATCTTGGGCTAGTCTGTGAACACTTTAAGCAGAAAGTTGCCATCACTTGCGAAACCCTGCTCAACGGCAAGGTCGGGGGCGACAGCGATTTCCACCAAGACTATCGGGAATCCTTGCAGACCTACGTGGACTTAATACGGGAACACGATTTCCCCATCCGAAACGAACCCCGTGAGTTCGTAGTAGTGTAAACTAAATTTAACATATTATTTTTAATAAAGACTATTGACAGATAGTTGATATTTTGTTATATTCCGAGTAAAGACAACCATTCACAGGAGATACCAAAATGCCTAATCTCGTCAAGACCGAAAACGCTTTCATCCCCGAACTCGTCCCGCAGGGCTTCCGCTCTTGGACGGAATACAACCGCCACAAGGAACGTGTGGAAAAGGTAAAGTATTGGGCACAGGGTTTCCTGGGTGCTTTCGTCCTTATCCTTGCGTATGCCGTCAATGGCTACATTGATATGATGTTGTAAGGAGGTAGAATTAGTCTATGACCCGTGAAGAAATCAAGAACAAACTCTACTATGTGGCAGACACAATCCGAATGAATGCCGACAAGTTCGCCCGTGGCGAAGCCTTGGAAAATGACGATTGGGTAAAGGCTGCGAAGGAATTTACTTCCTGCTTGAATTATCTTATGCAGTCCCACAGGGATTTTGATGAAGTCCAACAGGAAGAAGAACACTACGAGAAACTGCCCATAGAGCCTATGAAGCAGTTTCTTACTTACCCGATAGAACTGATTTCGTCCGATGAAGCCCTTGAGCAGTTTAATACACAGAAACATCGTCCTGTGACCCTGGGTTTTCCCGACCCCAATGACTGCCAAGATTTCGCTATCCGCACTGCGGGTGAAGTCACGGAGTTGGTTAAGACCGATAAAGGTTATGAGGCGACTATCTGCGTAGATGAATCCCTTGTAGCGGGTAACCGAGTTATGGGAGCATTGGCTAATGGTTTTAAGCCTGTGCTTAATATGTGCGGAAATACCCATATTGACGAACAATCGGGCAAATGTGTATTTGACGAATATACGCACGTTGCCGTGTGTTTCCCTAATAGTTGTCCGAAATTGGATGACTAACTAAACCCTTAAAAACCGAGGACATTATGATTTATCTCTATGGGGGTTCGTTTGACCCCATTACCCTGGCACACTTGGCGATTATCCAAAAGGTGTTTACCGAGTTCGTAGGACAGGACGATATACTGCAAGTCTTGGTATCTAACAACGATTCCAAGAAATGCACGACCCCTGCTGACCATCGCTACAAGATGGTTACGGAGTTTCTCCAAGATGGTCCACGTCTTGTTGTCCGTATGCAGGAACAGCGGACGTTGCAGTATATCAAGGAAAACATTTCTCCGTTTGAACCCGTGACTGTCGTGGTCGGAGAAGACCAAATGGAATCTATCCTCCGAAAGGAATGGCGTGATACCGATGAATTGTGTAAGCGTTGCAAGTTCCTTGTTGTGACCCGCAACGTGTTTGGGAATCCCCAAAAGCATTATCCCGACGGTGTGACGCAGATTTCTATTCCTTACACACAGGGTATCTCGTCTAGCCTTGTCCGAAACGCTTTCTATACCGACCCGATGATGACGTATCAAGGTTTCCTTGTGAACTGCATTGACGTGCGAACCTACCGATACATCAAGCGGCATTCCCTATATAATCAAAATTCCGAAATCTACCCCGAAGAACTTTCCACGTTCCTTAACCAATACGAAGGCAAGAAGTTCAAGAACGCTATCCGCAGAATAATGGCAACACTCAAAGAAAACAAGCACTGCGATGATGTTGCAGTGACCCAAGTTCTTGACGCTGCGGAGAGAGCCTATGGCGAACCTAGCGTGACTACCGACATCGTTGCCTATACCGAAAATAACCAAATCCTGCTAGTCCGTAGGAAGAAAGACCCTTACAAGAACTATTGGGCGTTGCCTGGGGGATTCTTTGAAAAGACCGACCAAGACCTGTGCTATGGTGCTGCCCGTGAACTCAAAGAAGAAACATCGCTTGACCTGTATGCAAAGCAATTTGAGCAAATCAAGGCATACGGGCATAACTTTGACCCACGTATGAAAATCGTGGATGTGGCGTTCTCCGTCTTCATCCCTAACGGAGCAGTAAGCCATATTGAAGGGGCAGATGACGCAGCCGAAGCCCGCCTGTTCCCGCTCAATGGATTGCCCCCGCTTGCGTTCCATCACGCACAGATTATTGAAGATTGGAAGAAAACTTTAACACACTAACAACCGAGGTAAAAACAATGACAGAACAAGTCAAAGAAACCGAACCCTACATCATAAACTACTTAACCGATACTGATTTCTACAAATTCAGTATGACGCAAATGTATCTCCACAAGTGTCCGAACGAACGGGCAAAGTGGAAGTTCAAGTTGCGTTCCAAGGACATTCACTTGGGCTATCTTGAAGACGCTCTCAATCGTGAGATTGACCACCTTTGCACCCTGCGTTTCCAGCCCTTTGAACTTGAATATCTCTCCAAGATTTACTTTATGAAACAGGACTACGTGGAGTGGCTTGAAGATTTCAAGTTGAAGCGTAAGTATATCCACGTCCGCAGGATTGGCGATGACCTTGAAATTGAAGCCGAAGGTCCGCAGTTGAAGGTGACTTGGTTTGAAATCTATATCCTTGAAATCATCCAGGAACTCTATTTCCGTCAGTTTGAGGTTGATTGGGATAAGGCTACGGAAAACTTGAAAGCGACCGTGGACAAGTTCAACAAGGCGATTGACGATGGCTTGCACTTTACTCTTGCCGATTTCGGTGCAAGACGCAGGCACTCTTTCAAGTGGCAGGATTTCGCCATCAAGTATATGGCTGAAAACTGCAAGTGCTTTGTCGGCACTAGCAACGTCTATTTCGCCTGCAAGTATGGTATCAAGCCCATTGGCACGTTCGCTCACGAAACCTATGCCCTGTATCAAGGTATGGCTGATGTGCCTGTCGCCAAGGCACAGGTCAAGGTCTTTGACGATTGGACACGTGAATATCGTGGCGACTTGGGTATTGCCCTTTCCGACAACTTTGGTTTCCTTGCCTTCCTGCGTGATTTTGACAAGTTCTATGCCAAGTTGTTTGACGGTGCCCGCCACGACAGCGGTAGCCCGATTGTGTGGGGCGAAATGCTGATTGCCCATTACAAGAAGTTGGGCATTGACCCGATGACGAAGACGGGCTGTTGGAGCGATTCGCTCAATGCAGACAAGGCTATTGAAATCGCCCGTCATTTCAACAACCGCATCAAGATTAGTTTCGGTATCGGCACGTTCTTGATGGCGAACCAAATCACGGACACCGCAGGCAAGAAACCCCTGTCTATGGTTATGAAGGTTGTGGAAGCCAACGGCAAGCCCGTGGTCAAACTCTCCGACTGCCCCGAAAAGGTTATGTGCGAAGACAAGGAATACATTAACTACGTCAAGCGTGTGTATAACTACATCCCGCTTGATGAATACAAGGGCACGATGTAATTCACCCAAAAAAAACAAAGGAAAACCGACCTATGATTGAAAACAACGAAAAAACTCTCTTGGCTGTCATTGACGTTCAGCCCGACTTTATCACAGGGGCACTCCCGAACCCCGAAGCACAGAAGGCGATGGACAATGTGCGAGCAGTCGTGAAGAACCACAAGGGTGCTATCGCTGCCACGCAGGACACGCATTTTAAGGAAACGACCGCCCGTGATGGGGCTGTCCTTCCGAAATACGAGGACTCCCTGGAAGGCGAAAAGTTGCCTGTTGCCCACTGCATTGAAAACACGGCAGGGTGGGAAATTGAAGCGTCCGTCAAGGCTCTCATTGAACAGAACCCGAAGCACACGTTCATCAAGAAATACACGTTCGGCTACACGGGTTGGAAGAAGATTGCCGAAGATTACGATACTATCGTTCTCATTGGTTTCTGCACGGACATCTGTGTGATTTCCAACGCTCTCAATCTTCGTGCCACGTTCCCGAACAGGCGTATCGTCATCTTGGAAGATGCCTGTGCGGGTGTCACGGCTGAATCCCACAAGGCTGCGTTGCTTACCGCCAAGATGTGCCAGATTGACGTAATGAGCGTCAAGGACTACATCGGGGAGGTGGCATAATGCAGGAACTCACCAAGAACCTTCTTGATTGGTTTAAGCGTAAGGCTGACGAACTCAAGATTAGCCGTGTCGCCCTTGGTATTAGCGGGGGCAAGGACTCCACCGTCGTTGCGGGTCTTGGCGTGGCTGTGTTCGGCAAGGATAATGTTTTCGGGTTGTCTATGCCGAACGGGGTGCAGTCGGATATTGCCGATGCCGTGCGTGTCATTGAACACCTTGGTATTCATAGTGCGACTGTGAACATCAAGACCGCCTTTGACGGGATTGCCGACCAGGTTAGCGGGTTCAACGATTCGGACGTGGCAAAGACCAATCTCCCCGCCCGTCTGCGTATGGCTGCCCTTTATGCCTATGCACAGACGAACGATGCCCTCGTCTTGAACACCTGTAATTTGAGCGAAGATTGCGTGGGCTACGCCACCCTGTTCGGTGATTCCTGCGGTAGTCTTGCTCCGATTTCCCACTTGACCACCGAAGAAGTGATGGCTGTGGGCGATGATTTGGGTCTGCCCTATGACTTGGTTCACAAGACCCCCGTGGACGGCTTACAGCCCCTCACGGACGAACAGAAATTGGGCTTTACCTATCACGAATTGAACGAATACATCCGCAGGGGTATCAAGGGTTCTCATTACGAGAAGATGCTTGCGATGTATCGTAAAAATAAGTTCAAGACGGAAATCATCCGAATCCCTTATTTTGACCCGCAGTTGCCGAATTACTTTGAAATCGGTGAATAATCCAAATCGGATTAACAAAACCTATTGACACTTGCTTGGTATTTTGTTATATTTAGTGAGTGTCAATTAAAAGGAATTTTGCAGAGTGTCCTACCCGAAACTAGAGGTCGTGCCGATAAACCCCGAAGCGGAGCGGAACTATACGCCTATGCACTTGGAACTAACCGACAAGGCAAAGGCTATGATTCCGAACAGGTGCCCGTATTGTGAATGCGGGCTACTCCCGATGGGGAATAACGGCAAGGATTTCGGGGGATGCCCTGCGGATTCCTTTAAGTTGCTCCACAATTTCGGTGCTGACGGATGGACGATTGAAGTGAATACCGACAACGGCAAGGATATGTGTGGTGTTCCGCAGTCGGTCTATTCCGAAAGTGCCAAGGTTCACTTCTGCCCTATGTGCGGGAGGAAACTAGATGATTAAGTATTTGGTAGTGTGTAAATCCGTAGACCCTAGTAGTAAGCCACGATACAGGCTGTTCACCAGGGAAGACAAGGCAAAGGCTTTCGTAGCCACGTTGCCCGATACAACGACTGCGGAGATACATCTACTGCGTGAAGATGAAGAATAGGGGATTAGAATGTTTTGGAGCAGTTTGAGAGCATTGGGGACGATTTCCTTTGTGGTCATCTGTATTACGATTTCAGTGACCGCTATCGCTATGCTAGGAATGTTTGCGATGTTCATAATTAAAATTCTTTTTTATTGAGAGAGGTGATATATGATAACTCCGTATAAGGGATGGACAGCCAAACAGGTAGAGGACGTAAAGAACAATAAGGTCGCCAACGGCAAGACCTACGCCCAGTGTGCCTATTTCGCCCGTGTTCATCTTCATAAGAGTTTCCGACCTGTCAAGGGTAAGGTTGCGGAAAGCCGTGACCTCCGTGGAAAGAAATTCTATGAAATGCACGAGAAAGGTATGTCCTACTCACAAATTTCATTGGAAGCGGGTCTTACTCGCCAACGCATACACGCCATCATACAATCCTACTTAAAGTCAATTAAGGTAGATGTCTAGTGGCGACCGATTGGAAAAGACTGCTTGATGATTTGAATGTGCCGAATTGGGATGAGGGTAAGAACTGCTCCCCAGGTCGTATCAACATTCAGTGTCCGTTCTGTGATGACCATAGCAATCACGGCTCTTTTGGTATATCCAAGGGCGACTATCAGTGTTGGCGTTGCAAGGGCGGTCATCCCGTAAAGGCTTTGTCGCTGTCTGCACGAATCCCGATGGATTCGGCAAAGCAACTTATCCAAAAGTATTCCCACGGATTTAACCCGTATCTGCAAGTTGAGCAGACTCAAAAATCCAATGTCAAGAGCATTGAACTCCCAGGCTCTCCGCTCAAAGAACCGCACCGCAAGTATCTTGCGGGTCGTGGGTTTGACCCCGAAGAACTTGAGTTCTACCACGGCATTCGTGGAACGGACGTAGTGGGAATGTGGCAGGGCATAGATTTCCGCTATCGTGTAATTATCCCCGTCTATGACGTATGGGGTAATCTTTGCACATTCCAAGGGAGAGATTACACGGGCAAGCAGGAACTCCGATACAAGTGCTGTCCTGTGGACAAGGCTGTGGTTCATCACAAGCACTTGCTTTATGGAGCGGAACTCGCCCGTGATAAGGACCGTATCGTGGTCGTGGAAGGTGTGTTTGACCAATGGCGTATGGGTGCGGGAGCGGTTGCCACATTCGGCACAAGCCTTACCCGTGAACAGATAAATCTGCTGACGCTGTGGAAAGAGGTCATCTTCCTGTTTGACCCCGAACCCGAAGCCCAACAACACGCCCGTGATTACGCCAAGGACATCGCAGCCTGTGGTAGTTCCGTGGAGGTGTGTGCCGCGGAGTTCGGTCTTGACAAGAACGGAAACCCCCGTGACCCTGGCGACCTTACTCCCGATGAAGCCCGTGGCATTATGAAAGAATTGGGGATGGCATAGTCTATGGAGTTGAACAAGATTTACAATATGGACTGCATTAAGGGATTGGTGGAAATCCCCGACAAAAGTGTGAATATGGTCTTGACCGATATTCCGTATGGCTTTGTATCGCACAAGATTGACAACGGGCTTCGCAGAGTGAATAAGGATTCTGCGGACGAGGTTAATTTTGATATGGACACCCTGCTTGATGAATTGGTTAGAATTTGCTACGGGTCTATCTATGTCTTCTGCGGTCCTATTCAGTTTTCGTATGTCGCACAGGGTTTGATTGACAGGGGTATGCTTATGCGGACGTGCCTTTGGGAGAAAACGAACCCTACCCCGATGAATGGGCAATATACGTGGCTGTCATCTGTGGAGTGCTGTGTTTATGCTAGGTTTCCCAAGGCTACGTTCAATGAGTTCTGCAAGGGAACTGTATGGCGTTATCCCTGTGGGCAGTCTAATGAGCATCCCACACAAAAGCCCGTGGATTTGTTCCGTTATCTAATCCGTGTATCGTCTAATAATGGAGATACTATTCTTGACCCGTTCATCGGTAGTGGCACTACGGCTATCGCAGCCATACAGGAAGGACGAAAGTTTATTGGCTTTGAGATAAATAAGGATTACTACGACTTGTCTAACAGACGCTTGAAGAAATTAACAGGACCGTTCCATATCTATGGAAACCTTGGAGTATAATGTATGGAGTTGAATAAGATTTATAATCAAGATTGCCTTATTGGGATGCAGGAAATTCCCGACAAAAGTGTGAGTATGGTTTTGACTGATATTCCGTATGGGGAATGTAGCGGGTTTGTCCTGGGTGGCAAGAACCATTCGGGATTACGGCAGATAAACAAGGATAATGCGGACTATGTCACTTTTAGTGTAAGTGATATGGCTAACGAACTTATGCGTGTCTGTTCGGGTTCTATCTATGTCTTTTGCGGACCAAATCAGTTCTCCGAAATACTGAATACTTTAAGAAATGGCGGTATGACTTGCAGAACCTGTATTTGGGAAAAGACGAACCCCTCGCCTATGAACGGACAGCATTTGTGGTTGTCATCAGTAGAATGTTGCGTGTTCGGTCGTTTTCCCAAAGCACCCTTTAATGAGTTCTGTAAATCATCTGTATGGCGTTATCCCTGCGGGCAGTCTAATGACCACCCGACTCAAAAGCCTTTGGATTTGTTTAGGTATATCGTCCGTGCGTCTTCTAATCTTGGCGATGTCATTCTTGACCCCTTTATGGGTAGCGGAACTACTGCGGTGGCTGCCATCCAAGAGGGTCGCAAGTTTATGGGTTTTGAGATAAACAAGGATTATTACGACTTGGCGAACAAGCGACTTCGTAAATTGACAGGACCGTTCCACATCTATGGAAATCTTGGAGTATAATTATGGAAGCCAAAGAGTTTATCGCTATCTGCAAGGAAGTATTCCCCGCCTGTGTTATCAAGGGTGCAACGAAAAAGAAGCACCCGTGCTTACGTGTCTATACTTCGGGAGTGGGCTACTATGTTGCCCATCTGTGGGATGACAGGTGCGTTGCCTGGGGGCGTGGCGAGGATTTCTGTGGTAAGCACGATTGGACTTCCGAAGAATTGAAGAATAAACTGCAACAAGTTAAACTTTCATACGGGTTATAGTTATGGCTTTTAATCTTGCACTCAAATCAAAGACCGCAGAAGCGTCTTTTAGTATCTCTCGTGATAATCTCGCCCGTTTCATCAACGCAGTGCGTAGCATTATCCCGAAGAAAACCACTATCCAAATCTTGAAATATGTCCGAATTGCCTATAAGGACAATGGCGGGTTTATCCGTGTTTCCGATACCGAGTGCTATGCCGACCTGTGGCTTGAGGGCATCCGTGGCAGTGGCGAGATTGACCTTGCCGTGGAATACTCCGCTTTGGAAAATATGCTCGCCAAAGCCCCCCGCAGTAGCGGTGTCCTGCTCGTGGAGCGGGAAGGGAATACCCTTACCTTTAAGGACAATACCATCGTCTGCGGAAAGTTCGTAGGTATTCCTGGAAAGGATTGCCCGACCTACGCCCTTATCGCAAAGCCCAAGGAAGTTCAAGTTGCGATTGGAAAGGACTCCGAGTATGTGAGCAAGTATATTTCCCATCTGTGCATTGACGATGAACAATACACGGCATTGAACCGAGTGTTGGTTGAAATAGATGGGGATAACTACGGCTTTTCTGCAACTGACCGACACGCCTTGGTCTTTACGAAATATATTGAAGAACCCAAACACCGCTATGCCATTCCTCCGAGGGCGTTCAAGGTTATGGCGACCTATGACGCAGATGCCACCCTTTGTATCAACGATGACTCGTTTATGCTGTATAGCCCCCTGTTTCACGTCTATGGTCCGCACAAGGGCGGGTGCTATCCCGACTTTCATAAACTCGTGTTCCGTGATGGATTTGACCACGAACATAAGGTAAATGTCAAGGCTCTCCGTGATGAATTGAACCGCCTGTCCAATATCCTTCCCCATACCAAGGAACACGATTACTGCCCGATTATGCTGACCTATGATTCCGAATATCTTGGGGTCAAGCCCGTTCCCGATGACTACGAGTTTGACAAGGGCGGTATCAAGATGGACGCTATGCAACTGCTTGAACTGATGAAAAGATTTGACGATAACTCCCCCGTGTCGTTCAAGTCCGCAGGCAATATCTCCCGCCCGACGGTGTGGACTGATGGCAAGGCGACCACGCTCTTTATGCCTATGCGATAAGTTTCTTTAACAACCAAAAACCGAGGATAAAACAATGGAACTTTACAAAATGCTTCAACTGCTCAATGACAAAGACAACCGCTTGGGTGGTGTAGAACAGGTCACCTTCAAGTTGGGTAGCAGGACGCTGACGCTCAACCACAGGGAATTAAGCACCGATGGCAAGGCGGTCACGATTTACTTACAAGTGGAAAACAAAGAACCGCCCAGCGGGGTTCATCCTACTTTCAAGATGGACAAGTCCACGAGAAAGACGCAGAAACAGGCTATCAAGGAATGGCTGTTGTCGGGCAAGACGATTACCCCGCTTGAAGCCCTTGAACATTTCGGGTGTTTCCGTCTTGGTGCCCAAATCTTCAATCTTAAAAAGGAAGGTATGGACATCCACACGGACAACAGCGTGGACGAGCAGACGGGCAAGCGATACGCCACTTATTCCTTAAAGCAGTAGTATCGTGCTATATATAATGTAGAAACTATGAAAGACCTCACGAATACCGCCAATATCCGAGAATGGGTGCTAGATTGGTTTGAGAACCAATATGGCACGACACGGGAATGCTTGGAAAACTCCGAGCGTCTGTCCAACGTGACCTGTTTTGACAATGTGGACAGGATTTTCCTGGAATGTGATGTAGAATCCGATTTCGGTATTGCCGTCCTTGACGGGTCTTTCTATGATTGCGACACTATTGATGAAATCGTGAACGTCATTAAAGGTTTACTAGACAAGGACACACAGAATGCAACTTTGGCACCCTAACCTCCTGCCCGAACTCCCCGATAAACTCTTGACCGCCCTGCACAGGGATATTTGTAAAATTCGTTCTTCGCAGTGGCGTAGCCCGACAAATGCGAGGACGTGGTTCTACGCTCTCCCTTGGGGTGCGTTGATTTGGTATCACGGCAAGGTCATCCGAGAAATGCAACGTCGCAAGTGGAAGCCGTCTGCCGTGTGGTTTGACCCGCTCTATCGTGGTAAGTCATTACCAATGGCATCCACGATGACCGAGGCTGACATATCCCGCAAGCGTTGGAACGACATCTTCTGCAAGGCTTGTCCTATTCCGCAGAGTAAGTTTGAACAGATGCTCAACAAGTGGAAATCGGTCAAGGGGGTATAGGGTTGGCAGACACCGCTTCTACTCTCTTACCCAAGTTGAACGATTGGCTGAAACACGAGGGTGTTTCGGCTCGTGTCGTTGTAAAGGGAAAAGATACCCTTGAAATCCGTATGGAAGCCCAGGACTTGTTCACGGAGCAGTTTGCTTTGAAGAAACGCCCTGTGGTCAAGACCCACGTTTCCGCACAGGACATCGCCCCCAAGCGTAAGCCCAAGCCGAAAGTCCAACCCCTCAAAAGCGGGTTCAATCTGCACTTGGTCGCCCATAAGGATAGTATGTGCGATGCCGACTTGACACGCCTGCACGATATGACCCAAAGTTATTCGTTCCTGTCCGCTACCCGCCTTGATAGCAAGGTATGGGAAACGACTTGCCGTGAGGTCGTGTGGCTTGCTTCGGGGTTCTTTTCCGAATCCCATAAGTGGGATAAGGCTTGGCTTGCCAAGACGGAACAGAAAGGTGGCGGTCCTGCCGTAGTCAAGGGAAAGTTTGACAGCGTTCCGACCGCTTTGGACACCATCAAGGAATGCTTGGACTATGTGGAGAAAGCCCACGAAAACGGGGGCTATTGGTTTCCACCGCTTGAACGGGGCAAAATCCCCCGCAAGTCCTTGGCTTCGTTTTTGTGTTCGCAGACCAAGGCAGGAACGGAATGGAGTCCGTTTTGCGAGGTGCTGTGGGAAATGAACAAGGATGTCGCCATCAAGTCTTCGCTCCCGAAATTGGCGATAGCCCCTGCGGAACAGGCTATCAAGGATTCCCCGTATTTGAGCGGAATGCCTGCAAGTTCTATGGCTACCTATTGGAGCGGGGTAAAGAAATTCGTGGATTGGTATAACCTTAATCGTGATATGCTTATGTCCAAGGTGGACAACAGGGTTCGCCTTGCAGACATCGGTATGGCGGTTACGCTCGTGCGAGAATGGAATGCTTCTGCTAGTGGTAGAGTATTACCATTGACGTTCATCTACCCAGGAAATGAAAAATGGTTTCGTTTTGTGCAGTGGTGCAAAACGAATAGAAATGTTATTATTCCCGATTACAGGAACAATGTCTAATGGCTTTTGACTTACAGAAAATGATGTGGGCACAGTCCCGAATGCCCGACCCGATTGAGCCGTTTTCGGGTGTTAAGTATGTGGCTGAATTTACCAAGGTTGAAAAGGAAACAGTCGCTCTTACGTGGTTTACCCACGACAAGGATGCGTGGAGAGCCATTCTTGAAGCCATCAAGAAATTGCCCGAACGCCAATACAATGCCGCCACGAAGAAGTGGGAAATTCCCTGGAACACCTACACGGAAAAATGGATGGTCGCTTCGGGTTGGAAAGACCCCCCGAAAGAGAAAGACCCGAACGAGGTTCGTGAAGACCCCCGTATCAAGCAAAAGGCTAAAATTGACGCTACGAAACTTGACCCCGAAGGAACGCTAATTCCTGGTCTGCGTCCGTATCAAATTGACTTTTTGAAATTCGCTCAAATCCGACACGGCAGGCTTGCCCTTGGCGATGAAATGGGCTGTATCTGCGGGGATATGACTGTGGTCATCCGTAAGGGCGGCAAGGAACGCAAGATTAGCCTTGAAACCCTTTACAGGGAGTTTATCAAGACCAAGGAAAAGTGCGATTGGGAAATTCAATGTCTTTTGGAAGATGGACACACCATCGGCTTTGGCGAGGTTGTGGATGTCGTGCAGAGCGGATTGAAAAAGTGCGTTCACGCTACCTTTGAAGATAGCACGTATTTGATTGCTACCCCCGACCATAAGGTGCTTACGGATAGCGGGTGGACGGAACTCAAGGACACCTTGAATACCTACGTGCAGACAGATGGCACAAAGGGCTTTATGTCCAAGGTGGCGTTTATCCGTTCCGCAGGATTGCGGATGACCTACGATGTAAAGGTTCTCAATTACGGGAATTTTACCGCCAACCATATTGTTGTCCATAACTGCGGTAAAACAGTTGAAGCCCTGTCCTGGATGGTCTATGCCAACGCCTACCCTGCTCTTTATGTAGTCAATGCTCCGACCAAGTTGCAGTGGCAGGAGGCTTATCGCAAGTGGGTAGGGGCTACCAAGAAACACTATCCCGATGTGGAAGTGTTGAGCGGAAAAACTCCCCGCCCGTTGTCCAAGTATAAGAGTTATATCATAAATTGGGATGTGCTTTCGGATTGGACGGGTCATTACAAAACCATAGAGAAAAATGGTGAACAACAGGTAGTATATATCTGCGATGGTCCGCTTTCCAAGGTCGGTTTCCGTCTGCTCGTAGGCGATGAAGTGCAGGCTATCGGAAATCCCGAATCACAGAGAGCCGTGGCATTTAAGGAACTCTCCAAGATTATCCCGCACTGCATTGGTATGAGTGGAACTCCCGCTATGTCCAAGCCGATGCAGTTTTGGACGCTGTTGAGCATAGTTGAACCATCTATGTTTAAGAATTTCTATATGTTCAAGCAACGCTACTGCGACCCGCAGGACGATGGGTTCGGAGTGAAATACAATGGAGCGTCTAACATTGAAGAACTCCACGAACTGCTTGTGCGTTGTATGCTCCGTAGAACCAAGGGCGAGGTTATGAAAGACTTACCCCCCAAAGTTATGGAGGTTGTTCCCCTTGAAGTGGAAACATCGGCTATGGACGCATACTACGAAGAAGAAAGGGCTACGTTCTCCGATGATACCGCCAAGGGCGAAAAGGAAAGTGCTAGGAACAAGGTGGCACATCTGCTCCGAACGGCATACGCTCTCAAAGAAAAGGCTATGTTGCAGTGGATTGAAGATTTCCTTGAATCGGGTAAGAAACTGCTGTTGTTCGCTTGGCACCGTTCTGTGGTGGAGGTTCTGTATGACACGCTCAAAGCATATAACCCCGCCTTGATTTACGGGGGTATGTCCACTAACGAACGTGAAGAAGCCCGTAAGAAATTCATTGAAAACCCCAAGTGTAAACTTATCGTTGCGAACATACAGGCAGGCGGTGTCGGCATTGATGGCTTTCAAGACGTGTGTTCGGATGTCGCTTTTGCTGAATTTTCGCACACCCCGAATTTCCACCGACAGGCAGAAGACCGCCTCCACAGGTCGGGTCAGCACAATTCCGTTACATCTTACTATCTTGTAGCACCTGGAACTGTGGATATGGACGCTATTGAAGTCCTTGACGCAAGAGCGAAAATGCTTGATGGTGTTCTTGATGGCAAGGAAACGGCTACGACAGACCTTCTTACGGAAATTTTGGAACGTAGGGGTATGAAAATCCCTAACTAGATGACATAGGACAAGTTGTATGAACCCTTCTCGTGAAGTTAAGTGTATTAAGTTGCCAGGGGCTAGGCATTGGTCTACAAGGATTGCCCAAAAGAATCGTGTCTATGACCCTAACGGATTATCTCCCACTCTTGACACCGACCCTAGACTATATGTTCTCTTGTATGAGAAAATTGGATAGTATGGTTCTATATATATAGTAGAGGTATCTTTGTGTTAAGACGTGAAAAAATTGAAATGTCCGAAGAACGCATATTGCTTTCCAATATGATTATGTCCACGGCTCTTTTGGCAAAATGCCGAAAATCGTGCGACCCGCTTCTGTTTGAAAGCAGTATGGGTAAGATTGTTTCGTCTTGGGTCTTGAACTTTTTTGACAGGTATGGCGAAGCCCCCAAGCAATCTATCTCCGACATCTATATGCACAGGGCTTCGGAACTGAAAGACGCTGACAGCGATATGGTCAAGGCGTTCTTGGACACCTGTTCCGATGAATGGATGCCGACCAACGAAGCCCTTGCTACGGACAATGCCATCAAGTATTTGCAAAAGCGTTCTCTCGCAATGCTCGTGGAGAAACTGACCCGTGCCGTGCAGAACAACGACACATCTAGCGGTCTTCACGCTATTGCGGATTTTACCAAACCCGATGTGCGACAGGCACAGGTTGTGAACCTGTTTAGGGACGCAGGGGCTATCGCCAACGCATTCGTGAACGATGAAGAAGAAATCTTCACTATGCCTGGGGTGCTTGGCAGTGTCATTGGACCGTTTATTCAAGAAGATTTTATTGCAGTCATCGGACCACCTAAAAGCGGTAAGACTTGGTGGCTGATGACGATTGCGGTGCAGGCTGCATTACAGGGCAGACACGTCCTGTATGTTTCCCTTGAAATGTCCGAAAAACAGGTTATCCGTAGATTTTGGCAAATGCTTACGGGAACATCCCGCTATGGCGAAGAAGCACCTTATCCGCAGTTCGTCTATAATGATGACGGCACTGCCCAAATCGCTGACGGCAGGGAACAGACTACCCGTGTGGACGCAAGCAAGGAAGGCATTGAAACGGCACAGGCTGCCCTCCGCAGGATTACCCGCAACGATAAATTTGAACTCCGCACTTTCCCTACGGGAACGCTCTCCGTAAAGGGGCTTGAAGCCGAACTGAAAGATATGGAGGTCTATAATGGGTGGGCACCCGAAGTCATCTGCGTGGACTATGCCGACATTATGGACTTGGGACCTGGGAGCGATGAACGTGAGAAGATTAACAGGACTTGGAAAGCCCTGCGTGGTCTTGCAAGCACCCGTAAGTGTATGGTAGCGACTGTTTCGCAGACGGGTCGTGCGACTGTGGGTGGCGAACAGGACGCTGCGGAAAACCAAATCTCCGAAGACATCCGTAAGGTCGCTCACGTGACCAAGATGATTACCATTAACCATACCCCGACCGAAAAGAAGCGTGGCATTACTCGCCTTGCTTGCAATACGACCCGTGATGGTGCTCCGATACAGGACTCCGTTGTTTGCACGAGTTGTCTTGCCATCGGTCGCCCCTACTTGGAGTGCGAGTTGCTTTCCAATGTGGATATGCGACAGGAAGAAGAATGGAATGGTAATGATGACGAAGACAGCAGTATGCCCACACGTCGCACAGGCAGACGCACGGGTAGCCGTGGAAGACCTAGACGATAGTTTGGTGCTATATCTATAATAAGAAAGAATAAAAGGAAATTGAAAATGGGAATTGCCGTATTGAGTTTGTTTGACGGAATGTCTGTCGGCAGATGTGCCCTTAAGGAAATGGGTATCAAGGTGGACAAGTATTATGCGTCCGAAATTGATAAACACGCTATTGCACAGACACAGAAAAACTTTCCCGATACTATCCAACTTGGGGATGTCGCTAAAATTGACGCTCGTAAACTAGGTCATATTGACTTGCTGATTGGGGGTAGCCCTTGTCAGTCTTTTTCGTTTGCGGGTCATAGGGTGGGTATGTCCACGTCCACCAATGAAGAAATCTACACGCTTGACCGATACCTTGAACTTAAAAATGGCGGGTTTGAATTTGAAGGCGAATCCTACCTGTTTTGGGAGTATATGCGTATCTTACACGAACTTCGTGAAACGAACCCCGATGTGTTCTTCTTCTTGGAGAACGTAGAAATGGGCGAAAAGTGGGAAAGCGTCCTTACCCAAGCCATCGGTATTCCTGGCATCCATATGAACTCCGCACTTGTTTCCGCACAGAACAGACGCAGGATTTATTGGACGAACATACAGGTAAAGGAAGTCGGGTTGCTCCGTAAGAAGGTTATAAATATCCCGCAGCCGAAAGACAAGGGTATTTACTTGAAAGACATCCTTGAAGATGAGGTGGACAAGAAATACTATTTGAGCGATGACATCGTGGATAAACTGCTTGCCAATGGTGTCAAGGGAGTTTAACGATGTCCTGGGTAATGTGTGAGCCTAGCAAGAAAATGCCTCTCGTAATCGCTGATACCCATAAGGCAGGCACGTTTATGCAGAGTTATTATAAGGGCTATTCTAACCTGTGGACCGGTCGGCAGTATGTTTTGTTGTATGAAGAAGTTGATGACGCTACGGACAAGAAGCCCGATAAGGATAAGTAATGGATAGAGTATGCCTACATCAGCAACGGAACGAACTTGGAAGAAAGGTGCGATATGCGTATGAACGTGGGAACAGGGATTGGGGTGGTCGTAGCAGTATGTCGGACTTTGTGCCACGGATTGACGGGAAATCGGGAACGCTGACAACCGTTACCAAGGACAACTACATTTTGGAATATGTGGAACTTGACTAATCGTGAATAACAGGTATGCAGAGAAAGTATGGAATAAATAAAACCGAACGGGGTCTGCGAGTTTATAACGACAACAGGGCAGACAAGCCCAACTGCGGAGAGTTCGGAACGATATTTGTTCCACCCTATAACATCAAAGCAGATACATTGAGAACGAGTGCCCAACAATGGATTTTGTTATATGAAGAATGCGATAGTGGTAGCAAGTAAAGGTAGGAATCCCGACAACCCTAGCGATAGGAAAAGGAAACTGAAAGGAATATCCGTGCAGATGTTGGAAACCCCCGTGCAGACAGGTAAGAGTTTTACTCTAACGACGGTGACCAAGGACAACTATGTATTGGAATACGAGATTATTGGATAGGTATGAGCGAAATTGGTAAATTGTCCGAATGCTTGAAGAACCCCAAAGTCGGGATAGCCCACGGGTCTATCGTGGGCTTTGATGGCGGGGTGCATTTTAGGCTTATCAAGGGCAAGGTGATGACTTTGTTGAACAGGGGCAGAAATGACGGATGTGGTCAGCCCTGTATAATGATTTACGAAGAACTAGACCAGGATTATAAATAACCAAAATGCAGGAAAGGACGTATGGGCTTTAACATCAAACTGAAAACGACAGCAGATGGCAAGGGTCACGACCCTAGAATTATTATGCTCAACGGGAAAAAGGTGCGTGTGCTTGGCATTCGCAGGCTTACCCCTACCGAATGTGCTAGGCTACAAACTATCCCCGATTGGTATGATTGGGAAGGTATGAGTGATACGCAACGCTATCGTGTCCTCGGTAACGGGTGGACGTGTAGTATCATCTGCCACTTCCTGTCTTTCTTGCCAAAGGATTGGTTTGAAAATCCCGAACTATGTAATCGTTCGGAATAGTATGGTGCTATATATCTAATGTGAACACAACAAACAAAAAGGAAAACCAAATGGCTATTCAAATTGAAAAAGCAAAAATCATTGAATCCCTCAAGAAAGTAATGCCTGGCGTGGAAACAGGTAGCACTGTGATTGACGGAGCAGACCAACTCCTCTTTACGGGTGCGTCCGTCAGTTCCTACAATGGCGAAATTGCCGTGTCCGCTCCGTGCGATACGCAGAACGTGTCGTTCTCCGTCAAGGGTGCGGATTTCTACAATCTTGTTTCCCGTATGTCCGATGTGACGCTCTCCCTTGAAATCGTGGATGGCAAGGTCAAGATTAAGGCGGGTCGCACCAAGGCTTCTATGACCCTTATGGATTCTTCCAAGGTGATGGAACTCATTAAGGACTTGAACTTGGGTTCTTTGAACTACAAGCCGATTTCCGAAGAATTTATTGACGCTGTGCGTATTTGCTCTCTCGCAGGCAACGTTGAATCCATCAAGGGTGTGGCTGTCAGCGACTATGGCGACACGTCCGCTGTGTTTGAAACTGACACCAATCGTGTCTGCATTAACAAGTTGCCCGAAAAGATGGACTCGTTCTGGGTGGATGACGCTACGTTCAATAACGCTCTCAAGGTCGGCACTCCGAATCAGTATTGCGTGAGCGAAACTTGGTTGCACCTTAAATACGAAGATGGAACTGTCTTCTCCGCAAAGCGTAAAGACCACTCCGCTTATCCGTTTGAAACCCTTGCTATGTTCCCCGAAGCATTCAAGGAAGCCAAGGTCATCGTCAAGGGTCGCCTGCCGAACAACATTGCCGAAGCCGTTTCCCGTGTCGCTATCTTGGCATCGGGTGTGGAAAACAAGAACGCCCGCTTGGTGCGTCTTACTTTCAACAAGACCGAACTTGACCTGTATGCTGAAAAGGTTGGCGGTGAAGCATCCGAAACTATCCCGTGGGAATCCGAACTTGAAGAAGACCCGCAGGGTGTGGAAGTGTGGGTCAATACCTCGTTCCTGTTGGAAGCGTCCAACAAGGTTATGGACTTTACGCTGTGCTACTTGACGATGGACCCGTCTGCTCCCCCGTCTTTGTCGCTTGCGTTCCAATCGGGCGAATATACGCAGTTTGTGTCCGCTGCGACCAAGCAGACCAACGAATAATCTGTTGTGTCCCCGTAAAGAGGGGGTGTCAAGGCTTAACCGCTTTGGCATCCCTTTCTTCGGGTTTTTATTGTTTACAGGGTTTAACACTTTTACGGGAAACACTTTATGGGATTTTTCAAAATTCCGACCGCTATTCAAGCGATGGCTGCAAAGCCGAAGATTACAGGATGTCTTGCTTGCAAATTAGACCAATCGGGTAAGGATTCCACTTTTGCGGGCGATGGCAAGGACAGGGTTCTTATCCTGTGCGACCACCCTCGTGGAACGGAAGGCAATACCCACGACACAGTTTTTATGCACAAGATGTATGATTACCTGTGGGATTTACAAGGTAAGCGTGGACTGCCGAACGACTTTCTTGAATCAGCCTGGATTGGATATGTCTTGCCGTGTCCGTGCAAGAAAGACCAAGAGCCTGCACCCGATTGCTGTAAGGAACGCTTGGATAGGCTTATTGCCGAACTGAAACCCCACGTGATTATCCCGATGGGACCGACCGCTATCCAAGCACTTATTTGGGATAGGATGTCGGGGCGTATTAAGAACACCAAGCCGTCCGACCTGTATGGCAAGCGTATTCCCGACCGCCACTATAATTGTTGGATTTGCCCGACTTACAGCCCCGAATTTTTGACGTGGCAACGTGACGATGGTTGCCCGTATATGTATTTCTCGCAACATATCCGTCTTGCCTATCAACTCATAGATACCCCACTCCCCAAGTTGCCTACGGACATCCGCACGACAGGCGATGCGGAGCAGGCGGCACAATGGATTGACGAAATTATTGAGTGGGGCGAAACCGACCAACTTGACAAGTCGCCCGAAGGCTACCACGATGTAGCCATTGACTATGAAACCACGGGATTGAAACCCCATCGTGAAGGACACTCTATCAAGGCTGCGTCCGTTGGCTACCGCAAGGATGGAGAATACCACGCTATCGGATTTTGGTGGGATAACGACAACGAACATTTGATTAACTCTTGGTATAGGCTCACGCACCACAAGTCCATCGGTATGGTCGCTCACAAGGCAGACTACGAAGCCTGTTGGACTAGGTTTAGGGCGGGTTTGCACGGGAGTCGCACCGATTGGATTGATAATTGGTCGTGGGACACTTGCCTTGGTGCCCACGTGATTGACAACAATCAAAAGGTCGGGCTAAAACTCCATACCTACTGCGAACTTGGTGTCATCGGCTACGATGACAAGGCTGACGAGTTTATCTCCAAGACCTTGCCAGGTGAAGACCCGCAAAGTTGCAACTCGTTCAATATGCTCAAAAAGGATGTGGGTGTTCCCAAGGGCGACATCGCTTTCTACTGCGGACAGGACTCCGCTTATACCATCGCCCTGCGTGATGTTCAATCCGCTCAAATGGCAGGGCTTGAAAAGCCGTTCCGTTTCTTTATGCAAGGTATGGACGCTCTTGCCCGTGTGCAGTCGGAGGGGTTGCCGATTGACTATGCCAAGATTAACGACTTGCAGGCTGAATTGGAAGCCAAGTATAAGGAATCCGAAGATGCCGTCAAGGTGTCCGATGAGGCAAGGCGGTGGTGTAAGTTGCACCCAGGCGAGTCCTTTAACCCGCTCTCCAATAAACAGATTGTGGAAGTCCTGTATAAGATTTGCGAACTGAAACCGCCTTCGGGTAAGGAAGACGCTACGGGCGATACCCTTGAAAAATTGGGAACTCCGTTCTGCAAGGCTATCTTGGGTATGCGACGGTGGGCAAAAATTATGGACTTCTTGGATAGTTATAAACGAGAAGCCGTTTGGGATGAAGAAAAGCAGGCTTATCTTATCCGTCCGTTCTTCAACTTGTCCACGGGTGCGGGTGGCGATGGCGATGCCGGTCCACGAACCTATCGTTCGTCTGCCGACAGCCCGAATTTCCAAAACATTCCGAAACGTGACAAAGAAATGAAGAAATTGCTCCGTTCCCTGTTCGTTGCCCCCAAGGGCTACCGCTTTATGGAAATGGACTACAAAAGCCTTGAAGTGATGGTGTCCGCTTCTTATCATCACGACCCGCAGATGATACACTACTTGCAGAACCCCGCATCGGATATGCACAGAGATACCGCCTGTGATATGTATATCCGTAAGCCCGAAGAACTGACCAAGGAAGAACGCTCCACCATCAAGGCGGGCTACGTTTTCAGTTCGTTCTATGGTGCGTCCTACAAGTCTTGTGCTAGGTATATGTGGAATAATATGCCGAAGACCACCAAGGAACACTTGATGAAAGACTGCGGGATTAAGACCTACGAAAAGTGGGAGGCACACGTCAAGAAAGGCGATGACATCTTTTGGAATCAGCGTTTCAAGGTTTACAATGCGTGGCGTGGCACGGAATGGGATAGATACCAAAAGTTCGGATATGTGCAGTCCTATACGGGTTTCCGTTGCTACGGACCGATGGGCTACACCGAAGCAACGAACCGCTGTATTCAAGGGTCTGCATTCCATATCCTGCTGAAAGCCCTTACCTACGACTTGAAAGACTTTAAGGCACAGGGTTTGCAGTCCTGCATTATCGGGCAAATCCACGATGCTATTATCGCTCTCGTCAAGGAAGGCGAAGAAGATGCTGTCGCCAAGATTGTGTTCGGTAATGGCGTAAAGCGTGTCAGCCAGGAATTTCCTTGGATTTGTGTTCCGCTCGTTATTGAAGCCGATGCGTCTGCCGTTGATGGCTCTTGGGCAAAGATGACCGAAGTGGGTGCTTTGCGGACGGAGGGTATGCCCGAAAATTGGGAAACCAAGTTTGAGGTAGCCCATTGATTGAGTTGAACAAAATCTACAATATGGATTGTCTTGATGGTATAAAGGACATTGAAGACAATAGCATTGACCTTGTTTTGACCGACCCCCCGTATCTATTTGACAATAGTAATTGGGATGTTTCCGACGTGAACGGGGCGAAAAGCCTTATCGCCCACAACAGGTTATATAGCACCACGGGTGTCCTGCGTGATGAACTAGGTCATTTCGCAGAAGAAGAAATCTGTTGCCTGTTTGACGCACTTATCCCGAAGATGAAAAAGGTCAATATGTTCTTTTTCTGCTCCGAAGAACAAGTGCCTATCTATGGAATGGAAGCCCGCAAGCGTAGCCTGCACTACAATATCCTTGTTTGGGAAAAGCCGTTGTCCATCATAAACAAGAACAGGTTTTCTATGAATACGGAATACCTTGTGCGAGTATATGATTTCGGAACGGGATTGAACCGCTTGGACACGAATGACCACTATAACAAGGTTCTGCACGATGCTAGGGTCACGGATAAAATCCACCCGACCCAAAAGCCTGTTTCTATATTTCGCAAGATGATTAAACTTACGACCCAACCTGGCGATGTAGTCCTTGACCCGTTTATCGGCAGTGGCACGACAGCAGAGGCTGCGGTCATAGAGAAACGCAAGTTCATCGGGTTTGAGAAGAACGAAGAATACTACAAGGGGGCTAATGCCCGCCTGCGTAATTTCACAGGACCGTTCCACCTGTTTGGAAACATTGGGGTATAACAGATGGAATTGAACAGGATATACAACAGGGATTGCTTGGAAGGTATGAAGGACATACCCGATGGCAGTGTGGATTGTATTATCTGCGATTTGCCCTACGGAACGACTGCCTGTCAGTGGGATGTAATTCTCCCCTTTGACAAACTTTGGGAGCAGTATAAGCGTATTGCACGTGAAGACGCACCTATCCTGCTATTCTCAAAACAGCCGTTCACGAGCCATTTGGTTTTATCTAACCTTGAAATGTTTAGGTATGAACTGATTTGGGAAAAAACCCGCCACAGCAACAATATGCAGTTGGGTAAGCAACCCGCAGCAATTCACGAAAACATTGACGTGTTCTATCAAAAGCAACCCGTATTCAACGAGCAGAAGTTCAACGTAGACCCCAAATACATTGACAAGCGTAAGAGCATTAACAATGCGATTTACAATAGCGAACATTACACGGGAACAATGACCAGGAAAGCGGACGATGGAACTCGCCATTCCCAAAGTATTCTCCCGTTCAATTCCGTATGGCAACAGGATATGCACCCTACGCAGAAACCTGTGGATTTAATCCGCTATCTTATTCGCACCTACTCTAATCCAGGTGATACCATCTTGGATAATTGTATGGGCAGTGGCACTACCGCCATCGCAGCCGTCCTAGAAAAGCGTAAATTTATCGGATTTGAAACAAACAAGGAATACTTTGATATTGCCAACAAGCGGTTGCGGGATTTGACAGGACCGTTCCGCATTTACGGAAATATCGGAAATGAATAACAACGTGCTATATATTTAACGAGGAAACACTATGGATAATTTTCAAATTGCAAAACAAATGGTGATGGATATTCAAGCGGTCGCTACCGAAGCATTGGACCGCTTGGATAGACTTCCGACCGAAGAAACCATTTCCGTGGATAAGGCTTGCCAAGCCGTTCACGAATGTGCAAAAGGCTACGAAGATTTCATTGATAATCTTACTATTGAAGCCTGTTGCAACATTCTGCTCAAAAAATATCAAGGGCACGAACCCTCGCAGGGCGATGTTCTTACTTTCAAGACAGCCATTGAACTGACACTCCATAATGACTATGGCGTGTCCACATCCAAATTTTAACCCACAACCAAGGAATAAATTATGCAGACTGATATAGACATCCAAGACATCAAAGACGATGTGGATAGGCTTGCCGAAAAATACACCGACCAAGCCGATGAAATCAAGGAAGACATTGACAGGCTCGTGGCAGAATACGAAGACCGCATTGACTCCCTTGAAGACGATAACGGTCATCTGGCTTCCCGTGTGGAAGAATTGGAAGAAGAACTTGAAGAAAAGGAACAGGCACTTGCGAATGTCAATCTTGAAGACTACGCATCCTCTATGCTCCAAACCTTTACAGGACACGAACCGAATATGGGCGAAGTCCTGTCGCTCAAGGATGACCTTGAAAAACTCTTGACAACCAAATACAACATTTCGTTAGGAAATCTCTAATATGTCGCTTTACAAAGAATACAGACCGAAAACCCTTGATGAAATGATGGGCAACGAAAAGACCATTGAAGCCATCAAGACCCATTTCGCACAAGACCCGAAACGTGTTTCCCACTGCCATATCTTCTATGGCGGTAGCGGTTGCGGAAAGACTACCATCGCCCGTGCCATCGCTACTGAAATTCTCCACGCTGACCCGACTTTCAGCATTCGTGAGTATAACTCGTCTAACAATCGTGGCATTGACACAGTCCGTGTGATTACCGATGAAATGAAGGGTATGCCCCTTAAAGGCAAGTCGCTCGTCTATATCATTGACGAAGCACACGGAATGACCACGGACGCTAAACGTGCTTTCTTGAAGCCCACTGAAGATATGCCGAACCACGTGTATTTCTTCTTCTGCACCACGAACTTGACGCAGTTCTTGAAGGGCGATGAAGGCAAGGCTTTGGCTACCCGTAGCACCCAATGGAAGATGGAACCGCTCAATCCCCGTCAGTTGGGCAAGTTGGTTCTCCGTGTTGCTGATGCAGAAAAGTTCAATGTTGATGACAAGGTGCTTACCGCCATTATGGATGTAGCCGATGGCTCTCCCCGTGCCGCCCTTGTCGCTCTTGAAAAGATTATGTCGCAACCGAACGACATTGACGCACAACTTAAAATCCTTGAAGGTGGTTTGGAAGAAGACCCCGATACCTTGGCGTTCTGCCGTGCCATTACTGCGGGTAAGCCGTCTTGGAAACAGATTTCGGACATCTTGAAAGATATGAAAGGCAGGGTGGATTCCGAAACGGTCCGCAGGGGCGTTCTTGGCTACTGCACGACTATTATGCTCAAGAGCGGGTCTGACCGCATTTCCCGTGTAATGGAAGAATTTGCCGTGAATACCTATGATACGGGTTTCCCTGGGCTTGTTCTCGCAGCATATAGGTCGTTGAACTAATGAAGAAAAATCAAAATCCGAATAAGGTTGGCGGGGTCGCCATTGAAAACTGCTTGGTGCTTGAAGCATTGGGCGGGGATAAGTTCAAGGTCAAACTCCCCAACGACCACGAAATGATTTGCCACCTGTCGGGCAAGATACGGAAAAACCATATCCGTATTCTGCCCTACGATACTGTGACGATTGAGGTCAGTCCTTACGATGTAATGAACAACGGCAGGATTGTCTATCGTAACAAAAAGTAGTATGGTGCTATATATTTAATGTCGGACGAATAGCACAATGGTTAGTGCAACGGACTCATAACCCGTGGGTTCTTGGTTCAAGTCCAAGTTCGTCCATTAAACTCTAACAATTAAAGGAAGAATAAAAATGGCTAACAATTACTCTTTCTCCATCGGTCAAGTGGACCCCGACCTGGAAATTGACTTTATGGATTTACAGCCCCCTGTGGCTATGCAGGCTTCCCTGTATGGTTATTACAGTGACAAGGCGGTGGACGCACGTGCCGAGCGTGATTCTGCCGTGAACGAACTTGACAGGGTGACCTCTGCGGTTGAACTTGAAATCCGTGAAGACGCTGCCAAGAGCGGAGAAAAACTGACCGAAGCCAAGGTAAACGCCAAGGTGGAACAGGACAAGCGTGTAGTGGAACTCAAGGAAATCGTGGTTGAAAAGAACCGCATTCTGCAACGCCACGAAGCCAAGTGCCGTGCCCTTGACCACAAGAAATCTATGATTGAATGTGCTGTCCGTATGATGCTCTCCAAGTCCAACGTAATGAGCGAAAAGGGCGTGGCTGACGAATGGGCAGGCGATGAATCGCAAAAGGCTATCCGCAGGGAACTGCGTGGTGGCAAATAAAAAGTTTCAATATGGTAATAGCCAAAATGACGCTATCTTGCTATATTGAAGTATCGCCCCTTGCGGAGTTCTCCTATTCCGTAAAGGGCGTAGTGAATAGTGAACAAGAACAAACAACGCAAACAGCAAACTACATAAAAGGAGTTGAATATGGCAGGATTTGACCGTAGCCGTATTAGCGGTGGCTTGGGTCGTCGCACCCAACAGCAGACCGATACCCGTGAATCCGCAGGCGGTGTGGGCCGTCAAGGATTTATGAACTATTCCACGCACAAACTGAAGTTCTTTAAGATGGGCGAGCCTGGGACTTACCACGACTTGAACATTTTGCCGTGGCTTATCAGTTCCAAGAACCACCCCGAAGTGGTGGCAGGACACGCACAGGTTGGCGACCCCGACTACGTGCTTGACTTGATGGTTCACACTCGTATCGGACCGAACCAGGGCGACTACATCTGCCCGAAGAAGAATTTTAACAAGCCGTGTCCGATTTGCGAACAGGCTGATGAACTTTGGAAGAACGACAAGACCAAGGACGAAGCCCGTTCGCTGTTCGCTCGCCGTAAGTGCGTCTATCTCGTGCAGGAACTCACTGACGAGTTCCACGCCAAGAGTGAAGACCCGATGGTGTTTGAAGTGTCGCACTCCGTTTTCTCCAAGGAATTGCAGAGCCGTGCCACCTCTTGCCTGCGTGGTAAGGGTGTCGTGAATTTCGCTGACCCCGATGTTAAGGTTGGCAAGGTCGTGTCCTTCTCCGTGAACGAAGAAACGATGGGCAACGGCAAGAAGTTCAAGCAGGCGGGCAACTTTGAGTTCAACGAACGTGTTGAAGAAATCAGCGATGAAATTCTTGAAAAGTGTCCGTCCTTGGATTCTATGATGGTCATTAAGACTTATGACCAACTCAAGTCTGCTCTTTATGGTGACCCCGATGACGTAGAAGAAGATTTTGAAAATCAGCAGGACGAAGACGAACAGCCGTCTGCTCGTTTCCGTGACAACGAACCCCAGGACTACGCAGCAGGACGCTCTCGCCATAACGATGTGGAAGAAGACGAAGCACCCGCACCGAGGCGTGGTCGTCGCCCTGTTGCCGAAGAAACCGAAGAACCCGCACCGAGGCGTAGCCGTCCGCAGGCAGAACCCGCAGATGAACAGGAAGAAACCCCTGCTCCCAGGCGTAGTCGCCCGCAGGCAGAAGAACCCGCTCCTGCTCGTTTTAAGGACAACGAACCCCCCGCAGACGAAGACTTTGTTGTGGACACGTCCGCTGACCCCTACACGGCTGCAAGACGCAGTTCCCGCAAGTCCAAAGTAGAACAGGATTCTACCAAGGAATCCGTCCGTCCGACTGAAAAAGCACCCGCTATGCCGTTTGACGATGAGGAAGAAGAACAGCCCGCAGAAAAGGCTGAAACTCCGAAGCGTGGAGCGTCCGAAGGCGAATGCCCGAACGGATATGAATTTGGTAAGGACTGCGAACGCCAACCGCTTTGTAGCCGTTGCCCCGATGCCATTTGGTCCAAGTGCGATGCCTGCCATCGCAGGATGGCTCGCAAGTAAGAAATACCCGTAAACAACAAGGGGGCGTTGGTGCTATGCTAACGCCCCTTTTTACCAAGGACATATTATGGCTGCTAAAAAGAAAGAAGATTTCGGTGTCATAGCCGAAGAACCCCGTGTCCGTATGGGTAGCGATTTGCTTGACCTACTCGTAGGCGGTGACAAGGGTGTGTATGGTTTGCCTTTCGGAGTTATCATCCAGATTTGGGGCGATAGTTCTGCGGGTAAGACATTCATCAAGAACGAAATGATTGCCTCTACCTATTGGCAGATGGGCGGTCCGAAAGCGAACCTTGTTTGGGAATCCGATGACAGCGAATCGGGCGATACGTTCAAGACGCAGTATCTGTATGGAATTGACATCCATCCCGAAACTCGTAAGATTGGCCCGTATGAGTTCCACGATTCTTCTACTGTGGAAGAAATGGACGGCAAATTGACCAATATGCTGAATTGGATGCCCGCAGGAACTTACGGCATTTATGCCGTGGACTCCCTTGATGGTCTTGCCGATAAGGAAATCATCGCCAAGGAAGCCGCCCGTGCAAAGAAACAGGCAAAGGGCGAAGAAGTCAAGGACGAAGGCGATTTCGGTGCCCACATCGCCAAGTTCTTGTCGCAGGACTTTTTCCGCACAAAGCACAAGCCTTTGGAAAAGAAGAAGACTACACTCATTATCGTTTCGCAGACCCGTTCCAATATCGGTGGGGGCAACTACGGTCCTAAAAGGAAAACGAGTAATGGCGATGCGATGGAGTTCTACTGCCACACCCGTTTGAAAGTGTCTAGGCTTGCCTGGATTATGCGTGAAGGCACAAAGGTGGGCGTGGTGGTCAAGGCTACGACTACCAAGGCTAAAACTCCCCGTCCGTATCGTGAAGTGGTCTATACGGCTTACTTTGATTACGGCATTGACAACATCGGTTCTAACTTGGATTACCTGTTTGACCTTCGTGGCGATGACGGGGCATTGAAAAAGTCTGCCGATAGTATCGCTTGGAGTGCCAATGCCAAGAAGAAGACGATGGCTAATCTCAAAGATTGGTTGGATAAGAACGGGTGGACTGCCGAGTGCAAGGCTGACCGCAAGGCTGCGGAGGGTAGCAACTCCCTTACTGTGGATTGGGTCATCGGGTGGGCTACCGAAGAACCCGAACGCAAGGCTAATTTTGATGAGGAATTTGGAGAAGAATACTCTCGTGATGAACTTATTAAACTTTGCGAAGACAATCCCGAAATGGCAGAAGAACTGACCCGCAGAGTGCGTGAAAAGTGGGAAGCACACGAAGACGCAGTAGCGTCCAAGCGACCCTCCAAATACGGCACTCGCCCTGTGGAACAGCCTGCTGAAGAACCCGTTGAAACAGCCGAAGCCGAATAAGGTAGTATCGTGCTATATTGTAAGTAGTGGGGCGATTATGCCCCGCTACTTTCTCATTTAAGGACTATGGACACTTTGAAATTTTGGAAGAAATTAAATACGCTCGTCAAGACAAGAACCCCGATGAAGACTGCCCGTAAGATGGTGGAGTCGGGCGAGATTACCCAGGAAGAAATAGCGTGGGCTTTGGCAGCGTTGGCGACCTTACCGATAAGTATGTTTGAAGTAATGCAGGAAAAGGGTGCAGTGTAAATGGAGTTGAATAAAATCTATAACACGGATTGCTTGGTAGGGATGAAAGAAATCCCCGACAAGAGCGTGGATATGGTTTTATGCGATTTGCCGTATGGAACTACATCTAACAAGTGGGATTCCATAATCCCGTTCAAGGACTTGTGGGAAACATACGACAGGGTGTGTAAGGATAATGCTGCGATTGTAATGACTGCTAGTCAGCCTTTCACGTCTATGCTCATTATGAGCAATCTTGAAATGTTTAGACACGAGTGGATTTGGATAAAAAATCAAGGGAGCAATTTTGCAAACACGGTCCGTGAACCCTTTAAGGAACACGAAGAAATCCTTGTATTTAGCAAAGGCAAGTGGACATATAATCCACAGATGCAAGAACGTGCTGAAAGCGGAAAGGGTCGTGTGCAGTATAACGTAAAATTCGCTAGTAAATCCTCTAATTATAGAGAGTTTGAAACACGTGATATAAACAAAAAATCGGATTTAAGAGTTCCATCATCGTGGCAACGATTTAACCGAGAAACGGGGCTACACCCTACTCAAAAGCCTGTGGATTTGTTTCGCTATTTAATCCGCACCTACTCTAATCCTGGCGACACGATTTTAGACAACTGCATTGGCAGTGGCACTACGGCTGTGGCTGCGGTTTTAGAAAAACGCAAGTTTATTGGATTTGAAACAGACAAGACCTACTATGAAAAGGCTAATGAACGATTACGGAAATTAACAGGACCGTTCCATATCTATGGTAATATCGGAGTGTGATGTATGGAGTTAAACAAGATTTACAACCAAGACTGCCTTGTAGGTATGCAGGAAATCCCCGACAAATCTATCCCGATGATTTTAACGGATATTCCTTACGGCAAACTGAATGACATCAGCGAAAGCGGTATGCGGAAACTGAAAAAAGGCGATGCCGACAGCGTTACCTTTGACCTAAAAGAATTAGTGAACACTCTTTGTAAGAAAGCAACGCAGACCATCTATATGTTCTGCTCTACGGAACAGGTCAGCACCATCCGTGAAACGATGGACGCAAATGGTATGACCACCCGTCTTTGTATTTGGGAAAAGACCAACCCCTCGCCTATGAACGGGGAATACCTGTGGCTGTCATCTGTGGAATGCTGTGTGTTCGGCAGATTTCCCAAGGCGACATTCCACGAGTTCTGCAAATCCCCCGTGTGGCATTACCCCTGCGGACAATCCAATGAACATCCTACGCAGAAACCCGTGGACTTGTTTAGATACATAATCCGAACATCGTCCAATCACGGAGATACCATTCTTGACCCGTTTATGGGCAGTGGAACTACGGCTATCGCAGCCATCCGAGAGGGGCGTAAGTTTATGGGATTTGAAATCAGTGAGCAGTATTATCACTTGGCTAACAAGAGGTTACGGCAACTTACAGGACCGTTCCACCTGTTCGGGAATATCGGGGCAGAATAAGCACAGGCTATCCGACCACAACGGATAGCCAATTTTTTTTCAAAATTTTCGGTTTTCCTATTGACAGGCACTTGATATTTTGTTATATTAGGAACATAGACAACCACCTATCAAGGATAGTCCTATGATTCCCAATTATTCTGTTGCATACTATACCCACCATTCCAAAATGGGGGAAGGGCTACATCAAGCCACCTACGAATCCGAAGAAAAGATGGCAAAGGCTCTTTTGACAGAAGTTGAACTCTTTTTTAGAAATTGCGGATATGCCAATTCTAGTGTAATGGAAACGATGGAACGCCTGGGCGTGTTCAACGGACACACCTATGGAACATCCCACATCACGATTGACGGGGGCAAGTATGGCAGTATCGGTGCTACTTATTGGTGCGACCTTAAAGGCTTGAACATCCGTGTTTACTATATGTTAGACGGCAAGGAAAAGTATTATATGGAAATCCTTGTGAACCAAATCAAGCACTAGCCTCCAAGAGTAGTTATGGGAATACCCGCATTTCAAATCCACATTGAGTTTATTCGCCCGAACGAAACTGAAACGTCCGTAAAGGACGAGGTTTACAGGGTTGAACCTACCGAAGACCTGTATGGAATTTACAGGGCTTCTTATGCTCGTTGGGAATACATCCACGATGATATGAAGAACCACGGCTACAAGATTGTGAGTGGCTTTTACCGACGTATAGAGGTTTAGATGGAAGAAATATCCGAGTCCTTTTGCCGTAGTCTGCGTAGGCAGTTATGCGGTATCTACCAAACAGCCGACAGGCTTGCTGAATATCTTGTGGAACGGGAAAGACGCTCCCGCCTGTATCACGATGACCAAGTGTCCGTAGTGGACGTGCGGGTAGAACCAGGGGAAACACAGGTATTTATCTACTACACCCTTGTAGATAACGGGAGAGTCCGTTGCCGAGAAAAACTCCCTATGCTGTGGGAACTATTCCGTAGGATTACTGAAACTGCTACTGCCAAGGACAGGGTAAAAGACCCGTTCTCTATGGAAATTACCAAGTTCAACCCCTATCCGAAATATCCCCCGATGGAAACGATTAGACCGCTTGTCCGTGAGGTGACTCCCGAAGAAGCCTGCGAGATTTTGAAAGCCCAGGCTCGTGCGTTAAACGATGAGGAATATCCCGAAACCAAGTAAATAATTTTTATGCTACGAACCTCTTGCCATTGACTAGGTATTTTATTACTTTTCAATTACAACCCGAATAAGACCGAACCTGTTTAACCGAGGAAACTCTACTTTTGAAACCCACAGATGAACTCTATTTTCAATACGCAGGCGTAATCACTAGCGTTGTGAATAAGTATGCCCACGACTTTCCCGACCTTGCGGATGACCTGTTCTTACAGGCTCAACTGCTGTTCTGTCAAGCCTGCCTATCCTACGACCCCGAAAAGAGCGTAGGTAAGAACGGCAAGGCTGCGACATTTGAAACGTGGTTGCGGAACAAACTTAAATCGCTCAATATGGTCATTAGGAAGGCAGCCAAAGGACCGTGTTCGGACAGACATCTTGGGAATCCCCCTGCTATCTGTTTTTCCGAGATTGAAAGAATTACATCCACCGCAGGCAAGGCGGGTGAAGACCCCGATGACAATGACACCAACCAACCTTATGCAATCAAGATGAACGTCTTGCAGGAATATGCGGAGAGCCTGTCCGATGGAACGGACAAGGGTCACGACTACCCCGATGCGTTGCTCCCGTATATCCGTGCTTTAAGGGGCGATGCCCTGCAAGTGTTCAAGGACTACTGCCTTGGGGCGTTTGAACGCAAGGAGAGGAAGAATATCACGATTGCCTTGCAAAAGGCAAGGGCTATCTATGACCCCCGTTATATTTACAGGGCTGTATATCGTGATAGGGGGTGGAGTTATGCCCGTGTGCAGAATGCGTGGCGTGGACTACACGGAATCTTGAAGAACTACCTTGATGGTAAACTTCCCGTGAACATCAGTAATCCGAGCACCCGCAAGCGATTGCGGACTCCCCTAAATGAAACCTATGTGCATAAGTGGAAATACGAATTTGAGCAGAAGCATAGAATCACCTATAACACTTATTGGGTGCTTGCCAAGAAAGGTATTCTGCCACCCCTCAAGGAATGTGCCGAGGACGAAGATTTCTCTAAACATCTGCTCCACACTTTTACCTACTAGCGGGGAATTACAATGTCTGCTGAATCCTATGAAACCTTTGACATTCGTGATAGGGACACGCACGAATATATCCGTAATCTTACAAGAGAGCAGTTAGCCCAATATGTATTGGGAGAACTTGAACCTTACAAGTCTAGCAAGACCAATAACAAGTTTGAACCGCTCCGTGATGAAATCCACCACATTATCCATTGTGCCGATGGCACTGTGTATTACGATAGTGTGCCGATTTCCCAACCGAAGAAAGCCGAGTTCGTAAAGGTGGTGGAAGCCCTGTTTGAAGATTTGAAAACAGACCGCATTACCCTGTCGGATGCCTACAAGCAACTTGCTAATCTTGGTTATATGGAAACCGAGTATAGATACAGCGAAGAAACTAGGTATGGTCATCGCCATTTCATACTGAAAAATTCTCACGAAGGTTTCTTTATCCGTATAGATTGGCACTTGGGAAAAATGCTTACTGCAAAGATGTATGGGATGTCTTGGGGCGACCGCACGAACACTTACGAGTTTAGGAAAAAGGATGTTTAACTATGCCCATCTATATCTTTAATGCCAAGAAAGAATTTTGGAATGCGTCTATCCGAGAGTTCCAAAAAGAGCCGTATGTTATCCGTTCTGCTACCGAAGCCCAAATGGAAATCCGTATGGCGGGTCGTAAAGATGACACGAGCGATATGCTCCACTTTGACGAGCAGTTCCAGGAACAGGCGTATAACCACATAATGAATATGAAGATTACCAAGCAACACTTGAAAGTCTTAAAGGATATGAACGGATGTTTAAGGTAGGTTATGTAGATGAAGAAAATTTGCCAACTGAAAAGCCTTTCGCAACAACTACAATTTAACAAGAAAATGATTAACGATATTGCAAGCACTATTGACGGAATTGACAAGAACAAGTTATCCAAGATTACGGGTGCCCTTGATTACGCCTGCCGTTCCCTGCACACGATGATAAAAACTTATATTTACCCGAAGATTGACGGACCGAAATACCAAGAAACTTGCTACGATGACGATATGCCTGGGGTTAGTTTCTTGATTTCGGAAGGACACGCCTATTACTCCGAAGTCGCTGCGGAGCGTATTCTTCAAAAGTTCCACGCTCAATGGCGAGCCATTACGATAGAGGACATCACGCCCGACAACCCTGCAAGCGACTTGCTGATGGGAACGTGGGCACTCCGAGAAGATGGCAAGTTGGGTGTCCTGTGTCCTAGCGGTAGGCTGTGCGATGCAGGAACAAAATTCGGGGTATCGGTAGAGCCTGCGGAAAAGGATGCGGTAAATCGCCTAATTCTTGTCCGTAAGCGATAGAGTTTCCGTTGAGAGGGAAAGGGTAAGCCGAACCGCCTTAAAGTGTCGGCACCACGGGCGAGTGGTGGAATTGGCAGACACGGCAGACTCAAAATCTGTTGGCTTAATCGCCTTGCGGGTTCAAGTCCCGCCTCGCCCACTATCACAATCAGTTAAAGGATGACTATGGCAGATACGGCACAACCTAGTTTCGGGCAGGGTCTTGACAATCTCGTTAAAGACCTACGGAAAGAAAACAGCACACTGAAAGACCTTAATGCAAGATTACAGGAATCCTTGGTCGCCAAGGACGCTTGCATTATCAAGTTGAACGAAAAAGTCCGAAATCTGGAAAGCAAGATTTGGGAACTGCAAAAAATCCCCTATACCGACAATTCTGCCGTCATATCCCGACTGACGGAAGAAAATGAACAACTCAAAAAACTCGTAAAAAACTTTCAAAAGAGATACAATGATTAAATCTACCAATAGCGATAATATCGCCAAAGAACCCCGAACTATCAAATGGATTTCTGTGGATTGGGGAACACCGAGCCGAGCGGTTACCAAGGTATTGACCAAGAACGAAGATGGAATTGTAGGGGAAGGTATCTATGACCGTCGGAACAGGACTTGGACAAAACCCGATGGTTCACGCCTAGACAGGATTACCCATTGGTCGCTTATTCCCAATAGCCCAATTATTAGAAAAGTAGTTTAGGTGCTATATATAGTGTAGAACCCTAGAAAAAGGAAACCCTTATGACCAAGAAGACTAAAACCAAGAAAACCCCCAAACTGCCCAAGGTGGACGAAAAAGCCGTAGAAATCGGAAACCAGTGCATTCACGCACTCGCCCTGTTTACCAATGCGGTAATCAAGAAACGCACCGAGAACGGGGTAGAAATGTTTATCCCGCTTACGATGGCGGTGGGCAAGAAGACGGAAACCTTGGAAATCACCTACAAGGCGGTTCTCTCCGATACCTGTTGGGACGAAGACTGTGAAACGATGTCGCTCTCCGAACTTGGAGCAGCCTTGTTCAAGGACTTGTGCATCGCTCTCCGTGAATCCGATGAAATCGTGGATATTGTCGGCAAGCCGTTTAATGCTCTCAAAAAGTTTGAAATCATTACGGACTACAAGGACAAGTGCGTTTACAAGGACGGCACTCTTACGTTCGTCAAGGCAGGACAGCCCAAGTCCAAGAAAAAGTAATAATGTTTTAATAACCGAGGAACATTATGGAAATCTTACAACTTTCCGACATCCATTATGGTGCGGACTATGACGGGAAATTCAACACGGCAAATCAGTGGTCTGCTGTGGTCAAGGACGCAAAAGCCCGCAACCCGAAAGGCTACGATGCCGTGATTATCACAGGCGACCTTGTGGACGATGACCCCAATGTGGACTACAGAACCAAAAGCACCCGCTACGAAGATATTTTCAGCGATGCCTTGAGCCTGTGTGTCAATTCTAACGCTCCCGTGCTTGTGACCCCAGGAAACCACGACAATCGTGAAATCCTTACTAGGGTCGCCAAGGAACTCCCCATCAAGAGTTGGGATAAAAAGGAACAGCCGAAGGGTTTTGAAGAACAGGGCAGTCAGTTTATCGCTATGGAGTTCAACTGCAAGACCATCGTGCTGTTGGATTCGGGGTCGGTAGAGCCTTACAAGGGTATCGCCAAACTCGCAGCCCATTCTATCCACCATACTTGGCATCCCGAAGATACGATGATTTTCACACACAAGCCGTTCCGCAACGAACGCCTGTATCATCGCTTTATGGTCGGCACGGACAATGTGATGTCTAGGGATTTCGGACATCTTATTCACCCCTATGCACAGCAGTATTTCTGCGGGCATTTCCATCATTGGTCACAGGTGGATTGTGGCAGTATGGATATGTTCACTTGCCCCGGCATTCAGTGTCAAATTGACCCGTATTCCAAGGGATGTGTGCCTATTGCTATCCCTGGCTACCAAGTCATTGAGTTCAACACCTATGCGAACGCAGAGGTTGTCGTTCATCCCGTAATCCTTTCCGATTACGAACCATAGGTGCGTATATGTCGTGGCTCGTTGGAGTTCCATCAGTATTGCTCGTAGCAGTATTGTCCGTAGGGGCGATACTGCTTTATAAGCACCGCAGGAACAGGATAAGGAACTATTCCTGTGCCGAGGCACAGTTGGTGGCTAAAAAGGCTCAAAAGCAGTTCCACAAGGAAATGCGTAAGCAGTCCGATAAACTGCTGTATGAGGTCTTGAACATCATAGACGAGTCTGCCCGTAATCGCAAGAACGATGTCTATGTAGATACATCCCCGTTTGACAAAAAGTTTCTTGACAATACTGCTGATGCGAAGAAATACCGAAACTCCGTCAAGGAATCATTACGAGCAAGGGGTTTCCGTATAATTCCCGATGAACAGCATAGGGAAGCGGTTATCCATATTTCCTGGATGACTAGCCACGCAGACGATTAACTAAATTTGAGCAACAACATTAGGAGATTATATGTCGCTTGACAACGAAAATTCGCACGGAGAAATCCCGCAGGAAAACCAAGCAGAAATGGTAAAGAAATGGGCAGACCCCGAACACTACAAGATGGAAGGGGTGGAAACCATCAAGATTATTGAATGGTTCGTGTCCAACCCCAAGCGTAACCTTACCGAAGAACAGAAATTCCACTGCGGACAGGCTATCCGCTATCTGCTCCGTTGCGGGCTGAAAGATGACCCTGCCTTGGACTTGCAGAAGATTGAAAACTATATCCATCGTGCTAGGACCGGCAAGTGGATTCCCCGTGAACTGCTAGGAGAAAAGTAATGCGATTTGTCACGAAGAAAGAACTGCTTGAAATGCCACCCTTCACGATGTTCCGTCCGACGACGTGCGATAGCGTTGAAAGTTGCAAGGGCGAACCCGAAATCAAGACAGGTATGGATTTCGGGGCTATCTGCTTTCTACCTATGAGTATTCACGAAGATGTGGAAGAAACCTACGATTGGGATGGCAACCTGGACTTGGAAGATACCGACAAGTTTATTGTCTTTGAAAAGGAAGATATTGAACTCCTGCAAAAGCGATTGGCGTTGGTCTTGGAAAACTGCGACTTTGAAAAAGTCCACCAAATCGGGTGCAACCCCTATTCCTACGATGACTAGGTAGAGTTCCTTATTAAAAAATAGCCCCGTTGTCCATATCGGCAACGGGGTTTTCTATTCCAATAAAAATACAAAAAATCTTAAAATAGGTATTGACAATGGTTTGGTATTTTGTTATATTTATGTCAAAGACAACCAACCACCTTTACCGAGGATAACTCAATGCGTATCTCTATTGAAAAAATCCAAGAACCCGACTATATGGAACAGATGGAAAAGTCCGACCGCAAATTCAAGGAAGGCTATTCCGCTTGCCCTATCTGCGGGCGACTGACTAATTGGGATGCTGCCTGCAAGAAGAACCGCATTCTGCGTATCGTGGAAGGTGGTGGAACTATCACTGATGAACTTGAAAATCCCGAATTTGACGGGGGTGCTGATGTTGGCTGTTGGGCTGTCGGTGCTACCTGTTGGAAGAAGTGGCTTAATGCAGTAAAGGAACAGACTAATGGTTAATAATGGCTATCATTTATCCGAGCGTGATTTAGACTTGCTTGAATCCGCTCTCCGTCTGCGTATTGGGAACGTGGAGAACTTTAACGGTGCCCCGTATATCAAGAAGATTACAGACGAACTTGACAAGAAAGGTATTCCCTACACGCTCTCTCGCAAGGGCGAACAGATACTTTTCCCGTGGTGTCCCGATGACGTGATTTGTCATTACGGGTCTTACGGGCATAAGTTGGGGATGTTTGAAATCTGCGGTGAATCGCTGATGACGGCAGAAGAACTCAAAAAGGACTCCGTGGTGGGCTATGTTCCCCTGGAAAGCGTTGTAAAGCGTATCGTGGAAGCCTATGCCAAAATCAAGGAGCAGAAATGAAAGGTTTTTATATCTACCCGAACCCCGCTTTTGAACGGGCGTTAAAGCGTTTTATGAAAAAGTATAAGGGGTTCAAATGAGCGTGAAGACAACTGCGGACCGGCTTATGGCTATCCCCTGCGGGGGCTATTGGGATTACAGCCCGAACGGGAATGACTTTGGTTGCGAATACCCGAATGCTACGGATATTTGCGAACATTGCGTTTGTAATATCGGTAATTGTTATGGTCGCCTAGAAAGCCACAGAAACACCTTTAACCCGATTACGGGCAAGCGTGTAGGTTTTAAGGTAGTCAAGCGAATCTTCGCCATCAAAAAGGATATGCAACGTGAAACAGGAACATTGTGATTACTGCAAGCCGAACCCGCTTACGCTAGTCGGTAAAAAATTGCTCCATCACGGAGCGAACGTGCAATACGGAAAAATTCGTGTTTACTTTGAGAACGAAACCCTTGAAAGGGACATCTATTTCTGCCCGATGTGCGGACGCAAGATTGAAGACGATGACCGCATCAAGCGACCCCATAAAGATTTTGGAACAAGCCCGCTGATGGCAGGCTTTAAGACAGCATTCCATAACAAGTATGGAACGGAAACAACCAACAACACAACTAATGGAGAAACTAAAAATGACAAAGACAAAGGAATTTAAGCCCAAGTTCAAGGATGGCGACCAGGTGGAAATGCACACCTGTTTTGAATCCACGTTTGAGAAGAACAAGGGCAAGGTATGGACTTGCCGTGGCGACTCGTTCCTTGCGTGTAGCGGGGATGAAGTCGTATTCCTGGAAGGCTATCGTGGCTATTTTTCTGCGGAGTTCTTGCGTAAGGTCTAGCCTATGAAATGCGATGGATGCCCCTACCATAAGGTTGAAATCTATGAGGACCGTGATGAATACTGCGACATCTTCGGGGATTTTCCCGAAGACGAGAAATCCCGCAAGGATGGCGAAGGTTGCATATTCAATATGCGAACTCTTGATAAGTATAAACGTATGAATGACGCTAGTTTTCAGTTCTTCCTAGACAACTGCGATAAGTTGGGAGGTAGCCCTGTATGAAAAGCCATACACTTACTTTGACCTTGAAACGGAAATGGTTTGACCTTATCAAAAGCGGGGTCAAACGTGAAGAATATCGGGAAATGAAAGAATGTTGGTATAAACGGCTGTGCCGAGAAACCAACCCGAACTGCCCGTGGCTCAATCCGATGGGGGCAATCCATCTTGAAATCCGCAAGGATTTTGACACGCTCGTGTTTACGCTAGGCTATCCGAAGAAAGACGATATGGAGCGTAGGCTTGTATTTAAGAATCCGAAGATTCGCATAGATACAGGGAAGCCCGAATGGGGTGCAGAACCTGGCAAGAAATACTTTGTCATCACTTGGGAGAAATAAGGTATGAATAACTTACAGCACTACGTTCGCAACGAAAAGAACATTCATAACTTAATCTACACCTTAATGCACGATGATTGCGACACTTGTCCTGCTCATTCTTTCTGCCTTGCTGATGGCAGGCGTAAAGAACCCAAGTGGGATGACTGCGGGGATGCTTTTGTTGCTTGGGCATTAAAGGAACGTAAGGAGAGAAAATCCCGTGGCTAGTCTTATCGGTGGAATTATCTTGGCTATAATCAGCCTATCCTGTGTCTTGTATGATGTTTTATACGCAAGACATCGCTTAACAGAAGGCATACATATTTATGTGTGGATGCTGACCACTGCGGTTTGTTTTGCACTACTCAACGATTATTTTGGATTTATTCCTGGGAGATAAATATGAACGGACGAGAACTTTTGAAAAAGTTGGAGAGGGCAATCAACCTTGATGCCGAAGTGTTCATCAACACGACACACGGAGAGTTCCGTATCGTGGATGTCCTTACGCACTATCAAAACGAAATCACGATTGAGTGCGTGAACCCTTACACAAATAAGGATTGCGAAAAATGAACACGGAACGTATCACAATAAGGTGGAAAACCTTTGCCGAAGAAATCCCCAAGGAGAACGAGGCGTTGCTTGTCTGCTCCCCGAAAGGCGACATCAGTGATGCCGAGTATCTTACGTTCATATCCCAAGACTATCTTGAAAACACCCATAGTTTCTACTACAAGAAATGTAGGTGTATGGTCTGGAAAGACTGCCACGGGGAAATCAAAGTGAACAAAAAAATCCTTGATTGGAAATGGTGCTACCGCAAAGATGTAGTCGTTGAACAGGTGGAGCAGTAAGATGAATGTAGAACTTGTCAGCATCCCGTGGAAAACCTTTGAAGAAGAACTCCCCAATACAACTGATTGGATTTGGGTAGTATTCCCAAAAGGAAACTTTCTGCAAGCAAAGCGAACAATCCTTCTCAAGAATTGTTGGGGTGACGGCTATTCGTTTTACCACGGCATACATCGGTATGTTAAGGCTTGTCTTAAATGGCGGTGGTGCTACGAGAAGGACATTAAATTTAGGGGGCAATGTGTGTAAGTATTGTGAAAACCTGGATAAGATTGGAGAGGGTCCCGATATTTGTCACGATGATAGTTGGACGGACCGTTTCCACTTATGGAAAGATGACCAAGGGAATTACAGGATTGAATGCTATGCCGACCATAGTTCCCCTATTAACTTTTGCCCGATGTGCGGACGTAAATTATAAGGAAAGCCTATGTGTCAGTATTGCGAATTTAAGGGGTCGGCTACGAACAGGGATGACCGCAAACGGGCAGACCTGTTAGACGGCTCTCACGACAATCTTGAACTTTTCTTGAACCATACGATTGACCACGAAGATGAATACTACCTGTGGGTGGTGGATAACCAAACATCGGAAAGTATAGACTCCGTCCAAATCCATTATTGCCCTGTATGCGGGAGGAAATTATGATTACGTTAGATACTCAAAAACTGCTGAAAACCCCCAAGAGCAGAACCGACCTGTTAGCCTTTACAAAGCAGTTCTCAAAATTTCCCAAGAGTAAAGAACCCTTGGCAAGAAGCCTTATGTTGCTTGCCGTAGGTAAGGCTTGCTACAACTACCTGGGTGGACTGATGAAACCCAACTTTTTCCGTATTTTCGGAAATGTCTATTACTGCAAGACACAAAAGGGGTTTGTGAATGCAGCCTACGATATGCTTGGAGCAGACCCGTCCTATACCAAGGGGGATGTGAAAAAGATGGTGCGGGGCTATCCCGAAAAATACCCTGCCTTGGTATCGTTCACAGACCAAACCTTTGAGGCAGGCAGAATCCTTGTAGAGTGGCTACCGATTGAGAACCTGTCGGAATCAGCGTTCAATGTCTTTCCCCCGCCCCCGAAGAAATATCCCGAATTGTGGGAACTTGATGACTTTCTTGAATGGTGCAGATTCGGAATGCTGACGGACAACGACGGTTATGGGTATTATAGCAATTCATCGGATAACCACGAACCTTTTAAGGAATTTATAGTTCGCCCGTCCGATGTCATCAAAGATAACGTCAAGTATGACTATAAGTATGTCCACTGGTATAAAAAGGAGCAGACCTAATTATGGAAATCCGAATGACTATCCCCAAGGAATTTGAACAACAGTTTGAATTTGACAAGTTCAAGGATTCCCTATGCCGTATTCGCTTTGACCTGTCGGAATATCTAGCGTCCAAGGGAAGCCACGACCTTATACCTTTGTCGGGTAATTATGAACAGGAACTTGCGGATGCTCTACCAACAATGTTCGCATCTGCTACAAAAGTAGAGGACTGATAGAGTTATGGAGTTTTCTAAACTAGAAACCGCTTTCATCGTGTGGGTGCTAATCCTGCTTGTGATTACACTAGGGGTTTGGTTCTACGATTGGGCGAAGACCTGGCGATGGTTGCGTGTCCGCAAGATACACAATCTCCGCAGGGATTTCAAGGATATGCGGACGTATCGTATATGGAAAAGCGAGGGGCTGTTCGGGTCATTTGACGAGAAAAGAAATCCCCTGTATATCACAAAGGCGTATAATTACGAACACGCCCTGCAACGCTATTTCAAGAAATACAGGCGGGTGTATAAGGAACGCCACGAGTATGAAGGCAAGCATTTGCAACTGACCTCACGGAAATGGGGAACGTATTTGGTGGTGGACGATTGTATCGGGTTCCATCAGTATTACTATTAAAAATCAAAAAAATTGTAAATGGCTATTGACAATCACTTGGTATTTTGTTATATTTAGGTCAAAGACAACCACTTTGACCGAGGATAACCCTTATGAAACACAATTTCAAGTGCTTTGACAAAATCCAAACAACTGCCGATTGGGTCAAGTTCTTTAAGGAATTTAACAGCCTGTCCATAAAGGAACAGGTTGAATTGGGCGATATAGATTGTTGGGTAGAAGTGGCTTGCAAAGAAACTGAAAAAGCCTGGTGCTTTGACTACACCGCTCTCTATAAGAAAGGCGAATGTGGTAGACGCTTTTACTATGCTCCGAAATCCAAATGCAAGGTAATCACCAACAACTATTATATCAACAAAGACGGGTCATTCCAAGAAGGCATCCACGTGTTAGTGCCTGCTTGGATTACAGACCAATTTATTTAACCAAGGACAGGTTATGACAAGCAATCTCTTTAACGACTCCGACATTACCAATGTCACCCCCGAAGAACGACAGGCTGTGCAGGAAATCTTGAAATCCGAACGTGGGGCTATGCTCGCCAAGGAAATCATCTGCACGATGTCCAAGATGGACGATAAAGCCACGCCCTATTTCTTGGGGCTTATCCCGACCATCAGCAAAATACAGATGGACACGCTCAACGAACGCATCCACAATATGCAGGGCAGTATGGGCAGTCTTGGCAGACGTTTGACGGCTGATTCCATCAAGTCGGGCAAGGACAAGGGCACTCCGAAATTCTTGACCAAGAAGTTCCAAGAAGGCACTCAACTTTGTGCTTGGGAAATGCTTGAATACATCCAAGAGTTTACCAATTTCCAAGAATACGCCCGTGAGGTCAAATTTGGTAGCCGTAGCGATATGCCCACGGCAAGCAGGATTTGTCAGTGCGATGCACTTATGCGAATGTATCTGCTCCGTTTCTGCAAGTTCCTTGATGACTTGGAAACACACAGCCGTGATAAACTTGTAAGCGACCAGGTGTTTGAACTCAATCCCCGCCTGTGGGATATTGTGCTGTGGCACAAGGAACACCGCAGTGAATGGGACGATATTTCCCCGAAGAAAACCAAGACCCGTTCTCGCAAGGGGAAATAACTATGACAGGCATTATCTTTATGGTCGTGGCGTGGCTCTTTGTCCTTGTGGCGGAGGTCTGCAAGAGCAACGCATTTTACAGGGCAACGTCCATCTTTCGTGTCCTTGGTATGCTGTATGCTGTGGCGTTCATCGTGTATGGTTTCGTGAACCCTGCGGACTTTCAAGCAACCTTTGGGCAATACCCCCATTGGCTTATGAGCGTGTTCGGTCTTGCAGGCGGGTATAACGCAGGGCTGTTCGTGCTAGAACTCTACCGCCCCCGTAAGTATTATGCGAACTACTTGGACGTTCCCCGACAGGTTCTTTACAAGGTCGGCAAGTATGGTAAATGCCAAGTCCTGTCCGAGCGTGAAGCCAAGAAAGCCCACGAAAACGGAGAAACAGTTTACATACACGCTATGGCTCGTGTGACCTACAAGCCCAAGGATGCCAAAGAAAAGGTGGACATCGCCAAGGGCAAGGACACAGAAATGTTCGCCATCCGTGATGCCAAGGGCAACATCATTGACATCAAGAAGGGCAAGAACTATACCCAGGAAGAAATAAAGGAACTCGTAAAGTTTATGCACGAACACACAAAAATGGAGAACCCGAAATGACCGAGCAACACGTAGTAGGGGCTATCATCAAAGTCCGAACCTGTAAGGAAAAAGGCGAGAAACGTGAAATAAGGTCTAGCGATGACCCTATCAAGTTTGTCGGCAGCCCGACCGAGGCTGATACATTCATCAAGGAAAGACAGGAGTCGTATTGGTGGGACAAGGATGTTCACTACGAATGCGAACCTTGGACGATGGCTCGGTTCGCTGAATACGTGCGACAGCAGTTTGAAAACATAAACGAAAGATTTGACAGTCACAGGCTTTAACGGAGAACCTATGTTCACGATATACATATACACAGGTCTTATGATTATATCCGCAGTGATAGCGGTAATCCTGTCAGTCCACAACAAGCATTGGCTATCGGGCTGTTTTTCTGCATTCACGTTCGGGCTTGCAGCAAGTATCGTAATACCGATTTGGAACGAACCCTATACCACAGGCTATGTGATGGCGGGAATGTTCTTTCTCTATCACGGGATAACCGAACTGAAAGAATCCATCAAGCCCAAGGCGACCACCTATAAAGAAAAAAAGGATGTTCCTGCGGGGATGCTATTTACCAAGAACCCCGATGGCACATATACGACTATTGACGAGCGGTCAATTAGGTCAGTGCTATCCAAAGGAAAGGAGGTCTACGAAAATACGGGTATTTGCGGGGCTACCCGATACTTCTGTTCGGATGTTTCTATAAACAGGAAAACGGCTAACTCTATCTGCAATATGTTCCGTAGTCCTAGTTATACCCACGGATATGACCCTAGCACCCCGCTAGGTGAAATTGCCAGGTGTGCCTACGCTAATTATCACAGTAGGGGACAAAAATATCCCGAATGGCACGATATAGAAAAGGAACTGCCACAAACAAAAGACCTTACACAACGCCAAGAAATTATCGTGCAGGACACAGAAGGCTTTTACTACATCTGTGACCCGACAAATGAACTAAAAAACAAGAACGGCACCGTTAGGTGGTTCAACGGGGATGTATTTGTCACCCCCCGATATTGGTTGCCGATACCCGTAGTAGATACATCTATGAACGTAGTTCGTCAGCCGTCTATTGAACTTGACCCGATAACAAGAAACAGAAGACTCTGGAGATAACAAATGAAAAAGAAGATTGAGATTGACTTGGAAGAACAGGAACTTTCCACTTCCCAGGAACTTGGCTTGAATAGCGTCCTTACATCTGCGATTGAAGCCCTAACGACCAAGTGCCTACTACACCCGAAAAAGGTGCTTGTGGACGGGAACCTTGCTTGGGTAAAAGAAAAATAAATTTGCAACGGCTATTGACAACCCGTAGGTATTTTGTTATATTTATAGCAAACAACCACAATTAACCGAGGACGATTATGCCTACAATTCAAAGAGCGTTCAAGTCATTTGCAAAGGGCTTGGCAGACGAACTGAAATCCAATAAGATTACTCTTAAACAAGCCTCCGACCGCTTGAAGGGCTTTGGCTACAAGGTCACTGACAGCGGGTGCTTCTACCGCACCTTTACTATGTGCGGTTCTAGCAGTCGCTTCTATATCCATCTTTGGGGGTCGCTCCAATCCGAAAAGACTTGGACGCTGAAATTTGAAGGCATCGCCTGGGGCGACAAATACACCGAGTATGACCGAGTGGAGGTTTAATCTATGGGTAGTAGCACCTATTGGTATCGTGTGAATGCCGAAGGCTTTAAGCAGTATGTAAAGGTTGAAGACAAGTTTGATAAACTTGAACAGAAACTTTACGACAAATATCAATCTGTATTTGACGCTGATAATGAGCGGTTTAATCGGGAATGGAACGAAGTATGCGATGGCAAGCGTCCTGCCAAATCCGTAAAGGATGTAATCCCCATCTATAAGGTCGTATCGCCTGCCGAATTTGACAAGTGGTTCGCACTGATGCAGAAAGTCAATTCCCTTAAAGGCTTCGCCAACTTGGAAAAGTTGCCGTATCTGTATTTCGGCAGTTCTACAACCAAGGTCATCGCCCAATGGATTCTCAACCGTCGCAGGAAAATGCTCGTCAAGTCCGACAAGCGGGATGGCTATAAGTTGCGTCCGAAGAACGAAGAATGGCGATTCGTCCTTACCCGTGCAGACCTCAAGGATTTAATTAAGCGATTGGAAAGTGTCTGCGGGGATAATCGTGTGGACGTTCATAAGGCATTCCCGATTTACAAGGACATCTTGTATGGGGATATTCGTAGCAATCCCTTGTATAAGTTGAACGAACAGAACAACATTCGTTATTTTACCCCGACTATCCTGGAAAGACTGAAATTTACCATCAAAGAGTTATATAACGATTTAGTAAGTCCTACCTATGCGGAAAACCCGCTGATGATAGACATTTTACCATAAAGGAGGTTATCTATGGGAGTAGATTTTAAGTGGAGCGGTAGTGCATCCTGCCCCCGCTATTATGAAGAAGTGGAAGCCATTGCAACCAAGTGTTTCGGGGCTACGCTCAATCCGCAGTTCGTGGAAGACGAGAAGAAGGTAGAAAAGAGCCTTATCAACCCGACCTATATGTTCGGAACGGTCCACGAACGCAACGACAAGTTCATCTTTCCCGATGGAACGCCCGAAGTCATCGTGGAGTTCTGCCGAAAGCCTACGATGAAGTTCTATGACGCAGGCAAGATGTGGGTAGCATTCCAACAGCACCCCGAAATTGAAGAAATCTCTAACCAAATCTGGGAAGAGGTTAAACTCTGTGCTAAATATGGGAGTGATTATCACGTATGTTAAAGGTTGGCGACAGGATTAGGATTTTGGGGTTCGTCACGGACTCCGATGGCACACTGCCGATTTCCGAGAAGAACCTTATCGGCAAGGAAGGTGTCGTGACCCACATTGACGATTTGGGTCATATCAAGGGAACGTGGGGGTCTTTGCGACTGCTCCCCGAAGACTCTTACGAGATTGTGGAGAAAGCCCCGTGAAAATCTACAATGTGTTTGACCAATCGGGGATGGGCTGTCATAGGTATCTCGCATCCTGCAAGACCAGGCAATCGGCTGAAAAGCGTATTGCCGAGATATGCAAGCAATATCCCGACGTTTATAAAAAATCCTACTTGAAGATACGGGTCGGGAAACTTTGGGAATAAAAAAATTAAAAAAATTAAAAATTTCTATTGACAGGTAGATGGTATTTTGTTATATTTAGGGTATCAAAGGACAACCACCCTTAACCGAGGATAACCCCTATGAGAAGCACCGAAACCATCAAGCGTGACATCGCCCGTGCGGAAGCCCGCATTACCAAGAACACCGAGAGCATCGCAAGGCTCACGGCTAGAAACGAAAAGTATTACAAGAAACTTGAAGAATTTGGATATACTTTCAAAGGCGATGGCACTGATTGTCAAACCTGTCCTAGATTGGCTTATGACACGTGCTACAATCTTGAATACAACCTGGAAAGCATCGCCAACAAGAAAAGGTGCGTTGCCGAAGACAAGGAAAAGTTGAACAACCTTAATGGCGAATTGGAAAGGCTCACGGACAAGTTGAACGCCATCCCGCAGGCAATCAAGGATTACGAAGTGGAACTCCGTAATTCGCTACTCTATGACTCCAAAGAACGCAGGGCGTGGGCACTGAATAAACTCCGTGAACTTAAAGAATCGGGCAAGATGGTTTCCTACACTGACATTTTCCGTGCCCGTAGGGAATATGAACAGGACCGTATGTCCTCCGAGAAACTTGACACTTTGAGAAAACTCCAAGCACAGCACGAGTTCCAAGAAAAGTGCAGTGTTATTGCCTACAAGACTGATGAAGAATTGGAAAAGGAAGCCCAAAGAGACGCATACTCCCTTATTATGGACCTTGCCCATCGTGTAGAACGCTGTGTTGGCAAAGCCACTGATTGTTCGGGTCTTTTCCTTGAAACAGGAACGGAGGGCTACACAGTGCTTAACGGCATTGTGGTTGGTGAAAAGGGTCGCTGTGAAATCGTTTCCAAAGGCGTGGCAGGCTACAACATCGTGCGTTGGCACATCCGTGTGAACGTGTGGAAACTCGCATAAGGATTTTGACTATGAAGATGGATGCTCACGCTCTTAAAGTTCTGCGGGATTTGCAGTATCGCATTAAGGTTTCCGATGAAAGCGACCCCGAACGTGCCAACGCCATCCGTGTGCGGGATAGACTTCTCGCCAAGTATGGCGTGTCCTTGGAAGATATTGCCGACGTTCCCAAAAAGTATAAGTTCGGGTATTACAACAGGGATGAGGTCGGGCTTATTGTTCAATATATGAAAGAACGCCTGCACCTTAAAACCGAAGAATTTGACCTGTATGCCTACCGCCCCAAGCGTGGTCAGTGCTATTGGGTGGAAACCTGGATGGACGAAGCGTCCTATTCCTGCAACAGCCGTATCATTGACGAACTGATTTATATGTATCGCAACAGACGCAGGGCTTACGAGCGTAAACTTAAAGCCCAACTGAAAAAGCAGATGGAAGCGTGGCGATATGTGTTCTTGCAGGAAGCCGACCTGTTGAGCGAACCGACCGAAGAAGACTTGAAGAAAAAGCGAAAGCCCTCGTGGGATTTATCGGATGCTCTCAAGGCTGCGATGGATTTGGACAATATCATCTTTCCACAGAACTTTGTGGAACAGAAACAAAAGGAACTTTCCTGTGAGGGCTAACCTATGTATGGAAATTATTACGACATCAACATTGAACAGCGGGAACGACCGCTCACAAAAGAGTTCTGCAAGGATATGCGGACTCTTGTCCGTGTAGCCAAGGCAACGAAAATCCGTTGTGCGTTCACGCACGATGAAAAGACGTTCGTCTTGAAATTCACGGGTGGCGATGAAGAACCGCTTGACTTTGATTGGAACTGCTACAGCAGTCTTGGTTTCACTGATTGCGGTGGTCTGCGGACACACCCAGGCGACAACAACTTTGACTCTGTGGTCAAGGTCGGTCTTATGATTTGCTTAAAGCACGGGGTCATTGACAGGTGGTCCACCGACGGTAGCGAACAGGGCGAAGAATGGTTGCTTGCAAAAAACATCGCCCACGAAATCGGACTTGATACCGAACTTTATCGCCCTGTGACTGAAATGGGTAAAAACGGCTTTATGTGGGATTTGTCCAATGACTAATGAAATCAAACTCAAACCGATATTCCTTGCGGATTCCCTTACGGAGAAATCCGCTTTTGCCGATGTTCAAAAAGCCGTGGAGCAGTTAAAATCCTGCATACAGGGTTGGCACGAGCAGGATAAGGAAAACATTGCCCACGATGAATGGGTGGTAAAGGATTGGAATTTTGTCCATTACGCCCTTATTATGAAAGATGGCTCTTGGCGAATTGCAAACGCATTCCTAGACGATGACCCCGAACAAGGACGGGATTATTGCTTGCGATTCCAAGACACCGATAACTATGTGGACACGAACCAAATCAAGATGTGGTGCAGGCTTCCGAGCAACGACCCCGCATTCATTTAAGGAGATACTGCCGTATGCCCGTAAAGACAATAGCGATGAACAAACTCAAAGGACATAAACGCACCTTTTATATGGACGAACACGGGTGCTACCGCCACGAATATGTAGATTTCTACCCTGCCGATATTGTTGAGAAAATCATCACTGATTTGTCCAACCAAGTTCTTGAAGAACGCAAGAAATGGACATCCGTGTTTGATAGTTCCCGTAGCAAGCGGGGCACTCTCCGTAAGCAACGGCACGATGCCATCGCAGCCCTGCACAGGCTACAAATGGCTTATGCCCACAACCAATATGCCTACTACGCTATGGAAGTGGAATTGTGTAAGCACGATGGCACAGACCCTGCAAAGGCGATGGCAAATCTGCGATATTGGACAAGGGCAAGGAACAGCCTTGCCTACCGAGAAATCAAGGAACAGAAAGGAACTAGAAAAGATGTTACGAATCCGTGAATCCTACGACTGCGACAACTGCACGTGCTATAACCTGGAAATGGCTAAAATCATCCGCAAGAAAAATGGCAAGCGTAAACTTGTATGGGTGCATATCGCCCCGTGTGATTGGCACGGACGCATCAAGCAGACAGACCCAAAACTGCGATTTAACGACTATGACCAATTTATCCTTGGTAGACAGAAAAAGGGTATCATCCCGAAGGGTGCCGATGTATAGTGTTTATAAAAAACATTTAGTTATGGAACTTGAATGCCTCGGTAGCAAGTTCTATAAGTTCGGGATATTGCACACCGCAACTATCTCGTTTGAATCCGATGAAGAATCGGGCAGTTCCGATTATGCCACCATTACCTTCAACTTTGATTCATTTAATGCAAATACTCCCCAAGGTGTTCTGTGCATTGATAACTTGATGGTGGACTTGCGGACGAAGAAAATCCGTTCTTGGTGCAAGAGTATCTACGACTTTGTTGAACTAGGCACTATGAAAGATTTTAACACCCCCGAAGAAGCCATTGACATCCTTGCACAAGTGATGGAAGACATCAAGGAAAAAGAATAAGGAAACCGCCCTATGCTGAAAGCCCTCAAGAACCTAATCAAACCCATCGTCCTACGTTATTGCAGGAAAGAACACGTAAGGAAATACGACAGCCACGGAAACGTGATTCGTGAAATCTTTTTCAGTTTTTTCGGTGACGAGAAACGCAGCCACCTGTTCACCTACGATGACCAAAACAGGATGCTGACCTGGGTTGCATCTACTAACGGCAAGATAGATATGGTCATCACGCACGACTATACTGCGAATATCGGGGAGCAAAAGGACTACGAATACGAAAACGGTAAACGGGTATTGAAGCGTCACTCCATCGGGTATCACGACAAAGATGGAACGCTTATTAAATCCATTGTAAACGGGGTAGAACAGGCAGTTCCTTCTCACACCGTCGTGGGCAACACGGAAATTGAAAAATATACCGAACAGGATGGAACGGAAAAGACGTGGCAGACCATTAAAGACAAGAAAGGGCGTGACCTGTTCTCCCACTGCCATAGCGTAGAAGTTGATGGCATCGTTGAAGATACTTACGTTCTTACGACCCATAGGGATGACGGGCAGTTAGGGAGTCGCATACGCTACCAGGAATTTCCCAATAGTTCCAAGGCAAGTTATTTTACAAGAACATCCTGTCACTATGATATTTACGGCAGGATAGAGTCTTCCAACGAAGAAAGCACTTATGGCTATTACAGGAGCAGGCATTATTACTCCAAAGACGGCACTGAAGATTTTTATGTCGCTGAAAGTTCCTTGACAGGATATTACGGCACACTCACAAAGAAAAAAGACAACGTAGAAATTAAATACATTATCCCGCCCAGGTGGGCATTCATCTTCAAGTAATGGAGAACTTATGGAAAACAAGAAAGATACGGAAATTCCACTCAATGAAATGTGGAAACACGTAGGCACACACGAATTAAAAAAGTTGTTTGAAGCCTACCCGATTCCCGATGCGATGGATTACTTGCAGGACCACACACGAGAAATCGCAGCCAAAGTTTTAGAGCCTACTATCCAAGGACTTGCCGTGCAGATTCTCACGGACATTATGAACAAGTATTCGTCCAACAAATTAAACGAGAAACCTTGGGATTTCACATCACGATTAGATACCCCCATTATCCAGGTCAATGTCAAACTGCCGAAAGACTTGCCCCGATGGGTGTGTGATATGTCCCACATTGAAATACAGATTATCCCTAGAAAATATCTTCCATTTAATTCCGATACCGAGGAAGTAAAATGATTACCCGTGTCACTGAATGGGTGCTGACGGGCTACGATTGTAGATGTGGAGAAATCTACACCCGTGTTCCATACAACGTAGCAACGGCTTCGCTTGTCTTGGATTCCGTATGGAGCAGATACGGGAGATTGCCTCCCCGTATGCTTGCAGAACCTTACAATCGTGGATTGTTTGATGACTGCATAAACGCATTTATGGAATGGGTCGGGGAAACATCGGACGTTATGCGTAGCAAGTATCTGCGACAGATGGCTACGGATTGCACCCATTATTTCCTGGGGTCGTTCGCCAATCGTAGCCCCGACCACGACCGCTTGTTGAACAGCACCAAAGAGCAAGTAAGAAAGGAACTCAACAAGATTATGGAGCGTGAAGCCTACGGATAAAAAAAATTTAGCGAACCCCTTGACAATCGGATTTCAGTAATCTATATTATGGACCGTATAGGAAAATCACTATGAGAAAGAACTACGCAAATAATTTCTTCTTTGAAGCCGAGGCTAGTGCCGAAGCCTATTTTGCGTATGCCTTGCAGTGGTGATTTTCCAAGTGCTTTTAATGGGTTAAACAGGAAACTCCACTGCGTATGCGGTGGAGTTTTTCTTTTATCCTTATGTGGCGGTAGCGTCAGCCTGGTAGAGCAGGGGACTGAAAATCCTCGTGTCGGTGGTTCAAATCCACCCCGTCGCACGAACAAATTTGGTTTCATCGTCTAGTGGTCAAGGACATTAGGTTTTCAACCTAAAGACTAGGGTTCAAGCCCCTATGAAACTACTATGGGACGTTAGTTCAGTTGGTAGAACGCCTGCCTTGCAAGCAGGAGGTCATCGGTTCAAGTCCGATACGCTCCACTACATTTTTCTGCCCTAGTTTAATGGTAAAACACCCGCCTGTTAAGCGGAGAGAGTCCACGTCCGAATCGTGGGAGTAGAGCGAATTTGGATAGGTATGCAAGTGGCTAAAGCAGGCGGTCTGTAAAACCGCCCCCTTCGGGGTTCGTAGGTCCGAAACCTACCCTATCCACGAATGGAGAATTACGCTAATTGGTAAGCGACCTCGGTGCTAACGAGGCGGGTGCAAGCCCTTACAGGTTCAAGTCCTGTATTCTCCGTTAGGTTTTTGACAGTATTTTGTGAATATCCTGTTTGCTTTTTGTAGTAAATAGTTATATATTAAGTATAAATTCTACAAAATCCCCCGACAAGGAAATCACAATGGCTGAAAATTTCTACAAACTCTTACATCAGCGGATAGCCGAACACGCTGAAAAAGACCTGGCTAGGTATGGAATATGCCTAAACCGCACACCCGCCAAGCCCATCACACGGCAACGCAAATGGCTTGACAAGTTCAAGGCTCTCCACGGGATGTCTTACAGCACGTGGCTTTACAGGCAGAAACATAGCCACCCCGCAGAAACAACAGAAAAGCCCGTAGAACCGCAGGCAGAAAGCCCAATAGAGCAGACAACCACACCGATAGAAACCCCGCTGATGTTGCCACAGGAAACGCCTATTCCTGCCCTCGCCTAGCCTGCTCCCGCACCCTAGAAATTTTTTCATAAAAATCTAACAAGTCCTATTGACAGGAACTTGGTATTTTGTTATATTTAGGGATAAGATAACCACATTAACCGAGAACCCCCGATGATTAAAATAAGAACCGAGTTATTCACGAATGCTCCTAACGATTGTAAAATTACTTGTGATGACAAGTATCTAATCCTATGCTTGCACGAGATTGTCAAGACTTTGGAGATTGAGAAAGTCACGGACATTCAAGATAACGCTTTTTCGTTTTCAGTAAAGCACAAGGACGAAATCCTGTCCGTTATAGGACAAATGGAAACCAAGGTTCTCCCGTTCTGTGCCGAGGCACATCGTCGTAGATGGTGGCGAAAGAAACAAAAGTTTTGGCTTGCTTGGGCTGCGGGGTGGGGAATCCTTGACTTTACCTTTGAAATCATAGATTGGCTCAACGGCAAGTGGCAGAACGCCTTGGTCATCGGGCTATGCGGACTATGGGTAGTTCTGTGGTCACTCCGCAACTATTGGGAAGCAAAGAACTTTGAAAATGGGGAGTCTTGACCTATGGCAAATAAAAAAATTGATAAAGTATGGGAAGCCCTGGGAAAGATTGTAGAAAAGCGAAACATCACAATCTATACAGCGACCCAACCGCCTAGACCCGATTGTGGACATTCTCATTATAATCCACCTACGGGAAATGAAATAGTTGTTGTAGATTACGTGGGGCATATACTCCCAAAGGATTCCGTATGAAAACTTGGTTTGATAAAAAATTCAGCACTACCGAATGGTGGGAAACCCGATTGAAGAACGTAGCCAAATCTCTTGGCTTGGAAATCTCGTGGGCTAGTTGCTATTTCGCACACTTGACAGCGGGGCGACACCTTAATTGGCGTTGCGTTGGCGGGTGGCTCAAGCACTTGGACTATGCCACGAACCACCCAGGTTTTGACTTTTAATAAAAAATTTCAAAAATACTATTGACAAGTGCTTGGTATTTTGTTATATTTGGGTTAAAGACAACCACCAACCGAGGATAACTCAATGCAGAAAATGATTACGAACCCGATTCTTTCGGCTCTCAAAAAGACCCCGTATGCTTCTACCGATGGCGTGGAAAGGGATGATAAGAAAGTCATCGCCCGCTATTTCCTGCCTGGAACGGGATGCACGTGGTATGTGCTTGAAGACGATGGGTTCTTCACGGACGATGAACACAAGGACGCAGACCACATTGACCCGAATATGATTGTGTTCGGGGCTGCGACCATCGGCTACGGCTTGGAACTTGGCTCTATCTCTTTGAAGGAAGTGTTTGAAACACGTGGAGCATTCGGACTCCGTGCCGAACGGGATATTTCTGTGAAGCCCCTTGAAGAAACTCTTGGCACTCTCCGCAAGCGTTATGGCGAGGATTGGCAGTAATATGACCCTTACGGAACTCATTGAAGCAAGCAAGAACGGTCCTGTGTATATCCGTCAAAAGCACCCCCGCCACGTAGATGGGGGGCTTTGTCGGGAGGCATATTCTACGACCTATCTGCTTGTGAACTCCCTGTCCAAAGTTCCCTGTGGTTATAACTACGGGGTTCTCTTACAGGATTTCGCCTTGGAAGTTCGGATGTCCGTGGAATATGTAGAGTATTACGAACCTTGGACGGGAAAGCAGTTTTCCCCGACTTGTGTTATTGAATTTGACTGCGACAAGTTTCAGCACGTCACCGAAGAATGGCTCTCCCAATGGGAGTTCGTGGAAGACAACCGCCTGCCCGATAACATCGCAAATTTTGTAGAAGACAAACTTTACACCGAAATGGACAATGCCGAAACCCGTTGGATTGCGTGGCAAGGCATACAGGAGAAGATTGATGAACGCCTTTAATATCGTTGTAGATGACTCCGAGCAGTCCTTTATGATTATCGCTATGAACCGCACCCTGCTTACCTGGATGCACGATTTTCTTAAAGATAATGATGCACTGCAAAAGTATGGACCGTTCCTTAATGGAATCAGCCGTAGCGTATCTCGTATGTGTGTGGACAGGTTTATTGTCGGCACAAACGATACAAAGGTATGCTACGACCTCGCTGATGCCGTGCAGAAAGCCGTTGTGGACGCTATTCAGCATAAGTTGATACCTACCCCTAGCGAACAATTTAGTAGCCTGGAAGACGCTATTAAACTGCTCTCCGACAAGTGAGGATTTTATGAACGCACAAGTGGAACTATTTACCATTGAAATTCAGTCCCTTTCGGATTACGAATACCTCGCCCAAAAGGTCAAGGACTACCACGATGATGTGGTGTCTGCCCTGTTGAGCCTTTCCCATCGTAATCCCAAGAAATATAACCTGTCGGCTTTCCGTATCTGCCACGATGCCGATTTCGTATGGACAGCGGGAACTGATACGATTACCGCTACCACGCAGGACATTCTTGCTCTCTATCTTGGTGGAAATCAAGCGTGGGCACAGATGAAACAAGCCGAGCATAAGGCTGAAATAAACGCTTTCAAACGTAAAATCAAAAAGGAAGGTTTGTGGATATGACAAACATCGTAATTGTAGATATTGACGGCACGATTACCGATGCTTCGGAACGTGCTAAAAAGTATCTTTCCAAAGAACCGAAAGATTGGGATAAGTTCTACGATGCCTGTGGTAGCGACAAGCCTATCCAGGAAATCGTGGACCTTGTTTGTGCCTTGTCGGATTCCTACGGGATTGTGTTCTGCACAGGCAGACGCAGAAGCACGAACGATGCCACCCGTCAGTGGCTTCGTGATAACTTAAAGACGTTCCGATACAGCCGTAACGGTGTGATGGGCTTGCCTATCCTGTATCGCAACGATGGCGACACCCGACACGACACCCTCGTGAAACCCGAACTGCTTGACGAATATCTGCGACAGCACCCCGATTACAGGGTTTCGTTCATTCTTGAAGACCGAAACTCTATGGTCAAGAAATGGCGGGAACTTGGTTTCAAGTGCCTGCAAGTAGCCGATGGAGATTTCTAGTATGACGAAAGACATCCATACAATCGCTAGTTTTGGCGAACTTGAAGTCTATGAACCCGATGACGCTGCGAAAGAACCCTTCGCCAAGTTTTTCCGTATGTCCGATGTTCTTTCCTTTGCAGAACAGACAGCGAAAAAAGAAGAAGAACTTATAGGAACGCTGTTCCGTCAGTTCGCAGAACTTTCCCGCTACGAGTTCTTTAAGAAGAAACTTTGGAAGAAAGTAAAGGGTTTCAAGGACACGGACGAAGCCGAGGTCATCATCGCCTTTGCGACTATCCGTCTGCGAAACCTGGGTATCTACACCCGCCCGTGTGGGTGTGCTTGGTGTTCGTTCGCTAATTGGTCGCACGAAGATGTGAACGAATACTTGAAAGAATATGTGCCTGTGTTTGAAGCCTACAGCAAGTGGTGTATGGCACAGCGATAAAACCATTTAACCGAGGAAACTAAAATGAGCAATCACAATAACTACTCTGCCCCTATGCTTGTTCCCGACCCGAAGAACCCCCGCTCTCTCTGTGTCCGTAAGAACGCCCCCAAGGAATCCAAGTCCAAGGGGTAGCCCTATGAACGAATGCGAATACTGCAAAGTCGGAGTGGACAAGAAACCCGCCAAGGGAAAGACACGCTCCAAATACTTTTACAAGGTCTTTGCTAACGGACTTGCGTTCGGGCAAGACAACCACGATATAGCCCTACTCCCCGCCAAATTCTGTCCGATGTGCGGAAAGGAACTTTAATATGAAATATCTCATTATCCAAACCGATTGGGATGATTACTACGTGGAATGCCCGACCGAGAAATTCTACGAGCGTCTGTGTTCCTGTGTTCCGCACACATCGGAATTTCGTGGATGGCACGGCAGTGATGAAAAGGAAGGTCGTGAACTTGGACACAAGGGGTCTGTTGAAATCTTCGGCAGGGATATTATCGCTATTGCCGAGGGCACCGAGAAAGCCCCGTGGAATCCCGAACGACTTAAAGAACAACTGAAACAGACGATTGGCGAAGAATATATTTACAGCGGTTCGGCAAACGTGGTCGTCACTACGAACAAGTCCTTGCAGCCGTTTGAACTGACCCCCGAAAATTCTATCATCCTGGGGATGACCAACCTTATGTTCTTTGCGAACGGCTACAAGCATCCTATCCCGTGGCTCCGTGCGACGGATAACGATGTATTCAAGGTAATACGCTCCGCAAAGGAATGGTTAGAGACACATCGCCCGTGGAATATAGAGGGCTACTACAAGCATCTGCTTGTCATCTTCCAAGAAGACCCACGCATTATCCGAGATACTACGGAAACTACCGACCCCCTCTACTTGAAAGAAATCCACGACAGGATTGTTTTGGACGTTCCCGACCATCCGATTGTGGCTGACACTAATCGTGTCCAAACAGGTATCAATACTTTCGTGTCTTGGGGTGGAGCGACTAACGAACTGATTGACAAGGCAACCAACTACGTTCAATCCCTGCTCGTTCCATCGGCTGAAACCCTTAACCTTGAGAAAACTATGCCCGAACAGAAAGACGATATTCCTACTTATCCGCTTGTCCTGCCCCGTAGCGATGTTCCGACTTATAAGGAACTTGCGACGTGGTTGGCAGAAGGCAGGGGCGAACTGCTTGACCTTAACAATTTTAATACTGTGAAACACACCCTTGATTATCCTTTGGACAAGGAAAACGAATGCCTGCACCCGTTGGATGTATGCTACTACCGAGTGCGTGTCAAAGATGACATTACTTGGCGAAAGCCCGACATCAAATCTATGGGCATTCAGCGATGGGACATCGCCAAGTTTAGCGTGTATATCGCAACCAAGTATGAAAATGTCGTAAAGGTATCTATGGGTCTATTGGGACCTGACCTGTGCTTGGGTAATCTGCGACTTGCCAACTTTGCCACAGGAGCAGTCACCGAAATCGGAGAATCCTTGGGAGAACTCAAGGCATCTACCACGGTGCCGTGGGATAAATTAACCGATAAGGATGTGATGCTCCTTGAAAAAGACATCCAAAGACTCATTAACGAACACAAGGTATAACTATGAAAACATTAGCACTTTACGCAGGGAGTTTCAACCCTATCCACGCAGGGCATATCCAGGTCATTGAAACCGCACAGCAGATTTTCGGAGAAGACCACGTAGGCATCCTGCTTGCAGACAATCCGCAGAAGACCTATGGGGTGTCCAAGGATAAACGCTCCGATTGGTTGTGGCAAACCGTCGGCAAGCGTCCGTATTATGTGGATGGGTTCGTGTGTGATTTCTGCGATGAAAAAAGTAGGGAAATCTCATACGGGGAACAGGTGTGGGATAACATTGTGCTTATCCGTGGTGTCCGTTCGGGAGCAGACCTTGATACCGAAATCCCGATGGCGGGCTACAACTACAACATTTCGCACGGCAAATACCCGACTATCCTAATCCCGACCCCTGCGAACCTTCGTGACCTGTCATCTTCGGCAGTCCGTGTTCTCGCCAAGCGGGATTTCAACGAGTTCTTTGACATCCTGTATAAGCCCTACGCTCCGCAGAAAATATCCTACTCCAAATGGGTAGATGTTGCCGAAGACGTTTGGAAAACCTACCACGAGTCAAAATGAAACACCCCGACCTAGACAAAGCCCTGTTGCATTTCCAATATGAGTGCGGGGAGATTGAACGGAAACTCCAACCCCGAATAGCCTTCGGGGAGGTTTCCGTTGGTTACTATCCCGCAGATGGTATGTGTGCTGTCGTGACCGTAAAGGAAACTGATGACTTTCGCCCCTTGGACGATTATGTTGTGAAACTAGCGGACATCCCCGAAAAGGGAGAAATCACCCAGGAATGGTGGTGTTCACACTCTATCTAAAAAAGATAGAACCCTGCTATATATGTAATAGGACACAAAAGGAACTATGTATGTGCAAGTATTGTGAGCAAAACGAACGGAAATTGTTTAAGCCTATGGCGGTAAACGATGTGGGTTTCAAAATCCCGCTCGTAGGGATTGCGTTTAGGGAAGATACCGATGACAAGGTATTACAGGTCAATTTTGACGAATCCGAACCCCTGCAAATCGCCATCAACTATTGCCCCATCTGCGGGGCAAGACTTTCGCCCCCTGCTCCAATGCTCTTTGAGGATATGTCCGAAAACCCTACGGGTGTCGGCTGTTATAGAGTTCCCATCGGCAAGGACGCTATGGGCAACGACAAGATTGTTGCCATCCCGAACCCGCAGGACAACTATGCCCTGTTTTGTTCCCAAATCAAGAAAATCGCTACGGGCGAGTTTTACGATTTAAGTATGCCTTGGTGCATTCAGCGTCTGTGGGTTCTGCTGAAAAAGCAAATCCCCAAGATGGAATTTGACTACGATATGCAGACGGACAGGCTGACGATTAAGATTAAGGGATGTCACCACTACATCGCTACCGAAAAATATCTGTATCGCCCGTTTGTCGGGGCTGACGGGGTAGTGTTCTTTAACACCCCGACTTCCTGGAAATATGTGACCGATGACAATTACGAGTTTATGAAATTTGTGCTTACCAAGATTGCCGAGGGCGATTTGAAACTCCCGACCCCGCATAACGTCACTACTAACCCATCCACTTAAAAGGACTGCAAAATGAACGCAAGCGAAAAGAAACAGATTGAAGAACTGCTCAAGGGACTTACTTATAATACCAAGACCCGTAAATTGGCATTCAAACGTAGCGATGGGGCTACCTACTTTACGGGGGCGTGTGTTACTCGCTTCAAGAATGACTTGAAGAAACTGCTTGATTCGTTCAAGATAGAGAAATCCAAGTTGAGCCTTGAAGAACAGGAAGAACGGGAATACAAGGCACCCGAACACAAGTATCTTGTCACGCTGACCAAAGACCCGAAAGCACCCGTGATGTGGGAATGCAAGTCCGTGCAGGACGTGTTTATGCAGACCCGCACCCATACGCAGTCTAATGACGCAAATCCGTTTACCGTCGTGGACGTGGCTACCACTTACAGGGTAATGGAACGCACCGAATGGGACACGCCCGAAATGGATAAGAAATGGAAAGACTACTTGGCTCTTAAAAAGGACTTCGGGTAAAATGTCAAGGTGGGTGGACACTAACAAGAAAAGTATTACGGAATCTCTTATAGAGATTTCCAAAAAAATAGAAGCAGAAACCCATAGGGGCAAAATAACAAATGGGATTATTTCTACTACGAATTATCCCGAAACTAGAAAATTGTTAGAATCTTGGGGCTACAAAGAAGTGTCCCCGAATTATTGGGAGCGTAAGAAATAATGGAAGGTTGGAACTTGGACGAACAGAAACTCAAAGCAGAATTTAACAGGAAGCATCCCGATTGGAACAAACAACGGGTGTGCCTGTGTTGCGGTGAAAAGTTTTGGAGCGGTAAGCCCCGTAACATCTGCCTACAATGTGCTATGCAACAGGGATTACTTAAACCCGTAAATCCGACCGCTACCGACAAGCAACCCTGGTGGGAAAAATTGCTTACTACCAGGGCTATCCGCTTGATGGCAGTTCCGTTTATTCTAGGTGCAGGATATGTGACGGATGCATTGCCACTTGCCATAGGTGTCAGCGTGTTCATCACTATCCTTGCACTTACCTGTAAGGAGTAATATGGCTGAAACAATCGTCTATGACAAACTCCCCGAAAACTATGACCTTGCCGATTTGGTTAAAAAGACCGATACGGCTCTTTATTATTTCACAGGTAAAATCAAATACTACTTGTCGCAGGCAATAACAGGGTGCTGTATTATGCCCCCTCCGACCGTGACGTGGCGACCCGACCACTCGTTTGAAGTTATCGGGCGTGTAGATATTGACGATAGGGTTTATTACACCTATACTGCCCTAGTAAACGGAAACTCTCCCGACTATATGAAAGTGACTTTGTTCAAGGACAATATATTAAGGGCTGTTCGCTTGGCAAAGTTAGATGAACAATCTATCTGCTCCATTATGGATGACTTGCATACGATGTCCAGGCTTGAATATGCAGAACCCGCTTTCAAGGATTAGGCTATGGCAAAGAAATGGACACCCCCGAAGATAACCTATATCCACTGCGACTATTGCGAGCAGCAAAAGCCTATTCCATCACAGGATAGGGAAATGGATGCTATCCTTGATGAAGATGGCTATTTCAATGTCCTTGATAATACCGAGGAAGGGAATATGCCTGCGACCGCAGCCGTATTCAAGTTCCTGTTCTGCCCGATTTGTGGCAGGCGATTACCCGCACCCAAGGAGGAATAGATATGTATGGAGTAGTAATCACCTCAAGACCTAATCTCCAAGTCGCTGAAACGATAGAACACGTTGACGGATTACCGACAAGAAGGGCTGCGGATGACTTTGCACACAAATGGTGTAAAGAAGCACCGAACAACCGAACCGCATTTGTCTATGAAATGGAACAGCCCGCACAGAAGGAACCGCCCCTGTTTACCTACTCTACGGGTCCTGCGGGAGCGACAATTAGCCTTACACAAGAACAACTCTTGGACAAAGTGGATATGCTCTGCACCAAGTTAAATAATTTGAAAATGTTTATCTGCGATGACGCAACATCTACGTCTGTGCTTGTGGAAGAAGTCACACTTGCCCACCATCTTGCACACGAATTGTGGGATGCCCTGCCCGATGAAGAATCCAATGATGGTGCAGTAGGCGAGGTTATCAAGAGAGCATATGGCGGTGAAACAAAAAACGGGTGATGTAGTCCTTACGCTCCCAGGTGGCAGGACTATAAAGATGTTTGTAAGCAAGGGTAGCCACCGCTCGTTTAGGAATAAGGGTCGCTATGAAATCCCCGATGAAATCTATGGCGACCCCGAAATTGCATATTTACTGATGAAGGTTAAAAATGACAAAAAGCGAACAGAAGAAAATCCTTGACTTACTCAAACGTCTGCAATACAGCCCTTACAAGGATTTATGCGACCGCCCTACGGGAGTGTTGTCCTTTAAGTCAAAAGACGGGCGTGTAGTATCTACGACCCTGTGCAACGCTGACAAGATTATACCCGCATTCAAGAAAGAACTCAAAAAGTTGCTTAAAGACTTGACCGAGCAAAATGAAGATACGGGTGGAGAATGGCTGACTAACGGGAATGTTCCCGATGAACCGCTGGACGCACAGCAAAATTGGGGAATTTTCGGATAGCACCCTATTGACTTTGATTAGGTATTTTGTTATATTACAGGAACAACCCGTTTAACCACGAACCGAGAAACTATGAGTATTATTGAAATCCTGCGTAGCCTTCCGAATATCCCGCCCTACAGGACGGGAACTATCTACGAAGTGACAAACTACGATGGAACAAAGGAAACATCGTCTAGCAAGTGGTGTCTTAATCACTATGCTTGTTTCTGCGAAACTTTCAAGTTCATCACGGAGAAAATCAGTGAAGATGGCTACACCGTCGTTTATTGGCTGTCACACCCTGTCTTTGCGATGAAACTTGATGGCGAATATCCGCAGTTCAAAATCTTTATGGGCAAGGACGGAATCCGCAACGACAAGCATAAAAACGAACTTGGGGAAAACAGACCCCCACGGGATTGTGAGTGGGCACCGTTCGTCAAGGGTCAAAGCATTGGTGTGCAATATGCCAAGAACACAGGAAACTACGCCCTGCATTTTGAAATCGTAGTGCATCACGCAGCCTACTACATAGGCTACCTAAAATGTCTTGAAGAAAGGGGCTTACTATGAAACTCTACTATCTTGAAAATTCCGTTGCTACCGAAGATTACAAGTATTACCGAAATGGTAGCGACTGCGGTGGCGAGTCCTACGATGGCACAGGTGACTTAAAGTATGCCCGTTTCTTTCTTGACAAGGAAACGGCAAAGGCTTACATCAAGGACGCTAATAGTTGGTGGACAAAGTTTGATTTTCACGTCAAGTCTATTGAGTTTAACGAACTGATGGACTTAATCCAACAGGAGAACCCCCAACTGAAAACATTTATCCTGGACAGGTGGGAATGATGAAGAAACCCGTATGTGCGTGTGCCAAGTTTGCCGTGAAGATGAAGAACCCCTGCGATGGGTATGTTCTAGCCTATGGCAAGGACGAAGTGGACGAGTATGTTGAAAATCTCCAAGCCACCCACTACGCAGAAAGTGTGGACTTGGGAATGGCTAACAAAAAACTTCAAGACGAAGTTGCTAAACTAAAAGCACAAATGCCAAGATACAGGCAATTTGTTGAAGAAGAAGAATTTAGAAAGAAACTTGTTGATGAATATGATGGCTATGTATATGAATGGAAGGGTAAACACTATGTAGCCACCCCATATCTTAACATTTTCGTAAAAAACACGTTATATGCCTTATGGATGTCTAGGGCTACTACCGCCAAAAACCTGGTCATCGCCTACGAGAACTATGACTACCTTGATTGCGACCGAATGACAATTAAGCAAGAAACCGCTAGAACGTGGATGACCTGTAAACTCCGCACTGCCGAAGAATGGGTTAAAGTTTGGAAAAAGGTTCAAGCATTGTGTGAAAACTACGCAAAGAAATTTGAATAAAGGAAATATATTATGGAACAGACCATCCTTGTGTATCGTGTAGAAAATCCCAAAAAAGGCGAGGGTCTTTGGCGAGATTTTGATGGCAACCTTAACCCCGTGTTTGACAAGTTGTCCGAAGGCTTGAGTCGCAGCCTTCCGATGCCGGATAATCAAGAAAGGTATCACGCAGATGGCAAGAATTGGTTTGCGTCCGCACCTTCCAGGGAAACCTTGAAGCATTGGTTTAGCCGTAAGGACGTAGAAGAACTTGTCGCCTTGGGCTATGGTGTATTTGAATTTGAAGTCAAGAACACTAGGTTCGTCAGCGACTTTGAAACCATCTTCACGAGGGATAACATCGTCAAGGTGAACGAACTCCAAATCTCGGACATTTGGGAATAGGATGAAAGACCTTGACTTTTACGAACCCGATTGGCTCTATGTGATGGTTTATTTCTTCGGGTGCAAATGCCCCGAAGAATACAAATGTTTTTGGAAACACTATAAAGGACTTTACGATGGATTATGAGAAACTTGAAAATGAGGTTCACGAAGCCTTAAAGGACAACATTGAAAACAGGTTCTTTCTTTGTGAAAGGTTTACGAACACCCGAACAATCTCTTGGGAAAAATCCCTGCGGGCAATATCTCGCTCCGACTTGTCCTGTGCCGACAACTACCTTATGCAGAAAGTGGCTATCGCTTTTACTGAATTTGAGCGGGGCAATTATTCGGGTAGCAAGAGAGCCTTTGCCGAATGCGGGGCGATTATCTTGCGGTGTATGAACTATGTGGATGAACACGAGTTTGTGAAGAAAGATGGTTAAATACACAAGGACATACGAAGAACTGCCCCGTGGGTTAAGCAAGATGTTCAAGAAGATTGAACCATCTATCGCCACGAGCGTAAAGAAACACCCAAGGGGCAGGCGAACCCGCTACATCGTGGCATACAACGGCAAGGACGAACCCCGTGGAATCCTGGAATGGAGTCATCGTTGTGCTAGACATTTCGGGCGACACAATATGCCGTTCCTAGCAAATATGGACACGAGCGTTCACCATCGGGGCTACGGGGAACTGCTGTTCAATCAGTTCCTGTCCGAAATCAAGTATAGGTTTTTCCTGTTCTGTATGGACGAGAATGCCGAGCAGTTCTGGCGACACATTGGCGAGAAGAACGGACTGACCATTACAACCCCGTTCAAATCCCCGTGGGGAACACCCGCCCTGCTGATGAAGAAAAGGAAACCACTATGAAGAAACTACGCTACATTTGGGGATTGGCTGTATCTACACTAGCCCTGCCGTTCGTTCTGCTCTACGGGGTGCTAGTTCTTGTCCAAATCCTAATCCTCGCTACAATACTAATCCCGTATTGTCTTGGGTGCGTATTGAAGAAATTTATCCTAGTTATGCACGGAGCAATCGGACCGACCGCCCGTGAAAACGAGAACCTACAAAGCCCCTTGACCAAGTTCAATAAACTCATTCTATCACAGGAGATTGACCTATAATGTGCAAGATTTGTGAATCCAAAAAGAAAAAGGTTGATATTACCGCAGAAGAAGCCTTCTACGCCATCTATTTCAACAAGCCCAATAAACGGGATGATTGCGAAGATTTCAAGCACCACCACACGATTTCTGCGGACGATGGCGATGCCTATGCCGTTATTCAGTTCTGCCCGTTCTGCGGTCGTAAATTGGAGGACTAGCCTATGTGTCAATACTGCGAAAAACACCCCATTGGTTGCGAGGAATTGACCACCCCGTTCATCTGTAATGCTGATGCGGTTCTCCGCATAGAAAAAGATGAACCCTATGTGGGCGATTATGGATTCACCCTGTATATTGATGGTGAAAACGTGTTCTATGGGAGCGAACCCATCAACTATTGTCCGATGTGCGGACGTAAATTATAAGGAAAGCCTATGTGTAAGTATTGCAAAACGACCCATAAAGACGGCTTACAGGCGGGAGCAGATTTCGGGGATGGCAACGACCGTTTTCGGCTGATGAACTCTGGCAGACTTGCTGCCCGTATGGATATTTGGGATTTCGCCCTGCACTCCGTCAAAATCAAGTTTTGTCCGATGTGTGGACGAAAGTTGGAGTTTTAGCCTATGTGTGAATACTGCGAACCTTATCACGAAGAACAGATTGACGGAGAGAACGGGGATGCCTATGTCACTAAATATGGCGAACTTGTTGTTTTTCCCGATACCGACTTTGAGGTGAAAGCCGTCCATCTAAAAATCAAGTTCTGCCCGATGTGCGGTGGCAGAATCGGAGTCTAGCCTATGTGTGAATACTGCGACCACGAAACAAACGAAGAAGCCAAGCGATTCCCCCTGTTTAATGAAAATGCCAAGCGGGAAGAAGCCTTCATTGATGAAGACAACTACCTATCGGTCTATACCGAAAGCGGGGAATGGGTCGGTGTGGGTATCAAGTTCTGCCCGATGTGCGGGGAACGGCTCAAAGGGTGCGGGCATTTTGACGAGGATGACCCACCTACGACCTTTGAACGGACAACCCAGGCACCGTTCCCCTACTAAAAAAAAATCAAAAAAAAATTACTAATACCTATTGACAGGCATTGGATATTTTGTTATATTTAAGGTATCAAGAACAACCACCAACCGAGGTAGCAAAATGTCCATCTTCTACAAAGAACGCTATAATCGTGAAACCAAGCAGTATGAATATAACGTAGAGCGTTATATAGGCTGTGTTCTTTTTCTCCGTGAACACAATGGTTTTGAAGACTCCGATTTCTATGCCTTGGTCTATAACAAGGACACAGACAAGTTTGAAGAAATTGAATATGGTTCTACCCGTTATGCAGGCGGGGGTATTGCCCACGTAGATGCTACCCCCGAAATTATTGCACTTTACAGGACACGTGCGGAGCAGGCAGAATTTCGTTGCAAGGTGCAGGCTACTTGGAAATTCCATCAGTATAGGGTGGATTTCTGCAAGGCTACGAATGTGTCTTTCAAGGAAGCGAACAAGTTGTTCAATGCGTATGGGGCAATTTCCGCAGATTTAGTTCGTGTGGGTAAACTGCTCCACACTAGGAATTTCCGTTCGGATTTCCGTAAGAAAATGGCAGAACAGGTTAGAACTTGGCTCAAGGACGAAAACCCCAAGTATAAGACCCCGCTTTCCCCCAAGCAGATGGGTTTCTGCACCGACTCTTATCGGGGTGACGATGTGCGAGATGCCCCGTGGAATGACGGCACGTATGCACACCATCTTGACTATCGTGCCCGCTTCGGGACAGGCTATATTCAGTTATAAGGAAACTACCCTATGGCTAGAGGTTTCAAGTATCAGTCCCCAGGTGGGACAATGTATGGCTACGGAGCGGTCTGCCGTATGTATGCCAAGAAATTCAACGAGTTAAACAAAGACCAAGTAGCCTTTGAAAAATGGCTGTTCACCGAGAAAGGCTTTCGCCTGTTCTACCTGTAAGGAGTTCCTATGGCTATCAAAATGCCCAAAGACCCGAACAAGGTCAAGACACTCTGCTACAAGTATCAAAAGCAGTTGAAAGAACTTACGCAGAAATACGAAAAAGAACGCCTAAATTGGGGTATGGAAGAATACTACCTTACCCAAAAGATTTGGGATTTTGAAGCCCTTTGCAAAAAGAACAACGTGGACTTCACCATCGTAAACGAACGGGACGCACACCGTCGCCAACATTAAAGGAGAACCCTTATGCTTATTCGCCCTGCTTGTTCGGGTATGACCCTTGACGAATCTATGGAAAAAGCCAAAGAAGTGCTTACACAGGAATCGCTTATGGAATGTATCAAGGAAGATTTCTGTGGCGACCTGTTCAACTTGGACACGCTCCAATGTAAGGAATACTGCTTTGACGAGCGTATCGGTTGGATGACCTACCTACTTACCGCTGACTTTGCTGACGGCTCTTACAAGCAACAGGCGGTGGCTTTTACCAATGGTCGCATTGAAGACCTACCTAGCGGTCCGAGAACGCCTGCAAAGGACTAGCGATGAACGTCATTGAGCCAAAAAATTTTGATGCGTTCCACTATGCAAAGATGGCAAAAACCATTGACCACGTATGGTGGACTTATGGTCCTGTCCAATGCGTAGGACAGAACTTCCTGGCTACGGCTATGACTTGTGCGGGATGGGTGTTTCACCACATCAAACCATTATTTGACTCTGCAAAATCCATAGTAGCCAATCCCGACCCCGTGCCGTTAAAGCACGGCAACCGCAAATGGAAGCGGGTTATTGTCGTGGATGGACTAACCATCTATATGGGAGTGCTTCTATTCAATATGTTATGCAGCGAATATCATCTTGACCCGCAAAAAGAAATCATCACGGAAAGACAGTTCGTGGACATCTTCAAGAAGGTCTATCCAGATGTTCGGCTCTATGGTCTTGATGACGAAGAAGGCAACGATATATGGGCTAGTGCTATCGGCTATTGGGATGCCAACCGAATCCTGTTTAGCCGTGCCGATGAAGAAGTCCGTATGTGGCGAAACTACGGCAGATGGGATTATCGTTTCAAATCCGCAAAGGAATTTGAAGATTGGCTCACAAACGCACGTTCCCACGAGCATTACTTTGACACTATATCTACGGAGAATAATAAATGAGTCACAACTTGGAAGAATACAAAGCCGATGAAAACTTCGGCAACGGCTTGGTCTATTGCATCCCCGAAGTGGAAAAAGTCCTTGCCGAACAGGACGAAGAAATCCGCAGGCTTCGCAAAGCCCTGTATCAAGCCTGCACTAATTGGGCTTTCGCTATGGACGCTCACTTGACCGACAAAATCCTTGCGAGCAACAACCCCGACAAACTCCGCTTTATTCGTGACCGATGGTGGCGAATGGGGCATAAGTGCTGGGATAAATCAAAGAAATTTTCCATCGTAAAAACTGACAAGGAATAACCTATGAAGAAAATCAAACTCTTTTTCAAAAATCTGTTCCGTAAAGGAAAGCCCTGTATCTACTGCGGATTGAAGACTACCGATGTCCGCAGGATTCCTGGACAAGCCTATCCCTACCGCATTTGCGAAAAGTGCTACAAGAAAGAAATGTTCACTCACTATTTTTCGTAAGGAGAACTTATGTGGGTTTTAGTATTGTTTACCCTCTTGGGAGCCGAAGGCAAGATTACCCCGAACTCCCCTGTGACCTCAACCGTCATCCACTACTTCAAGACCGAAAAGGCTTGCATTGATGCGGGTCATTCGTTTGTTGCCCAAAACCGTGTCAAGGATTTTAGAGCGGAAGGCAACATTTGGCAAGTAGATTTGGCACACCGATTCCACTGCGTAGAAATCGGCAAGTAATTCCTAACTATAAGGAACACCCTTATGAACCGCTACAACCATCCCCTCAACAATCCCCATATCTTCTTTTTTGAGTTGCAGAACAACAAGACCTATGACGTAGCCTACACCCTGCCATATAGCATTGACGATGAACCTACCGAACAGGATGTGGATGACATCGCCAAGCACTTGGTAGAAGTCATCAAGACTAAACGGCAATCGCTTGGGTGGAATCATTCCGACCTGTTCTACCGCATTGGCTACCACAGCCTCCTGCAATCGGGAATGGGCTTGGATTTAGCCTTTGCCATTGACTATAAGGTAAGCAAGATTTTGGACGGAAAGGAATAGACTATGCAAACACGTAAAGACCTTATCCACGTGACACTGACCGAAGATGAAGCCCAGGAAATACTCAAGTCCCTGCCCGAACAAACTTGGGCGGGCTTGAGCATAAAGGCTAAACTGAAAACTCTATTAGAGAAGAAAGCCCACAGGGATTCGCACCCGCATAAACTTGCCGATGATTACGAAACTATGAAATCCTGTCCGTATCGTGACGATTGGCATTATTGCTGTCGGTGTAAATTTGAGTTGATTTGCACGGGTTCCGACCACTACGACAAGAATATGGTAAAGAAATATATTGAAGAAAATTGGGGAAAGTAATATGGATAAACAAATGAGCCGAGAAGAATTTTGCGAAATCTGCAAGAGCGAAGGACTTGAAGTCGTTTGTGATGACACGGGCTACGGTCCTAACAGCATCCACGCAACCGCCTACATCATATCACCTGTCCTATCCAAAGAACAGGATTCCTTTGCTGATTGGGATTACGATAGGGAATACGATAGTCTTCCTTGGATAAGTTCTTATGATGCCCTGCTGAAAGAGAGAAGCGGTCTGTATCACGTAAGCACATCGGACTTTTCCGACTGCCCAATAGTAATTGATACCCGTGAAGAACTGCGAGCCGTGTGCCACAATGTAATGGCAGAAATCCGTCACATTGAAGAAGACCCTACTTACCGACCCGAACATCCTGCAATATCCAAAAAGTAAAAGCAATCCTATCATAAAGACATTCAATATGAACAACTGCTCCGTAGAACCCATAGTAAAAAATCTTGTCAAGACTATCGGCATCTTGAGGAACACCGCCCGTGTGAGCGAAGTCCGCTATTTATTCCCATCGCCTAACAAGGTAGTGGTGGAACAGATAGCCGAAGAACTTACAAATCTGGGCTACAAGCCCACCATCCTTTACGGGGGTAAAGGTGTAGATGTGGATGTGCCCTTTGAACTGCGAATCCCCCTTGATTAAAAGGAACTAGACTATGATTATCCAAAAACTGAACTTTGTAGAAACTTGCGGAGCCTGCCCCGAACAATATGATGTGTTCAAAGGTGGCAGACAAGTTGGTTATGTCCGTCTGCGTTGGGGCACGGTCACTTGCGACTTCCCCGATTGCAGGGGCGACACAATTTATTCCCATTCCTTTGAAAACGATGGATGGAAGGGCTGCTTTGACAATTCCGAAGAACGGGAAACGTATCTCAACCGAATCGCCACCGCCATCCACGCTGCACTTGCACAAGAAAAACAGGAGCGTAAACAATGAACGGACTTCTAAATCCCGCAAACCCCGCATCACCGCTCAACCCGATTAACCCTATCAGCCCGCTCAATCCTACCCGTAACCACCATACGGACACATCAGCGGTTGTAGCCGTCCAGGATTCCGTAGTGGCATACTTTGACGGAATAGACCTAGCCGTAGCCTGTGGTGGAAGTTTCATTATTGGGATTCTCGCCTGCGTTATTTTCTACCTATTCAAAAAAGGATAATCCTATGATTGACTCCGATGAAGAATACTACTCGTTAAAGAAACTCTGCAACAATGCAGTCTATCAGTCCACGCAACCCGCCCCCTACGATAAGACCAAAATCGTAGGATGCCCCCATTGGGTATTCAGCGAAGAATACGCTCTTACCCACAAGGATTTCAAACTCTATTGGCACACCCCTGGTGTGATGGACGGGGGTATCTACTGCGAAGCCAAATTCAGCCCTACCTATGATGACCATACGCTGTTTGTCAAAATACATCAAGACGGATTCATAGATATGGGAGTGCTAAAAGATGCCGAAATCCCGCTTGAACGCTTCCGCAACCGAATGATTTGCATAGACATTGATGAAGAAACAGACGAAATCAACATTTCGTGGTTTGATGACCCCGAATATGTCCTGTGGACCGTGCAGTATGCCGATATGGACGGCAGGGAGCATTTTGTAACTGTCCGTGCCCGAACCAAGAACGAAGCCAAAGTCATCGCTTGGGCGGATTCCTGCTATTGTGAAGAAACCATCAACCCCGAAAAATTCAGTGTCTATCCCTACAATCCGCACGTCCTCACGATGGCGAACTCCAAAGCCTACTATGCCGTGCTGACAAGCCAAATCCATATCTGCGACAAGTATGACGAAGAAGACGCAGCCACCAGACCCGACTAGGAGAAAACCGATGACCCTTGAAGAAGCAATTATCCACTGCAAAGAACGGGCGAAACTCTGTGATGAATGCGGAGCGGAACACGAGCAACTTGCACGATGGCTGACGGAACTCAAAACACTCCGTCAGCATACATCACTCACAAAAATACGAGAAGAGGCGATGAATCGGGAAAATCTGCGATTCAGCCATTTCGTGTTCACTATGCTCAAATCCATTTGGGCAAGCAACAACGCACTTAATGAAGAAATCCGTTTCCCGAAACTCTCCGAGAAATGGAAAGCCCGTGCAGAAAGTTATCGCAAGGAAGCCGAAATTCTCAAACAGCCCGAAGAAGAAACCATAGACACGTCTTGGCTTACCCATCTGCTCATTTGCGAGTATGACGATGGGCTTAAAGAAGAGGTAGAGAACGCCATACAGGAAACAAAAGAATACATCAAGAACCACCCCGAAGAATAAGGAACACACTTATGGAATACTTACTGCTTACATCCGATATAGAAGCCTGCCAATATGTCGCAAAGCACTGCCGAGTGATAGATGACCTTCACGACGGTGGCGTTATCTTTTCCTGCGACACGGACACAGATGACCTGTATGAAGAAATCCGCAGGGCTGTTCCGAAAAGCGATTTTTCCCTGTTCAAGTTGCAATACACCCGCACGACCAAAATTGTGCAGGGCAGGGTTCACCAAACGCTAGATGCTCGTTCTACGCAGTGGGGGTAGCCGTATGCAGATAATCAACGAAACCCCCGAACTGCGTGATGACGTGACCATATCCATATCCGTCAGCGGGTCATATCAAGACAGGCTAGAGGTCAAAGTGGAAACCAAGCAGGGCGACCACACGACCAACGACTACCACTGCCTAGAAATCCCCTGCAACCTGGAACAACTGCAAAAAGATTAAAAAAGACTATTGACAGGTAGTAGGTATTTTGTTATATTTGTAGTGTGAGGTTGGGAAATTCGGTAAACCCCGCAAAATGCACCTACCGAATTTCCCTACCTACCGATTTTTATACTAGATTTACAACGTATAATCAAAAGGAAACCACTACTATGGCAAACACAAAAATCCCTTCCTACACGGAAATCAACAATGCAATCAAGAAGATTGCGGATATTCCGAGCCGAGTTGATGACGAAGGCTACATCATAGCCGATGGCGTTTCTCTTACAAAGAACGTCTATGACCCGAAGAATGGCGATTACGAACTGCACGTTCGTGACAAGAAGAACAACAAGTGGCAGTCGTTTGACACCGAAAATGGTGCTGACTGCGTTGAAAGGGCTGCGAAGTGCTTTGTGGACTTCTACAATGCCAAGCACAAGTCCGAAAGCCGTAAGTTCTCCTGCTCTATGCAGAAAAAGAAGGAATCGCTCTCCAAGAAGTCCGAAGGTCTTGAAGACGCTGTTATGGATGTGCGAGATATGATTAAGGAACTTGCCGAAGAAACAGGCAACAACCCCGATACCGCCTCCTTTGAAACTGCCACGTATGGTAATGGTGTCTGCGTGACCTTTGACAACAACCAGGAATACTACTGCTACAAGACCTACGAGGATGCCGAAGAAGCGTCTAACGAATACAACAAGGACTTGCTTGATGACATCGGCATTAGTGGTATTCGCTTTGAAAATATCGGGGGCATTGAAGAATACGTGGACACTGATTGGTTTGAAGATGCCGCCCGTGAAGACGCTGAATACTATGTTTCCGACCTTAAAGAAAGCGACCCCGAACAATACAAGGAAGAATTTGGTGACCTTGACGAAGAAGACGCTGCGGAAAAACTCTTTGTCAATATGGGCGATGACTACGTGGAATGGTTCAAGGAAAACTTTGGCGAAAAGGAACTTGAACAGGTTATCAAACAGAACAACCTTGTGGACTACGACAAGTTAGCCGAAGCGATTACCGAGGCTGACGGTCCTGCCCACGGACTCGCAGGCTACGATGGCAAGGAAATTGAATTGCCGTGTGGCTACTACTGCTATCGTTGGAACTAACCCAATCAAACAGCGTATAACAAACAAGCCCCGACCAGGGGCTTTTCTTGTTATATCTGCTACGAACAAAAAAAATTTCAGCCACGCCCTACGCCCCGAACTTTCTTGATATTTTGTTAGATTTCCTATTGACATCTGCTCGGTATTTAGTTATATTTGATATTGTGTTATATTCACAGACAACCACGAGGATATACTATGACCTTTGACATCAAACAGAAACTGACGGGTGCCCAACTTGCGGGTGGCAATCCGTCCGCAGGCTACCGCACCGAAAACGATTTCTACGCCACCGACCCACAGGCGGTAAATGACCTGTTCAACGCCCTGTCCAAATACGACCCCGACTTTGACAACTTTTCGCCCCGCACGTTCCTTGAACCCTGCGTAGGCAACGGGAACATCGCCAAGGCTACCACAGATTATTTCCTGTTCTCCCTTAAACGCAACGAGAACTCCCAATGCACCTTCATAGACCTCGTAGACAGGGGCTACCCGAATACGAAAGTCCAGGATTTCCTGCTGTTTGAGCCTATGCAACCGCAGACCAAGTTTGACCTTATCATTTCCAACCCCCCGTATTCTCTCGCCTTGGAGTTCGTGAAGAAATCCTTACAGCACCTGTCCGACCACGGCTACCTTGCGTTCTTCCTAAAAATCCAATTTTGGGAAGGCGAAAAACGCAAGCAGTTCCTGTTGGACAACCCGCCTGCGTTCTGTTTCCCGTTCGCCAAGCGTATGCCCACTTGGAACAACGGACAGCCCACGGACGAACACGGCAAGCGATGGGCGACTACGATGTGCCACGCTTGGTTCGTATGGAAACAGGGAAATCACGACCTGTGCAGGACAGCCCCCATTTAGATAATTAGTTATATTCGCTTTCAAAGGACCGTTATGCTATCGTTTAAGCAATTTGAACGCTATCAGTTATCCCGCCATCTAAAAGAATGGCGTGAATCCGAATGGGATAAGACAGCCCGTTTCCTACTCACTGCCCGTCTGTGGCAGGAAGCCGTCAAGAATATAGGGGAGTATTGGTTCGGAATACCTACGACCCCCAAGTTCAACGTGATTTGGGAGTTCTCCGAACCCATCGCCCGTATCGTGGGTATGCCCGCCTATATGCTCTCCCGTGTTTCTTGCGATAACGCCCTGTGCCTTAAATCCATCCCCAAGATGGCAGACGAAGACATCTACCCCCAATCTATCACGGACGCCTGGGTTCAACGCCACGTCCACGAACAAGGATAAACCCCTATGAGTATGGTATCGCACCTTAACGCAGAATATATGGAAGCCCAATGCCCGTGTTGCGGTAAGACTTGCACAGTTTGGGAGAGCGACCTTTACGGAACGCTTATGGACGGCAAGGACAACAAGACAAAGGAATACTCCGTCCGCTGTCCTAGATGCGACCAATCTTTCTATGCGTCCACCGCATACTAGATAATTTGTTATATTCACTTTCCAAGGAATTATATTATGAGCGAACTCCACAAAATGCTTATGCGTCCGCTAGATTCGGACACCGACGTGTATTCGGTCTATGAGAGCCACGAGGTTGATGACTACATCAAGAAACTGCAATCGCAAATTCCCCATTGGGTGCGATTGTCCGACAGGCTACCGACCACAGCCGGTCCGCACCTCGTCATCTTCAAAAGTGGCAGGGGCGGGTGTCTGCCGTTCAACTTGGAAGCCAAGAGTTTCCAAGTCGCAGGGACTGTCCTGTGGTGGGCAGACGGCAAGGACATTTTCCCACAGGAGAGCGTAGAATGCGGGTGAATATCGGATGCGACTATTGCAGATGCACGGACAAGCGGACATACTATATGATTACGCTTACGAGCATCACGGACAGTTCCAATTCCTGCACGAAGGTCATCTGCGACAAGTGTGCCGAACGGCTCGGAATGACATTAGACGGGATATTGACCAAGCGGGATGTAGACGATGTGCTGAAGGAAATTGAAACCGACATCCTGGGGGAAGAATGAAAGAAAAGATACCCCGCTACCGAGCCTACACCCTTGACGGGCACCTATGCCGTAGTCTTGACAGCGACACTCTTGAAGAACTGAACCATAAGGTTGAACACCACCCGATTGAATGCCAATACCAACCCTTCTTCGTAAGGGATAACAAAAAGGAAAAATGGCTATGAGCGAACTGAAAGCAATCAGCGGTCACGAAATTCGTGAGGACATAGATTACAACACTAGGGGAATTGACCCCGAAGATAAAGAATGGAACAATTACGGAAAGGAACTCTGTGATACTTTGTATTATCGTAAGTCCGAAGCCGACAAGTTTCTTGCTGACTTGGAGGAATCGCACAAGATGGAAGTTGAACAACTCTTGATGGAGATTGTGGGACTGAAAAAACAGGTTGCTTTGTTGCAAACAAAATTATCCCAGAACCCGGAGAATAATAATGGATGAAGTAGCAGAGGCTATTGAAAAATACCACGGACTTGTGCCGTTGGTCTACGACATTGAAACAATGGGTCTTACCGAGGCTCGTCCCCAAGATATGTATTATGCAGTCTACTTGAAACGGGAAGCCGACAAGGTGATTGCCCACAATAAGTTCAAACGATGTCTTGACAAGGCGAGTATGTGTGAAAGCGAAGAAAAACGGCTTGAAGCAATAGCACCCCTTTTTGATACCGACAAAGAATGTTGGGAATACGGCTCGGACTATTGGAAAAAGTGGCACAAGCGGTGGCTCCAACTTGCCGAACAGATTAAAACACAGATGGAGGCGAAATAATGAACGAACAGACCGAACTTGAAATCAAGGAAAAACTCGCACGGGAAGAATTTAGGCTACGCTCCCTAGCCGAAGCCGAAGAAAAGAGCAAGGAGATAGCCGAAGAAATCAAGGCAGTCCTGCGTAAGCACGGGGCTTCCCTTGCCGAGTGGAATCACAACCTGTATATCGTTCCCCCAGGCTTCCGAGTCTATTCCGTATGGAACTTTCCGAGAGGTGTCCACCTTGACCCCTTGAACGTAGGACTGACGTGCCAACGCTACGACTGCGACTACCGAATCATCAAGCCGTTCCCCGAAGAACTCAAACCTAGATAACCTGTTATATTCAACCAAAGGACTACATATATGGGCGATACTATTGACCTCTACACATTCTTCCACAAGATACAGGCAGAATACCCGCACCACGTCATCCTAGCCACCGATGAAACCGACGGGACTTGCGTCCGACTCGTAGTGAGCGAAGAAGACTCCCCCGACCACCAAAACATCGGATGCACCATCGCTGACGATGTGTGCCTTACCCTTGGGCTTGGTGTCTATGTGGCTTGGAAATACGCCACCGAAGAACACGTCCGACAGGCTATCCGCTACGCCTTTACTTGGCTCAACCGATACATCCCCGCCAACAAAATCGTGGACGGCTGTCTGCGTGAGCAGAAACTTGACTACTCCAAGATGGTGCTTGGCGACTTTCCCCACGAAGCCTTCGCCAACGCCAAGTGTATGGCTGATGCCCTTGACACCAACAAGAACTACCTACTGACCCATTTCGGGGAAATGGAACTCTCGCAGGGCATAGCGTTCCTGCTCAAACTGCACAGGCTTTCCAAATGACAGAACAGCATTTCAAGGACATACTCTCCAAATACTACCCAGGCATAAAGTTCTTCAAGTCCGAAGACGGCACTGAAACTTGGGTCTATCCGTGGAACACCCCCGAAGAAAAATGGGGGCTTGAAAAGGTGTCGTTCTTCAACTACCCCCGCAACAAGTATGTCCTGTTGAGCAAGACCGACAAAGACCCCTACGACATCTTTAACACTCGCCTTTCCAACTTACCACGACAGCACCCCTACCGATTCCCCAACAACTCCGTTGCCTTTGAATTTTGGGTTGCGGAACAGGCTGAAAACCGTCGCCCGTTCTACTGCGGGGGATTCCCGCAACTTGACGAAGCCCCCTGCTGCGTTAGATAACCTGTTATATTCACTTTCAACCCCCGTATCACTATGCTAGACTACTGCTTTGGAACTAACTTAATCAAGCCCGAAAATTACCGAGAAGTTTGGACTTGCCGATACTTTTCCAGGGAAGACATAGACCATTACCTGTATGAAGTCGTAGAAAAGAAAGACTCCACCGAACTTGCCGTCCGAGCATATAACTGCAAGGGCGAGTTCGTAAAGGAAATCCCCGCTGACCTGTGGAAGACAGCCTACGGCTCGTTGTTCTTCATCAACGCTCTCACTTACAAGATAGGATGGTGCGTATGACCCTTATGGATTACACGCTCTTGACCAAGGGAATAGCCATCGGCATTTCGGCTACGCTCCCGTTCCTTGTCATCGCCCTTGTAAAATGGCACATTTGGAAATCCGACTGCAAGTTCTGGAAGATGATGCACTCCGACCTAGCCAAGCAGAACGAACGCCTGTTCCGTGCCGTCAAGGATGCCGAAGACAAAGCCAAGTATGCCGAAGCCGAACTCAAACACGCCATCAACCAATACAAGCCAATCTAGCCGAGGAACACACCCCTATGTTCATACCCCCATTCCCATACGACGCACCCCCATACGCCCAACTGCTCAAGATACTCGGTCGCCAGGACCCCGCCACGCAGAAATCCATCGCAGAACTTTCCGAGCAGACCGCACAGCGATACTGCGACCGATACGCAGACCAATCCGACCGATTCCGCTCATACGCCTACCTATACGACTTGAGCAAGCGGGTGCGGTGGGTCGTGTATCGCAACATTATGTTTGACTACGAACCCGTGGAAGACTTTGCCGAAATCCAGCAAATCAAGGAACTATACACCAAGCAATTCGGGGAACTCCTGGACAATCCCCCGTGGCAGTGTGTCAACGGCGACGTGGTAAAGCCCACCCCCGAAACCCTTACCTAGATAACCTGTTATATTCAACCAAAGGACTGCACATATATGAAGAAACCCCTGGTAGTCATCCGTGATTGGCGTGTCTGCACCGACAGCCCCATCATCTACTATTCACTCGTCATCCTGTCTTCCCTAGCCGTAGGTTTCTTTGTAGCCTACGTGTGGATTCCGCTAGTCCAATGGCTACACGCATACCTATGACGGGCGGGAACACAGGAACATTGGATATTGTGTTATATTCTGCCCGACACCCGTGCTGTTTGCGGAACTTGTCGCTTGGAAAACTAGGTATCTTGTTAGATGATATTCTGCTGAACCTGCACATCCCCATACTTATATAGGAGGTATAAACCGTGCACGAACACGTATTTATCGTTCTTGTAAA